TACCGCCTGATGTTGTCCAAGGGTCACTAAATGCCATTGCGTTCATCTTTTGACGAAGTTGGTTAGTAAACACTAAACAAATGTTTTGTCTACCAATCATATTCGTAATCTTTCTCATCGCTTTGGAAATGATGATTGCTTTATCAGTAGCATAACCATCTTTATCGTAATCAGCTTCCAATTCTTTCTTAGTAGATGCAGCTGCAACTGAGTCAACTACAATCGTAACTAATCTATTCTTATCGGAAGTTCTGATTTTCTCAATGATAGTTTCACAAGCCTCAAAAATACCTTCAACCGTATCTACTGAAACATATAATAATTTAGAAATATCAACACCGATTGCTTCCAAAAACTCCCTATTAACAGCAGTTTCGGTATCAATCAATACGGCTACTCCACCTTTCTTTTGTGTTTCAGCAAGGAGATGGGCGGAGAGCAAAGATTTTCCACTTTGCTCTAAACCCGTAATCTCTGCTATACGGCCAACAGGCAAACCACCATAAGGTCTGTTTGAAACTGCTACATCCAAAAGAGCGTTACCCGTAGATAACCAATCTTTTACATTAGTAGGGGCATCACCACCACCATCTGTCAGGAAGTATGCAATTCTACCATCCTTATTTTGTTTGTTTAATGAATCTGCAAGAATACTTGCTAAATCCTCTTGTACTTTGGCCATAATTGTAACCTATTAATTGTTAAATAAATCATCAAATGCTGATGCTACATCATCTGCTTTTTTAGCAGGTGCTTCTTTTTCCCAAGGAAGGTCACCATATTCCTGCGTTCCACCCATATCAGTCGAAACTGAAGATTGTTTTTGTGCAGCAGGTTGTGCCTTTGGTTTTGGTGCTTCTAATTCTTCAACAATCTCATCATCTGCTATCGCTGAACCTGGATTCAACCAATTTTCCAACACTGTCTTTAGTTCAGCGTAAGATAATTCAGAATATAATTCGGTAATGTTCTTTTGATTTTCCAAAAGAGATTGAACCGTTGCAGGGTCATCGTGTAATTTAGATGTTGCTGGTTTGATTCTGATTGCTGTTGTTGGATATGCTGCGTTTGATTCTTCTGCAGAAGTTACATCCAATACGATATCTCTACCTTGCATTGGGTCTGTAATATCTCCGTAATCAGGATCAGCAATATAACCCAAGATGTCTTGGTAAACTGTCTTACCAAATCCCCAGAATTTAACACCTTCGTTTTCTTTACCTCTTACGATAACTGGAACGAATGTTCTTAATTTTGGTTCCATTTTCTTACCTGCTTTCCAATCATCGGTATCGCCTGTTCTTTTAAGTTTTTCTGCAAACTCTACGATAGGGTCAGGTCTACCGAATGACATCGGAGATAAGTAAGTTTTGTTGTTAATGTTGTAGTGAAAATAAAGTTCAATGAAAGGTAAATCTTTGTTGAACTTATACGGAACGATTCTGATTTGAGATTTTCCGTTTGCTGGCTTCCAAATTGAGTCAGACTTCTTTGTGTTGTTTTGTAGAGAATTAAATCTCGACAAGGCCAATTTAATGTCCATTTTTGTTAAGTTTTAAAGTTTAAAAATTTGTTTTAAGTTTAAGGTTTTATAGCTATATCCTATATAGATATATATAACCTTTTGTAACTTTTACTATGTAAATATAAGGAAAATTTCCCGAATTACCAAACTTATTTTTGAAGGTTTTTTACCTTTCTTTCGAGGTAAAATACCGCTTTTTTGAGGTCCTCAAGCTCCTTTTGGGGGTCTTTTTTACCTGCTCTGGCAACATATTTCACCACATTGAATAAATACGCATCTTTGTCTAATCCCCATGCTTCACATACCTTAATAACCTCATATGGATTATCCGCACCCCCATAGTGTTGAGGCCCATTTACCATTTCTTTTATATTAGAATTTTCTACTATTTGTTTTGCTCTTTCTACTTTTTCTGGAAATAATTGGTCTTTACTTATTTTTGGTTTTGCTGGCATATTTTCTTTTTTTACTTTTCTTATATCTGATATAGGTGGTGGAGTTGGTATTCTTGGTGCGTATAACATAATTTATAATTTTATTTTTTCCAGAATTGATACCATTTCTTTTTCTTCACTTCAGGCTTTGCAAATGGTTGTCTACTATCCCAAATATTTACAATACCACCATATCTTACTTGCATCATCTGACAAAATAACTGATGATATTCAGGTGGTATTTTTTCAAAATCTGCTTTTATTTCAACATCTAATACTAAACTCTTAGTATCACCTGTCATTAATTTTAAATAATCATGCATTTCTACAATTGTAGAACTTTTTATCATTAAGTGACTCCCATCACCAATGTGAAACTCTCCTGGTTTTGTTTTTACTTTTGGTGCCATAACCTATAAATTAAATGCTTTTAATGTGTGTTCAAATGGATTACCTTCGATTCCTTTTACCAAATCTAACATCATTTGTGCTAACTCTCTAACTTCTAATTGTGCATGTTCGGAATTTCTTAATCTTTGAAAATGAACAAAAGACCTGAAATTAAACATAACATCCATATCTATTTGAGAATTAAATGATTTGAAGAAACGAGCACTTTCTTTTGCTCTCTTTCTACCCAATATCGGAGTTAAATCTTCTAAAGCTTTATGATATAAAGCATTTCCCATTTCGGCATAAACATCCAAACGTCCTCTCCATTCCTCTGGCCAATCAGTAGGTCTATACATCTTATCTTCCTTTAACTCTTTGTATCTTGCACTTTCACCATTGATACTAACTCCTATTCTATGTTTCAACAAATGTATGTGAGTGGCTTGGTCAACTGTCACTAAAAAATGAAACGAACTTTTTTCAAAGGGCGTTTCATGTCCTTCACTTGCCAACATATTTAATAACTTTGGAACTCTATTTATCTTTTCTTCCGTTAAATCTCTACTGGTAGATGTCCACGCCGATTGTGCATGAGTTAAATCACTACCATAGTAACCTAGTAATTCTACTTTATTTTTCATTCAATTTATCTTTTAATTTCATAACCAAAGAGCATGTTTCATACTCTTCAAAATCAATGAGGGTTTGAAGATTTTCATCTAATAAATCAGTAAATTCTCTGCTATCAATTGAAAGTGTAATAACCAATATGTTTTTTATAATAACCTGTGCAAAATCAACACGCTTCTTTTTATATTTTATACCATAATCAATTCCTTCAACTATGGCCTTTGATATTTCCCTGCGATGTGTTTGGAATATATCAGAAGGTTCTTCTGCGTGTATTTCTATTGGTTCAAACTTTTTTCTTTTTCCCATATGTCTAATATAGGAAAAATATTTTAATATTCCAAATTTTCTTCTGTTGTATGTATTTGGATAGATTTAAAAACTTTAGTTGGGATTTTTTTATATCCTACATTGGATGTTGTCAATATACAATTTCTAAATTCTTCCCAATCAATCATATAAGAATTATCCAATTGCCCACCTGTTTTGGATTTAACTACCTCATTTAAAGCGTTAATTGTATATATTGTATTTGATTGCTTCTTTCTATGAACTAAAATAGTTTTCCATTCAGAAGGAATTGCCGCAGACCCTTTTTCTACATTGAATGTAATAAAGACCTCTTCAGGTTTTAGTTTACTTTGTAAAACAAAAACATTTGGATTAGTAAAAGTATAGTTAGTTATTATAAAATTATATGATTTATCTAACTCTTCCTTTGTTGTAAATAGGCAAAGTAATTGTGTGTTCATCTTAAGCTACTCCATTTTTTCTTTTGAAACAGTTTATGGTATCTTTATCCCACTTATAAACTGTATTGAATCTTCCAGTTGCACCTGTTTTACTTCTTTGTCTTTTTTCTCCAATACGAATCTTTTCACCCTTATCGTTTAAGAAGTATGCAATTCTAACCGAACCTGTAATTTGATTTTCTTTTGATAATTGAAATTCTTCTTTTGTAGAACCAAACTTTCTAATAAAATCATCCATATTGTTTGTATTCATACAACTAGCTATAATATCATTATTAATTACACCAACACCACAAACTACTTCAAATAAACCACCATATGCAAATACACCATGTTTATCACCCATCGCACCTGCCATATGGAATTTTTCAATAAAGTTTGTAGCATCCATATAATCACCCAATCCAACTTTTCCTCCTGATATTGGAATTTTGATTTTATTCATTTCATCCAACATTTTTCTTTCTACCGCAACTGAACGTTTTCTTATATTATCTATTTTTTCAGCAACTAAATAATCTAAACCATAATGTTTTTTCAAATCATCAACAACTCTTCTATCTCCCGATGATAATGATTCTGGATCGGTTGCGGCAACTTTTAATAAATTTTTAATTCCGTCACCACCTTGTCCGTATTTTTTTGCTATCGCTGCCAATCTACCTTTACCACTTGATGATGTATTAAATTCCAATGCAAGTTTATATAATTCTTTAGGATTTTTTGTCATCATTTTTTTAGCAGGTTCTGCAACAACGGTTTTCAATTCCGATTCGATGGCATTTAATTTTTGAGTTTGTTTATCTATTAAAGATTTTAAAGCCTCACCATCTTTTTGTTTCATTTTACCGTTTTTCACCAATTCATCTATTTGTTCTTTTTTAATAGAACCTTCTTTTTGAAATGATGATTGTGCAACGATTGCATCAAATGAATCTTTATCGGATGTGAATTTAATCATCAAATCACCCGTCTTTTGATTATATACAAATTGAGATGTATCCGATGGATTTGCTCCACCACCACCTGCAGCTACTAATTTAAGTGCTATTTCTTTTGGTATTTCTCTACCATCGGGTGCAAATATTCTATTAGATTGTCTAACCATATCCATTTGCTGTGCCTTTCCGCCGGCATCACCAAAAAATCCATTAACAACACAATCTTCTTCTTTCCACTTATTTGCCTTTATTCCTTCTTTTATTTTTCTAGCTTTAATCAATCCACCATTTGCTGCCATCATCAATCTAGATAATTGACCATCTGATAATTTATCAAACTTACCTTTGCCCGCCGCTCTAAATTCTCTTAATTGTTTAGCGTTTACACTTGGAACAGCGTTTTCTTGTCCAGCTATACCTGTTTTATCACTTGCTTCTAATAATGCCCCACCTTTTAAATTTCCATATAAATGTGCAACCGCATCTACTAAATTCTGATTATCATTTTCCAATGCCCATTCACACACATCACATGAACCATTTTCATTTAACATTGAACCGGCATTACCTGGAGCTGCTCCTGAATCATCATCTCCTTCGGCTTTGTGATATCCTTTTTTATAAAATCCTTGTCTACTCTGTCCTGCTTCAATACTAATTCTATCTATTTCAGGTTTAATTTCTTCTGGTTTTCTACCTTTACCACCGGCAAACACTTGCTGTCCGCCACCACTTACGCCAAATGCGTTTGGTTCGTTTGGTTTTGTTGCAGGTTGTGGTTCTGGTTTTGTTGATGTGCTTAATTTATCAATCTCATTATCATTATAGCCGGCTTGTTGAAACATAGCTTGTGCTTGTTGATAAGCGGCTTGTTGGCCAGCACTATCTGAATTTTTATATTGTAGTGCTGAACTAACTTTAATTTTCTTTTTTGTATCCGTATTTGTAACTGTTTGGTTCATTATTTTTTCAATAGGAACTTTTACAGATTTCTTTTTTGGTTTTGCTTCCTCAATTTCTTTTAAATATGAGAAATATACTCTTGCTTCATTTGCAAGTTTAATTGGATTAGAAACTCCATTTTCTTTTAAAATTTGTGCTAATTTTGTAACTTGTTCCTCATTTGTTAAGTCGATAATACCTTTATCTACACGATATTCTAACTCTTTTAGGATTTCTTGGAAATTTATTGACATATCTATTCTATATTAACTTAAGTATAATTATATGATATAAATATAATTTTTTAACTAATAACCTCTAAATTGTTGTAATTAGTTCCTTCGTAACTTCGGACAGGGAACCCACCCTTCTCCATTATATTTTTCACATTCTCCATTACTTTTTCTCTTTCGACGGGGTGAGTATCAATTAAAAACGCATCATAAGTGTATAAAACCATCTTACTCATTTTACCTGTTTGGTCTAAATAATCTAATACCTCTTTAATTTTGATGTAATTCACTTCAGTTTCCAACGCTTGTAATAGGTAAGAAAATACCTTTTGTTCAGTTGCACCTTCGATTCTTCCGAAATGAATTTCCCTCTTATAGAGAGGTGTCGTTAGCCGGCCGGTGATTATGAACTTTTGGTAAACCGATTTGATGTATTCATCTACTTTTTGAAAGAAATCAATCTTTCTTGCTTCATCATCTAATCCCCCATAAAGATATCGGAAAGTCAATAACTTTGCTTCCTCATATGGTAGACCGTAAAGGTTTGCAAGGTGTTGGTGAGCGGTGATATCCTCCGGAAACTTATATCCAATCAATCCGGCAATCAATCTAATGTGATATGATTCGTAATCGAATTGTAATAAAGTTCCTTCGGGATGTCTACTTGTGAAACACTCTCTACTACCATCGGATTTGTTAAGGGCAGAGTAGTTTATACCCATATGTCTATTGGAAGGTCTACCCGTTATTGTGTATGGATTGTATTGTGTGTATACCCTATCGTTTTTGTGGAGGTATTGCTCGGGATAATTAAAACTATCAATAAATTTTTCTCTATCGACTTTTACCCCAGCCCCTTCCAACCTTCCCAATGTTTGGATTGCTGATGAATATCTTTTATTAACTTCCGTTTTAAGTGTCAGATTTGGTAAGGTTTTTAACAACTCATACCACTTCATTAAGGGTATACAATCATTTAACTCTTTAAAATCATTTCTATACCCCTTATAAAGCGATTGTGCGAACTCATTGAATAGGAATGGTTTTCCGTATTCCTCAAAATATAACCACTCAAAATCGTATCCACATTTGCTTACATACCTACTATCCAAAACAACAGTATCAGCACTAATCAATTCTGGAATAAAAAAGTTTTTAACTTTATTTGCATCTATATGATTAAAATTAATAATACCATCACCTTCTTCAGTTCGGTAATATACAAACGATATACGAGTACCCATTGGATGTGCTTTGTGAGAACTCCATACGGGTATAAATAATTTTAATTTTGTTCCACCCTTTAAAAAAGAAAGTAGGGTAGATTTATCTTCTATCAGATTCATCATACCCTACCAATATACTAAAAATATTTGGGATTACAAAATTATTCTCCCCAATGTTTTTTTCTCATTTCATAAAGGTCAACCGGTTCTCTTTTCATTTGATTACCTGGATTAAAATATGCACCCTTCTTTAAATACCCACCTAAGAAATTTCTTCTCATTCTAGTTGTATCTTTATTAGGGTCGGAACCATGCACAACATGTGAATGCAATAATGCAACTTGTCCTTTCTTTAAAACACCAGGAATTTTACGGAAATCATGTCCTTCTGGCATTACACAACTCTTACCTCTCTCACTTCTCCAATTTAATGTGTTAGTTGCTTTTCTTTCTTCATTATCTTCAATTGGTAAAACTGGTAATCTATGCGAACCTTCATAGTTCCATACCGAACCATTTTCAGGGTCGTGATTATCCAATGCCAATGCTGTATTAATAATTTCATTATGTCCACAACCTGTGTAGAATCCATTTTGGTGCTGGTCTCTACCCAATTCGCCTTTTGGTTTAAAATATGCCCATGTTTGCATACCCACAATATCACCTTCCATTAAAAACTCACATGCTTCAATCAATTTTGGATGTGCCCAAACTTTTTCACATAAATCCGATACTTTATGTGGGTGCATCAATGGTTCGAACTCTTGCCATTTTCCAGCCTCAGCTTCATTTCTTTCACGTCTGATTCTGTCCAATTCTGCATTAAGTTCATCACATTCTGCTTCGGTAAGTAATTCTAAAGTTGTAAATCCTCTGTATCTCCAATCAAATGTCATTTGTTGGATTTCTAAATCCGTAAGATGTTTGTATTTGCTCATAATAACTGTTTATAATTAAATATACGATTTTATTTTTATTTTTCCAAATTCTATATGATTTTTATCACCCTTTGTAAAATTGTAAAAGATTTGGTAAATACAAACCAATGTTTTTTAATTTTTGCGATGCCAACGATATTGCTGCTTTATTTGAATTTGATACACCCCTATCATTAATTTCACCATTTGGTTTATATGTAATAGTTAGTGGTCCTCTAATTCTCCATTTTAAATCAACACATATGAAATGTGGACTTTCTAAATAATTCTCATAATCATTAAAGTTTACTTCGTATACAAATCCAGCCATATCGGATGTTTTTGTGACAAAATATCTCCTTATGAATCCTATTTGATAATCGGCATCCGATGGAGTTGGTATGAAGTTTTTAGGATTCTTAATATTAAATTTTTCTATGTCTTTTAATTTAGAATACATATTACTCTTTTTTTACAATTCTATATCCAGCTTCTATTGTTGTTTTCCAACCTTCAGATGAAATATTGTGTTTTGTATTTGTTATTTGAAATACCCCCGTTTGATTATAAATTTCTGGAACACCATCTACTTCAAAATATTCACCACAACTTAATCCAGATAACCCATCTATTTCCAATGTAATATCAATTGGTGCCAATGTGCTTTTTGGTTTAATACTAGCATTCATTTTAGCTCTTAAAAAATCATTATCCTTATATACCAAAGTTATATTACCATTTTCTTTTTTGAATTTTGTTGATTTTGATTTTATAATTTCAGATAAGTTTTGAGCCTCATTATCTTGCTTTTCAGCGTTAGGGTCTACTTGGCCTGTTGGTTTTGCCGTTATCTCTTTCCAAGTTTTATTAATAGATAAATAATCAATTTGATTTATAGAATAATATCCATCTGCGTTTGTATATAAAGAAAAATCTATACTTTTATAAGCTTCTACGGGAAGTTCTAATTTTTTAACTTCTTCTTTTGTTTTTTTCTTTGCTGCGGCCATCAGAGTTGTTTGTGCATTAAAAACCGTCCTTCCTGCCACCAAATCACTTAATTCAAAATTAAAAGAAAAGTTTCTTACATTTGATTTAATTGTACCCGGTTTAAATCTATAAATATCGCTCTTTGCAACTGCACCAAATGTTCCACCCCTTGCATCTAATATAGTTGCATTATCTCCCAATGAACCATCTTTTATATTTCCATAAATTAAAGTATAAAATCCATATCCCGCATCATTTATCATATTTAATACCTTAAACAAAAATTCTTTTCTTGTTCCTGATTTTTGCCACATTTCTACAACTCTAATATAGTTTAGAAAAATATTTGCAGCATTACCAAAAACCATATCCGTATTATTTTTATCCACTTTTGGTATTTTTATTCCATCAGGTGTCCATAAATCATTTACAGGAGTTGTTCCATCCATTAACCTCAATTCTATTTTACTGTTGCCACTACCAATACTTCCATCTATTGTAGTATCTGTAATAAATGAAATTTGCGTTTTATCCGATTTAACAACGGAAATGCTAGCCATTGTTTTGTTCGGAAATACAACATCTTCATTCGAAGAAATTATATTTTTGTGATAAAATATAGGAATACATTGTATTGGTTGTTTTAGAGTTTCATCTTTGTAATACTCGGGTATATCAAATCTAAATGTTTTTGTATCAATATTTCCATTGGTATTGATAATATAATTCATCAATATTTCAATTATAAAATGCAATGAAATATATGGTTTATTTGATGTTGCCGTGTCAGATTGTTTTTCATTAAGTTTACCAAAATTAAAAAGATGATTTTTCCATTTAGCTTCTGGCGCCATTGTTGGTTTTAATTCTGGTAAGTTTAAATCAACTGATATGGTTTCCAAATATTGTTCATATACCGTTGTACCAGGCGGTGGTGGTGAATATGTATTTGAATTTTGTCCACTTTTTTGGTTAAGCGGTATTGCCAATGTCATTTGATTTCCCTGTGATATGGTTAAATTAACGGTGTATATTCCGGATTCATCTACTTCAAAGTTAAAATCCGTAACTTTCCCCGCCACCAAATCATATGTTCCCAAAGTTCTACGAAGTTTACCTAAATATACAGATAAAGAATCCGTTGTTGCTCTAAAATAATCAGAAAATCCTTCTGTAAAACTCTTATAATCTTTTTTATCAATTAATGCATCTTGGATTCTATTAAAATAATCTCCATCTGAAATTTTTCCACTTCTTTGTATTCTATCAAACACAGGAATTTTTTCAGATTCATTTTTTTGTTTTATATCCGTTCTTCTATCTAACGAATTATCACCATATTCTACCAATAAATTCATTCCTGCTTTTAGAAAAAATACTTCAAACATTTCAAGTTGTTTCAAAGTAAAACATTTGATAGTAAGTTTTGCCGATTTTAAAGTATTATTCGAACCATCGGTATCTATATCCAATCCCTCTATAATTGGTGGTGAAACTCTTCTATTTGTTTCACCTTCTACGATAATTTTTTTACCTTTAAAATCATATCCTATTGATGTTTCATTCGTTTCATATAACATTTTTGGGTCAGATTGGTTTGTTATAATACACCCATGATACATTGCTGCCGTATCGGTTTGTAGTATTTCTTTAAGTGCATTCTCTTTTTCTTCGGCACTTTTATAGGGTTTTGATTTTACTACTTTTGCACCACTTGTTAAAACAATAAACGGTGAAGAAATATGTTTTAAATTTTTATTTAATTCTCTTTCTTCTAAAATATCCTTTATCCAAGGTTTTAGTGGTGCTAAATACGGAAATCCCATATAACTTATTTATTTATTTTTTGTAAATCGTTTAAAATCTTTGCAACATTTGACGGTATTCTCAATTGTATGCCGGCCTCAACATAAAAATTTGCATCATTTATATTATTAGCAGTTGCTATAATCCACCACATAGATGGGTTTTTATAATATTTGTCCGCCAATAAATCCAATCTATCACCTTGTTCGGTAATTATGTATATATCGTTATCATCAGGAAAAACTTTTGGATATATAGTAGATTCCATATATCTTTTTTTACCTTTAGTTTCTTTTATATTTGTATAAATGTATCTATTTGCCATTTAATTTTATTATGTATAAAATAATTTTAAATTATCCAATAATTGTTTTGCTGCTTCTTTCTTTTTTTCAAAATCAAGAGTTGAAGCTGTTTTTATTTCGTTACCGTCAAAATTATATTTAAATCTACTTATCTTTCCTTTTGTTTCAACCGTTGGATTTTCGATAACTTTCATACCAAAACTAATATTAACGACCGTAGGATATGCTTTGTCTTTAGAATCTTCTTCGAAATCATTCAATGCCCAAGATGCATTATCATCTATATTAACGGATAAAGTATCCATAATACCAAATACATTTTTATAATAACCATCTATTGTTAAATAAATAAGGTTTGGACTAAATGCAATTTGAGAAGTTTTGCTATCCGCATAAGTCATTGTTGAAAGTTCATCATATGGAAACATTAATTCTTTTAAAGAATTAATTTTTGTAATCATTGTTATTTTTTCCGTTTCGTTTGTGTAATATAATTTTAATTCAAATTTTATATTTCTTTCTATTCCCGAATATCTGTATGTATTGAATGGTGACCCCACATATTTAAAACTATTTACTTCGTTAGCAAAATCTTCTGATATCCCACTAATACTTCCTGGTAAAAGTATATTATAATCTTTACCATATGGTTTGATGGTAACACTTACGATTCCAGCTTTATTATTATCTTTTTTCCAATTATCCAACTTATCATCATAAACAATAACAGTTGAATTTATGGCATCATTTGCTGTATCATATGTTCTAGTTATATCTCTTTCCGTTATTCCTACCTGTGCTAATTCTTCTGGTCTGGTTTTACCTGTATTGGGTACCGAATCTGTTCCATATACGGGTTCATATTTACTAAAAATATAATCTTCGTTTCTTAATTTAGAACTTCCTAAATCTTCTGCAGTCCATTGTGGACCATAAGATTTACCTGCATCCGCTTTTTTAAATTTTAATTTTTCTTTTAATCTGTTAATTCCTTTTTTACTACCAAATGTATTTAATGCCCCCGCTGCCAATGCTGCAGCTGCTCCTAATGGGTTACTACCTCCTTGTTTTATTTTTCCAATTATAGAATCGGGTGCAGGAGATTGTTTTATATAATATTTGGTATTTGCTTCAACGGAATCCCTTAACAATGCCTGTGTTACTGCGGGTAAGGTTACTGGTTTTGTTCTTACACCTTTTGGTTTTCTAAAAATAGTATCAGAAACTCTATTAGGATTTCCACCAAATGCTCCACCTATTTGATTACCGATAAGGTCGGCCAACGCATCCGGTGAAGAAGTAAGTAAAGCAGCACCTCTTGGTGCATTGATTATACCTCTACTTTCAATCAAAACCGTTCCGGCTAAACCGTATAAGTCTTTTTTTTGCTCTTTAAATAAGTCTTGGATTGTGGCCATTATTGTTTTCTATTTACTATAAATATTCTAATAGAAAAATTGTGATAATATTATACAGGACCACCTTTACCACCATTATCACCCTTATCACCACCCGTTAGATTATTGTTCGAATTTACTTTATTTATCGTTCTAGATACTTTTCTACCATCTAACATAATTGTTACTTCTCCACTTTGATTACCATATGCTGTAGCCATTATTTTTATCAAATCATTGAGTTGTTCTTGCATTGCCGTATTTTGCGTTGGTAATCCTTTAGAATTTGTAATAGTTTTCGTCTGTAGCATAATTGCTGCAGTTTGTTTTGCAGAATCAACTTTTGCTTGGTCTATAAATCCTTCTGTCTTAGTATTTGTTGGTCCGAATATTTTTTGAAGTTGAACACCCATTAACATACCGGTCATTCCCCCTGCTAATGCAGAACCCTTTGTTGATGTACCTGTTGCTCCAGGACTAGCTACTTTTGCTCCGCCGCCAGCTGGCGCCGGTGTAGATGCAGGTGTACCACCGCCTGCAGGTGCTGCGGTTGGTGCTGCAGCTGCTTTAACTGCTTGACTAGTTCCCACAATTGCCGTTGCTTTTGATGTTGTTCCTGCTGCTGATGGTGCAGATGCAGCTCCGCCACCGCCACCGGCTGTAGTTTGTGGAACTGCTGAACCCGGTTTACCAAATAACCCCAAAGTATCAACTAAAAATTCTCCTAAAAATGTTGGAACTCCCGGAAATAAATCACCCAACCAACCAAAAACGGTCGAACCAAGTGTACTACCTAACATTGCTCCAATAGGTCCTAAAAATGTTCCGCCAAGTGCACCACCCAATATTGAACCAACCAATCCCATAACACTACCACCCACATTTTTATATAAATCTGGCAAAGGTCCTTCATTCATTGTTACCAATGCTGAAAGGTCTTTATACATACTAAATCCTGCCAATGCAGTTCCTAATGGTCCTGCTACTTTTCCGGCCACCGAACCCAATACTTTTAATACACCACCAGATTTACCTATAACATTACCTAAGAATTTTTTAGGATTTAATTTATCCCAAAAACTCATTTTAGGAGTTGAAATAGGTGCGGCTGCAGGGATTTTTGGTGCAGGTGGAACAGATGGTGCCGCAGGTGCTGCTAATTTTGGCGCAGGTGCTGCAGCTGGTTTTGGAACTGCCCCTCCTCCACCTCCACCGGTTGGTTTTGGTGCAGCTGCCGCAGGTCCGCTTGGTGCACCACCTGCGGGTGCAGCTTTAACTTGTTGTAATGCTTGCTGCGATGTCATACCAGGATTCTGAGCCTTCATCTGTGCAACTTGTTGTGCTCTTGTTGGTGGTGCCGCAGGTGTTGCTGATGCAGGTCCACCTGTTGCAGGCGCCGGTCTTGATTGCATTGCAGTGTTTCTTCTTTGAGCCGAACTTTGTTTATTTGTATTTGTTCTACTCCTACTTCTTCCACCTTTTTTACCTTTTTTGCCTGGTATCATATCAACCAAATCTCCCAATGCACTAAATCCACCACCGGCACCAAATGCTAATAATGCAGGGATAAGTTGTGTAAGTATAGTATTTCCTAAAGTGGCTAACTCTTGTTGTAATTCGATTTCTTGTCTTTTTCTATCGAATGATAAATCGTTTTCAAATTGTTCCTTTGCTTTTTGCTGGTCTAATTCAAATTGTTCTTTATCTTGTTCTAATTGCAATTGGAAATTTGCTGCTGCTGCCGCCTGTTGTAATGCAAATTGTTGATTTTCCAAAGATATCTGTCTTGCAGTTTCTGCTGCTAAAAGGTGTTTATTTGCAGCATGTATACTTGCTTTATCTATTTTATTTGCAGCAGAATCCAAAGCTTCGGCTGATTTTCCACCTCCTTTACCAATCTTTGTTAGTTCACCTAAATCCATACCCGTTGCCTCTTGCAATGCTTGCTTTTGGAACATATCCATTTGAGCCGGGTCTAAACCTTGTGCTTGTAATGCCTGCATTGCACCGGTTGTATCACCTTCTGCAAATTTAGCTCTTACTTCGGAAAGGTCAACTTGCTTACCCAATAAAGCGGATAGTTGCATTTCTTTTTTGATACTATCCTTATAGTTCAATACCATACTTTGTCCTGCTTTAGCTATCTTTGAGAACGATACGCCCAATGAAGATGCGTATGATACCTGCTTTGCTAATGCCTTTCCACTATTTATATTCATTTCTAATGCAATTTCACTTGCATTAGCCATTTCTTTCATTACTGCTCCTGGGTTAAGGTCTAATTGTTCTGCCATTGCCTTAACACCTTGCATCATATTTGCTGCCGTATCTGCAGTCACACCATCCATTAATTTGAATGATTCGGATATACCGGTTGCTTCTTCTGCACCTATTCCTGCAAATTTAGCAAATGTTGCCATTTCAGCACCCAATATTGCTGATTGTTTTCCACCCACACCCATTTGAGATGCAATGGTCACCGATGCTCCTGCAATATTATCCGCACTAATTCCTGCATTTTGTAATTCATTTGCTGCAAATCCAAGATTAGGAAGTGCTTTACCAAAATATGCCATACTAGCCTCACTCTTAAAGGTCATTGCTGACTCTTTTTGTTTATTAGCCATTGTTATGCCATGTCTTTTGGCTTCATATTGTTGGTCTAATGCAAATGACTTTTTCTTAAACTTTTCATCAGTTTGAAATTCTAGTCTTTGTAAAGGTTGAGTAACTTCATTAAATGTTGCTCTCTTACCCTCTTGTTCAATATCCAAACGGTCTTTAATACCAGGTAATGCTTTTTTAAGTAAACCACTTTCGTTTAAAAATTTACCAGCTGCTGCGCCTAATGCTGCAAGTGCTCCTGCAAATCCAACTTTACCAAATTTACTAAATACATCCAATAGTTCCTTACCCATTGGTAGCATTCCTCCAATTTGTCCTTTTATTTCTTCAAAACCTGATTTTATGTTTGCAGCCTTTTTATTTACCCCTTCTAATTTTTTTCCAAATTCATCGGCATGTGAAACCATTCCCTGAATTTCTGCTGCAACTTTTTTACCTTCTTCAGTTGTTAATTTTAATCCCTTAGATACATCATTGAATGCTTCTCTTTGCTTTTTTATCAATTCAATAGCTTGTTCTTCTGATATGTTTTTTTCTGCAACTTGTCTTTGCACATCTGCTATTGATGTAGAATAATCATTATAAGCTTGTTTGTATTTTTGAATTTCTTTTAATTCATCTTGATGTAATTTTTTTCCATCACCAATTGCTTTATTTACATTTGATAATGAAACTTCAAGTTGAGCAAATCCGGTATTTATTACACGCTGCGTTTTACTAGTACCCTTAAAAGCGTCGTTCATTTTTTCCAATCCCTTAACTAACTGAGATTGGTCACTAACCATTGCTTTGGTTTCTTTTCTTAATTCCTCAATTGCTTTCTTTTGTTTTTGAACTTCTTGAGTTGCTCTTTTGGATTGTTTTGCGTTTTCTTCAAGTCCTTTATTTACTGATTGAATACCTTTTGCGGCTTTATCATAATCCGCTATCATTTTCTTTCTAGCATCAAATGCTTTCTTTTCATTATCACTCATTATAGAGTAATATGATTCCCATTGTTTTGTATATTCGACAGCAGCATCATATTCAGCTTTATGAGCAGCTTGTGTCTGCTTCATTAAAGATAAATTATCCAACATTAACTGTCTGGACTTCTGTAATGCTTGTAGTTTTTTTTCTTCTGCTGATGCCATTATTTAGGAAAAATTATTTCTTCTTATTAATTCTTCTATTAATAGATTCTTCCATGTAACGATTTAAAGCTTTGTATATTTGTGTATCTTTTACATCCATAGCTTTTACATTCTTCCCAAGTCTAGAACTAACATCTTTATTATATCTGTCTAATCTATCATTAAAGTCACCAAATACTGCCGCCAATTCATCATCATGCTTTTTTAGAACATCTAAAAAACTATCTTCTTTTTCTTGTGATTTTGCTCCTAAGAATCCATTTATTAATCTTTTAACAAATGATACTTCATACAAATATTTTCTATTAGACATAGCTAGGTTGTTTACTATAAATATAACTTATAATATAAAATGGAAATTATCTTCTCCTTGTTCTAGAAGATGTTGTTGTTTTTGATTTAGCCAATACTTTATCGTTGGCCTCTTTTTCTTTTTCTTTTGCTTCTATTAATTTATTCCAATAAAATTCTCTCAAACGAATTGGCATAAAGTAAACATCATGCCATGTAAAACTACCATTGGAGTAGTATAGCATTTGAAAAATCTTATCATGTAAAATTATAGAATAATTACTCGGTAGGATAAAAAAAGTCACTCCCAAATGGTATAGGAAGCGCCTCCGTTTCGCCCGTGTAAGGTGATGTGTATTCAAATTTAAAATCCAAATCAGGTGTTACAGATGCGATATATTTTCTTAATTCTTTTGAATCTCTAGCTTGCAATTTATTAGTTACAAAATTACTAATATATCCCATATCTCTGTTACCATCTACTTCGGTGATAACTCGTCTATATCTTGCTGTGATTTCATTACTTTGCTTAGTAATTTTTTCAGCTGCTTCTACATCTTTAGTAATTGCTGCTTCATCACCATGTGTTAATAACCTAAATTTTATTTGAGTTTTACTATGTGGTAATGTATAAGTAAATTCATTTCTTCTATTCAATAAAGAATAATCAACTTCTTTAATTTGAATTTTTGAAAGGTCTACTGACCACTCTACTTCTTCTCCGTATTCTTTATCCGTTACTTTAATTTTATATTCTGGACCATATGCCAACAATCTAGTTGCAATAAGAATTGCATTCTTATCTCCCAATAAAAGGTCATCAACTCTTACTCCTGGCTCAATTAAAACAGATTCTAATAATTTTTCAATTACTTGGTTTCTTTTAATTAAATTTGGAGAAGTAAGAATATCTTCTTCTTTTGCAGTTAATAACTTAATTGTTACTTCACCTTTTGCTAATGGTGAATTTTCAGGGTAGCAAAGTCCTTTTGATGGTAATGCTATAATTTCTGTTGGGAAATCGTAAGTTTTAGTTTGTGTTGTAACCGGTTGTCCCAATCCTCTTGTAACTTGTTGTTCAATGTTTTGTTCCATATTAATATATAACTTTGTTTATTATATATATTCTCTTTTTGAAAAAATAAAAGGGAGAACTTTTGATTCTCCCTTCTTTTTATTTGTTTTTTATAGATTAGTATTCTAATACTGCGTAATCGTATGCCAATGTTAATTCAATTGAAACAGGATCATTTGATGCCCAATCCAACTCACCGAAGTTTGCTGAAGTGATGAATGCACCTTTTAAAGTCCATTGTTCAACTTTATCACCAACTGGTCCTAATAGATAGAATGTAATATCTTTCTTATAGAAAGCTGCGTATCCATCTCTACCTGTTAATGACTCATGTGAAGTTCTAATCCACTCCATAACTTGCTGTGCTCCAGAAGGAACAATTGGGTCATAAAGGGTAATATTCACATCATCCCATGTTGATTTACCTTTAATCTTTCTCTTTACATTGATGTGGTCTAATTCTACTACCTCTGAAGTGAAAGTTGGTCTACTTGCAGTTTTGATGATGTATGATTCGATACCATTGATTTCCATAATGAATCTGTTACCTAACTTTGGTTCAAAATTCTTATAGAACATTTTATCAAACTCTAATATTTCTGGCATTTTACTTTATTTTTATGTTATTCTTATATAAATATTTACTTTTCAAATTATCCGTTAAAACTTGCACCAGTTGGTAAGATATTGAAATCAATTTGAATGAATTCAGCTGTCTTAGTTGGTTGTAAGTAGATAGCTCCTTTTAAAATGTTTCTATCAATTACATCCGGTGTGTTGTTTGTTTCATCCATTACCACTCTGAAAGCGTAAAGACCTTGTCTTTGTTGGATTGATTCTAAATAAGGATTAACAATATTTAAGAATCTATTTCTTGTTTCAGAAGAGTTTTGTTCGAATACTAAATATTTTGAAGTTGAAGCGATATACTTTCTAACAGTCAATAATAATCTTCTTACATTGATTCTATCTAATGCTGATGGTTTATCTTGTAAAGTTTTTTGACCCCATACTACGATACCTTGTCCAGGGAACTGGCAGATTGGGTTTACTTTACCTTCATATAATGTATCTCTTTCTGATTGAGTTACTTTATCTAATACACTTACTGCTCCTACTAAACCACCTCTATTTAAACCTGCTGGTGCGAACCATTCAGCTGCTACTCTATCGTTTGCTGCGAATACACCTGGTAATAATACTGATGGTGGAACTGTGATAAGTTTGTTTGTGTTTGTATCAATTGTTTTGATATATGGATAGTAGAATGCTGCGTAGTTAGTATCTACTTCACCTGCTTGTGTTACAGTTTGTGCTAAAGTTGTTGCTGAATCACCTGCTTCTGCGATGAAGAATGCGTCTGCTCTTCCTTCAACCATATCAAGTATTGAAGTAAATACAGATGAATGTAATCTTCTGTTTACGTGTGGTGCTACTACCATATTGATATCATATTCGTCAGCGTTAGATAATGCTGCGATATGCTTACCATAAGATGCAATACCTTCAGTAGATGCTGGGTCAACAACATCCGCTGCTGCAGTTGCTGGTGAATATCCATCAAATCCTTCTTGGAATGCTACGATATATTGTGCTGAAGTTGAACCTACTGCCAATGCTACTCCGTTTGTTGCAGCTGAATCCAAACCAAAGATTGCGTTTGAACCATTACCTGCTCCTGCTGGAATTGGTTTTAAATAAATTTTATTATCAGTATTGTTATCCAAATCAATACCACCAAACTGTGTTGCTGATGATGTTACAAATGATGCAGTTGGTATTAAATTATTATATGCTCCTGCTACAACTGGTAATTTGTATTTAGCATGTCCGAATGGAACTGCTTGAATAGGAGATACTGTATTTAGATTTGCAATTCTAACATATTTTGAATTGTTTACCCAATCACCTGTTTCTGTTACTTTTCCACTTGATGCAATTGTTCTTTTTCTATCACCGATTACTCTACTAATAAAATTTGGAGAGTTAGGGTCTAAATTTACATTTGCAAATGTTTCTAATACTGTCTTTTTCTTATTAGTATCTGCGAAATCTCTAATAGTTACTGTGAATGTTCCGTAATCTGTTCCGTTTACCGAACCAGCTGCTTTTATATTTGAAATACCTACTTTTATTTTTGTATTTGCTGCATTACCTGCACCGATTGTTTCAAATTGGAAAAGGTTATGTCTTTCACCACTTATTAATTGTGATACAATCATTGGTGTTAAAGCTTCTTGTGCTTCAAATGTAAAATCTTGGTCATCTAAAACAGAAACCGAAGATGATACAGTTGCACCAAATGCAATTCCGTGGTTTTTAAAAAATCCGTATACATATCCACCCTTTGCACCCAATGGATTTGTTCCAAATACAGATTCAACATCGTTTGTGTTGCTATAATCAACTGATGCAGTTCCTGTAAAATTACTCGAACCCGTTACAAACATAATGATATTACCACTTCCTAAATTATTATTTCCAGCTGTTGTTGCTGCCGAACCACTTAAACCACTTGTTAAAGTATTTTTATCAGTTGGGAAAAGTATCGCTACTGATGATGATACTAAACCTGTAGTTTGTCCAGATGAACCAGATGTAATAGTTATCAATAATGGATTATATCCTGTATATCCATCAACTCCTGCAGTTCTACAAATAGTTGCAACCCCCGCTTCTCTTAAATAGTTTTGAACCGCTAATGGTGTATAATATGTGTCATCAGCTGCTCCAAAAAGAGTTTGGAATTCAGCTTGTGAGTTTACAATTGTCGGAACTAATGGTCCTTCTTTGAAAGGTCCGATGAATGCTGCACCAATATCAGCAATACCTTGTTGTAAGAACGAAAGGTCGTTTTCTTTAGTAAATACGCCTGGTGATACTAATTTCTCTGCCATTTTATATAATTAATTTTTAAAAATTTATAATTCTCAATATAAATATAATTTTTTATTTCAAAACAACAATTACGGTCTATATGTTGGTTGGAAATAATTGTATACTTGTGAAATCTCACTTGCGGATAATACTCTATTATAAAATAAAGTAGGTCCTAATTGACATTTTGCATAATTATCAGCTCTACCCAATTTAATATCATAAGTAGATGTTGCGTTAAATGCCGAAACTGTGCCCGTTCCTACACTACTACCATTTAAATAATATGTTATACCAGCTGCTGCTGATATTGTAACTGCCACCATATGCCATGTATTCAATGCTGGTGCAGAAAATGTTTGAACTGAATTTGAAACCGTTCCTCTTGCAGTTGCAAAATGGAAACCATCCCATGCAGATGCACCACTACTATATAAATAAAAATTGTAATCTCTATCCGCACCTTCTTTTGAGAACAATCCACCATAAGTTGCACCTTGGTTTGCAGTTTGTCTAACCCATGCAACAAATGTCATCGCCGTAACATCAAATTGAGTAATACCACCATTGATATTTGAGTTTCTATCTTTAAACCAAAAAGTTCCACTACCATCCAATGTAAAATATTTATCAATTCTAGTTGCTCCGGCATTATATGCTGGTGAAGTTCCACTATATCCTGCCGAGTTTGCAACTCCAGAAGGTCTTACACCGGTATTATATCCACTCAAATCTAACCAATCCGTTGTTGGTGTGCCTGTTGATGGAAGTGTTTGTGATGGGAATGAATATGCTTTTGATGGGTCCATATACATTCTTAATCCAGATGATGGAATAAATGGTTGAGTAATTGTTCCTTTATTATGAGAAATTGTTTTATTTGCCAAATAAACATCGGCGTTTTCAACATTAATTGTTACAATTTCAACATCTTCTATTATAGTATCAATATCATAAACTTCCACCTCTGTCAATCCTGATATCTCATCAAATGTTACTACCAAATCTCCAGGTAGAACATCTTCCATATTTTTAAATCTATATTTTTCAATTTCAGCATCCCAAACATAAATTGGGTGAGTTCCTGTTGCTTTTATTAATCCATCGTTAATTTGATAATATCCACTTGCAAAGTTAAATACAATATCAGATATCACCACTTCTTCATATGAACCCGTTGCTGTTTCTAACATATGAAATCTCCATTCAACTTCTTCCGTTTCCGTTGGTAATGATTCATCAGGTAATCCCATAGGAACCCATGCTTTAATTGTATCACCAACAGATAAATCTTCAACATTAACTTCCGTTCCGTTTGCTTTTGTTACTTTGGTTCCAAATAACAAACAGAAATCAGGTTGGTTAATCGTATTATAGACATCAACCGCATATAAAGTTTTGGTTGTTACAGTTCCATAATTAGCTGCATTTATATTATAACCATCTTGATACTTCATTGTTAAAACAGCTGAAGCCTCCGAGTATGATGATTGATTTATACCTGCAGGAGTAATTGGAACTATCGTTGGACCTGTTCCGAATGTATTTGAACCTGTTGAGAAATTTGCGTTATTAAATGAACAAGTAAAGTTTGCTAATTGTTGTTGAACTTTATTGTAAAAATAAGAACCGGTTTGTGTAAATGAAAATTGTGCATTTTCCGTTGTACTTTCTACTATATAAGTATAAGTTGGTGGAGTCACCGTTATTTCATTTGTTGCAAAAGATAGTAAATTTACATTACTACCCGCACTACCACCAGCAAGTCCACCTAATGAAACTGCTCCCGGTCTAGCCGAACCACTCACTGCTCTATATAAGTTACCTAATGATAAGTTTGTTCTTGCCATCTATTAATGATTATAATCCATTATAAATATCTAAAAGTTTTTCTTTCCACACTTCTTTATTTGAAAAGTGTTGTATCATCCAACTTTTAAGTTTTTCAAATTCTTTTTTACGGGTTTCGTAATCATCCTCACAAATCGTTTGGTAGGTCTGCTTAAATGATTCCTTGTCAGTCGCTTTGTATTTATAATCAAGTGGAACGTGCCACTTTTCATGTAATATCGGAAGCTTTCCCCAATCCACTGCTTCAAAAATTCCGTATCCAAATGGTTCAAATTCAAAGCAAGAATGAGATATTCCCCAATCAAGTCCGTAGAACCTTTCCTTATGTTTGTAATCAAATTTATAAATTTTTGATTTTCCGAATCCGTATCCATATTTTTTTCTATAATATTTGTTAAAGGTTTCTGAATTTGTAAAAATAATAGATTCTAATTCATCCAAATATTCTACATTTTTTCTACCTTCTGCTCTTGCTGCAAATCCTATTTTGTTAGAATTTAATAGTTCTTTGTTTTCAATAAATTCATAATAATTTGGTATTTGATGTAAATTATCCGTTTTATATGGAAAATTATATAATCCTACCCAAATTTTATTTTTTATTTTATTTATTAATTCCGTTTCCCATTCCCAATTACCATACCAATGCAAATATTCATCTTTATTCATTTGACCCACCATTGATACTTTTGTCAAATTATGGAAAACAATTGAATCTATTTTATCTAAATTATTATGAATTGCGGTAGTTGGTGTATAATGTCCGTGCAGTATGTGAATTTTTCTTGCACTCTTTAATATTTTATCAATTTCCAATTCATTTGTTTCCCAAATATGGTCAATGTTGATTGGAAATTCTTCGTAATTATCAGGTTTCTTTCTATGGAAAAGTAGAAGTGGTTTAACCTCTAAATGTGGTGCCACTTCTTCTATCCATTTCGTTACCCATATATCAGCACCGCTGTTGAACCAAGGGCCTCCAGCGGTGGTGTAATAAACATCATACATTAAATTATAACCCTTTTTGTCTTTTTAAATCTACTACTTCTAATTGTAGTTTTTCTATTTGTAATTGTTGTTCTTTGATTGCCTCTACCATTAGACCCATCATCTTAGCGTAATCCAAACCTAAGTATCCATCTTCTTTCTCTTTAACAACTTCAGGTAATATCGCTTGAACTTCTTGTGCTATTAAACCCGTTTGAGGTGCTGCTTTGGTTACATCACTCACATCATCATTCCATTCCCAAGTTACACCATTCAATGTTCTTACTTTTGCTAACGCATCTGTAATTGGTTGAATATTGTTCTTATATCTTTTATCCGAAGAGTAATATGCTGTAATATCGCCCGTTGCTGTGATAGCACCGTTGATTGTTAAACCTGCGAAAGTTGGAGATGCCGATGTTGCTACCGATTGTCCGATAGAAATTGTATGTGCAATTCCTTCACCTGTTGTTGCGCCCGTTGTTGATACGCCCGTTCCTGCAGTTATTGTTGCTACATAGTTACCAGATGTTCTAGTTCCTAATGCAATATCACCCGTAGTAGATGATACATCAATTTGAGATGAACCCGAAACAATACCATCCAAATTAAATAATGCATCAATTTGTGCAGAAGATGAAATTATACCATTACTAATTCCACTTAATTGTGTGAAATTAATTTGTGATGAACCTGTTACAACAGTGCCAATTGCGGTTCTAATAGTTTCAGCAGTTATAGTTCCTCCTAATGAAGTAGATTGTCCTGCAATCGTAATTGCGTTATTAGTCAATCCAATTGTAGGAGTTGCTCCTTCACCGGCATTATTTGATAATGTAATGTTTGTTCCTGCAACTAAACTTGCAACATAATCACCCGTTGTATCCGAACCCAATGCAACTGAATTTGGTTGTATTGTTGCAAAACCAACTGAGTTTATTGCTAAATCACCACTAATTCTGCTAAATACAGAAGAAGAGTAATATGGTAACATTGAGCCAGAATCAACTGAGAATGTTCTAGTTTCTGCGATTGTTCCACCACCAATTAAACCACTTCCGGCAGTCATTGTTACCGTTGTGTGGTCAACATATTTATTTGCATCATATCCACTTACTCCAGTAATTGATATTTGTCCTGAACCCGTTACAACTGTTCCTATTGCAGTTCTAATAGTTTCTGCCGTTACTGAACTACCTAAAGCGGTAGATTGTCCTGCAATTGTAATGGAATTATTTGTTAAACCAATTGTTGGGGTTGCTCCCTCTCCACTATTATTGGAAAGAGTAATATTTGTTCCTGCAACTAAACTTGCAACATAATCACCTGTTGTTTGGGTTGATAATGCGATGTTTCCTGCTGCGGAACCTAAATTTATTTGAGATGAACCCGATACAACGGTATTAGTATTTAATTGGGTTTTAATACCAGTAGACCAGTTAGTAGTTGCTGTTGCATCTACTTGAGATGAACCACTCACTACACCATTGGTTGCCAATATTTGTCCACTAAATGATGTACCTGTAAATGCTCCTGCTTTAAAATCTGCCAATGCGAATGAACCATGTGTAGTATCTATTGTTCCAGATGGTTCAGGAGTATATGCCTTAAACACTTTCCATGCATGTCCATCACTTGCATCACTAAATATACCAGTATGTCTATATACACCATCATTGTAGTTACCTGCTATACCCAAATCAGGATCAGTTACGGTTGAACCATCATTTAGATAAATCATATTATCAGCTACTGCCAAATTTTGCGAACTGATTACCGATTGTGTTCCCCAAACTACTATATCTCCTAAAAAGTTAATTTTAGAACCCGTTACTGATAATGCTGCGTTTAATGAACCCGTATATGAATTTAATGAAGTATTACCATTACTAGCTGTGAATGAGTTAATATTATTTATTGAACTATTTACACTTGCAGATGTAGATTCTAAATTATTTAATCTACCATTTTGCGTTGTGTTGGTTGTATTGTTTGATGCAGTGTATGCATTTATATCCACAATATGACCATTTACACTTGCAGTATAGGTTTGCAATGTTGAAAATTTAGTTTCAACGGATGCGGTATATAAAGCTAATGTTGCTGCTTTTGTATTTTCCGATGATGTGAAACTATTAACCGATGCAGTTGCTGCTGCTAATTGGTCAATTCTTGTAGATTGTAAAGTATTAGTTGTATCGTTTGAACTTGTATATGAATTCAATGATGATAATACATCCACTATTTGTGCAGAACCACTTACTATACCATTTGTCGCTTCAATTCCACCTACAAATGTATCAGCATAAACTTTTCTACTCGCACCATTATAATAAAACGAACCCGATGGGTGAGTTATAGGTGTTATATATGAATTTGGTGATGGATTGGAAGAAAATATAGGATATAAGGTGTTATCCGTTGTTGCTCCTGTTGTTACAACTGCAGTTGTTTGTGCGTAATCAGCAACACCTGCAACATTTCCTTTGAATGAACCGGTAAATGAACCTGATAAATTTGATATCGTAGTTCCACTTAATTGTGAAGAACCACTAATTACACCTTCTACATTCAATTTAGTTTTAATTGTTGTATCAATTGAAGATGTAAATGAATTAACAGATGCAGTTGCTGCTGCTAATTGGTCAATTCTTGTAGTTTGAGAACTATTAGTTGTATTGTTTGATGCAGTGTATGCATTTATATCTGCGATGTGACCATTTACACTTGCAGTGTAGGTTTGTAATGTTGAAAATTTAGTTTCAAAAGAACCTGTTTTTGTATTAATATCAGAAACATGTCCATTTACACTTGCTGATGTAGATTCTAAATTATTTAATCTACCATTACTTGCTGTATAAAATGATGCAAAAGTGTTATCATTTGTAGTATCTACCGAATTGATTAAAGTTACAATTTCTGCAAATGAATCTTTATCCGCATCTGCTGCTAATAAAATTGCATCCACTCTACCTTTTTCAGTTAATATTCTACTATCAACGGATGAACTATAAGAAGTAAATCCAGTTGTTGATGATAAAGTTATTTGAGATGAACCACTCACAACACCATCTGTATCTAATTTACTCTTAATAGTTGTGTTGATTGAAGATGTAAATGAATTAACCGATGCAGTTGCTGCTGCCAATTGGTCAACTCTTGTGCTTTGTAAATTATTTGTAGATAACGCCGTAGATGCTGATGCTTCTAATGCCGTTAATCTTGTATTTTGTGTTGTATTTGTAGTATCGTTTGAAGAAGTATAAGTGTTTATATCGGTTATATGCCCATTTACACTTGCAGTATATGTTTGAAGTGTAGTTGCTTTTGTTTCTAAATTTGTTATTCTTGTATTTTGAGAACCACTATCGGTAGAAAGTTGGTCTAATCTACTATTTTGAGTAGAGTTGGTTGTATCATTACTTGCAGTATATGAATTAAGAGAATTCAGTATATTTACAACTTGTGCCGAACTTGATACAACTCCAGTTGGTAATGAATTTGTTAAAGTAACACTACCACTTGCAATAGTATCGGTTGTTACAATATTTGCGTTTGTAATAGTATTAACAACCACACCACTTCCATCAACCAATTTTATTGAACCTGTTGATAAATAAAGGTCTCTCCAAATTTTCGTAGAACTACCTAAATCAAATGCGTTATTTACAGATGGTATAAGAGATGAACTTAAATTTGCTACAACATTAACAGTATCGGTTGTTTGGTCACCAATTGTAATATTACCACCCAATCTTAGGTTACCATCTATTTTTGCATTTCCTGTAATATCCAATGATGAACCAGAAATTCCAGCTGAGGATGAGTTTATTAAAAGTGTTATATCACCTGCTTCTCCTCCAATTTGTAGAGTCCCTAATGTAGTATTTACATATGGTTCTCCGTATGCTAGTGAACCTGATTTTTGTGCGGTTGTCCCACGTCTAAATTTAAGTGCCATTTAGTTTACCTTCTTTTTAGTCCGTTATTAATATATTGTTGTTAATCTATAAATATTTATTTATTTTCCAATTCTTTAACTCTTGCAGATAATTCTTTAATTGCTTCAATTAATACAGGAACTAATTTCACATAATCAACTGCTAAATATCCACTTTCTCTTTCAGTTACTACTTCAGGTAATACTGATTGAACTTCTTGTGCAATTACTCCTAAGTCATTTCCTGTGTGAGAATGTATTGTTTCAAATCCTTCTTTCCAATCGTATGTATTACCACTAATTGATTCAACTTTTGATAAAGCGTTTTGGATTGGTTGTATGTTTTCTTTTAATCTTTCATCCGAAGAATAGAATGCCACAATATCTCCTGTTGCTCTAATCTCACCACTTACCCCACTTGCAGTAGTTCCCACACCGATTGAACCGAATTGAACATTTGATGTTGTTGCGATATCTTGTGGAGTCGAAAGTGTAATTGCTGCAGTTTCAACACCGGAACCAGCGACTGTTATTTGATTTGCTGTTCCTGTTATAGTTGCAACATAATTACCAGATGTTCTAGTTCCCAATGTAATATCACCGGTTGTTGAAGATACATCTATTTGACCCGAACCCGATACAACACCACCTTTTAAGTTAGCGGATATTGAACCCCCGGTTATAATCATATCAACTTGTGCCGTATCAGAAGATGCCGAAATTATATTTGCGGATATTCCACTTAATCCTGTAAAGTTAATTTGAGATGAACCTGAAACTAATCCATCAATATTAAATATACTATCAATTTGAGCAGATGATGAAATAATTCCAGATGGTATATTACTTAATCCCAAATAAGAAACTTGTGATGAACCCGATACAACTGTATTATTGTCTAATTGAGTTTTAACACCAGTTGTCCAATTTGTAGTTAAGGTTGCATCAATTTGAGATGAACCCGAAACTAAACCATCAATATTGAATAATGTATCTATTTGAGCAGATGATGAAATAATTCCTGCAGGTATGTTGGTTAATCCCAAATAAGAAACTTGCGATGAACCACTAACAACTCCATTAGGTAATAATGGTGTTATTTGTGCTGAACTTGATACAATTCCATCTAAATTAAATAATGTATCAATTTGAGCAGAAGATGAAATAATTCCTCTACCCGTTGTTTCATAACTTCCCAATTGACCCGAACCGGATATTACTCCCATTCCATCTGTCAATACTTTAGCTTCACTACCTTTTTTACCCGCAATCCAAATATCATCAGTTGCGTTCCAAAGTAATGAACCCGAAGTTGTTGAACCACCTGTTACATCTCTCGTGTAAATACCAGCTGTTGTTGCTGAACCACCAAAGTTTAATTCTAATATATTTTCACCAATATTAACTTGTGTTGAATTAATTTGTGTAGTTGTTCCTAAAACTGAAAGGTCACCATTGATTGTTACATTTGTTCCATTTAGAGCAATTGCAGTTTTTAATGATGCCGTATAAGAATTTAATGATGCAGTTGATTCTTCTAATCTACTTAATCTATTATTTTGATTTGTGTTAGTAGTATTATTGGAAGAAGTATATGCATTTATATCTGCAATATGTCCATTAACAGATGCGGTATAAGTTTCAAGAGTAGTTGCTTTGGTTTCTAAATTAGTAATAGAAGTTTTTGCAGAACCACTCCAAACATTTATATCGGAAATGTGTCCATTTATAGATGCAGTTGTTAAATTTATACTTGCAGTTGATTCTTTTAATCTTGCAATTGTATCATTTAAACTAGCGGTATATAAATGAATAGATTGACTAAACCATTGTAATGATTGTGTTGCTGAGTTTATGGATAACAAAGATGCTTCCAATCCACCAGGGCTTAATATAGTTACCGTATATTCTAAAGAATCCAATCTAGTATCTACTGAAGTTGAGAATGGTTGGAATATAGAACCCGTCCATATATTAAACGATGCTGTTTGTAAATTTAAAGATGCGGTTACCGATTCTAAAGTTGTATCTTTTTGTTTTTGAGAACCAGTCCATGCATTAATATCAGAAACATGTACATTTATAGATGCCGTATAGGTATTAATATCCGAAACATGTCCATTTATAGATGCACTAAAAGTATTTAAACTTGCTGTTGATTCTTCTAATATACTTAATCTATTATTTTGATTTGTATTAGTTGTATCATTTGAAGAAGTGTATTGGTATAAAGAAGAAGTTGAAAGTTCTAAACTATCTAATCTACTATCTACCGATTGAGAGTATTGTGAAACATTTCCTATACCACTAATACTACCACTAATTTCACCTGCTGGCCCTATTGCGTATATTTTTCCAAAAGAAGCAGTTGCCGCTGACACTAATTTTTGAGCATAAACACTACCCGTCGTTACATACAAATCTGCAAAAATATGAACATGTGCTTCATTTAATGTTGATCCAGAATCAATTCTGAATGTTGATGCGTTTAAATCTTTATTATGAATTGAAAAATTACCACCTGCGGTATTTTGGATATGATAATCAATTCCAATATCACCATTTCTTAAACGAATTTCTGCCCAACTTGCAGAGTATATATCCAATCCACCCGTTATGGATGTATTACCAACTATTCTTTGTGTACCATTGAATGTATTAGAGCCGGTTGTTGCATATGAACCCGTTTTAGAGTTAATATCTACTATATGCCCATTTACACTTGCAGAAGTTGCAAGTAAATTAGTTTGTATACTTACAAGTCTACTATCAACGGATGTAGAATAGTTTGATAAACTTACACCATTTAATCCAATGAAACTCGATGCGCTTATACTACCAATTACTGCAAAATCTTTATTTAATTCTACTCTTTGGTTTGAGTTATTCCAACTCATACTAACATCTGCACCTGCTATATATAATCCAGCTTTATCCGCATCTGCACCATTTGTTGAACCACTTGCTAATGTTAATGTTTTATCTTCAATAGTTACTTCCGAAGTGTTAAGAGTTGTTTGTGTTCCTTGCACAGTTAAGTTACCATATACAATCAAATCTTGTCCACTTGCAGATATTGCATTTTTTAATGATGATGTATAACTTTCAACATTATCCAATCTACTATCAACTGATTCTGAAAAATTATTATAAACCGAACCCGTCCATGTATTAAACGATGCTGTTTGTAAATTTAAAGATGCGGTTAAACTTTGAATTGTATTGAATTTAGAATCAACACTTGCAGTATAAGTTTGTAAAGTTGTAGCTTTTGTTTCTAAAGTTGTTATTCTTGTATTTTGAGAACCAGTATCTGTTTCTAAACTACTCAATCTATTATCCACACTTGCAGTATATGTTTGAAGTGTAGTTGCTTTTGTTTCTAAATTTGTTATTCTTGTATTTTGAGAACCTGTATCCGTTGCAAGTTGGTCAATTCTTGTATTGATACTTGCAGTATATGTTTGTAAAGTAGTTGCTTTAGATTCTAAACTTGTTATTCTTGTGTTTTGTGAACCCGAATCGGTTTCTAATTGGTCTAATCTACTATCTACTGAAGAACTGAATTGATTGAAATCTATTCCACCAATTGAACCACTAAATGAACCTGTGAATGAAGATGCCGAAATGTTATTTGCATATACATTTGCCCAAACTGCGGTTGTGCTTCCTATATTATATGTATTTGAAGTTCCTGGTTTTAAATCCGATGTAAATACACCCAGTGCACTTATATTATCAGATGTATTATTACCCAAAAATAAGTTTCCAGAAATTGCAACATCTCCTGAAAAATATGCATTAGATGCTGTTATATTTCCTGTAAGAATCACATCTCCCTTAACAGGTGCATCCAATGGTAATAGGTTATATTTTGTAGAACCACTACCAAATTGAATAGAACCACTACCTAAATGTAAATATAATTCTGCTTCTGTTAGTGAAGGACTTGCGTTTGTAGAACCTTTTCTTAATGTAAATATAGCTGCCATCTAATATTATTTCTGTTTTGTATAAATATCGTTAATCATTAAAATCCAAATCTATAATACCCGCAACTGCTAATTGTGTAAATACATCCGCAATTGAACGATTGGGTATGTTATTACCATCCACCGTTTCTAGTGTTGCAGAAGATAAATCAGCCTGTTGTTGTGGTAAATTTGTTAAACCACTACCATCACCAATAAAGGAATTTCCGGTAATAGTTCCGTTAATTAATAAATTTGATCCTGTTATATCACCAATAGCATCAATATCACCGTTTGTAACAATATCTCTAGATACATACAAATCTCTACTGATGTTTACATCTTGTGTAATAACCAATTCACCAAATGAACCGGTTTGAGTAAGTGTAATTGAACCTGTGGTTATTGAATCGGTGGTTATAATACTTTGAATAGACTCAATACTTCCTGAACGTTTTAGGAATACTTTGCCATCATAGGTGTTTATTGCAATTTCACCTAAGTTAAGAGAACCCGTATCAGGCACTTTACCGGGTAGCGCAGAGCGCTTCAGTATAATTGATTGTGACATATATAGTCTATTCTGTGGTTATATAACAAAAAGGTAGTATATACTACTTCAATAAATATACTTTTTGAAAATAAAAAACCCTTCCGAAGAAGGGTCTTTAAATATAATTAAAAATTTTAGAATGTTCCACCATCTATAACATTACTCATCACAAAATTTGTTCCATCCCATTGAGCAATATCTCCTGTAGTCGTTGCTGCTGCAATGAAATCCAAATTACCAGTTGCTGCTCTAAATGCTAATCTTTTTGAAGAACCAAAACCAGGAACATTAACAGATGCTGTCACTGCTGATGCTGAAATTGGAATATTAGCAGTCCATGCATTTGGTGTAGAATCATAAGTAAATGTTGCACTTGCACCGATTACTTCAATACCTGCTCCGTTTGCTGTAGCTGCGTTTGTAGAACCACTAGCTAATTGAATTGTTTTATCTTCAACTACTAATGTTGCTGTATTTAATGTTACAGTATTACCTTGCACCACCAAATCACCACCCACCACTACATCTCCGGAAGTTGTTACTTTTGCAAATGTTACTTGATTTCCAGTTCCAACACCTTGTATCGTTCCTGTCCCTTCTAAAGTATCTAATCTACTATCTACTGATGTTGAGAAAGATGTTCCAAATGATGAAGTAAATGCTTCAATATTTGATAATCTATTATTTTGTGCAGTATTTGTAGTATTGTTAGAAGAAGTATATGCATTTATATCTGCAATGTGTCCATCAACACTTGCCGTATAAGTTTGTAATGTAGTTGCTTTACTTTCTAATGTAGTAATTCTTGTATTTTGAGAACCACTATCGGTAGAAAGTTGGTCTAATCTACTGCTAACCGATGCAGTCAATGCTGCTAATTGGTTAATTCTTGTAGATTGTAAAGTATTTAGGGTATCATTTGATGCCGTATATGAATTTATATCAGCAATATGTCCTAATGTAGATTGAGTAAAACTATTAACCGATGCAGTTGCTGCTGCTAATTGGTCAATTCTTGTAGAAACTGCTCCACCTGCAATAGATGCTTCAATTGTATCTAATCTTCCTTCGTGATTTGATGCCGTTCCAAATAATTCTACTATATTTGTTGAGATAGAAGAACTAAATGCAGAATATCCTGTTGTTGATGAGATTGTAATTTGAGATGAACCACTTACAACATCATCACCACCTGCTCTTAATATTTTAACTTCTGAACCACTTATACCTGCTTTCCAATAATCGTTTGTAGTATCCCACAATAAAGAACCAGTTGCAGTATTAGGATTGGTTGCATCCTTTACCATAATACCACCATTTGCTGCACCACTACCATTCAATTCAATGATATTATCACCGATTTGGACAGTTGTAGAATTAACAATGGTTTGTGTTCCAGCAACTGTTAAATTACCAGGAATTGTTACATTACCACTAAATATTACATTTGCACCACTTGCAGTTAATGCTGCTTTTAAAGATGATGTATACGAATTTATATCTACTATATGGCCGTTTACACTTGCAGATGTAGATTCTAAATTATTTAATCTATTTGTTGCAGATGATGTAAAGTTATTAACAGATGAAGTTGCTGCTGCTAATTGGTCAATTCTAGTAGTTTGTAAACTATTTAAAGTATTTGCAGATGATGTATATGAGTTTATATCTGCTATGTGCCCATTTACACTTGCTGATGTAGATTCTAAGTTATTTAATCTAATTGTTGCACTTGCTGTAAATTGGTTTAAGAATGTTACCGAACTACCGATATCACCACCACCACCTAAAGATGCTTCAACTGAATCCAATCTACTATCTACGGATTGAGAGAATGAATTTATGTTACCAATTAAATTAAGTTTGGTATTTGAATCAGTTCCTAAAATCCACAAAGAACCACTAGTGCTTTCATAATATGGAACACCTGCTACTAATCCATTGTATGTTACATTTGGGAATGATGCCGGTGCCGATGCTCCTACAAGTATTCTGTTTACTGCTTGTAGTTGTCCATCTGCAGCAGCTGCAAATACAATTGATGAACCGTTTGTTACACTCAGATTTGATGAACCCGATGCTATTACTAATTCACCTTTTTGTATTGATGATGTTACTTGACTAAGGTTTTCTAACGAACCACGTCTATGTTTAATAATTTGTGCCATATTTTCTTATTCTCCGTTTAAGTATAGTTATTCAATCTATAAATATCATTTTTTTAACTAACAATATTAAAAATTAAAATATATTACCATTCACCCATATCTACATTCAAATTGGATTGTGATGTTGCCAATTCTGCATCGGTTGCGTAGGTATCGTTTAATGATGCTGTGAATTGATTTAAAGGTATTAATATATCAATTACTTGTTGTGAACCACTTACCACACCGTCAGGTAAAACTGCTCCTACATTATTTGTAATTATTTGAACAATTGATGCGGAAAAAGTTGTTTCAATTGATTGTGATACGATATTATTTACAGATGCACTAAAATCTGCTCCAACACTTGCTGCCGTATTTAATTGCGAACCACTTTCTATTTGTTTTAATCTAATTAAGTTTGCCATATTTTATAAATATCTTTTTATCTAACATTTAGATACTTATTAATTTTCCAAAAACATAAATATCACTTAGGGTAACATTATCAAAATCAATATATCTATCTCCCAATGTTATCACAACATTATTTCCAATATCTTCAACTTTAAAATTTCCAGGAATATGTAAACCATATACCATTATTTCAAAATTATCAGGCGATGCTCCTTCCGTTCCGTAATCTGTCTGTGCATTATATATTGTTAAAGTGTTTGCCGTATTATCAAATGTATCAACACCCATTCTAACATATCTTGCACTATGAATTAAAATTTCATTATGAAAATTAGATATAGTATTTTTATTATTTACTAATTTTGTTGGATTTGGATTAGATTTTGTATTGGATTGATATGATGAAGTTGTGGGTAATTTAATATTCAATAAACTACCCGATAAATCCAAATTTAGATTAATATCGTTTAGAGAACCAGATAAATTATTTAAATTTATTTTTTTGATTACTCTATTTAACTTTCTAGTATTTGAATTAAATTGATTAAGCATATCTTTCTATATCTCCTTTTACTTCAATATAATCATCATCATCTAGTTGATATTCAAAATTATTTTTTATAAATTTAAATAATAATCCAGATGCCGTTTGTTCTATAACAAAATCCACATTACTTATAGAAAGCGTATTTATATAAACTGTCACGCTATCTTGCGTGCTTCTATATTCAATCTCTCTTAATAAAGAAACAAATCTCCAACCTTTGGCTTCATAAATGTAATAAGTAGAATCTGTTAAATTATATGGGGTTAATACAGTTTTTCCAGGTTTTCTACTTAATTTTTGAGTAATATCTAATAAACTTCGTTTCATTAAACATCAATAAATTTTCCTGTTATAATAATTTCATCCGTAGATGTAACTGTAAATCCTAAGTTTGTAGAATTAAAATTTAAAGTTAATGCGTTGGATGATAAAGTAACCGAAAAATGCGTTCCCACATAATATCTTGTACTGTTTATGTAAACTTTTATATCATATGTATCACTTCCTATGACAATTCCACCCGTAACATATGATGATAATGTAGCTGGTGTTTTTATACATTTAATATTAGAAAATGTTATTGTATTATTTGCTATTGGATTTTGTGCTTTACTATTATTTAATGAAAGAAAATCAATCAAATCTTTATTATCATAATATGGAGATGGTGTTGTTAATAATCCTTCCAATCTACCATTACCACTAGTTAAATCTACTTCGGTTGCAACAACTAATTTTTTAATTGACATTGATTTTTTAGTAGTCAATTCACCATCAAATTTTTCTGGTAATAAATAAGCCTTTACATTTAAAGAAAATTCAACTCTATTAATTCTTTCCGTTCCTTCTCCAACTTCATTTACAACATTAAAATCAGAAACCGATGTTCTAAATTTAAATTTATCTTTATCTCCCCAATATGTTGATGTAAAATTAAGATGTTCAATTACTTCGTTTAATTGTTCCGTATAAGATGTCCAACACATACAATCATAGTTCACTTCCACATAATCTGGCATTGTAATTCTATAAATTTCTTTTTTAGGTTGAACTCCACCGCCCAATGCTGTAAATCTATCATATCTGTTATCTTTTGAATATTTTGTAATTCCGGCATATGAAACATGTCTATTTAGCATAGGCATTGTATCATCTTTTGCAATTGATGTTCTTCTAATCATTAATAATGGTAATTGTATTTTACCTTTATTATCTCTATAAACACCTTGTCTACGAGAACCATTCCATCTTTCCGAATTACCATATATAACTGGAATTTTTACTAAAGTTCCTTGTCCATCTTTTAGAGTTGGTAAAACCGTATCCTCTAAATAAGACATCATGGCATAATCTATATCAAAAAGAGTAACACTTTGTTTAAGGTCGCTTTTTGTAGATTTTATTTCTTTGCCTCTATTAAAATCGGGTCTTAATGGATTTACTGACATTTCTTTTAATTTATTCTTTCTTCTATATTAAGATTAGATTTAGATACCATAAATGTAGAACAAATAATACTCCAGTTTCTTCTTTCGTTATCTGTTCCTGGTAATCCACCCACAAATTGAATTTCATTTGTATTATCTATTTCAAAATAAGAATCATTAAAGTAAATAACATCACCAATTTCAGGATATGCATTTGCATCTCTACATTGTTCTCTATCAAAACGAAATTCTATATTTTGATTTGTTTCAGGACCAAAACCTTCGTATGATACAGTTTCTGGTTCTTTATTGATTAAACAATATAATTCAATACCTCTGTGCCAAGTTTTGTTCATAGCTTCTCCATATATGTTTACTTTTGTTTCATTTAAATTTATTTTATATAAAACGCAAGTGTTTTGAACTACGGTTTCTACTAATTCCCTAGCTACATTTCTAAAAAAATCTATATCTCTACCTACTAAAAATTTTGGCATATTATCCTACATATAATTTTAATGGAACTTTTCTTAACATTTCTTGCTGATGGTCTGCTTCATGTGCTTTGTTTTCCATCACATTCTTTCTACTCAATTCTTCTAAGTTTTCTCTCAATTGTGTGATTAACGCATCTTTTTCAACCTGTGCTTCTGACCTCAATGCTGCACCATCTAAACTAACTTCACCATCTGGAATTGGAACTGAATTATATTTTTCTCTAATTGCTCCTAATAATTCCTTAGATAACGCTAGTGTATATTTTCTAATCCATTGCTTACCAACATCATTTATATTTGAATATTGAATAAAATCATATGGAACATCCGAATAATCAGAAAGTGAATCCGCTTGAACAGTTTGCGAATTATGTTCAAACTCATCTCTACTCATATATTCAAAATAGATTTTTCCAGGAGAATCTTGTGTTGGAACAGGAAATATTTCTAATTTATTATCAACTATATTAAATGTATGTGCCGATTTTCTTATATGGTCATTGAATTCAATATGCTGCATTCTCAATACATCTTCGTAAAGAGGCATCATTAAGAATTGTGCTGCAGGTGAATAATTACCAAATCCTAATTCAGAAATTAAATTTAAAGTTCCTTGTGCACCAACCGAATATGGGTCAAAAAAACGAGTAATCGCAGGAACTGCTTCATGAAATACTTTTGTTACATCAATTGTAGAACTTCCTGTAAATAATGTCGAAAACGATTGTGATGTGGATGCATCAAATGCGGTTGTCATCAAATCGTATATTTGAACGGATGATGTTAAATTTATATATGCTTTTTTGATTGAAGTATTTCCGCCTACACCTGCTAATGTTCCGTATTGTTGTGACATTCTAACCACAGTAGGTAAGAAAGAACCATCAACAAGAGTTTGTGAATAATTATCTCTTGCCGTCTTCGGTTGTCCTTTTAAGATATCTAAGTTATTTCTTAAATTGAATTGATTTACTTGTGCAGAATATTCCGATGTTGCTTCTTCAAAACATGCCCAAATTTGCTCATTATCCAATTCTATATTAACAATAGGATATCCCAATCTTTTTGCTACCCAAGTTGCTGTTTTTGGTGCATCACTTCTAAATTGAGCATCACCATCATAAATTCCAAATGGAGTTGAACTACCAGATATAAATGAACTTGAAACGGATGGTGACCAATAATTGTTATATGACATTATTTATTAAATTTATAGAGTTTTACTACTATAAATATACAAATAAAAAAAGAATGTTAGCCTATTTGAGTTAATGTTGCAATAACCGATGGAATTGCCGGTCTTATTGGATTTGTTTGAGTTCCCATCGATGCCAATTGACCTGTATCTGCATTACAACTCCACATTAACTCTAAATAATCATTTGCTTGAATTGGTAACATAAAATTCCAAGCTGCAACTGAACGACCCAATTGTCCTGCTGATTTATTTACATCAACTTGTGTATTTGAGTTTGCAACATTACTTCCAGTATATGCTAACCATATATCAAATGTAATGTTTGTGTTTGCCGTATTTGATAATTGAGATGAAAATTGTAAATTATATATTCCGGTATTTAATACTTTAATTCTTGTACCATTTTCTATTACAACATTGTGTGAAAAATCAATTGTATTTAATTTTTTTGCATATGCAGTATTTGCCGAACCACTTTGTGTAGTTGTATCACTAAATTGCCCGTAATTAAATAATTTGTTTCCTGCTAAATAAAATTCAGAGCCACTTGCTACATTTACATTTCCTTTAATATCCAATGAACCAGTGATAGTTTGTGAACCACTCGTATACATCGAACCTGTCATTGTAATTGTATGATTATGGAAATTTGTTGAACCACTTACATCAATATTACCACTTAAAAATGTATTACCTAATAAACTATTGTTACCAATTTGGGTTGTTGAACCACTTACTAAAAATGAACCAGTAATAGTTTGGTTTCCAACAAAAACATTTGAACCAGTTAAAGCAAATTGATTTATATTAAAATAACCAAATTCACCATCTGGTTGTTTTGCCATTACATATGAATCTGACCTACGATTTGATTCATCAATAGAATGTTCGTATAGTTCATACGCTTTAAATATAATTTGCTTTTCCATTACACATATATATGGAGAATTTACCATATTAAATAAAAAAAGGGAAAGTATTTCTACTTCCCCTTTTTCTTTTATGTTAAGTTTATTACTTATCTAATCTACTCAAAGATTATAAAGTGTTTAAACCATCAACGACAATCTTACCGTAGAACTCTGGTCTTACGATTTTCTTAGCGTATCTAGTCATAACACCTCTTCTTGGAGTGAAGTTAGTTGGGTCATAAACCAATGGAGTCATAATCAACGGAACATATGGAGCGTATACAGCACCTGTTTCGAAGAAGTTAGAACCTTTGAAACCTAATAAGATTACATTCTCAGTCATGTATGGGTTTTTGTAAACATCATATCTGTTAGAGATTGAACCGATATTAGTAACACCTGCTGCAAATTGTAAAGCATCTTTACCTGGGTTTGCAGAGAATCCGTTCATAGATTCTAAAATTGTAGCTACGTTTGGAGATACAACTAAGAAGTTTGCACCACCTCTCATAGTTAATTGGTGAATCTTGTTAGAAACTTTTTGTAATTTAATACCTAAAGTTTGATACCAAGTGCTCTTTGTGTAAGCAGAAGCTGCTGCTGCGTTAGAGTCGATTTGGAATGCACCTGCTGCTGCATTGTAATCGTATCCAACTCTTGCTGACCAATAATCAGTTGTGAATGCGTTTTGCTGTAACATCTCTAAGATTTCTAAGTCGATTTCCAAAGAAATATACTCAGATAACATTTGAGTTAATTCAGCTTCAGCATCTACTGAATGGTAAGCGTTTAAGTCTTGTGCCAATTCTGGAGTCCAGATTGCTTTTAACTTTCTAGTCTTAGCAACGATTGGTTCAGACTTCAATTCTAATTCGATTTCAGGAATCGCTAAATCAGAACCTCTATCTTCGAAATCACCTCTTGTGATATCAGTTGGTTGCTTAGAATAGTTTACTTTTGGATTACCGTATCCACCTGCACCATGTACTACTGTTGCTACAGAAGCTGATACGAAGAAAGATGCAGAACCTAAAGAATCAATTGAAGTAAATTGTGGTAATTGGTCAACTGAACCAGTTAAAGAGAAAGCTCTTACTGCGTTGAAATCAGCATCAGATGGTAAACCAATTTTTACTTTTCTGATAACACCTGCAGCTGCTGAAGCTGAGTAATCAGCATCGAAATTAACATCAGCCCAAGAAGCTGTAGTTACTGTTGCTGTTAAAGCGTCAGAAGTTACATCGTTGATTGTATATCCAAATCTACCTGCTCCGTAAAGACCGCCTTCAGTAGTTTGAGTAGAACCCAATTTGTTACCTGCTGGAGATAAAGAATCTTTACCGAATGTACCACCGTTACCGAACATAGAAGAACCAGAAGCTGGTCTACCTACCGATGTAGCTGTACCGTATTTGAAATCCATATAGAAAATAAGACCTGAAGGTAAGTTCATTGGTTGAACAGAAACGAATTCTTTTGCAGCGATGCTACCGAAGATTCTTCTTACCAATGGAAGAGCTACACCTGCCCACTCTTCTGAACCTGCTGAAGTACCAGTTCTAGTAGCTTCATCAAGTAATTGCTTTGCTTGGTTTTCAAGCATTACAGCCATACCGTGCTTAGAAGTTTCAGAACCTACTCCTTCTAATAAGCCGGTTTTTTCCCACTTTGCTTTCAAACCTCTAGTTTGCTCAAGCATTACGTTTTGTGGGTTTTTGCCTGACATAATTTGTTTTAAATCCATTTTAATTAATTTTTAATTATTTTTTGTTAATTACTTAATAATTCCTGCTAATTTTTTAAATCTATCAGCGAAATCTGCAGATTCTGCAATTACTTGCTTAGCTGCTGCTTTTGGTGCAGTTGATTTAACTGCTTTAGAAGCGATTCCTTCTGAGATTGCTTTTTTAGCAACTTTGTTAGTTGAAGAATATTTGAAGTTTTCTACTAATGTAGAGTAAACCAATTTAACTTCTCTAACTGATTTTGTTCTATCCAAAGTTTCAATCACTTTAACTTTTTGTTCGTTAGTCATGTTGTGTGCTCTGAATAATTTATTAGCGAATAATAACTTAGCGTTTAATAAGTTTACTTCGTTAATAGTTTTTTGTAAAGATTTGATAGTCTTGTAAGCTTCGTTTAATTCAGATTTTAAAGATTCGTCTTTTTTCTCATCTTCATCACCTTTCATATCAGCTTCCATTTCACGAAGAATTTCTTCTAAGTCGATTACTTCATTCTTTTCATCTTTTTCATCTTCTTTTTCTTCTTCTTCGTTAGTTACAACCACTTTAGGGTCTTCACCTTTGTCAGTTCCAGCTTCTGAACCGTCTGCTAAATTTTCAGCCATTGCTGAATCATCTGCAGGCATTTCTTCTTCTGAATCTTCTTCTTCACCTAATTGTGCTTCTAATTCTCTGATGATAGCTTCTAAATCCATGTCATCTTCGGTATCTTCTTCTTCGTTACCGGTAACATCGTATTCTTCACCATCACCTTCTTCTGAATCAAAATTGAATTCATCATCTGAACCCATTTCATCATCAGCTTCCATTTTTGGTTCTTCATCAGCCATTTGGTCATCACCTGCTTCTAATTCTGCTAATCTAGCTTTTAATTGAGCGATTTCATTTTGCTTTTCAGCTTCATCATCACCCATTTCCATACCTTCTTCTTCGTTGATATCTGCTACTTTTTTGTAATCATCAACTTGAGCACCTGGCTCACCTGATGTTGTTTTAGTAGAACCCGCTTCGAATTCAGTATGCGCGTCTAATTTAGGATTAGAGGTAGAAGAACCAATGCCTGTAGAATCCAATTCCTCGTCTACTTTTTCTGCATCTTTCTCTTCTGCTTCAGCTTCTGCTCTTAACTTTTGAGATAAGATAGATTGAAGTCTTGGAGTAAATGCTTCTTCAAGAGCGAGTTTTGCGTTTGCAAGAGCAGTTTCTTTAACAGCCTTAGCATCAGCAATTGCTTCTTTCAATAATTTTGAATTTGCCATTTGTTTTTCTCCTTAAATTTGTTCGTGAAGTTATTTCGAAAGGAAACTCCAATAGAATAATGTTGGTTGTTCGGTCACACCTTATAAGAGAAGGGTATTCATTAACCAACTATGTCGTAATAATAAATCCCATATAATAATGGGATATTTGATAATATATATAAATATTTTATAGAAAACTAAAGAAAATTAAAAAAATAATTTATTTTTCCTTTTAGCTTCTTCTTTTTGTAACCTATTTTTTACAGATGGTTTGGTGTAATTTTTTCTTTCTCTTAATTGTTCAATTTGTTTTACGGATTGAACTTTCTTTTTATATTCTTTTAATGCACCTTCTATGTTACCACCTTTTACACTTACAATCAACATAACTTATTGTAGATTTTCTAATCTATATTTTGTTTTATATAATAACGATACAACCGTATCAATATCATTTTGTAACCAACTCATTTGTAATTTATCATCTTTTCTCAACTTTTCTACCGCTGCAATTAATTTAACAAAATATGCAATTACATTTTTCATTTCACTATTTGTATCCAAACCACTAACAGGTTGTAATTTAATCAAACCATATTGTCCTTGATATACTTCAACCAAACCATCAACGATTCCACCAATTGCATCATAATAATCACCCAATGCTCTATGTCTTGCATCAGAACCCACACCACTCTGTCCTACATGAAATACGTGTGCCTGTGTTCTACTATGTAATAATAAAGATGCTAATTGTTCCATTATTTCTTTTTAGATTTTTTAGTTTCTTGTAATCCTAATCTTTGTTTCATTTGTTCTTCGGTGATTTCTGCAATTTCAAAATATCTACCCAATACATGACCCATATCTTCGTAAAGAGCTTCTAATCTTTGTTCTTGTGATTTTGCTTCTACTGCTTCTTTTTCAAATGCAGTTTGTAACTTTTTAAGTTCGTTCATATTTCTCTTAATAGTCACTCTATCAAACCAATCACCACCTTCTCTCAAAGTATATTCTTGTGCAGCATCTGCAATACCACCCAATGTTTCTGCAACTTGTCTGATATCTGATTTTCTAGTCATAGATTCTCTATGCTGTCCAAATGTAGAAATAATTTCTAAAAAATGTTTTTTTATTTCAGATGGAAGTTGTTGAAACTCTTCTGTTTCTCTTAATATATTTTTTAACTTTATCATAATTATTTCTTTACAATTTTATTTCTTTTTAATTTTTGAACCGCTTGCATTAATTCTGAAGGTGTCATATCTAATGCATCAATTAATTTTGCAATTACATATTGTTCTTTTCTTCTATTAAGATTATATCCTTTTAATGCTTTAATTGCTCTATCTAAAAATCTTTCTGCAGAAGCCGGTAGTGATACATCCATATCATCTAATTCTTCTTTTACTACTTCTCTACCAGGTATTAAATTTACTAACTTTGCCATATTAATTTAATTCAATTATAATTTCTCTCATTAAATCTTGTGCTTTACACCACTTACCACATTCTTCTGCCATTTGTTTCCATTGTTTGGATTCATTGATTGGTGCCATAAATGCTCCATGTGTAGATGGGTTAGAAACAAAATCCCAACCAACTAATTCAAAGTCTTCCTGAACCATTACAGTTCCATCTTTCAATTCTTTAACAGAACCTAAACCTCTTGAAGATATACCCAAACGAATATTGTTTTTTAATAATTCTCTTAAAATATTACCAGAAGGAGTTGAAAGAATTTCCACTTTACCCATCACATCATCACCATCCCACCAAATTTCTCTGATGTTATGTGATACATTTTTAAGGTTGATTACAGGAGAATCCGGATGGTCTAACTCACCCAATGCTCTTCTTTCTTTAATGAGTTGTTCATATTTTTGACACTCTCTCATTAAGATTTCTTTTGGATATCTTCTGTGGTTTTGATTTGGTGCACCAGCTCTTTGAAGAATACCTTGAACTAAATAAGTTCCATTTTCTTCTTGAACAATTTTTGCTTCAAATAAGTGTGTTTCTATTAATAATCCCTTATTCATTTATTTCAAATCTTTTTTTATTTTATCTACTGCTTTGTTTCCCAAATCACTCCACGATTTAATTAGAATTGTTTTTAATTCGTTTTCTAATTCGGTTTCGGTTAATTCACCATTTGTAGAATCACTCATTTTTATTATTTGTGTTCTAACATATGGTAAATTTATAATTTTATTAGCAGTTGTATTATCAATCTCACCGTTCATTTCTATCATTTTAGATATATCTGATATCAAACTTTTGTTGTTTGACATTGAATCTAAAATTTTCTTAACCGCTTCTTTATAATTTTTCTTTCCAGAGAAATAATTTATTCCCTTTTTTGTCAAATCATAAAGATAATAAAATATAACCTTACCTATGATTATACTACTCAAAGTAGTTATAATACCCAAAGCAAGGTTCTCATTTACTTTTTTTTTTCTTCGTTCTTTGCTCTTAATGCTGCTAAATCCGAACCTTCTATTTCTCCATCTTTATCAACATCAATTTGCTTTTGCTTGTCACTCAATTCTTCAGGCAAACCTGTCAATCTACCTTCTGATTTTGCTTTTGCTGCTTTATCAACAGCTTGGAAAAATTTAACTTTTTCTGCATCACTCATATCAGGAATAGATTTACCAGTTTTATCCAACATATGTTTGAACAATTGTTGGTAATCACTTTCTTCTTTAACAACTTGCTTAATAAGTTCTTTTAATTGATTTATATTCATCTTATTCTGATATTTGTCTGATTTTTTGGTCTAATTTGATTAATCTTTCCTTTATAGCATAAATATTGTTATTAGTTCTTTTCCAATAACTTTTGTTATCTACACCACTCTCATTTTTAATTTTTCCATACCAATTAAGAAATCTTTCCATTTCTTTTAATTGTCTATTGATGTTGGATATGCCTCTACCAATTTTTGCCTGTGCAGTTGATTCATCTCTTTTTAATTCTAACCAACGGTTTTCATTAACTACACTATAACCCACCATATCAGCTGCTTTCTTAGCTTTCTTTTTATTATCATCACCTTTTGAAAATGCATTGGGTGTATTATATCCTTGAACATTTCCGGTAACATTCATTTCATCAATCATTCTTTCTCTAACTATCTTACGAATGATTTCTTTAATTTTATTTAATTGTTCTGATTTTTTATCAGGCAATCCTTTATGAGATGTTGATGCGAAGTCTTTAGCAGATTTTTTATCCATATCTGCTGCTACTTTTGCAACTTCAGGTGATGCAGGTTCTTCACCCTTTTGTGCGGCGTGAACCATTCCCATAAATCTTTGTTGTGCTTTACTTACTGCTGGCATTTTATTCTCCGTTTAAATTTATGATAATACAGAACCTGTTCCCATAGATACTCTAATAGCCGTTGGGTAACATGGATATATTTGACCAGGAATAAGTGATTGTAAAACCAAATCTCCACCACCTTCAACTGTTACACTACCCGATGTTGCCATTCCAACCGGAGTCATAATACCCCAAGCAGTAGCTACAGGCAAACTTGCAGATGCTTCGTTACCCAATTTAGTCCAAACACTAGAAGAAGTAAAATTACTTACTTTATATATTCTATAATTTGTCATTTTTATTTTAATTTATCTTTTAATTCATTCAATAGTTCGTAAGTCATCATTAAAGCGGATAGATGTTGTTCTTTTATCTTTTTAACAGATTTTACTTTTTTTACATTTGCAATTGTTTCTGCTAATTTAATTTTTGTAACTTTGTCTGAAATTTTAGAACCTACCTCTTTTAAACCATCAACTAATTTAGAAATTTCAATTGAAACATATTCATTTAATTTTCCTGTATTGTTAATGTTATTAATATACTCTCTTAATAAACCCTTTTGGTCAGCTGATAGATTTTTGTATTTATTATTAAAGGATTCTACCAATAATTTATAAGATACTGCTCTTAAATCTTCATCTTGTTTTCTATATTCCTCTAAAACCGCATCTTTGATTTTAGAATCTTTGTTTTGAATTGAAGTGTTGATGATATTTTCTGCAATTGTAAATTTAGCAGATACTATATCAGTTGGGTCGTATTGTTCGTTTGATATAGTTACTTCAAAAATTTTATATATAGATGCTAATGTTTTATAATTTGATATTGGTGATTTTATAAATTCATCCAAATTATAAGTTTCTTTAATTGTTTTAATTAAATTGTATTTTTCTTTTGTAAGCTTTTTTTCATCTAGTCTTTTTCTAGCTTCTAAAATTGTATTAATAAATTGCTCAGCTTTTGTTTCTGAATTATATTTTTCATTAACTAAATACTGATATAGTTTTAATTCTTTAGATAATTCTTTTTTAGAATTAAAATTTTCTTTTAAAATTTTTTCAGCTACGGATTTATTAGCAGACATTATTTCTGATGTAATTTGTCTAACTAATAATTCAAAAATAAATCCAGTATTTTTAAATTTCGAATGTTTAATTTTTTTCATCAATTGATATTATTTATCAGATATAAATATACTTTTCTGTTCGTTTATTACTTTTTATCCAAATTCTCTGTCAAAATAGTCTTTTTATTACCATTCATATCTTTAAATATCTCTAAATATGAATTTCTTGGTTTGTATTTTACAGAGCCTTCTTTTGTTTTTAAAGTTTTTATTCCCAACGGGTCTCTTCCCTCTGGATGGTCATCATGTCCATATCTAACAGGGTCTTTTGGTCTACCAACACCATCTTCCTCTAATTCTGATTTTAATTTATTTAATTCTTCTTCTACATTTGTTGGTCCATCAGTACCAGTTTCTTTAGCAGGGTCAACACCTTGTGATTCAATTGAAGTTAAACGAAATGCCTGTTTAGTATCTTCTAATACAGCTAAAGTTTGTTCATCTTGTTCATCTTTTGCCATTCCTAAAATAGTTTCATACATCCACTTTTTAGAAACCATTTTTGTTTGTTGCATTTGAGTAATTAATGCTACTTTTGAAGTGTATAACTCAACTTTTTCTTGTTCATATATTTTAGATGGAATGGTTAATTCTAAACTGAAGTTTGTCAATCTCTCATCATCTATACCCTGTGCATATAAGTGAACAATTGCAATCTTTGTCAATTCCGAAACAATAACTCTTTGTATTCTTTCAATTGTTTTTGCAAAACGAACATCCATGCCGGCCAAAGTTGCTTTACCATTTGTATCTTCTTCGTATCCTAAGAAAGCCTTTGGAATTTGTAATGCGGCTAATAATTTTCCTTTTAGATAATTAATATCGTCTGTCATATTATATTCCAACCCTTTCAAAGTATCTATTGATGTTCCATTATCACTACCACGAACTGGCATATAATAATCTTCGATTAAGTTTTGGATATTATATTTTAAGTTATATTCTCCTGTTCTTTCATCCAAAAATGGAACTTTTTTAGATGCGTTGATAATTTTTTGCATATAGTTATCCACTTCGTTTGGTGGAATATTACCAACATCAACTTTAAAAATTCTTTTTTCAGGAGCTCTCATTACTCTATGAATTAACATAGCATCTTCCATTAAAGATAATTGTTTCCAAACTCTTCTACCACCTTCAATCATAGATTTTCCGTAAGGTAAAAAGTTTGCATCACCATTTAATCTAAAGTGTGCTATTTCATAGTTTTCGTATTCTTTCTTTGCAGTTTGTCCTACCGCATTATATGGATTTTGGTATGGGGCGTATACAAATTTAACTCTTTGAGGATTTTCAGGATCGAAACCTTCAATTCTACTCATTTCGTAAGTAGACATTGGAAGTGCATTTACAATACCCAATCCTTCGGCCATTTCTAATTGTAAATAGAAATCACCATATTTAACTAAATTTCTTGTCCACATCCATAAGGTATGTTCTATATTTAGAATATCATAAAAAAGATTTTCTAATATTTGCTTTATGTTATCATCTTCGTGATGAATTTTAAGAACATTTCCAAATTCATTTCTGGCAGTGCACTCATCCGCATATACATTCAATGCTGATGAAATAATTGGGTCCATATCCATTGAATCGTAATCCCTAAAAAGGTCAATACGAACTTGTTGATATGCTAATCCCGATTCTACTCCACCTGCATAATTACTTACCTTTAATTTCATAAAACGGTCAACGAGGTTAGTGGTCATTGATTGATACTCATCTGTATCAACAACTTTCACCCCATCAGGTGTTTTACGAATTATGGTATTTGTTGAAAATAATTTTTGTAACCTACCAAATATTGATTTATCTGCCATCTATGATATAATTTTTTATAATATACGAATTTTTTTTGGGTTTACCAAATTACCATTTTCTACAACTCCAATATCTTGCTTTCCATCTTGGTCCTGGATTATCGCAATTATGTCTAGCTCTAAAACTTCTTCTTCTATCTGGGTTTGATTTTTTAATTCTCATATTAGGGTCACCAAAGTTTACCTTAACAACATTACCACTTGCATTTTTTACATAAACTTTGAATTTCTTAACATCTCCTTGCATTGGTTTACCAAGTTGAACTTTTCTACCTTGATATTCTGCCTCAAATACACATGGACATCCTGCTTCATTTAATTGTGTAACATATTCTCTCATAAACTGAACGAACTCTTTCATATCTTGTTCGTTATCTACATCATATTCTTCTACCTCATCTATTTGTTCATTGATGTTTTTACCATTTACTGGCATTAAATTTACTAATCTCATATCTTTAATATTTTCTTTTACAGGTACACAATTAGGAACCATTTTACCATTTTTGATTTTACCACCAATCTCTCTATATCCATCCCAACATTCATGCAATGCGTTTAATTCTCCTAAACTTTCATTACAAGTTCTCCAACCACCACCTTTTGATTTGTAGTTTTTTGCAGCCCATCCGTTTGCGTAAGCTGATGGATATACATCAAACTTAGATTTTGCTGCTGCTTTAGATGCTGCCCATTTACCAGGGTCTGTCGGGCAATTCTTTTCTAAAAAAAGATTTATTTTTTCTTCTATTTTCATAGTTTCATTTTTTTTCTTTCCTGCACAATGTGCTTTTTGAGAAAAACCTTTTGGATTATTACAATCTATACTATTTTTATATTTTTGGCTCCAATCTTCGTTTTTTGGTTTAGTAGAAACATATATGGGGGTTTTACCCTGTCCACTACTACGTTTACCACCTCTACCTGCATCATTTTGTGCAGCTCTTTTTCTACGAGTTGCAGACTCTTTTTCTTTTTTACTCATTCCAGCAGCTTTTGCAGCGGGAACACATTTTGCATATCCACTTTTATCTCCCGAAGTTCCACATGGTGGGTGTTTACCATCAACTTTTTTGCCGATGTTTACCCACTTTTCTTTAAACCACTTATTTAAATCTTCGTTCATTTATAATAGTTTCAATCTATAAATATAAGATTATCCTAATAACCAATGAAGATTCTCCTTTTCTCCTCTACCCATATCCATTTCGTATGGATTTTTCTTTAAATGCGAATGCGCGGTATACACACTTTCATATTTATTTATTTGTGAAGAACCCAACATTGCTTTTGTTAAATCTATACCTTCTTGTCTTAATCTTAATGCAGTATTTCTAACCCATAATCCGATTGCCAATGCCATTGTAAGGTCATCATTATATCCCTTCATTGCTTCGGCTCTACCATTATTCCAAATAAAAGTAAATAATTCATCTATCAATCTTTGGGAACGAATGAGAATATCTTTATCATTCATATAGGTATCCAATGCTGATATGATAAGAGGTCTTGTTTTGGTTGTAGTTGAAAATCCTGCAACCATTTGTCTTTCATCTCTATAATATTTATTAGACATTTGTTTTTCAACATCCACATATTTCAAATCATTACTCATATAGAATAAATTAGGATATGCTCTGTCAATTACTTGCTGAATACATGCCCATCCCACATTTGAGTTTTCTATTACTAATAATGCATTGTTATATTCCGTTGCTAATGCTGTTAAGAAGTTTCCAAAATCTTTTGTATCAATTTTACCTCTATACTCTGCAACCTGTGATGAATCTTCAATATCTATGACTTGTGCGGTAGAATAATCCGAACCATCACCTCTGGCAACGTCGGCTACTACCATATATTGCCTATTGTAGTTTGGATGTTCCCATACCCACAAGTTTCCATCGAATCCTCTTTTTTCAACAGGGTCCATAACATAAGTGTCTTTATACCACATCAATAATTGTGGGTCAATTACATTATCACCAGAACCAATAAAGTCACAATCACATTCTTGTGCTGCACCCTTAACTCCTAAGATACGAGTTTGTTCATCTCTCCAAGCCTGATTTCTTTCTGGGTGAACTGTCCAATGAAGTTTTATCGTATTAAATCCATTCGTTCCATTTTCACCTTCAACCCACATTTTATGAAACCAGTTACCAACACCATTTGGTGTAGATAATACAATAGCAGAACCACCCGTTGATAAGGTTGATTGTGCTGATAACCAAATTTCATCAATATCTCTAATGAAAGCTGCCTCATCCACAACAAGTAGTGATAAGGCTTCCGAACGTCCGGCATCTGGAGAAGATGCGATTGCTTTTACTTGTGAACCATTTTTTAATTTAAGAGAAAGTTTATTATCTTCAGCTGCCGCTGTTCCACCATCTCTCAACCAAACAGGAAGGAGGTCATGCATAACTCTTACTTTCTCTACTAAGTTTTTTGCAACGGTCACTTTGGTTGCAATTACTAAGGCGTTAAAATCCTGATTGAATATCATTTTCCAAAGAATATAACCGGCAGAAAGTGTAGATAAACCCAATTGTCTACTTTTAAGAATTATGTTAAAACGATTATCTTTAAAATCTGTCAAACAAGATTCCTGGAAAGGATAAAGGTGAAAGGGTATTTTACCTCTCACCGGGTGCTGAATCATACAATATTTTTTCATAAAGTAGATGGGGTCTCCCGCACATCTACGATATTCATCAGCAATTATCTCTTTAAGTGTTTTCTTTGGTTGCCCTTGAACACTCATTATTTTTTCAATTTAATTTTCCAATATGTTCCAAAATTTATAAACGGTGATAATGAACCATTTGTTCCATCAACTGTTCTATTTGTAACACCTACACCAAATTGATATAATTTATCTTTTTTGGTTTTTAACATTAAACCTGCTCCTACATGAGATACCACATCTGCTTTGTTGAATCCACCATTTAAACCATAATAAAGTTGGTGTTTAGCCGGTTCTTTAACAATAAGAGTTTCTTTTATTTCTCTTTGTTTTACTTTTGCGTCAAATGTTCTACCTAATATTCTGTTTTTAGTAATAGTATCAACTAATGAAACAGTTCCTAATGAATCAGGAAGGAATAATGTATCTTTATAAATTACTTTTGATAAATAATCTTTAAGAATTGCTGCAGAATCTACATTTACCAATTCTTTTAAAACTAAAGTATCCACATCAATTACTTCATGTACAATATCTTTTCCTTTTTTAGTAACTACTTTTAATTTTTCTACTTCAACCGTGTCGATTGTGTGCTTTAATACTTCATATTTTTTACCATCAATTCTGATAGTTCTTCCACCTGGCATAACTCCACCTGGGTTAAACCATTGTAATAAAATGTAAATAATCAATGCTGCGATAGCAATGTTTTTAAAATTCAATAATTTTTTCATAATTAATTTTTTATTAGTTCTTCATAATTTAATTCTCGTAACTTATCTTCCAATAACCTTTTTCTATGTATTAATAATTCCAATGCTTCATAAGAACTATCTATATCATTTTTTAAATCTGCTTTTACCTTATCTATATCTATATCCCAATTCCAATTTTCAACATGTCCATTTTCATAAACCATTTGATAATCTTTTGTAATATATTTTAAACTATCTTCCATTTTTTGTTTATAATCTCTTAACCATCCAATTTTATTAGAAGTTATTTTGTAATCTTCATAAAATGGATAAACACCTTCTTTTTTCAATTTTGCTTCAAATTCAATATTACAATTAATACAATAACCGGCTCTTACTATAAGTTTTTTATCGGCTTTGGTATAAGTTGTTGTTTTACATTCTGAATTTTTACATGTAGTTAATTTTTTTAAATAATCTCTAACATCATCCATTTGAGATACGGCAACTTTGTATCCTTCTCTTTGCTCCCACTCTTTACCATCGGCATCAGTCCACTTTTCTCCAACTTCTCTTTTTGTAGTATCTTCTACTTTTTCATAACCAAAGACTCTTTGTGTATTATCTTCTCTACCAAATACGGTATCAATAATCTTTTTACGAGATTTGTGAATGTATTTGTTTTTTTGGTCAAAACTGGTTCTTTTTTGCATAACTTTTTAATTTTAATAAAATAATCCTAATATTTGATTTAACGGTGCGAATGTTCCTGTCAATTTATATGTTTTTCCGTTATAGAAAAATACCAAACCTTCAGATGCAACTATTCTATCAATTCCACCTAAATCATTTAATCTTTTTAATTCCGATTTAAGTTTTTGTATTTTTGTTTTATCTCCACTCCCTCTAACTTCAGATGCAACTGATTTAAATTTATTCTTTATTGCTCTTATTGCTTTTTCCGGATGAACTGTCAATACTGAACTTACAAAATCTAATACATCTGCTCCAACACTTAAAAATATTTCTTCAAATGGTTTTATATTTTCTTTTTGTTGTTTTTCTACATTTACTTTATCGTTCTCTATTGCCCACTCTTGTAACTTAGGATTTGATATTGTATTTAATCTAAACGATTTATCACCAAATGCCCATCTTCTTACTAAAGCTTCTTTTGTTAATTTATCAACTTTAACTGGAGATTTTTTATCTATAAAATTTTCCCACCAACTCTGATGATAAAGTGCAACCGTATCACTATCGGATAATTTAAATTCAGATTGTAGTTTACTTAATTTTGATAAATACTTTCCTTGTTTAGAAGAAAGGTTTTCATCTTTTGGAATTGAAGTAATAGGCGGGCCTTGTATTGTATATTTTGATTGAACATCTGCATTTACTTGCTTAATCATTCCTGCTAATGTAGATGATGCTCCTTGGTCTGCTCCAATTGCAACACCTTTCTCATCATAACATGTTGTATTGTGGAATACTAATAAAGCCTGTCCATAAGGAATAACATTTACCGAAGTTGGCCATATTACTTCCAAATTCATAAAACATTGTCCTTCGTTGAATATTTTTTTCCTTTGTGCTTCTGATAGAGAACTAATTGCAGCTGATAAATCTCTCATTGCGAAATTGTATGCATCGGTTAATCCACCTCTTCCGGCAAACTTTGATGCAACATCTTCAATACCCATAGCATTTGCTCCAGCATTTGCTAAATGTCCTTTGTTTCTTGCTGCAATCAATCTACCATTCTTCCAACTGATAGCTAATGCTTGTCCATCGGTTTTCTCTCTTACTACACCCAAATCACCATTCAGTGCTCCTGTAATTATATTTTTAAGGTCACCAAATGTTAAATCCATATCATCAAATGGATGCGACATGTGTCCATATGCACCACCTTCTAATAATAAATTTTCATTTAATTCTATTCCGGCTTGCTTTTCAACATTTGTAATATCATCATATCCCATATTACGCAAAGCTCTTACAATGGTATCTCTACTTGCATTATACTTACCGACAATTGCCATTGCTATCTTCTTTCTTGTTGTATAGTTTCCGTTTTTTAGTTTATCTAAAATATTTTTAAAATGAATATCCTTACTGCCCATTTCATCTACTTTACGAAATGTAGTTGCTTGCTTACCATTGATTGTTGGCATTCCGTGGTCATCTACACCAATATCTTTTACTGTAACTTTTTTGTTTTTAAACTTTCCCATCAATAAAGTATCACCCTTATCAACATCTAAGTTAATATCTTCATTTGGATAACAATCGCAACTATCATCGTATCCTTCCGGTCCTTTATATGCCGGTGAGTTTTTTCCTTCTTGATATATTTGTTTGTTAATTCTACCATATTCCCTCATTAGAATACCCGCAACTGCATGCGCCTGGTTTTCTATTGGAGAACCATCTGCACCATCTTTCATAGGATTTCTAACCAATCCCATTTCATCTTGCTTTCTGTGAACCATTTCATGTGCAAGAGTTCTTAAAATATCCGCCGTTAATCTTCCTTCGGTTGCAACATATATTTCTTTTGTTTCAGGGTCAAATCCCCCTAAACTGGTTTTTATTTCTGCAAATTCTCCACCACCTACTAAATTAACTTTTGGTGTTTCTTGTAATTTTAATCTTTTAGTTGCAAACTCTACAAAATGTTGAATTGATTGTTGTTTTGTTTCTGAAAGGTTTTCTCTTAACAAATCGGCTGCATCTTGTTTTGGTTTATTTTTCTTATAATTTTCAATAGATTTGAGTAGTTGTTCATCGGAAAGTTGATATGTTTCCATTTTTTCGACAACCTTTCTCATAAAGTTTGATATAAATTTGTTGTTATCATCAATTTCTTCATTAATCATTTCCAATATCCCACCCGTTGCTATGGATAACGCTGCTCCACCACCTGCTGCGCTAACTCCTCCCAATCCTAATGTTTCCAATGCGGCGTGTTTTGCAATATCTTTACCCAAATGTGCACCAAATCCAACGGCACCATGTGTAAATGCACCAGCGGCGCCGTGTAATGCTGCAGAACCCGCTGCGGCCGCTCCTTTACCTGCCATCACTGCTTTTACTCCTGCAACTCCAGCTCCACCCAATGCCATAGAACCTATTAACAATCCAGCATCCAATGCAAAGTGTTTTATATGTTTTATCTGTTCTTTTCTTTTTTCATCGGAGTATTCCCATTCGCCTGTTTCTTTATTTTTAGTAGAACCAATTTTCTGTCCATTTGCTAATGCTTTTACTGCATCAACCGTTCCACCGACCATTTCTGCCTTATGCTTTGCCCAATGTCCTAATCCATCACCAATCTTTTTTAAACCATTTTTAATGTTACCCATCATTCCTTTTCTTTCCGGAGATTGTGGGTTGTTTACTTTATCAATAGTTTGGTTATCTTCTTTTGATAACTCTTTTCTTGCACCATCCAATGCTTGTTTTACTTTTTCGGCTTTTTGGTCTTTAGGTGTAGTTTCTGCTGAAGATTTTAATTCAGTTCCACTTAATTTTTGTTCAGGTGGTGGACCTTGTTCTTTTCCAGATTGTGCACTGGTAGATGATTTTTCTTTATCTATTTTTCCTTGTTGGGTTTGGTCTTTTTTGGTTGGTTGACCAGGCTGAGATGGTTCTGCTGCTTTTTGAGCTGCTTTTCCTGGTTCTTTTTTTGCTTTTGGTTCATTCACAGGTGCATCATCCGGTCCTGCTATTTTAGCTGCTTGTACGTGAGCTGGATGGTCTTTTGGTAATCTTAATGCATCCCTGGCTTTAATTTTCTTTTGCTGGCCTTTACTATTTGTATAAGTGATGTCTTGGTCTAATGCTTTATTAGGTGCTTCATCCAAATATTCTAAAATAAATTCATTAAACATCTCTTCTGCTGCCACTCTACCAATTAATTCTGCAATTGGGTCATATACATATGAATCATCCGTAGTTGCTACTGAACGAATATCATCATTTTTCTTTTGGATTTTTTTAACATCTTCTTTTGATGGATAACCTTTTATAAAATTCTCATTTAACTTTCCTGTTATCATTTTATATATTTCTTTATCAAATTTTGGATATGCTTTTAGAAAAAACTTTTTAGCTTTTTCATCATTCCCACTACCTAATGCATTTCTAACATCCGTTCCGCTTATTGGATTTTGTTCTGCTGGTACCGGATAAACATAACCAATTTCATCATAACCATATCCAGCTTTGCCTTTATATGGTTTAAAGTATTTACCTTGCAATCTTGTTGCATCTTTCTCTCCTACTGCTGCAATATATTGCGTAGTTTGTCCATCGAATTTTTTAAGTATTTCAATCGGTTGATATGGATTACGAATTTGTATAAATCTATTTGAAGGAATACCAAACATCTTTGTTGCAATTTCCTTTTTTTCTTTAAATCCAAACGGAGATTTTGGACCAGATTGGTCATTTGATGTTCCTATGTAAACATTTGCAGCACCAAATTTTGACACTAAGTGCTCATATGTTGCATAATGTCCTCTATGAAAGGGTTGAAATCTGCCTGAAAATATTACAACAGTTTTCTTAATTTCCGGTTTATCTACTTCGTTTATTAAATTCATACATATAAATATCCTAAAATATTAGAAATTCTTATAAACGAATGGGTCTCTCTTTTTGAGTTCCTCTAATTTTTTCTGAATTTTCTTTTTCATCTTATAATTTTCATATTTTTTAATGAAAAATGAGATGATAGGTAATTTTTTAAACATAATTTAGTTTTTATAATATAATTCAGGCCATTCCACTATTATATGAATACCACCTTGCTCATATGCTTCAGTATATATTTTATAAATATCTTCTATTTTTTTTAATTTATGAACTTTTGTAAATTGAAGAATTGATTGGAATTCATCGGTATAATCGTTTCTATGCTGAATACCTGGATCCAATGGGTCTTTACTACCAACACCGACTCTAACAATAACATTGACCTTTTTACCGGTCATATGTTCAAATTTATCAGCATGATTAATTAACTGATTTGCTGCGGAAACTAAAAAATCCCATCTTGGATAAAATGATATTACCGTTTTACCTGTTATTGCAAGTCCTAAACTCATTCCCATTTGTGTTTCTTCCATAACAGGAACTTCAATCATTTTTTCCTTTGGAACATCATTCAATGTAGTTGACATTGGATTTCCGGCATAAACTATTTGCTGTCCAATGAAAACCGTATCCTCTTTTTCAGAAAGAAAATTCATTGCTTTTGTCAATTCATCCTTATATGGTGAAAATTCTGGCTTACTCATTATGGTTTTGAATTTGGATTATACAAATGTTTATTTGCTTTATACCATTCGATAGTTTCTTTTAAAGCAGTTTTTAAATCTCTCTTAGGTTTCCAACCTGCAGCGTTTATTTTCTTAGATGACATTAATCTAACCGGAATCATAGGTGCTTTGTTATTCACATATTCAACTGGATTATTGTTGTTATCTGCTTCTTTAATCCAACTTAATACTTCGTTTACACTAAATCCTTCTCCATAACAAACATTAAATATATCATACTTGTCATTATTTTCTGCAACAAAGATAAAACCATCTGCCATATCTTCTACATGCAACAAATCTCTAACTTCCGTTCCATCACCCCACACTGGAATTGGATTTAAGCCATCTGCTACTTTTCTGATGTTTGCAGGAGTAACATGACATTTTTCATAATCAAATTTGTCGTTTGGTCCGAATGCATTTGAAGGTCTAACAATCAAACATTGCATTGGGTTATGAATTTGATTTGAGAAGAAATGACAAAGTAATTCACCATATCTTTTCATATTACCAACTGCTCCATAAATTGGAAATGTAGGTGTTGCATGAACATTTATATCTTCTGTGCACCAATCACTACCCATATCAGGATAAGAAGTATTAGATGAAATGAATAAGAATTTACTTACACTATTTCTCCAACTTTGTTCCATTAAATTTACATTCATTTCCACATTTGGAGTAACATGTAATAGTGGATTTTCTTTCGTATCCAATGCGTTTGATGTGTTTGCTGCGCAGTGGAATACTACATTTACATCTTTAGAAACTTCTTTACAAAAATCCGCATCTTGTAAATTTCCTTTGTAAAATTCAACTTCCGATGTTCCTTCGAAATCGTTTTTTAAATCTCTACTATAAGATGTTGCTCTTAGGTTTCTATATCCTTTTTCCCATAATAATCTCAATAGGTGTGAGCCGATAAAACCACTTGCTCCTGTAACTAAAATCTTGTCCGTTTTATTCATAAATTTATTTTAAAATATCCCAATTTAATACCACATCATTAACAAATTTTTTAGTTAGTATAGATGATGTGTGCCCATACCAACTTCTTTCTAAATATTTTTTTTGTTCGTCTAAATCCATTCCATTCATTTCTCTCCACAATACTTTTGGTAAATCACTATCCATATTGTAATCAAAATTTCTAATTGACCATTCAATTAGACCACCAAACAAATGTAAGGAATTTTCTTCAAAAAACCAAAAATATTTTTTGAAATCTATTTTATCGGCATATGATTTTACATATGCATTTTCAAATTGTAATTCTTTTTGTTCCCAAGTATTACAAATATCTTTATTTTCTATAATACATTCGTATACGGATTTTTCCTTTGGTGTATGATAATATGGTGGTGTTCTTCCTTCACCTAAATATTTTTTACTAAAATTATTATTCATACAAAAAAACTTAATTTTTGTAATTCCTTTATTGTGAAGAAAATCTAAAAGCATGTTCATATATTCAAACCATTCAAAATATCTTTCGTTATATGTCATTACTTTATCTAACCATTCAAATGTAACCGGGTCTATATTAATTGGATTATTTGTAGGATTAAATCCACCTGTTAGGTGAAAATACCCCTGCTGATACGGTGATACTTTATCTTTACCGTTTATCAGATAATCTGTGGTGTGAGCCCAACTTTCATTATACTTTTGATATCTTAATGCAGGATTTACACTATCGTATTTTTCGGGAGTAATAAAAAAAGAATTTCTTGTCAATGTTGTCCATTGTGCAATTACTGATATATCTTCCGGATTAATTCCTTCTTTTAATAAATCCGTAACTTTATAAATTATAGAACGAACAATACTTTTATTATCATGTGTTAGTGCACCATAGTTGTGTAAAACATGAGTCTTTTGTAAATTATATTGTAACCAATTTGCCCATGTCCAATCTTCTATTGGGTCATTTTCCCATCTCCTTTCATCTCCTATATTAATTCTAAAATTATTTGTAAATGAACAACCCGATACTACTATATGTTTCATAACATTTTTTTTATTTTATCTTCTAAATAATTTGCCCAATTCTCATGTCCAATTTTATCAGGATGGTCATTATTTTTTGTATTTGTGTATCCACCAAAAGTATCTTCTAATATTTTATTAAAATAAAAATTAAAAGGTTCTTTACAAGAATCCCAACCAAAAAAATGAATGTGTTTATATCCATTATGTTCAAGATATGTGTATAAAGAATTTATATAATTTTCAGTTGTTGTTATTTGATATTCCTCATGCAATGCTTTAAGAATATATTCATTATAAAAATCCTTATACTCTTTTTTTATTTCTTCATTATCACTTTCTAAATTTTGATTAACATACTGGCCTACACAATTTTTTGATAAACTATCCGCTGTTCCGGTTTGTAATGCATTGAAACAATTGGGTGCAACTAAATATAAATTTCTATTATTATATTGTATTGGAATTTCTTTTCTTATATAATGTGTCCATTGAATTAAAATAATGTCATCTTTTTTTATATGAGTTTTTAAATGTGCAAAAACATTTCTAAAAATATAATCATTAGATTGTCCCGCAGACCCCATATTATAAACATTTAATCCCAACTTTTTACCCAATAATATGGGATATGCTTCTGTTTTATTATTTTGCAACCCAACGCCATCCGTAAAGGAGCAACCAAATGCATACATTTCCATTATAATCTACTCTTATATTCTTTAATAGATTTCATAATACCTTCCTTTAATGATGTTTGTGGAAGAATACTATATTGTTTTTGTTTTTTAGAACCTAAACATCTAATTGGGTCACCATTTGTTTTGGTTTCATCCCATACAATAGTTTTGGTTTCTCCTGTTAATTCTTTATAACATTCTACAATAGTTTCAATTGTTTCTTTAATAGTTACTGCTTCTGCACATCCAAAGTTGATAATATCACTAACTTCCTTTTTAACTACATCAATTGTAGCTTGTGCAACATCATCACCAAATACGAAATCTCTACGAGAAGAACCATTACCCCAACATACCATTTCCTCACCCTCTACATTAAATAATTTCCAAATATTAGAACTAATCACCGTTGCATCTTGTGCAAAGTTATCATTAATACCATATATGTTTGAAGGTCTAATTACTGTCCAATTTTTCCAACCATATTGAACTCTTAAAGAATCCAATGTTAATTCACCCATTCTTTTTGTCCAACCTGGATGCCAATCTAAACGAGATGGAGTTGATGCCCAAGTTTCTTCCTGATTCCAAGTATCTTCTTCATTCATTACTTCTGCCGGCTTATATACACCAACCGATGAAAGATATACAAACCAATCTACCTTTGCATCAAATGATGCTTTAATCATATTAGTATTGAACATCAACATTGGGAATAGGTAATCTGCTGGTTGCGTTGATGAACGAGCCGGTGAACCTTTTACACCCGCGATATGTAATACAATATCAATCTTATCCATAGTGAATAAATCTTCACAATGAGAAAGATAAGTTAAATCCGTTTTAATTAATACCAATCTATCAGGATGCTGTCCTTTTAGAAAGTTTAAATTTTCACTAAATCTAAGGTCAACTGCGTATACTTTTGCAGCACCTTCTTCTAAACATTTTTTAACTGCTGGTAATCCGACCAATCCGTTTGCTCCGGTTACAATAACTTTTTTTCCTGAGAATTCCATAACTTTTCTTTTTCGTAATCTAATTTTATTTTTTGAAATATTTCTTCAAAACATTCGTATTTATCAAATGTATACAAATGATTCTGATTATGTATAAGTATTTCTTTTATAGAATAATACCAATTGTGTATTTCTTCTATTGATTTATTTTTTAATTTTTCAATTTCAATTTCAATTTTTTTAATTCTCTTTTTTCTTTCAATTTCTAAATCATAACTCTCATCAATAAATGGTTCAAATGTTTTGAATCCTAATCTTTTTAATTCTGCCAATGTTCCATAATCACCTAATACAATAAATGGTTGTAAATTAGATAATGGTTTAAATATTTTTTCCGATAAGAATACATTTCTACCAAAAAAAGTTTCGGTAACTAAATTTATATATGTATCCGTATACCATTCTTTCATATTGTTTTTTGCTCCGAAATGTGCTTTTTGTCTTTCTTCCAAATTTTGTGTATCCAATTCATATGGTATCATTGATTCTATCGTATCAATATATTCTTTATTTGGATTATCTATTAAAGATGTAACATTTCTCAATAATTCATCCTTTGATAATTTTTGTATAAAAGAAAATAACCCTTCCGATAGTAAATCATATTTTATTGAAAAATAGGCCATTGCAACTCTATGTGGTTTAGACATTGTTTTATTATTACACAAAAATTTGTAAGGTCTTATCGCATTTTCAGATAAATCTTCTATTCTTGCCAAATCACAAATATATCCTAAATCTCCCTTTTCTGGAAATTTTTTCATCATATCCGCATATCCCTTTATAAATAAATGGCCATTATAAATTTTTACTTTACTATGTGGATGTTTTTGATAATATTCTGTAAATTCGCTACCACCTAACACAATAATATTAGACCCATTTATACCCAATTTGTTCATTTCTAATTCAAACTCCCTTATATTGTAATCATCATATAATGGGTCGTGTATTATGTTTACTAAAATTTTTACTTTTCCCGATTTAAAATATTCAATCATTTCCGTTGGAATAATATCTTTTAGTTTCCAAACATAATTTACATCATTTAAAAAAAATTTATTCTCTGCGGTTAGATAACTTAATGTCGCTTTTATTTCTAAAGGATAAATGTATGTATATTCATCATCTTCTATCTGTGTAATGTTGATAATATTATTTTCAAAATTTCTTGCAAAATAATTTAATAATTCCGAATGGTCAAATGGAATTCCTTTTTGTTCTTGTTCATATTGTAACATTCTATAATAATCTATATTCAAATTATTTCTATGAACATATTGAATAAATTGTCTTATTGCAGGATGAATTCCATTACCAAATGGTTTTCTTTCACCACTCTGTATATACCAATCGGTATAAACTAATTTAAATTTAGAACCATGCATATGTTCCATATTATATTCTATTAACTTTTTTAATACTATCTCTTACATAATAATTATCGTGCAAAAAAATATCAAATAATATATCATTTTTTATATAACCAGTCTTACACATTAAATCAAAAATATAATCAGGGTATTCATAAGATATTTCGTAATCCATTTGTAAATCAAATACATCTTTTATAAATTGTAATACTCCATTTACAATTTTTTCTTTTTCATCAAAAAATAAAACTTCGATATTTTCATTTACAAATTTATTATCAGTAATATCAATATATGTGCCAATTTTATCAGTAAAAACGCTTTCAAAAAATATTATGTTATCTTTAAAATTCGCTTTATAAAATTCACAAAAACCTTTTGTATCTTTTAATGGTAAATTTCCTTTGTATGTTATATATCTACCTTTAAGCTCTACTGCAAATGTGTTTTGAATATTGTATTGTGTTGTTCCCTGAAATCCACTATCAACCATAATTACATTTTTAGAATTACCTATAACATCCTTTACATACTTTCCATACTCACTTCTAACTCTTTTCGCGTTGTTCAAAATATCATTAACATATTTACTTAAATTTGGAATTTCTTTAGATGTATCAATATCAAAATTATCCTCAATATCTATTCCAAATCTATTCTTCAATAAACCATTTAAATTGCCAGAATATCGGTGTAGTTTAAATGTATCGTATATATCTTGTTCCGTTTTTAAAGATGCAATAGTTGATAATTTTCTTGATGTTTTAAAATATTCGTATTTTGGTAAATTATACTTTTCTTTAAACAATTCATATATTTTTATAAAAAAATATCCTTCTCTGGAATTAAATAAAACCAAATCACAACCATCTAATTCTTTTCGCAACCAATCAAAAAAATTAAAAACGATTGGTCCAAAAAAATTATAACCCAAATCTTCAAAAGAGTTTGGGTTTTGTAAATCTCTGTGTTGTAACAATAATTTTATATGTTTATCAATCAATTCCATAAACTTTAAATGCCGGTATTCCCAAACTATTCCACATTTGTATTATTTCTTCCTCATCATCATATGCACAAAATACATCTGATTTTATTAGAGTTTTATATGCTTTCTCTTTATAAACAGGAGCTTTTAAAAAATGTGAACTGCGATTTCTCATAATCAATTGGTCATATTCTACACCATATTTTTCCAACCACTCTTCCGTAACCTTTTCAACCGATTCTGGTCTTCCTGTTAAAACAATAACTTCGAATCCATCTTTCTTATATTTTTTTGCCAAATCAATCATTGGCCAGTTTGGTTTATCTTTTTCTATAAGGTCTATTCTATGTGCAATATCCCAATCTATTTTTCCATCAGGTTTTGTTGCTAATCTAAATCTTTCATTACTAATACAAAGTGTATTATCTATATCAATTATTACTTTCATAAATCTCTAACTCCTTGCTTTTCGTAACTTACAGGTATTTTAATTCCGGTGTTGCAACCATTGCAATTATCACAAAATGTAATATATCCTAAGTCAGTATAACCCAAATCAAACTTTAATAGTTCTTCGTTTGAAATTATTTTTATATCAACATAATCATTATCGTTTAATGGAAATAAGTTTGTTCTAACTGCCGATGTGTTTAGGTGACAATAGTAAAACTTACCATCATTTAATCCTCTAAATGGTGCTGTACATGAATCAAAATGATTTATCAATTGTTCCGTTGTTCTACCACCCTTTATTCTTAAATCTCCGAAATCATACCATTCAATTTCATTTCTAACATAATGATTGATTCCAACTTCTTTATATTTTTCTAATACCTTTGTGACTTTCTTTTTTATATTTTCCAGCTTATCGGTATAATCACTTACACTCAAAATAACATCATTTACTTTTAATAAATTAAGCATGCTATCTTTTGGTAAAATTGTTCCGTTGGTTGTAATTATTAATTTATCAATTTTATGAATGTAGTTTGTAATAACATATCTAACTACATCTTCAATATTTGGATATAAAAATGGCTCTCCACCTACCAAATGAAACACACTAACATAATCCACTTTATTAAAAAATGAATCAATATCGTTCTTTATTGTATCAACTTCTCTATGAATTGGTGTTTCAAAATGTGGCATGAACATATTACAATGAGAACAATTTAATGTGCATTTTTCAGTCACCAATACATCCGTTTGAAATATATGAGTTTTGTTTTTATGTTTGAAAGGCCAAATGGAAGCAATGTGTTTATACCAAGTCCACTTTATATTTTTTTCATCCAATAACTTTTTGTATTTGTTTTTAAATACATCGGTTGTAATAATAATTTGTTGATTTAGATTGAAATCATATTCATCCATATTAACCAACTTTAAATTATTTCTATTTGATTGAATTACTTTTGATTCGTGATATGCCGAACTTATTTCTTTTATGTTATCCAAAGTATCTTTATCTTTTATAGAATGGTCAACTATGTATTTTATTTTCAATACACCTTCTCCCATTAATATATCCATACTACGAATAAATTGGACACATTCCTTACTTGCACCAAATAAAACATATTCGGTTTCTAAATCCCAATCTTTTGTGAATTTATCAAAATTATGTATATCGTTTTGGTATAGCATATTAAAATACTACCCACTTACCACTTCCGTAATGTGGATATTTTGATTTATAAGTGTAATGAATAACATCCGATGGAATTTCTCTTTTTACATTCCAAGTTGCTTCGGTCGGTGTGTATGTTGAAACGCCATTATCTTCCACAACAAATACAATTGGTAAATTAAAGTTTCTAGAATATTTGTGAACTTCATAGAAGATACCACTTTCGAAAGACATGTCACCTATAAATACAAATACTTTTTCATCACTACCCCTTTCTTTAATTCCCATTGCGACGCCTAATGCAATGGATAATGTCCCACCAACTATTGCAGATGAATAAAACTTTTCATCAATATTACAAAGAGTAATAGATTTTCCTTTTAGAATTTCTTCTTCAATCCAAACGGGACAAACTCCCTTTAATAGTGCATGGTAATGAGAACGCCAAGTTGAAAATACCCAATCGGTAGTTTTTATTCTACTGAAAATTTCTATTAGTTGTTCTTCGTTTCCGTTTGAAAGATGGATAGGTCCTCTAATTTTTCCTTCTTCCCAATGTTTTACTATTAGATTTTCAAAATCAATTAATGTTTCTGCAGTTTGTTCAATAGGTCTAACTATTGAATATTGTTCTAAATTTTTTATCATTATCTATCTCTTTTTTGTAATATAGGTTTATCGGTCGGCCATTCCATTTGAAACTCCGGGTCATTCCATTTCACAACATATTGTTCGTTTGCATCAACATAACCATCTTTGTAAAATAAGTTATAGTGAAACATACAATCAGTTAATGCGTAGTGTCCGTTTGCGAATCCTGGTGGAATTAAAACCTGGTTTCTCAATCTTTCTGAAATTATATACGATTCCCACTCACCATAGGTATCGGATGTTTCTCTCATATCCAAAACAACTAAGTAGATATCACCTACTACTGCCTGAACTAATTTCCATGTCTTTTTATCCCAATGTAATCCTCTTAGGACACCTTTGTATGAACGAGAAAATCTTCCGTGAATTGAAATTTCTTCTTTATCATAATGAATATGCCTCATTACAGGATGTTCTTCTGAATGAAAGGTTGTAAATATTTCACCTCTATATTCTCTAAACACCGATGGTTGAAACGATGGAACTTGATATCCAAATTTCTTAGATGGTGTTTCTATAAATTCATCCCACTTATTACTCATACTATGTTTGATTTGCGTAACCTAAAGGAAATCCGTTTCTAAATTCTGCTCCCATTTTTGGAACAATCATTTGATATGCCATTATAAGTTGTTTTATTCCTCTATCCAAATCCCATTCTGGCTTCCAACCCGTAGCTTCTACTTTTGTATTGGAAACTATATAATCTCTTTTATCCGGGTCTTCGTAATAATCATTATATGATATTGCAAAATCTTTTACATGAGATTGTATTTTTTCCAAAAGTTCTTTTTTTGAAAGATTTGCAGAACTCAATCCTATATTAAAAACTTCATTTTTATATTTATCATAATTTTTTAACATAAAAAGAAATACATTTGCAACATCTTCAATGTGTATATAGTTTCTTTTAAAATTTTTTTCAAACACAACAATGTATTTGTCTGTAATTGCTTTATATGTAAAATCGTTCACCAATAGGTCGGTTCTCATTCTAGGTGATACTCCGAATACAGTTGCTAATCTGAAAATAATTGCATCCGTAGATGTTCTTAAAAAGTTCTCAGCTTCACATTTAGTTTGTCCGTAAACGGATATTGGATTCAACGGCGATTCTTCATCACACTCCGTTTGTCCTTGCCCAAGTCCATATCCACTATTAGTATTTGGATAAAGAATTTTTTTATCTTTACCATTTGTAAATTTAACTATATTTACAATTTGATTAAAATTTATCTCTCTTGCTAATTTTGGGTCTGCGGCACATGCTGGAAATCCTACAATTGCTGCTAATGGAATAATAACATCAACTTCATTACATAGTTTTTCCAATAACACCTCATTACGAACATCTCCGTAAATAAATTTGAATTTTGAATTAGAAGTATATTGTAATAACGAAGTTTGATTAAATAATAATTTATCTAATACAACCACATCATATCCTTCTTCTAACATTTTACCAACAATAACCGAACCCAAATATCCGGCACCACCTGTTATTAAAATCTTCATATTAAAAGTATATATTGTGTTCTATATAAAATTGTGGATAGTTTCCGCTAAATGATAAATCCCAAACTTTATATCGGTTGTGATGATTAAAATCACAAAAAAATGCAAAATGCGGTCTTAATGCAAAATCATAGTTTAATTTCTTTAAATCATTAAAAACCGTATGGCTGTATTTATCTGTGTAGTTATCTGCTATATCTTGTAATTCAACTATTTTTAATTTCTTATCTAATAGAAAACACAATTTGTATTCAAACTTACCATATCCCCTATGCTCTTCGGGTCCTATCATACTCCCACAACCAAACCAATAAAAAGCATGTTCATATGATTGTTTTTCATCATCTCCAAAATGTATGGTTCCAACCAATTTTCCATTAAAATAACAATCTATCTTTCTATCTTCAAACTGGTCACATATCATTGAGTATTCATTAAATTCACCAACTTCTTCGGGAAGTAAACCATGAAATACTTGCTTAACAACAGATTCTCCATTTGGTGTTCTAAACCAATAACTAAATGAAACATTTACATTATCAAATTGGTCTTTGAATGCCGATATCCCAGAATGCATTCCATTTCTTGCAAACATAAAAGATTGATTAATATCCAAATCTTCTAAAAATACTTTTGCGGATAGATGTAAAGAAAAATCTTCTTCCATCCATTTATCAATTCTATTTGATACAGAATACCTACTTTCAGGTAAAATAAAAAATATATTATCCTTATCTACTTTTAAACTCATATTTTTATTGTTTTACAAAAGTTATAAAACTCTTCCAATTCTGGGAATGTTTTTACAAAATTAGTTCCTCTACGTTTATCGTGATTTGAAAAATACTGATAAAAACTATATCTATTTTTCATTTGCTGTGTTGCATCTTGTGGTGCCAACATCCAATCGTAAATACGTTTTACTTTTTGAACTTCAACATCACTATATCCAATGTGTTCAGGACTAAATGATGGTGCCGCATAATATGTAATTAATTTAGATTGGTCTAAAATATATTTAGAAAAATCATAAGGAAGAACTTGCACAGTTTGGTGTAAAGGATATCTTAAATATGATGAATCTAAAAATACTGCTGAGTTCCAATATCTATCAGATGATGCGTATTGGTCTTTTAAGGTATATACATTGTGAATTAATTGTTCATAGTTAAATACACTCAATGCGTTGTATGTAGACATAAATGTAATAATAACTCTAGGACATTCTGTCAATATCATATTAACATGGTCCCAAAAACGATTAAATTCTAATCCCGTTCTAATATATTCTGCCTGTTCTCCCCAAGTATCAACTGATGTAAATATTACAACTTCTTTTGCTCTACCTTCATCTTCAATTCTTTTTATCTTCTCAATAAATTTTTTAACCAATTCGGTAGGAACACCTAAATTCGAATTAAACGCTAATTTTAATTCCGTATTTGGGTTTTCTTGTTCAATGATGTAATCTAATACTTTCCAAGTATCTTTTGCCATTAGGGGTTCTCCACCTGTAATTCTAAAGGTGTGTAAATCTCTATATAAATCAGGCCACCATTTCCAAAATGCTTCTACATAAGGATTATGTTCTCTAGCAGGAATTGGAAATTTATCTTCTACTTTCATCCACTCAGTTGAGTTGAAATTATCAAGAGTTGGATAATGTCCATATTGTTCTATTTCTTCTACCCATTTTGAACTGAAAGCGGGTCCACAATATGAACATTTAAAATTACATGCATTTGAGAATGCTACTTCTACATATTTTGGATTGTAATCATCTCTCCAATCTGATTCTGTAATTTCTTTCATAAATGGATAAGACCAACTTTCTCCTGATTTAAAAATTCTATCAGAAAAACGGTCAGAATTATCTTCTACTCCCCAACAATAATCACACTCAACAGGTCTACTACCTTGTAACATTTCTTTTCTACGAAGTTTTTTATATCTCGTATTATGAAGTGCCGATGGGTTTCGTGCAATCTCTTGTTCCGAAATTTTATGTGTTCTTGGATGGTGACATGAATGATTATGTCCATTTTGCAATTGTAGTGTTACTTGTGTCCACTTTGCTAAACACATTCCTGGACCAACTGAATTAAGTTCATCTTTTACTCTTAAATAAATTGGATTTTCTTTGTATGTTTTTTGCTCTGCCATAATTTTAACAATGAACGTTAATCATTTTGTGTTTTTCAAATATTGTTTGGGTATTTAAGTATGTGTATTTCATACTATTTATACCATCTTTTTTATAATCTATTTTGCCTTGTTGCATTTCTAATACATATCTCCTTTCATTTGCTGCTGTTGTTTCACCCTTTGCCCACTTTTCTATTCCACCAACATTTATCAATCCTTCCGTTTGATGTGGTAAACAAAAGAATTTACCATCTCGTCTATGTGGTAATACAACATCAGGTATTATAATATCTCTTTCTTCAAATTTTACATCATTTATAAAACCATCATTTAATTCGGATTGGTCTATTAGATATCCATTTTCTATATCATCAAAATTGTAATGTAAAACTAATCCGTTTGTTGAATATTGTTTATTTAATAATTCAACTTCGGTTTCATCTAATGCTCTATTCCATATTTTTATATCCGCTATTTCGCCCTTAAAATATGCATTTGGTTCAAATCCAGCAACAGATGGTGTATGTCCAATGTAAAATGGTTCACTACCATATCTTTTTAAATCATATTGATATCTGATTGGTGATTGTGTTCCCATTCCATTTCTTGCATCACTTTCTCTACCATTGATATATAAGTGCATTCTTTTTCTTTTAGAATCCACTACCATAGTAACCCAACTCCATTCATTTTCATATCTTTTTATCCATTGGTAGATGTGTTCTCTATGATTATTCCAAAGCATTGCAGTATATGCTCTACTATTGTTAAAAGATAATCCCCAATCAAATCCTGGTTTTCTTATTATAGGGTATTCTACAAACTTTCTTTTATCATCACCGATTAACCAAATAGGAACTTTTTCTATTTGCTGGTCTGCTTTAACTAAAACAGAAACGGTATGACAAGAATTCAAAGATTGTCTTAATTTATCATCAGGTTGGTTTGGTATTTTTATAAATGATGATTTACCATTAAATACTCCAACCGTTTTTGTTTTATTATAATTTAATGTTTTTTTATCGGCATATCCTTCTAAAACACATCTCCAAAATAAGTCATCATCTTCCATACCCCAATCCCAATAACCATTAGAATATCCGTTGGTTTTTATCACTTGTTCTTTTGTAAACAACACTGCACCACCAAAGTATTCCTGATATTTTAATCCGTAATCAGATTGTGATATCCTAACTGCCAAATGCTTTGGTGCATCTGGATTATATGAATAATCACAACTATCATCTTCTGGCACCATATCAATATCATGCCAAACTATATAATCACAACCATCATCAAATGCATATTTGGCTGCAATGTTTTTCATCAAACCTCTGTTAAATAATTTTTCATCACATTGGTGTGCCAAATATATTGTATGCTCAATTCCCCTATCTTCTAAAAATTTAGATACATGAGGAACAAACTTATTCATATGTTCTTGTCGATTTCTATATGGAACACAAACTCCTAATTTCATACTATAACAATACTGATAAATGATGTATATTTTCTTTTTTTGCTTCTCCGATTATTTGATACATACAACTATTTAAACCATCTAATTCTATATTATATAATCTTTTTTTAACTTCATTCAAAAACCTCAATTGATTTATTCTGGTTTCTCTATGAACCCAACTCTTACCATTCCAACTATTTGGTTTGTGTGATAATAATTTGAAAAGACTATCTCTTCTATAAGGAACCATCATTTCTTTACCCAATTGCTGGTTTGATTTAATAAAATGTGAATTGATAATTTCTCCATCATTTCCGTTACCTGATAAATCTATCAATTTTTTATTTTTGTAGAATTTAAAATCGTAATATAATTTTAAATTATCGGAAGATTTATAAGCTCTAAAATTTTCTAATAGAGAATTTTCTAATGTATTTTCCGAAAGTATTTCAATTTCTCTTTCATCTAATACTTTATCAAAAATAGCAAATTCAGAAATTATACCATAAAAATAATTGTTGTTATCTAATCTTTCAGGAGAGCCAACGCCCAAATAAAAATATTCTTCATCTGAATAGTTTTTGAAATCGCCTATTAATTTTTTTGATTCAACCAATTCACCATCTTTATAAAATGAAATTTCTTTATTTTTTACACTTATTGTAATACAAATTTGCGTAAAGTGATTTGTAAGTATTTCCGAATTAATAGATAAATTTTCATTTTTTGAATTCCAAAAATCACATTTATATCTTCTAAATGAATTATAAGATATATTAGTATCATACCCTGGTATAGAGAATACGGTATATTCATCATACTCTTTCATAGGATTAGATATGACTTCATCGGGTTTAAAAGATATCAATATTGATGCATCCCTATTAAAATCAAATAAATCTTTTTTTGGAATCTTTATATGAGAATCTTTACCATTGAAGTATAAACCATATATTTTTTTAACTTCTTTTTTTCCTATTACTTTTCTATCTAAAATAATTCCCTTTTCTGCACATCTAAATAGAAGGTCATCATCCTCAAATCCCCATCCCCAATATAAATTCGAATAACCATTTATTTTTTCAAATGTTTTATTTGACATCATTGTTACTCCGCCAAAATAATCATCGAATTCTAAATTTTTAGCTTTTTCATATTCCAATTCAAATTTTGTTGCAAGATGGAGTGGAACTTCCGAATAAGAATAATCAACATCAATTGGTATCATATCCACATCGTGAAATACAATATAATCACAACCTAACTCTTTTGCTTTTATATATCCAACATTTAATAGTTTTCCTCTATTAAAAGGTTTATCATCGGATTGTTCGACTATTATTACTTCGGAATCTATTTTTTTAGATTTTAAATAACTTTTTGTTTCTGATATAAACCTATTTAAATGAGTCTCTCTATTTCTATATGGAACGATGATTCCTAATTTCATTTATTAAACTTTTTCTATATCTTTTTTTGGTCTAACTTTTCTTGGTGGTGGTGGAGTTTGTTGTTCTTCCTGTGTTGTTGGAACTTCCCCACTAAAATTTGCTTTAGCCATTGTATGCCATTCATACAAATACCATGCCAATCTTTCACCCCATTCTTTCTTATCAATTTCTTCGAACCAAATAGTAAGTGCATCCAAAGAATTTGCTATCTTTTCCAATGCTTTAACTTTTCTTGTTTCCAATACAACTGATTCTAAATTTTGTTCTGGAGTTTCTACTTCTTGTAACTTAATTTTTGCCATTTTTAAATTTTAATTGAGTGTAAAAATATATTATCTTTTAATTGTTCTGTTTCATATAAATCATATGAAAGTGTATTTAATCCAAAATTGTCTGTGTTTAGGGTGTTGTTTGCTATTTCATAGAAAAATATACTTTCATTTTCTACAAAATTTCCATCCTTATCAACCCAATTATACACACCCAATTTAGAAAATTTTTCTTCTCCTTCCATAACTTCAAATCTACCCAAAGATTGTTCTGGCATATTTGTTTCGTATGAAAGAGTTATTTCTTCTGAATATATTTGGTTATGTAATCCCGTAGATATCAATCTTGCATGCGATTTTGATTTAGATTCATCTACATAAAAATCTCCAAATTTTTTACTAAATGTTATGTCTATTATAGATTCAAAATTTGTATTGACAATATCATCTGTTTTATAACCATCAACATATATTTTTTCTATTTCCGAATCGTTTAATGCATAATCAAAGCACAATAGATTTGATATTTTACCTTCGAAACAATCTCTAAACGCCATACTTCCTATCCACAAATCTTTACCTCTAAAATCCATTAATGTATCTGGCAATTCACTCCAACCAACCAATTTACCATCTACAAATAAAGATGCTTTTCTATAATCCATATCAACTTTTAATGCTAAATTAATCCATTGATTTGTATAGTTTTTATGTTCGAACCAAATATTATACAATTGATTATCATCTCCCCAGATTTGAACAGCTATAGCCTGGTTTTTCATAACAAAAATACCCATATCATATCCTTGCTTACCAATTATACACCCGTTTGTTGATTGATTATCGTTTATCCAGATATCCATTGATATCGTAAATGAATCTTCAAATAGATAATCAGTTTTCTTATTTGCTTTTATAATAGCACAATTATTTTGGTCGGAAATAAATGGATAAACTGTTTTTTTACTAAATTTATTTATCTCATCAACATCAATTAATCTATGTGGTTTGTAAACATTTTTAGTAAAGAATCTCTTAACCGGCAATAGATTGTGTTTATTTAATCTAAATAGAAAATCTTCCCAATGAAAAATACCACCCCAATAATCATTACTAAATCCATTTACTTTGATAAAATCTTCTTTTGTTATTTTAAAACTACCACCAATCCAATTTGCATATGGTTTTAAATTTGTAGCAAGATGTGTTGGATAATGTGTATATGTATAATCACAATTATCTTGCTTTGGTAATAAATCTATATCTTGAAAAACATAATAATCAGAAGTATCTGCGGTTATATCAAACCCAATATTACATAGTTTACCATAATTAAAATAAACATCTGCATCTTTTTGTTCTATGAAATGTATTTCGTAATTGACCTTATCTTTAAGGAAATATTCCATATGACCTATGAATGTATACATTTGTTCTTTACGGTCAGAATATGGAACTATAATAGATAACTTTTTATCTTGCATATAACCTTTTATATAGATATAATTTTATTAAATAATTTTTTCCATTTTTTGTAACTTTCAAAGGATGCAACTGGACAATATTCAAACATATAATCTTCTGATAATAAATTCAATTCAAAATTTGAATTTCTTAATGATTGATGCATTTTAAAATATTCATCTGAGTATGCATAATCTTTTCTAATATCTGCTACTTTTTTTATTCTATCAACAACTGTTTTATCCCATTTAAAATGATGTACCTGAACATTGTAAATATCTACAGGTGCAATTAAAGGGTGTTGCCAACCTTGCCATCTCCAAGTTGTATGCCCATCTATCTTTGCATAATGTTGACCAGGAGTTATTTCTATATAACCCTTTACAATACAAATTTTATTAGGACATGCTTTGCTCATTTGATATCTGAAAAATCCAGCATATGGAAATTGACTAAATATATTTTGTTTTTTAGAGAATTTTTCAATTTCTTTAAATTTACCATCTTCTCCAATTCTATCTATAAAACCACCTCTAACTATATCCCAATTATTTTCATCACAATCATTTATTATTTCTCTTAATGGTTTTGAATATAAATGAAATTCATCATCATCTGAAATAACCCACCAATCATTTGGATATAAATTTTTTATTTCATTGTATAATGCTGTAACTGTCTCCCAATTGTATTCTTGAGTATCATCGTGCCTATATAAAAATATTTTGTCTTTGTAATTATCAGTTATCTCTTTAACTTTATCGTATTGTCCATTTCCTGTATCATAAACAACAATATAAATCTCGTCAACCAAATCATAGTAATGATTAATCATATATTCGAGTGTATCTGTTCTCGAACCTGTTACTGTAACTAATCTTATTTTTTTATTCATTTTTATTTTCTTGTCAGAACTGTCAATCCAGTTGTTGTTGGTTTTAAAGAATCAAACATACGAAAATTTTTTAAATTTACCAAATTCCAATCAGAATTATTTTCTAAATCTTTAATAAATTTTGCCGGCCCATCAAAATTATCAAAATCCTTTTTAGCATCTTCAGTAACGATAAAAGTATCATGATAATTTTGGTCGGTATCGTGTATTGTTATAATTCCATTTTCTGACATTATGGTTGAATACAATTCAAAATCTTTTTTAACACCTTCATAAGAATGGTCGCCATCTATATGCAAATAATCAATCTTAATATCTTGTCTTACAAAATAATCATAAAAGGCCCTTTCTGATGTTTCTAAAATAACTTGTGGTGAAAAATGTTGTCTTAAAAAAGAATTTTCATCTGTCCAATCAGTAAACCCTCCAATACCATTTGAAGCATCTATAATTATAGTTGTTCCAATATCACCCCATTCGGTTTGATTATTCCCTTCGAATATTTTTTGTTCCCATAAATCTTTTCTAGCTTGCGTCATAAGACGGGGTATAAATCCTCCTCCTGTTCCAATACAAACGCATATTTTTGCTCTATTAAACATTATGAGTGAATATATCATTAACCCATCTCCTAAGTGTAAATCGGTTGCACCATGTGTCCAACGATACTTTACAGGCTCCAATTTAACATTACCATTTTCATCAATAGTATGATTATTTGTTAAATATTTTTGAATTAGTGTTTGATTTAGTAAGTTCATTTTCTGGAATATTGTTCTACTTCTTTTTCTATTTTTGGCCAAAGAAATTCATTAAAAAACCTAATGTGTTGTTCTCCAGATGGATGCCACTGTCCTCCGTTAAGCATTTCATTTTGATTTAAAAACCATTCTATAATCCCACCACCAAATCCGGATATGTTTACATCATCTGTAAATATAAATTTACTAAAATCTATTTTATTTAGTAATGCTTTTAGTGTATCTAATTCATACCAAGAATTCTCAAACGGTTCTAATTTATCAAAAATACTTTTATTTGTTTTTAAAGTTGCATAATTACCACTTTGGCCCGTTTTATCCGTTTGTAATTTTATTAATTTTTCAATACTAACATCCATATCGAAAAGATTACCAATTGTAAGCATTTTATATGGTATACCTTTTGTATTCAAATATTGTTGTGTGTGATATATGTTTTCTAATGTATCCAAAACTGCTCCATAAAAAGAATAATATTTTTCATAAAAATCTTTAGCATATCCCATAGTATCGGTCCCATTACACATATAATTTATTTTATTTACCCAATGTGGTGATATATCTTTTATTCTTGGAAATGTATTTGCTTTTTCTTCTGAAACAAAAATTGGATAATCCCATCTATCAATTGTGGACCATTGAACAATCATATAATCAGGCATATGCTTATGCGATATATCATTTAAATACCAAAAAGTTTTTCTTCGTATTACAGTATTAGAAGAACCACCAACTGCAATATTTCTTACTGCATATTTTTGTTCTATACTACTTGGAATTTTATAATTATAACGGTCAAATCCTTTATTATATAATCCCGATACCCAACTATCATTATCATCGGATGGTGCAGAAAAAGAACACCCATTCACTAAAATCATATTATATTTGTTTTTAAAAGTAATTTATTAATATTATTCATTATATTACAATAATGATTAATTAAATTTTCCTTATTATTTTTTATTCTATTATAATTTTTTATATATAACTTTTGCAATTCTTTAGTATTTAATTTTTTTAAAGAAGTTACAATCATATCTATTTGCTCCAATTCATTTTTATATTCTATTCCATTTAAATCAAATTCATCTAAAAATAGGTCTATTCCTATTTTTTTAAAAGAATCATAAACTTTATTAGAACCGTAAATCATACAAAAATTTTCAGCTATAATTGGTTTTATTGATTTTTCTGTAAAAAATCCGTATTGTAAATCAAAAATGCAATGTGTTTCACCAACTACATCAATCCATGCATCATTATATTCTTCATCTTTAAAATAATATTTCAAATGGTCATATAAAAAATCAGCATTGTCTGATGTGATGTTTATTTTGTCAATAATTTTTAAAAATTCATTAAAAAATTCTTTATTAAAATATTTCTTATGATTAATACTATGTTTTTTGGTGTTATCCGTATAAATAAAATTATCATTTACGGCTTGTTTATATTCTTCTAAAAATTTAATATTAACATTATTTTTTCCATGTTGTAATATATCATTTTTATATGCCTCTAATAAAAATTTTATTCTATGGTATCTTGGTTTTTGACAAGTTTGTGAATAAACATTAGTTCTATATAATTTATTATTTATGTTAAAATTTTCAAACATTTTTTTAAAATCAACCAAATATTCACTCCATCCATATTTTGTATGTGGAAATAAAGTTGTTATCAATTGTCCTTCTCCTAATATATGAAATAAAGAATAAAATGAATCATAATAAAAATTATTTTCCTTTGCAAACAATTCATAATCTGTTAATTTAATATGATTAAATTTAAAATTATACAAAAACAAATCGGATTCATCTTCATAATTTACTGCTTCTAAAAATGCAAAATTAAAAAAAACTGTAATGTTTTTTTCTACATAACGATTTTCTAATTTTAAAAAATCTTCTTTATTATTTTTTAATAATGGATAGTATAATTCATACCAAAGTTTTCTATCACATATTATTGTTAAATCATCAATCGGATTTGTATAATATGAATCCATATTTATCAAATCATTTGTATTTTGTATTTTGGAATACACATTCATATCCAAATGATGGTTTATTGTAATAGTATTATCATTTGATTTTATTTTTAATACAGATAATTTATTATCCATTACCTTATTCAAATCCAAAAGTTTAGCATCTGGAAATAAACAATGTAATTCTGCTGTGGTGCAAAGTAAATTTATATATTTCATATAACCTTTAATATTTCAGTAATCCATTTTTCTTTGTTTGTATATTTTTCAAGACCTTTTTTTAATCTATCAAATTGTTTTTTATTTTTTTCAAAATCATCTTCAAGTATACGAAGATATTGATAATGAAATTGTTCTTTATTCATTGCTCTATAACGATACTTAATTCCCTTCATCCAATTCGTATCTAATATTGGTAGTTTACCATTATCAATTGCATCGAAGATTGCATAACCAAATGGTTCTTTAGTATATGCTCCATGAAATATTTGAAAATTCTTTTCAAAAAATTTGTTGTGAAATTTATAATCAAATTCTATAAATTGATGAACTTCCGAATTTATTTTAGATACATCCAATAATCGTTTGTAATCATATTTGTTTGAAAATATGAAAGCGGGTATTTTATCTAAATAATGTGCATTCTTTCTCGTTTCACATCTTGCAGCATAACCAATTCTATTACTAACTATTGGAACAAATGGTTTATTGTGTTTCCATTCATAATAGTTTGTTATTGTGATTGTATTTGGAAAATAAGTATGAATTGTATCACTCTCATAACCAATCCAAACTATGTTTTTAGAATTATCTAAAAGGTCTTTTTGCCAATGCCAATCTAATCTTGTCATTAGGTTTTCGTATTCATCATTCAATCCAACTACATCTGGTATGAAAGCATGAACAAATGTTGTGTGTATTTTATGAAAGTAATTTTGAAGTAATTCCCACTTTTTATATGGATGATGAAGGATAACAATTTTTTCACATTCATCTAATATTTTTTTTACTTCTTCTTCGTTTTCGTATGTATAAATTGCACCTTCTTCTTTTATTAAAGGTCTACCAACCACAATTATTTTGTAATCTTCTTTTATTAAAGGGAGTATATTTTCTACAAAGTTATTGCACCAAATATCAGAACCCCCTATAACATTTTTTCCGTAACCCGTTGTTATGAATACTATCATATACTACCACTTATTCTTTGTATTAATTCATTTTTAGCCTGTAATAAAAAATCGTTTTTATATTTTTCCGTTCTATAATTTTTATTTCTATCATATAGTGGTGAATCTATTATATCTGGATCATTTCTTTCGGCAACAACTAACCAACTAACCACATCGGTTGATTGAGTATTTTCACATTGTATATTTATAGAACCACTAATAATATTTCCTTTAATTCTATCAAATCCTGATTCGTTTTGTAAAAATAATTGTGCATTTCTTGATAGATTATAAAAAGTTCCTTCCGTCATTTTTGAGGCAGAATCTATTGAACACATTGCTTCTCCGTTTAACAATTCAACGGTCCCTCTATACATCAAATCTGCTCTAGGTCCTTCTATTGCTGTATGATATAACCATTTGTTTTCATGTATTGGATGTTGTATTTTAAAGTTTTTATATTTTCCAGTTAAACCTTCCGATATTGATAATGAACCAATTATACCCGATTTTCCTTTTACTTCAAAAAAGTTTATGTTCGCAGCTGCCTCCGAATCAAGACCCGCTGCTTTTGCAGAAACATCAGCCGCATTCATATAGTTTTTAAAACCCTGATAAACCTGTATACCGCCCGGAGAGAATATCGAATAACCATTACCAACTCTACCAAATTTTACAATAATATCTCCTGCCGGCCTTCTAATTCTTATAAAACTATTTGCGGTTCCATCCACATATCCATAATAATATTGTATGATTTCAACTCTATACCAAACGGCTGTCCCCACCGTGTTAATACCCCCACCTCCTGGTGCTTTAATTGTTCCACCGTATTTATTTTGAACATCGGTATATACTTGACCACTATATTCATAATATTGCGCTGAAGCTAACAATATTAATTGTTCTCCACCAAATCCAAAAGAAGTATTTACATTTGTTTCATTTTGTGCATCTACTGCCGATGGGAATTGTCTAACTCTTAAATAACAATCCCAATATCCTGTAATAGATTCCTGATAATCACATTGGCCTGAAATAATATTTGATATGCTTGGAAACTGGTCCGCTTCCACAAATATCTCTTCAGATGCGTATTGTAAACCAATTATACCATACCCATATCCATAGTTGATATGCCCATATGCAGCCATATCGTATCCCGTATTACCATCTTGATATGGCGGATTATCCGACCCATATACGGTTGCAAGTATTTGTGAACTATTAGAATACCCCAACGATCCCGTATCACTAATATTAATTGCAGGAATGGTTAAATCGGCATTAATTCTCAATCTATCCAAATAATCCACACTATTTGTTTCTCTAATAACAATAGCTGGTTTGTTTCCTGAAGTTGTTAATCTTAAACTAAAACTACCCGTTGATTTTGATAAAGAATCGGAACTTAGTGTCCACCCTGCAATATTTCCTGTGTTTGTTGCTGTTATATTCGTTGCAGTAATATCTCCTTTTATAGCCAATGCATCGGATGCGGCGGTCCATGTTAAATAACCCGCACTACCTTGTAAACCAAAGTTACCCGAATTATCCATATAAGATTTCCAAGAACTACCATTATAATACCCCAAATAATTTGCACCCAAATATAATCCAGAGCCCGCAGGTGCTGCGTTTGCCAATGCAAATCCACTTCCACCGAAATTGTAGTTTGATGGATTTACCCAAGAACCAGATTGCGAACCTATTGCTGTTAATTGTGATTGTGCAGTATCTGCTTTTGTATTTGCAGTATTTGCGGTAGATTGTGCCGTTGAAGCATTTGATACCGCTGTATTTGCAGTTGATTGTGCAGTTGATACCGAACTTGCTAATGAAGATGTTGCACTATTTAAATTTGTTATTGCACTGGCAGCACTACCTCCTGTAATATTAACGGCACCATTTACTGTCAATGTTGTTCCATCCCAAGTTAATTTATCTTTTAAAGAAAATTGACCCGAATTATCTACATAAAAAGATGTATTGGTATTATTATATGTTCCCGTTCCAATATACATTTTTTTATTTACACCATCCAATGTTATTGCTCCACCACTTCCAACTACAAATAAACCTGAAATATATCCACCATTACCTGCGATTACAGGCGATGAAATAGATGTAGCAGTTATAAATGTTCCACTACCACCTGTCCAGTTACCATTAGCTAATAAATTAATAGAGGCGGATGCATCCGTTTTGGCCTGATTTATTGCCGCAGTCTGTGCAGCAGATGCTGCAGCTGAACCTGATGCTACAGCGTTAGTTCCTATACTTGTTGCAAATAATTGTGCAGCCGTTTGTGCAGCTGCCGCAGATACTGAACCAGATGTCACCGCATTTGCAGCATACCCAGCTGCAGTCGAATTTGCAGAACTTAATGTGGATGATAACGAAGATGTTAAAGCTGCCGATGTTGCAGCATTACCACCCGTAACAGTTATTGCACCATTGATTGTTAAAGTGCTACCATTCCAAGTTAATGAATCGGTTCCTGTTCCACTTAAATAGAAGTTACCATTATTGGCCATATAGGTTTTCCAATCACTTCCATTATAATATCCTAAATAAGAACTTCCCAAATAAAGACCGGCAGTAGAACCAACTAATACGGTTGGTGGTTTTGCAATTAAACCAGTTGCTGTTGTAAATGTTGTAGATGCAACGGATGTAGATAAAGAAGCGGTTGCGGAATTTATGGCACCACTTACTGCATTTAATGAAGATGATAAAGCAGTAGTTGTTGCGGCATTACCACCTTGAATATTTATATCTCCGGCGATTTGTAATCTACCTTGTGTCGAACTCCATGCTAAAAACCCACCATTAACCGCAGATGATGTTAAATAAAAATCACCCTGATTATCCATATAAGTTTTCCAAACACCACCACCATAAAATCCTAAATGAGTATCTCCCGTATAAAGACCAGATACAGATGCGGTTGGTGGTCTTTTTACCTTACCATTTTCATCCGTAAAAATAAATTTATCCAAATATGCAGATGCCGAATAAACGGTATATAATGATTGCGAATTTGCCGTAGATAATGATGAACTTATAGATGAACTAACATTTGCTATCGAACCACTAACACTTCCACTTAATGTATATATTGAACCACTAATTGAACCACTTACTTGACCAATAGTCCCACTCACTGATGCACTCACACTACCTATTGTTCCACTTACCGAACTACTAACTTGTCCGATAGTCCCACTTACAGATGCACTCACACTGCCTATTGTTCCACTAACACTTCCACTCAAACTAAATATCGAACCACTAACCGAACTACTTACATTTGTAATTGTTGTATACGCAGATGCACTATTTACTGTGACTGTTCCACTAATAGATTGTGAAACGGAAGATATTGTGTTTGTTAAATCTAAAGATGCCGATGCAATCGAAGAACTTAACTCAACCGATGATGAAGCCAATTGAGTTAAAACAATAACTGTATTTGTTCCACCTGAAAATTGTTTTTCTTTTAATATCGTTATTGGAACGAAATTATTATTTACATCATAAAATTCAAATTTAAATTCAAATATTTCATTTGGAACGGTCGTTGGAACAGATGTCAAAAATGCAACAGAGTCGGGTGAAAATGCTGTTTCTGCTGATACAACTAAACTTAAATCTGATAGATGCCATTCACCTTGTGATGCGCTAAAATATAGTGATGCCGATGGTTCCGTTACATCCAATTTAAATTGAACTATTTGATTTTCAAATTTTTTAGTCGGTGATATACCGGTTAAAGTTCCTATTTTTAATTCACCAATAGATGAACTATTTGTTGTAGTTGAACCACTTATGTATATATCTAAATCCGATGCAGTTGATGAACTATAAAACGCATCAAATTGTAATTCATAAACGGTTTTGGATGTTAAATCTAAAGATGATGTATATAAAAACTTACCACCACCATTTAATTTAACTCCATTTACTAATCTTGAATTTGATAAAGTGGATGTTAAAGTTTCCGTAGTATTCCAATATTTTGATAAAATTTCAGAATCAAAAATACCAGTAGATTGAACTGCTCTACTACTACCTTCCAATGTAATCAATAACTCTGTCGATTCTAATAAAATATCTTGCACCAATTCATAATCAGAAATACTACCTTTAGAACGTCTAAATACTTTTACTCTTTTTACATCACCCGCAAATGTTTCCAATTGAGATAATTTTATATTTGCATATGATGATGTAAATTCGGATTGCGTTCTATCTGAACCGGATAAATATGTAACAGAATATGGTGTTGTCATAACCGTCTGAACAATATCGGATTCTATTAAGGGAGGATTAATTTTAGCAGTATCAGCTGATATAATTTCTAATATTTCTGGAGTATAAGTTGGATAGGATGAAAAACTCATAGTTTCGCCCAACATATTATTTTGAAAAGTTTGTCCATTTAGTAATGTAGCAAAATATTCCAAATCATCTGGTAAAATATATTGGTCACCAAATTTACCAAAAGTATTATTTACATAATAATCCGTTGGATATAAAGATGTATTACCACCTTGTGCTATTCTTGTTTCGGTGATAGTAAATACAGGTTTTAAAATTTCGGTTATCTCTACCTGCGGTCTTTTGTAAAAACGAATTTTTGTATTATTTTGTAAAAATGGATTTACATTTATTTCTTTCTGCCATCTTACATTGTAAGTATCTCTATATTGTAACGGAACGGGTTGCTTTATACCATTTGCATCAACATATTCCGAAACTTCACCCAATATTGTAATTGTACATGGACCAAATGCCGTATCTGGATAAATGTAAACCGCTATAACTTTTGAAGTTCCCTCATAATATTCGGGTATACCCTCACCTGGTTCGTGATAAATTATATTACCTTGAGAATCTTTGATTTCTATTTTTACAATAGTATCAGCAACTAAAAATTCAGAACCTTGAATTAAGAATGCATTTTTACCTCCTGTAAAGGTATCGGGTAACTCTGTAATTTTAAAATACTTACTATTGGTATCCGTATCTTGAATGAGAACGGAATACTTTTCTAAATTTTCAGGAAATAATGTTTTCTTTAGAACCGCCATTAATCTTTTTAAATAAATATTTCCAAAAAAATTATTCCTTCATATTTATATAAAGAAAAATAAAAAATACTATATTGTATTTTAGAAAACTAAAGAAAAATAAATAAGTTATGAAATACGCTATGTTGCAAATCAAAAAAGAAACCCATGAACTTCTCAAAACATATTGTGAAGAACACGGGTTTAAGATGGGTAGTTTGGTTGAGAATCTAATTAAAAAACACGTCGGTGTTGTGAAACAACAATCAGGTGTGTTGAAGGCTGATAAAGTTTCTATTAGAACTCACTCTTCCTAACCATTATTTTTATATGATAGAAATGATACCATATTATATTTCATATCATTTTTAACTTTTTCTACTTCATGAAATAAGTTTTTTTCAGAGTCTAATACAACAAAGTTTGGAAATGTTGGATTTATTTTTATAATTTCATTTTCATTTGTATGAAGAATCAATTGCCCACCATTATCCGTATTCCATTCTGAATTTAAAAAATAAAGAAAAACACAAATTCTATCAACAGGGCTACCATCATCATGTAATTTTATTTCACACCCCTTATCGTAAAATTGTAAACGATTCATTGGCATGTATGTTGTAGTATCATTTACTTTATCCGCATAATATTTTTTACAAAAATTCTCTTGGAATTTATTTATAATACCATTATGTAAAATATGCGTTATATCTGGAGACATTGAAGTTCCAAATACCCAAGTTGGATAAAACCCACAATCTTCTATTTTTTTGATTTGATATTCGTGACCTTTTTCATAAACCTCATCAGCAACATCCAAATTTTTATCATTTCTTAAAAGTTCATCATATACAATTTCTTCCATATATGATAATTCTTTATATTTAAACCAATAATCGTATTTTGAATGTCTTTTTATATTAATTGAATCTATTGAATTTTTTATAGATTTTAAATCATTAAAATCAATTAAATCAGAATATTTTTCAATTGAATCACAAACATATCCTTGTTCTCTAAATTGTTCTACACTTATCATAATAATAAATATTAAAAATCAATCTTACTAAATCCATTCTCCTTTTTAATCTCAATCAATCCATCTACAATATCTCTCATAGCATCTAAGTGAGAAATTACCCAAATAAAATCAAATTGAGTTTTAAGATATTGCATCATTCCGAATAAAGAAGAAAGGTTATCACTATCCAATGTTCCAAATCCCTCATCAATTACTAAGAAGTTTGGACGAGGTAATCCACATATGTTTATTAAAGCAACTCTAATAGCTAGTCCACTAATAAACTTCTCCATACCACTACACATTTCTAATGCCCACTCCTGGTCCTCATAAACAATCTTTGCGTTGATATTCTTACCATCTACTTCCATTACAACTCCGAAATCAACAACTTGTCCTAATATATTATTTACTTCCGTTTGAATAACTGGTAATGCTTTGGAAATTAATTCATATGGAACTCCATCACGCTTCACTGCATCTAAATAATAGGTGTATAGGCGGTTCTTTTCTTCCAAATCCTTAACTTCATCCATCTTTGCTTTGATGTTGTCTATAAACGATTGTAATTGCGTTATAGCACTATTTGTATCGTTTATATCTTTGTTAATTTGTCTTATTACCTTATCAACTTCCGATTTAAGAGTTTCCTTTTCTTTGATTTGTTTTTCTAACTCTTTATTGGTTTCAATCGTATCTTCGTTTTCGTAATATTTCTCAATATCTTCTTCGACTTTATCCAATTGAGTTTGTAATAATTCTTCTTTTGTTTCCAATCCTTTATATTCCATTTCTGCTTTCTCTAATATCACTTTCAATTTGGAATATCTTGTTTTTAATTCTTGCAATTGATTATATTGTTCTTCCACACCTTCCATAGTATCCAATGTTTGTTGAATACCCACACAATCAATCATCGCCTGTTTAACTACATCTTTAAATTGAGGTAATCCTTCTTTTGCTTTCATCGCATCTTTAACGAATTCATTATTGCAACAGAATTTACAATTTGGGTCATATTCGTGTTTATCCAAATGTGAAATCTTTTCCTCTGCTAAACTTAAATGTAGTTTTGCAGTATCATAAACTTTTGTAGCTTCAACTAAATTGGTTTTCTCTCGTTGATAATTTGAATAAGCAGTTTCTATATCAATCGAACCATTAAAGGTTTTCTTTTCTTCAATTGATTTAGAAATTTCTGTAAGAGTATCGTTGTGTGTTTCTATTTTGGTTTCGGTATTTGTATACTCCGTTTCTAAATTTTCAATTTGTTTTCCAATTGATTTTCGTTTCTCTTCCAAAGTAGGTAAATCCAAATTAGAGTCGATTGGTGCAAGTTGTCTTGTTAAATTCAATACCTCACCTTCAATTCCTTCTTTTATTTTTGTTTCAGAATTTAATTGTTGTTGTAATTCTTTTAATTCACCTTTTCTATCTTTAATCTCAATACCCTTATTCGCCAATTCTGTCGTAAAGTCGGTTTTCTTAAAATTTTTGATAAGCACACTCACTTCTCTAATATCTTCCAATGCAGTATCATACAATTTATCAAAAATATTCAATCCCATAAACTGTGCTAACAAATCTTTTCTTTCCGATTGGGATTTATCAATGAATAGGGCATTATTACCTTGCAAACTCAATGCAGTTAGAACGAAATCTTCATACGTTCCTACATATTGTTCAATGATTGCGTTGGTATCTCTACGTTCCGTTCCGTTTAGTGATGTTCTTTCATCTCCTTCCATTTTGTAAAACTCAACATCCACTTTTACATTCTTTCCTTTGTTGATTGTTTTAGCACTTCTCTCAATGAAGTATCTTTCACCATTTATATCGAATTCCAATTTACATTTGAAATCGGTCTTACGATTATTCATTATGTTTGCTGCTTTGAATGCTCTACTACTCTTATCGTATAAACAAAATGAGATAGAGTCAAATAGAGATGATTTACCACTTGCGTTTGGTGCAAATAATCCCATTAAACCATTCAATTTACTGAAATCAATAACATTATCCTCACCATAAGAGAACATATTAGAAAATTCAAAACGGATAGGTTTCCATTGGATATTTCTTGCAACATCATCTAATACAATTCTACTATTTACATCTCTATTAATTGTTTCCAATTCGAACAAATCTTCATCTGTCACAAATGGCATCATTCTCTTAACATAATCATGTATTAAAGAGTTTTGATGGTTTACATCCGTTATATCTTCAAAGTCTAATTTGTTTTGTCTATTTCCGGTCTTTAATTTAGAAAGTGAGTCTGTTCTAATGATTGTAAAATCCTCAAGTCCGTATCTCATCTTAATTTCTGTCAATACTTTCTTTGTATCGGCAGTATCGGTGTTAGATAAACGAACTCTCAATCTTGCATGCTTTGGCATATTGTTTACAATCGGAACTATACCATTATCTACATCCAAAGTATAATAACCATACTCATTTGGAATATCAATCGCTTCATAAGTTAGGGTATCTATATCCCAAATAAGGAAACCGTGCTTATCCAATGTTTCACCGAAGTTTTGTTGAACCAATGAGCCGGCATAAACTACCTTACAACCTTTTGGAGAAATCATCTCTTGTCTTTTATGAATATCACCCAATAGAGCTAAATCATATCCATCAAATATATCCGTTGTGAAGTGTCTACTACTAACCACATAACCCACATCCGTTATAGAATTATCAACAGGTCCGTGAAATAGTGCAATCTTTGTTTTTGCATCAATATCCTCTGCTTTTGGCCAATTATTCTTATTATCAAAAATAGAATAAACAGCAAATGCGGTATCACCATGTTTCCAAACCTGTGTATCTCTTAAATAATAAAAGTTATCTAAATTCAATGCTTCAACAATCGGAGTAAGAACATCAATTCTATCCAAATTGTTCATATTACAATCGTGGTTACCTGTGATAAGGATTGTAGGTGCCAATTTAGCACATTCCGTAAATAACCAACTAATCTCTCTAACTAATTCAGGAGACATTTCCAATTTAGCATGTGCAATATCACCTGCTAAATAAATGATTGCATCTTCCGTTCCTCTATTACGGATTTCCTCAAACATTTTTTCAAATACTTGTCTATACTCTTTGTGTCTTTTCACGTTACGGATATGAACATCCGCAATATGGTAAATCGTTTTTAATTTACTCATAAACTTTTTATTTTATTTAACAATAATTCTTCCGAAGTAAATTCTTTAGTTTTCTTTAGTTCTTCGTAGAATTTTTCATACCCCATATCGGCGGCATCTTTATCTTTTAAATACATCATTTTAACCTGTATTCCATTCTTTCTAAAATACTCTGCTGCTTTCAATGCTTCACTCATCGCATCGTTATCTAATGAGATGATGATATCACTAACACCACTCATAAAGATTTTCTCAACTAATTGTTTAGAAGGAAACTTACCTAATAGTGGAATTGCGTTTCTTTTAATTGTGATTGCATCAAATACACCCTCACAAAGTATAATCGGTTCATTCCAATTTACCTGTGACTCAAATGCTATAACATTCTTACTGATTGGTGGGTTTTTGTATTTCATCTTCTCTTCCGGATAATATGAACGAGAAACAAAGTAATTCAATGACCCATCGGAATTATATGATGGAACTATTACTCTACGGGCATATAATCCTTCTTTACAATACCCTATGTTATATTTGATTATATCTTTTTGTGTAATACCTCTTTCGTTAAGGTAATGAATAGCGTGCTTATATTCAGGATTAAACCCTTTTGGTTCTTCTGCTAAACTAATAAATTCTTTTGGGAGTGAAATAAATACCTTTGTATCGGCATCTTCTTGCTGTGGTGTCCAATTACTATCTCCGTATATTTCTCTGATTATGGATATAGTTTTCCTGTCCACATCAAGTTTACGAAGTAGGGATGTCAATTTTTTACCACCACTATTACAAGTCCAACAATGCCATTTTTGAGTTTCGGTATTAACTTGTAACTTTTGTTTATGGTGATTACAAAACGGACAATAAAATGCTAATTCGTTACCCTTTAATGCGGAATAACTACCCAACGCATTAGACAGCGTAGATATTACGATATTTTTATCAGTCTGCTTCAACACAAACCAAATATACAACAAATATTTGAAAATACCAAATTTTTATGGTTCTAAAAACCACTCATCCGGTATTACTTTATCCGCATACTTAAATCCGTGCTTATCGCACCAATCTCCGTATGTAGTTTTAGATTTTTTGTTGATTTTATTCTTTGAATTGGAAAATACGAATCGTATATCTAAATTAGGGTTTTGTTCCTTTACTAATAAGTGTTTCTTACGGTCTGCAAGAACAAATCTACCTTTTGTTTCTACTCTTATTCCATTTGGTAACTTAAAATCAGGATTGTAAGTATGTTCAGAAGCAGGTATAGTGTAAGCCACTTTTTCTGACTCATATTGAACCTCAATCCCTCTATCTTCAATTTGTTTGGAAATGTTTTCTTCAAGACCTGATTTAAACCCATACTTTTTTGCAACCCATTTAGGATTGTTCTTTTTTGTAACTTTTTTTCTAGCCATTGAAAATTATTTCTTTACAGAATCGGAGTATTTTTTCTCATTTACTTCTCCACCTCTACCTGTTTTAAATTTTGCAGCAGTTAATACTTGGTCATCTGCTTTTTTCAAATCATTGGTAGTATATGGTGTTTGTGCATTAACACCTGCTTCAAATGAAATTTTATCAACACCCAATGCTGATTTATTTGCTTCGTATAATTCTAAAATTTTAGACATATCTTTTTGTTTTACTATAAATATAAATTAAATATCAAATCGGATAATAAAGTTCACAGGAAAATCTGGCTCTGATTTAATTGGTTGTGGTAATTTTGCCACTGCTACTAAATCCATATCATCATCGTATAAGCCGATTGTTGTTATAAATGGTGCAAGGAATGAACCCGTTGAATCAACCGAACTATTTAAATCCCAATCATCAAATCCACCTTTAGTAGTTCCGTTATAAGATGATGTAAATCTATAGTCCAATACATCGCCGTTTTCTAATTCCAATCGTTTTCTAATGTATCTAGCTCCTGTTTTTGTATTTACTTTGTATATTCTATTATCCGAACCTGTTATGTATTGGTATTCAAACCCAACCTCAGATACAGCCGATGGGTTTTGTGATATATTAAATTCATCTGGATTTACAATCAACAGATATTCGTGTTCATAAATTGTTTTTGTCGATTTAAAAGATAAATCCCAATTACTATTTAATCTATCGTTGATTGTTCTCGTTAAAACAATTAATCCTTGATTGTAAAAAATATTACCAGCTTTATCCGACCCGGCCGCACCTTCTAAGAAATCAAAATTATCAACCAACATATCTCCGGTTTGAATATCGAAAGATACCATATTTGCGGAAAATGGGTCTCCCAAATGTGTTCCTGTAATTACTCCAGTTGTAAAATTTATAGTTGTAACTACTATATTGTAAACATTACTTAAAAAATCAGTAAATGTTGCATCTCCTGTTTCATTATTAAATATAGAAAAATTTACAGTGTCACCTGCAGCTCCAATTAAATTTCCGTTACCATCATCTATATACGATACACCGTTATCTATCAAAGTTACAGAACCTTTTTTAATTCCTTCACCCACATATATTTGTGGAATTGATAATATTTTAGCAGAACTACTTATATATCTTTCCGAACCCAATCCGGTTGTATAATCTACACTCTTTGCACCAAATCTTAAAAACGGATTATCAATATGCTCATTATAAAACTGTGCCTTTAATTGTCCAAAAATAGATTTCTTTGGAAAATATGATGATGATGCTTGCGATTCCGCATCAGCTTCTAATAATGTAATATCTGCAGATGTATTATCAAATGACCATTCTTTATAAGCTTTGAATGGTCTAATACTAATATCTGATTTTGGTATTCTTTTTAACATATCGTATATAAATATTCTAAAACTAAAAACCCACCAAATTAAGGTGGGTTAGTAGGGTTTTAATTTATTCTCCGATTAGAAATCTAATTTAACTTTAATTGCAACTTCTTTATCAAATGATTTTTCAATTGGTTTAGATACTTTTGCAACTGCCAATAATTCATTTGTATCATCATAAAGTCCAACCGTAGTTATGTAAACTTTAGGGTCTCTTTCGAAACTAGATACCGAAAATTCACCAATAGAACCCGTTACGAATGTTGGATTATTTGAGAAATTAAATTCTCTATTGTTTGCTCTTACGAAGTAGTGAGATGTAGAAACATTTTCAGTTCTTCTTGCTTGGAAATCTGCACCACCACTTATAGCCATAAGTAATGCAACCGATCCTGATTTATTACCATTATTTTGGTGATAAATAGATGTGATTGAAGAACTTGCAGGTGCTAAGAATGGGTCAACAGATGTAGCTAATGCTGATGGGTTAAGTAATATTACACCCATATCTGGATAGAATAATCCCCAACCTTGTCCGTTTGATGCGGTATATGTATTGATTGATGCGGTTAATGCTGAACCAATGTTTAATGAACCACTAACTAAGTTGTAAACTCTTCCTGCAGTTGTTACATTTTCATCGGTTCCACCACTATCATCAATTAAAGTGATACTTCTAATAGAACCAGATAAAACTAAAGAAAAATTACCTGGATCAAGTCTTTCTTTATATCTTGCTCTATTTACATTAATTGCGTAGAAATTTTGTAAGTTGTGTCCACCTGCAGTTGAGCCTGTGTAAACACTAAAATAATCATCCGTTCTTTCTAACAATACGTTTTTAAATTGATTATAAACAGCCTTAGTAGGTAATGTTGATGAATCATCTTGCGTTAATGTTGGTGCACCATATCCGTTTACATCACCATATCCAATTGAAAATTGAACTTCAGCTGCATCGGAAGATGTTAATGAATTATAAACATCTAAATAATATTTACCAGATACACCGACAACTTGTGCAGATGAAGTAAAGTTTGCTTTAACATCTAAAGAACCAGTATCACCACTCCATATTCCAGAAGTTACGATTTCCGTTCTATTGGTTACTTTATCAATTGCACCAAATTTTTTGTAAATACCATTACTAATCGTAGTGATATCACCGCTAATTTGTTCACCACTTCCTAAAAATTGGTTAAGGATTCTAACGACTTCGTTTGAATCAATTGGAGTTCCTGCGGTGTTAGCTGCACCTGCTAAGTATTGTGATAAATTACTTGCTAAAAGGGCTCCTCTATTATCTCTTATTACTGCCATAGTTTATATTATTGAACGTATGTTACTGTTACTGGAATAGTTTGTGAACCACCCGTTTCGTTACCATAAACAGTTATAGTTGTTCTGATATTCGAAGTTAATGATGGGTTTGGAATAAATTTGAAAGTTAAACCTTTAGCGATTGCTGCTGTTGCAGATACATCATCACCAATAAATACTGGTACTGAACCAACTGCTGCGGAAACACCTTCACCTACAATATCACCTGCATTTTTGTTTGCTAATACTAATGTATATCCCAAACTTCTATTACCAGCTGGAGATGTGGTTGGAGAAAGTGATACTTCACCACTTCTTTGATTTACTGAAATATTAGGAACACCAAATTCTACAACTGGGATTCTTGTAGTATTTTTTGGTAAAGTTACTAACTTATATTTCATTACTTGAGTTTCATCAGGATTTGCTTCCAATACAGGCATATTTTTAATTGCCGCATCATAATAAGCAGAACCCAATGGATGTGCTGGTTCATAAAGTGAGTAATCTATTTCATCATCTGCCAATGCAAATTGTGTAATGTTTAAACCTTGCCCAGCTGCTAATTTTTCTCTACCTTTTTTAGTAAGGATAGCATCAACTGTCAATTCGGTATTACTTAAATATCCCATAGTATTGTATTATTCTTTTGTTTATAAATATAATTATTTTTAAAATCCGTTTATTCTATTTCCAAAATTGGTTCACTTGCATCTCTACCCGCTTTGTTTACTCTCAATGTGTTAGGATTAGTTGTAAATGTTTCAACAGGCGGAGTTCCATCCAATGTTGTTGCAGCTGTGTTTTTACTGCCCTTATAGAATGAATTTTGTAATCCTCTTGTCAAATCGGATGTATTTCTATAATGTGTTCCTAAATAACCACTAACAGGTTTTACCGATATGATATTGCCCGTTGCAACAGGCTGAACTGAACCACTAAATGGTTGAATATTAAGTTTGGTTTCGGTGTATAAAGATGATGTTAATTCCATCCCACCTCTAGGGTCTCCCTTTCCACCTATTACAACTTTATATTTAACAATATCTCTTTGTTTTTGTTCGGTTACTAAATTAACTCTAATTCTTTCTTTAACTCGTCTACCATCTTTATCAAAATAAGTTCTAATAGCAGAACCACTTTGTGCATAAATACCAAATCCAATTGTTTCTAATTCAGATTGACCTGCGATGGTATTTATATCATAAACATCTATTTCTGTTAATATTCCACCTTTATCTAATTCCGTTTCAATTATAACTTCTTTTTGATAATAATCTCCACTGGTATTTAACTCATCATTTACATATATCGGAGTATCATATTGATAATTTTCTGCAGAAGTATTATTTAAAGATGCCGTATAGATTGTTGCATCATATTGATTATTTTCACCAAATAAATCTTTTGATAAATTACTTTCAATAATAGTTTCAAATTGATTGTTTTCCGCCGATGTTACTAACTCATCTTTATAAGATATTAAAGATTCATTTTGATATTCAGCTCCTGTTGGTTTCTTTTGTTCAATCTTGCTTCTTTCTAAAATGTGCGGTTCAATCAATAAACCAGTTGTTGCTCTAACTCTTGCAGGCAACATCTTTTTAATATCCTCAAATAAAGATTTTTCGTATGATTTTATTAAATTAACATATTGGTAAATATCTCTACCATCAAATCTATTAAAATAATATTTTCTTAATTTTTCTAATGATTTGTAGTTAGAACGATATTCATCCGATGGGTCACCAATATAGTTATCTAAATTAACCCCACCAAATGATTTTGCAATATCAATATTCATCTCTTTTGTTGGAGAGAAGAATAATCCAATTCTATTACTATCAACAGGTGATTGGTCAAATGCTTTTTTAGTTGTTCTACTTTTTGATGAAAGATTAATTCCAAGTGATGCATCATTACCAAATACATCTGTTTGGTTTTCAAAACGAACTTTATTAGTTGAGTATCTACTAGAACCAATGTTTGGAATTTCCAATGCAATTGTTCTTTCTACTACTTCAAAATTATATGGATATATTGTAGAAGAACTAAAGTTACTTGCAGTTGCATATAACAATGGTGAAGGATTTTCCGAATATAAAGATGCGGATAATATTGGTCTATTTTCGTAATCATTTCTTGTCAAACTTCCACTAAAATAAACATTGGTATCAACATTCATCAAAGAAGATGTTAATGCTAGATTTTTTGGATACTCAAAATCTAAACGGAAATACAAATCTTCAGTAGAAGAAGAAATGTGGTTACCATTTACGGCTTCAGGAAAATAAACGTGTTTATGGAAAGCAGATGCTGATAATTGTGTTGTCCACAATCTTATTTCATCCACACTACCACTATAATTCCACCCAAAATAAACTTTATTTGTTTGTGGACCAAAATTATTAGATAAGGAAGAACTATATGCATTTTCAAATATATTTCTATCTTTTTCTACTTGTTTAAGATTCATTTTAATTCCTGATGAACCTGATGAAATACATAATCCAAAAAATCTACCATTGAAAATTGGAATAGAATCCGATGTAATTAAATTTGTGCTACCACTATTATATTTTACTACACCATATTCACTACCAACTGATCCAGATATTTCCACATTCCAACCTGCAGAACCAGATATTATCGTTGTGTTTTGTGCATACGCAGGTTTTAAAAACATTTCTATTGTTTTCGGTTTTTCACCTGTGTTTGTGGTTTTCCATTCTACTTCTAATTTTGAACCACTTATCATAGATAATGCATATGTTGTATTATCCATTAATAATTTTGTAGTTCCAACTTCTTCCGTTTCTGAAAATCTATTAGGTGCTTCCGGTCCACCAAATTCTAAAATTGAAAGATTTGATGATGGAACACCATAACATGCCATAATAGCATATATACCTCTTCTTGTTCCTTTGTGTTTTAAAAGATATGGTAAGTTGTTTATAATTCTTCTCCATATTTCATTTGTTCTAGCTTTTGCAGGATTGGATTCTTTTACATTACCATTCGAATCTTGTCCGTAAACATACTTCCATAAATTTTCATCAACAGCAAGATTTTTAGCATCCCAACCAAATGATTTCAAAGTATCAAATAACAACTTATCAGGCATACCACCTTTTAATTTATAACCAAGTCCTCTATTTTTTTCTAAAGCTTTGGTAAAATAATAAATGTTATCAAAGTGATGTCCAATCATTGAGAAGAATAATAAAAAATTATCATTCTCAGTATTGTTCAAAATGTATTCAGGTATATTATTTTTTAAATAATTTTGGTTTTCAGAATCATAATTATCTGCCAATTCTATCGTATTTTCATACCATGTTGCAACCTGTGTGGTGTTACTCAATAATCTAACCCCATTTTCATAAGGCCATGTTATAGAATTACTTCCACTATTTGTATATAACGATGATGATGTATATAAGAATTTTTCAAAACCATCAAAATTATTTATTAGTTGATTTTTCTTTAAAAGTTGTCTTTCTCTTTCTTGAAGTTCTGCTGTTGAGTTTCCTACATTGTAACTATTGTCTATATAAGTTTCGTATGCTTCTATTAATTGAATTTTATAAACAAAATTATCAACTCTTTCTTTTGCAGAACTAAAATGAACAAAATTATCCCAAACTAATGAACCTGTTAAATAATTTGAACCACTATAATATTCTATATTTAATTCATCGGTATTGATTAATGATGAACTTAAATATGTTGATATAAGATTGGCAGATGATGATGTCGATGCACTTAGTATTAAATTATCTAATGATTCAAATGCTGTTGATTTTCCACTAACAAAATCTACTTCTATACTAAAATTAGGTCCTTTTATTGGTGGACATTTCACAACATCCTGTTCATTCAATACAACCGTTTCAATCAACGGATTACTCATTAATTTTGTAATCCAAAGAGTTGAATTTGTTCCAATGTTTGCAGGTAGTGGTGAATATAATTTTAAAAGAATTGAATCTACTTTATTTTTAACAACCAGATTACCTATTTCATCTTCTACTTTTTCCGATAATGTCCAATCATCTTCTTCCCAAGAAGAAACTATAATTTGTTCGTTATTTCCAAAATTAACCAAATGGGTTAAATATTTACTTTCTAATCCTAAATCGTTGAATTTAAGACTATCGGAAATAATATTAAAAATTGCCGTCTTTATTGTTGATTCATCTAAAACTAATTCAGGATAGAATACAGAAGTTGTAATTTCATATTCATTACCAATTAATTCTTTTTCACCACCTCTGTTTATCGGTAAAAATACAAAAGTCAAATCTATTTTTTTACCACCTAAAAACTTTTCAATTATAGTTTTTAAATTTACGGTAAAAGTTCCATTTGGTGGTTGAGATGATAATAACGGAATTTTATTTTTTTCGTTATTTAAAACAAATATATCTACGGAAGTTGCCGCAAAGGTATTATACGAAACATCAAATTCAACATTTAAATCAGAAAATACAGGTACATCTATTGATTCTGCCAATGTTATTTGTGTTATAGATGGAAAATCATTGATAGCGGTAAATCTAATAACTTCTTCTACCGTATTACCTATTCCAAATCTATTTACTGGTACAAAATATATCTTTTTATTTCCATAAACTCCTGAAAAATCTTTTGCAAAAGATAGTTCTACAAAACGATTTATTGCCGGAACTCTGATTGGTGTATCTGTTATATAAACATCTACATATTCCATATTTGTATATGAGAATGGAATTTGTATTGTTCTATCCGAATCGGAATCTTTTACTTGATATTCTTTTGTAAAATCACCTAAATTAATTATTGGTTTTAATATTTGCTCCCTTTCTTGTTTTGAAAATAACGCAGCAACTACAATTCCACTTGCAAATTCTTTTCCTGTAACTTTGAAGAATTTATTTACTTCATTCCATTTCGTATAATCGGTATTACCAGCAGCAACTGCTTTTGGCGCCCAATAAAATTTTAAATAAGAAAACCCTTCAGGTAGATTATTATTATTTAAAACTAATCTAGCAGTTTCATATGATTCAAATATATTAAGATTTACTTCTCCATTTGTTAATAAAGATTCTTTTACACTTTTTGTATCTATATTTCCAACCGATAATTTTAAATCACCAAAATCTACAATATCATTTGCAGCAGAAACTATTTCATATTTTAATTTTATAAATTCGCCTAATTCTGATGTGTAATTTGATATAAATTCTACATTGTATTCAATAGTTTTATCTCCACCACCATCTCCAGTTCCACCACCGCCGTTTCCTCCACCACCATCTCCAGTTCCACCACCGCCGGTTGTTTTTGGTTTAAAAGAAAAGTTTAAATTTACAACACCATTTAGACTTGGTAGTGTGGATAAATTTCCTAAAGTATATTGATTAGATGTTTCATCTAAAATATATTCTTGTATTTTTATAACTTCTCTATATGATAAGTCATTTGCTGTTGGTGTTCCTCCTAATATATCATCCGGTGGTATGTTTGTGAAGTTTAATCTTCCAATTTGTGGTATATTTGAATCAAATCCAAAGTTATTTGCAACCAATGTTCTTGGTGTATTTGATATATCATCAAATGGTATAATATTTTGATCTTGATTATTAAAATCTCTTATTCCAGGAAAAGCACGTTTAATACTTATCTCATAATAATTTTTAGATATTTTGTTTGCAATATTTGCTTTATATATCTTTGGGCCTGTGAATGTAAATGATGGATTGTATGTTACAGTTTGCGATGAACCCAGACCAACTAATATATCGTTTTCCAAAAATTCAGTTGGTTCATCCGATGTAAGATTTATTTTTAATGAACCCGAATTTTGGTCTACATATGAGGGTGGAACGAATGTTGGATTTGGTTCAACCGGTGGGATATATGTTCCACCACCGCCGCCGCCAAATTGATTTAAATCACTCAAATTTTGACCGGCAAACGGGTTATAATCACCAATACCATCGTATGGTGTACCAATTTGGTTTCCTCCTAATTCGTTTGGGTCATAATATCTTGCCATCTACTTTTTTTATAAATATTTTATCTTAAGTTTTCTCTTTGATTCATATCAAAATCAATAATATTTCTTCCGATTTTATCACCATATTCTTCCACAGCTCCACCCCCGCCACTATATCCACCACCACCATATTCTTTTGGTTGTTCTATAATTTTTATAGGTTCTATATATTCTTTTGGTGCCGGCGGTAAATCCTCTTTTGGTATGATATCAAATTGAGGTGGTGGCATATCAATTATTTCTATTGGTTCAATTGGTTTAATCGGTGTTTTAATTGGGGGTTCTATTATTTCTTTTGGTCCTAAGTCAATTGGTTCTTCCTTAACAGGAATTTCTTTAATTGGCATTTCGGGCGCATTCGGTATAATTGGTAATTTTGGTGGTGGAATATCTATTATTTTTTCACTATCAAAAACTACCTGTATATTTTTAACAGGATTGTTGAATATATCTGCAGTATCTGTTACTTTTTTATTTATATCAACTTTTGCAAATTCTCTTTGAACAGTTTTTTTAACTTCAGTTCTTCTTTTAAGAAATGACATGTTGAAATTTACAGAATGCGATAATATACTTTCAATATCATTTAATATTAATTCAAATTCATACTTTTCACAATTTTCAAAACGAATTTCCGATGGTTTACCATAAGTAGAATCTCCCAATGTATAGTATCTATTTTCTAAATAATATGTTACAGATGTTTTAAAATCTGAAAATATTTTTGTTCTCAAATCTGCAAATTTTGATAATCCAAAATCTTTTTTAAGTATTGCAAAAAAATCTTTACCAAATTTGGTTTCTAAAGCTGTATCTATCTTTTCGATATATTGTGTTTCATATAAATCCAAAGAATTTAATATTTCTTTTTTATAGAATACGAAATCCTTTGTTAATTTATTTATATCATTAAATTCTTTATAATTTTTTTCGTTTATATTCTCAAATTTTGTTTTTAGAGGTAAAATTCTAATTTCTTCTCTTGAAGGAGAAATTTCATGTATCCAAACTCTTTCCAATTCATTATCACTTCCGACTCTATTACGAACAAAATTTATGTTTAATTTAAGTATACCATTTGTAAATCCTAAATCATTTAATAATTTTTCTGCATTTATTACCAATTCTTTTTGACCTTGTTTATTTGTAACATTGTTCATATATTGTGCAATATTTTGCGATTTTATATATGCAACATTGTTTCCAGATGTTTGTGGTAAAAGATTGTTATTGATATCATAAACAGCAACTTCCATAACATCGTATTTACATTCGCTGAAATAACTTTCTTCTACTTCATTTTTTGTGACAATAAAAAAATCTTCAGCCTGTAAAAACTGTCCTTCGTTTGTGTTTTTTAAATTTACATCTTCAAAATTTGTATATTTCTTTATACTCATAATTTATTAATATGATGATGGGTGCATTATACCAATTTGCATTTTATACTCTTTAGTTTGTTCACTTCCATCGGATGTTCTTTTTACTTTAATTTTCATTGTTCCAGCTACATATTTACTCTTATCTCTCTTTCCGTATCTACAACCACCAGGAGTAATTGTTAATGCTAATTTATCGTTTTGTCCTGCGGCAATACTGAAATTGGTTTTTGGAACACTCATCCATTTTTGTCCTTCTCCGAATTCGGTTGTTATTTCTATTTGAACTTCTTTTGTATCATTATTAGTAATATCTATCGTATTACCACAAATCCACTTTGTTGCACTATCCTTATTATTTATTCTTGCATCAAAATCAGGATATTCGGCTTTTTCTTTTTTAGGTGTAACTTTAACGGCAACTACACTATTAACTACATCTGCACCACTTGCCAATGCAACATTTGCAGTTGATTGTTGAATTGCCTGTTGTTGTTGAACTGCACCCAATTGAGATTGTAAACCTTCAATGATAGAGTTTAATGAATCAATTTGTTTTATTAATGCATTAATTTGTGCTTTAAATCCTGTATTTTGTGATTGTAAAGCTGCTCTCAATATAGATTCATCAACTGATTTTTGTAAAGATGTTGCAATCTGATTTGAAAAATCATCTATTGTTTTATTAATCGTATCTAATTGATTTGCCAAAGCATCATTGGTTTGTTCAATATTTAATCTGTTATTTATTTCAGTTTGAACTTGTGATTTTAAATTAGTTATAGTTCCGTTTAATTCTTCCACATCATTAGTAAGTTTTTCAACTTTTAATCTCAAATCTTCATTATCCAAAACAACGGCATCGTATAATGGTTTTGGAACTAAATCTTTTACTTGCTTTGGAATATTTGGTTTTAATTCTTTTAATTCTACATCTATTGATTTTACAATTCTTTCTTCATCTAATTTTGGTTTGTTCAATTTTTTAAATATCAATGAAGATGCGGGATTAGAATCATCTACAATATTAACATTGTATTCGGTTTTAGAAATGGCAGCCGATCCTGATACTTTTAGAATATCATCTAATCGTTTATCCTTTTCTTCTTGCAATTTTAATGCTATAGCTTCTAAATTTGTCATTATATAACATCAAATATTAATTTGTCATCAATTATTTTTGAAACACCATCTACTACAACTTTTAATTTTAATCTATAACTTCTGTTTATAGGATATGATGCCGTATCTAAATAAAAGTAATTAGATTTAGAATCACAACTCAATTTTGAATATTCACCAAATGGAACAATAATTTCACTTGTTTTATAATCTTCGATTTGATAATAAGATGAAGTAGGTAAATATTTTGATTGGTCATATTCAAATGTTGAACCAAATGTTTTGGCCGGATATAAATCTCTACCTTTAACTCTTACTTTTGTTTTTGTATTTTGGAAATATTCTTTTTGCAGATTTGTTACAACTACTTTTGAATTTTCTAATGCATCGGTTGAAGTTGAACCAGTCACAGGAGACAAACTACCCGTTGAAAATATTTGGTCGTTCCATACTAATTCCAATTTTGGTTCGTATATTGTATTTGTTTCTTTTGAAAAGAATTTAAGAACACCATAATCCAAACTATTACCATATTCGTTAGTTAAACTATGATGTAAAATAAATCCATTATTTGGTAATGAACCACTTATCCACAAATGAATAATATTTGTAACATCCATTCTAACATCATCGGGTTGATAGTTATATGATTGCGATGCTTCCGATGCGGTATACCAAGTTCCACCTTCTGCATTTGCTGAACCGGTTGCACCACTTCCTATATAATTCGCAGTTCCGGCTATTGTATTTTCTTGCCACTTTCTATCACCATCTCTATATTTCCAACTAATACCATCGGTTGTTATATTATCAAATTTTGTTCCAGTTCCCATAGTCCAACTTTGCGAAACTGCGTTTGCATAAATCGTATATTCCAAAGGTATTTCAGAAGAATTAGCAGAACGAAGAACTAAGTATGTTTTCCAACTACCCGTTCCTATCGTTTCTATTTCTGTTTTTATGGAACCTGTATCAAACTTTATTAATGCTCTGGCTATATCTTTAATAGAACCATAGTAAAGTTTACCAACCTCTAATATCTCATCTCTACCTGCGTTTTGGTCAGGTTGTTGTAGGTAGATACTGGCATCGTATGATGATGTGAAAAATTTATGCATATTATAAAGCTCTTCCTTTTATATCTTTGTTAGGGAATTTTACTTCGAAAACACACGGGTCTAAAGATGGATAAATTATTTTACCTTTAGTTGCCTCATCCATATTATACTTATTTGGAGAATATCCTGCTCCACCATCACCACATATGTTATAAATTTTTACAGATGGAACACTCATAACCCCTTCTACATTTGCAAGTAATAGTTCTACTTCAGAAATATTAATTGGCTTATTAAATGTCCAATTATCTATATTGAAATAATCCTGCAACTCAGCTAAACAATTAGCTAAAACTTCTCTTTTATTATAATTTGAATATGCGATTATTTCAAAATCAACTCCAATATTTACAACAAATCCATTTATTATATTAACACCATCCGTTAATACTCTATATTCTCCTAAATAGGTTTTAAGATTTTCCTTAACGGCATCATTTAAATTTGTTAATTTCTTTTCAGAATCATAACCCAAAACATACATATTGATTGCAAATGGATTATTTAATTCATTTACATTTGATTTTTTTTGAGATAAGTATTTTACCAATTCTTTTTGCGTATCTTCTTTAGACAATCCTTTAAGCGTTTCTACTAAATTTGAAAACTCTTGTAAATTTTTTGGATTAGCAAGAATTGATGCAGGTGAACCATTATCAATTTCACCATCTGCAGATACATAAACTTTAGCAACGCTACCATATCTTTCTGGCATTGATAATGCTCTAACCATATAGTCTTGTTTGGTTACCGCTCTATTTTGAGAACCAAACATAGCTATTGCATTTTGTCTAATTTCTTCAATGGATTCTGCACCCCTACCACCAACAGCTGGTTCTAAATTTTCAACTGCAATAGAATCTTTGTTTGATTCATATAATGCAGCTTCTGCTGTCGATAAACTCAAAATATCTTCTTCAAATTCTATTCTACTTATTGTTGTTAAATCTTCTGAATTAACATTGGATTCAACTCCACCACCAACTAAATATTTTATAGTAAGTGTTTTTCCAAACGGTGATATTCCAAATGTATTTGTTTTCAAAAAGTTAGATGGGTCAATACCTTCATTTGTTCTTTTTATAGAATTTGCTAAACCTAAACCAACATTTTTTGTGTTTGGTAAAAGAATTTCATCCTCATAACCGGCTGAATTATTACCACTACCAAATTGTAAATCAATAGTGCTATCGGAATTAACTCTAACCGAAAATCTTCTTGGAACTTTTTGCACTTCTAAAACATAAGGAACAGTATCGGCATATTGAGATAATTCGGTATTTGCTCCTGTGTTTGGTTGTTCAACGAAGATACTTTCTTGTGCTAAATAAGGAACTTCATACCATTTGTTTCCTTGAGAATCCACAATAGAACTTATTGATATAATATTTGTATCGTTTAATGTAATCGTTGGATATTCCGTATTATCGGTTATTTCAATTTGTATCTCACGTTCTTCTGCGGATACTGCTTTTACTTTTTTTGTAATTAAGTATAAATTTGGTTCACCCGTTTGTTCATCTCTTCCAGCCACATCTATTTCTCTATCCGTTGGATTTGAAAAATCAATATTATCAATTGTTCTAAATACAATGTTTGGATTTGATCTTGATTGAACCTGTAATCCATCTTTTATTTTAAAATAATAAGTAGAATTAGGTCCGTATCCAGGTGCTCCCATTGATGGAACGGTTTGATAAACGGTCAATGTTGTTACTGCAGGTGTAGTCAATTTTGGTTTATATCCCATTGATTGAGCCAATGCCATAACATTCTTTCTCTCCGTTGCGTGTAATAATAAAGATTCTTTTAACTGAGTATCTTGATAAAAAGATAAAACATCTCCAACAAACGCAGCCATATCTAAGAATACGCCACCAGGTGATGCTTCACTAAAATCGGAAAATGTATTTGGAAAATATGTCTTAGAATAATCAACTAAATTTTGTCTAAATGAGGCAAAATCTTTTCCAACATAGTTTATATCTCTGTTATTATTTTTCCAATTTTTATCTATTGGTTTAAGTGCCATTTATTATTGTTTTATACTTACATTTATTGTTTCAGATAAATTTTCATTAGATTTCAATGAAAATTTAATTTCTAAATTAATTTGATGTTTATCAATATCTTCATCATCATAATCAAATATGATTTCATCAATATTAATATATGGAATCCAAGTATTAACCGCACGAATTATAGATGCTTCTATTTTATCATCTATCTCACCCGTTATTATTGGTTCAAATAGTAGAGACCATACATCACAACCAAAATCAGGATACATAACTCTTTCTCCTTTTTTGGTCATAATTAAATTTTTCAAATTATCTTTAGCTTGTGTAATTGTTGAAAAATTGACAGAAAAGATTCCATTGGTGTTGGAACTTCTATCTATACCAATACCAATTACTTTGTAATCATTTACTTTTAAGTCATTTACATTTACTTTACCAAGCTCTATAGCCATTTTATCTTAATCCTTTTTCTTTTTCTTGTTTTGAAAACACTTTTGCCAAATCACTATAATCTCTACTTAATGCTTTGGTTAATGCATCCAACCCAGCGTTACCAGTTGATGGTATTTGTTGCTGAATACTTTGTTGTGCTCTGTAATCCATCGTATCCCAACCATCTTCTTCATATTGTTGTGGTTGCATCATGTCTAATACACTACTACCACCAACCATTCCCGGTGCACCACCTTCTGCTCTTTGTGCAGCTGTAAATGGTGTTGTCATATTCAATACCTCATTCAATGCCGCATTAGATGTATATTCTTTCATTGGTTGTTGAATGGGTTTTTGATTAATCTGTCTGCTTTTATTAAGAGCATCTGTAGCTGCCGTAAACGGGTCAACCGATTTGATGGCTTCCTTTAATGTAGGAGCCGTTTGTTTCTTTTGTGAGTTCAATGTAACCGCACCGGATTTAATCAACTTAGCTAATTCTTCTTTAACTTGCTGTTTAACTTCGTTTTTTACAACTTCTTTGATTAATCCGACTAATAATTTCGAATCCATAATAATTGTTTTTAATAAATATTGAAAGTTTTAATTTAATCTGGTATAATATATCCACTCCAAGGTAAAACTCCTGGTGCAGGCGGTGAAGGTGGTGGATATTGTGCCAAAACAACATATAATCCACTTACTGTCATTAAATGTATCTTAGCAGATGTAACAAATGCATCTAAAAATGTAGATGGGTTATTATTTGGTGGAACAGGTATTGGTGTCCATACTCCTGGATTTAAAACTATACCCTGTGTTAATGCTATACTTTTTATTGCTCCGGCCGGCGGTAATATTGGTGGGATTGGCATCATTAAACCACCCGTCCAATAACTTATCACAGCGGGGCCTATAACATCCAATAGCGTTAATGAATTTGACATTTGTGTCTGAGATAAAAATGCAACTATCTGTGCTTCCATTGCCGTTGGGTTTCCTTGCATCAATGGAATTGGACTAATTGTTTCCCTACCAGCTTTTACTGCGGTATCATATGCCAATGTAAATGCTTTTGCAAATCCGGCCATATTGTTGCCAAATGAATTGGATTGCATTGCAGGTAATAAAGTTGATTTAAATATACTCCAAGACATTAGTTCTTACTTAAATAGTTTTTAGCTGATAATAATGTTTTTAGTTTTGATTTTATAGAATTGAATTGCGCAACATTAGTCGGTCCGGTTGCAGATGGACCAGCTGGTGTTAAATAAACTTGTTTAGTTATTGCATCTATCAATTCTTCTAATATCTTTACTAATTCACCACCTAATACCATTTTTTGAACGGATGCTCCCGCATCTCCTTCTCCTTTATCTTTTCCTAAATATATTTTACCACTATCGGAATTTAAGAATATGTTATTAGAACCTTCGGAATGAATTGTTATATTTTTCTTATTATGAAAATATATTTCCTTTTCAGCATCAATAGAAAAATTACCATCCGTAATTATACCCGCATTACCTTTACCAAAGATAATAAATTCTTTTGATTTTGCAGATAAAACTATTCTATCGGAGTTTACCCACAACTGGTCTCCTTTCAAATCATCTGATGTTGGATATTCTTTAAATCCAACTTTTGTTTTTTCAACCGTTTCTTTAAATGGAACTTTAATTTTATTAGATGTTATATAAATGGATGTTCCATCTTTATTTATATCTTCTTCAATTAACTCACCAATTTTTTTATCATCTAATTCCGGATTTTGTTTATTTCTTATAAAAATACCAGGTGATGAAGTTTTATCATCTTCTGTAAGAAAAAACTCAGAAAATCTAATTGTATTTCCTACTCTACCTTGTATAATAGTATCGCCCTCTTTAGGTTTTAAAAATTTGATTTTTTCGTTTACCTTATATTTTTTGCTTTCTGATTTCTTAACCGGTGCTGGTGTGTTTGTTGTTCCTGTTTGTTTTGTTTCTTTATAATCCTTTGCCGTAGATTTTGTATTGGATGTTTCAGGCTTTCTTTCTTTTGCTGTCTCTGAAGTTTTATAATCTTCTCTATAATTTGGATATAATGTAGTTGAATATGGTAACCAAAAATGTTCATTTTCGATTTCTAAAATAATAACAGTTTCACCAACGATTGGATAGGTGAAATTATTTTTATCAAAAGGAAACGCATACGCTTCTATTAAAATCGGAGTTTCTCTAGCATAAGATAATGCTCCTAAAAATCTCGAATCTTTATCTGCAAAATTTTTATTATCATTGTATTTTAAAAGAAAATCATTTTTTTTATCCGTATTAAAAAAATCATCTTCCTTATAAAAAACTTTTGTTACAGTTGCTAAAAATGAATTCATTATTTTACTTTAGTTTTTATTTCTTCGATTTCAATTTCAATATCTTGTAACTTTTCTTTATTTTTTTCTTCTACGGCATTTATAGTATCCTCCATATCAGCTAACAATTGAGCTTTTTCATTTTCACTCAACCAACCATCTTCACCAATACCCTTTGCTTCTGCAGCTGCTAATCTTTGTGCAATTGTTGCAAGTTTAATTAAGTGGTCATCGTTCTTAACGGATACCTCAATAAGGTCTTTTATGATTGGAGCAATAACAGTTGCTTCACCAACATTCTTAATTAATTTTCTTAATGATTCAATCAATTCCGAAATGTTTTTCTTTTTGTTTTGTTGGTTTTCGTATATATCTTTAAATAATGATGATAAGTTTTTACCATCAAATAATTGAAATTCTGTTGCCATTATATTACTTTGTTCTTTACTATATAATTATAAAATTCCTGACTTATTAGATTATACCCCAATGCATTAGGATGTTTACCAGGTTCATTAGTATCTTCAAAACAATCTGTGTTGGTTTCTTCTAAAAAATCTCTAAATGTTTTTTCACTAAATTTCCAATATAAATTTTTATTAATCAAATCTAAATAATTATCATCTAAATTTAAATTTTCAACATCTACCATTTTATCAAAAGCATCAGACATGATGTATTTAATTTCATAAAATTCTAATAATTTTTGTAAAAAAATAATATAATTTTGATTAACAATGTTGTAATAATTTTGATTAAAAAGATTTTCTAAAAAGAATGATTTATATTCTTTTAAAAATGAATCATATACATTATCATTACTTTTATAAGATTCTATAAATTTTTCAGGCTTATTTAATAAGTGTTTTACAGACCAACTAACCCATTGTTGTCTTGGTAAAAATGCGGCATAATCTCTTAAAGATGAACTCCACATTATAATAACCAAATCATTCTTTTTTATTCTGCCTGTAACAACATCATCTATTATGGAGTTGAATATTACCGCATTTGGATTACCACTTTTACCATTATTAATCCAATTAACATTAAGCGATTCCGCCAATGTTTTTACCCAAGAATGGTTATTTCGGTATATTATTAAATCTTGGTTTTTTAAACTTTTTTCTTTTTTAATATTACAACCTTCACCCTCTGTCCAACTATCTCCATATGCATGTAATATCATTACTTATAAATTATAAAATTATTAATAACTAATATATCCATATCACAATTTAAAAATGTCCAAATTGCTTTATTTGGGTCATTTGTCATTGTGTGGTCTTTTAAATTGAATGATGTGTTTAATAGAATTGGTGTTCCTGTTAGTTTCTCAAACTCCTTTAATAATTTGTAATAAAGTGGATTTTGTTCCTTTGTTACCGTTTGTATTCTTGCACTATTATCCACATGTGTTACTGAAGGGATTGGTGTTTCGGAAATAACTTGAACAACTTGATTCATATACGGAACATCTTCTTCTGATTTAAAATACTTTTGATAATCTTCGATTGTAACCGAAGGAGCAAATGGTCTAAACATTTCTCTCTTTTTGACAACCTTATTAATTCTATCTCTAATATCAGATAGATGTGGATTACCCAATATGGAACGATTACCTAATGCTCTTGCACCAAATTCAGTCCTACCTTGAAACCAACCTACTATTTTTCCCTTCTTAATATATTTTGCAACAATTTCACACAATCTTTCATCATCTTGTGCAACTTCAACGCATAATTTTTTGTTTTGTTTAACTATATCTCCAACCGATAGTTCCCACTTAGGACCTAAATATGGTGATTGATTATCACCACCTTTTACTTTAGGATGACCCAATGTTTGATGCCAATGATATAAACATGCACCAATAGCAGAACCACTATCTGATGGTGCAAATGGAATCCAAATATTTTTTATTGATGTATGTTTTTTAATCTTACCATTAGCAGTTCCATTATATGCACATCCACCACCTAATACTAAATTTTCACTATTCCAATTATTAGTTACATTATTGATAATATAATATAACATACTTTCATACCATCTTTGTAATGATGCAGCTAAATCTTTATGATGTTGTTCTATTGGTTCATCTCTAAAACGAGGAGGAAATCCAATTAAATTAATTAATTTATGATTAAACATATCAGTTTCGGATGTCACATATGTAAAGTATTTTTGGTCAATTGTAACGATATCACCCAATCTATCCCATCCAGTTATTTTATCAAATAATTGTTGATATTTTGAAGCATCACCATATGGTGCCAATCCCATTACTTTATACTCACCTTCGTTTGGTTTGAATCCTAAATATGCAGTGAACGCTGAATAAACCAATCCTAATGAGTTTGGAAATTGTAGGGTTTGTATTGTATGAAATTTATCAGGATAACACATTACAGCATGCATTGTATTAAATTCACCAACACCATCAATTGATACCCCAATTGCTTTATCAAATGGTGATGTATAATATGAAAATGCTAAATGTGAAAAATGATGTGGTGTATATTCTATAATACCCGTATATCCAATTGATTCCAATAGTCCTTTCAAATTACCCTCACCCATTTTCCATCTTTTTAAGAAAGCCTTCCATTGCTTTGGATATCTAAATCCATTTAATTTACCAACTGTCTTTTTAACTCTATCAAACTTTGATTGAGGGTCCTCATACCAACAAACCATATCAACTTCATCAATTGTTATATGTGCATATTGTAAAACCCATTGTATTGCCTTAAACGGAAAAGAACTATCGTGCTTAATGCCAGATAGTTTCTCTTCTTCAATTGCCGCTATTACTTTACCATCAATTACTAAGGCTGCAGCTGAATCGTGGTAGAATCCTGATAAACCTAATTGTATCATAGTTTATATTTTTATATCACCTTCTTTATCAAATTCATTATATAATTCCATTTGTCTTTCTTTCATTTTATTGACAACTTTCGTTATATAATGAGTAGGGTGACCGGTCATTTCTCTAATAAGTAGATAAAGTGATTTTTTATTGAAATTTTCTATATACTCTGCTCTTCTAAATAATTCTAATACAGCATCTGCAATTTGCATATCTCTTTTCTTTGGAAAATAGTTTTCTAAATGCTTATCCCAATATTCCAACATTCTTTGATTAAATGTTCTATGTTCATCATTTCTAACTTCTTGTCTAAAATTATTTTCAGTATCCCAATTTTCAGGCATTGATGACATTACATCCGTATCTTTGTATCGTTTGTAGTTTGCATTGTTATTTAAAATAAGATAGTTTCTTGCAACAATCGTAAAATATGAGAATGCTTTACCTTTACCATTTTTATACATATGAATTTTCTCAATCATAAATGCAACTACTTCTGCCATTACATCCTGAGGGTCATCATCAAAGTAAGTGAATTTCCATTTATTGTAAACTATCTCTGCTAATTTTTTAAATGCAGAATCAATTCTTTCTCTATATAATTTGTCTTTTACAAATTGATCTTGAGTTGAATTATATTCTATGATAGCATCTTCGGTATCTTTGGTAAAATATTGTCTATTTGGACCTCTTTTTCTGGGCATATTATTTTATTTGTTTGAATTTTTCAATAGTTTCTTTTATTTGGTAAAATATAGAACCTACTTCATCATCCTTCTCAAACATCTGACGTTGGTCAATTTGTCTTAATGCTTCCAGCAATGCTTCGTTTCTTTGAATCTCTTTATCTATGAATTGATTATTTTCGTCAATTAAATCTTCGTATTTTTCTAATTTTCTAAATAAATTAAAATTAATATACAATGATATAAAAAATAAAACTGATGTTATAAATGTTACTAATTCCATATTATACTATTTCATATCCTTTTAAAAAATAATCGTTTGCTTTTTTATATTTCACTTCAACTAAATCCCCTTCAGGTGATTTCATTACAATCTTATCGTTTCTACCATAAGTTTGTCGTTTAACAACCGTAGTAGTGTAAACTCTATCCTTAATAGTGAATCCATCTAAATGGTCAATTTCGTGTTGAACTATAACGGTCATCATTGTTTCTTTTGAAACCTGTTCGTTTTGCTTATCTCCTTCTGGATTGATTTCAAATGTTAATTCACCCAAATTATCCGTATCAACTACAACTTTACAAGCTCTAATTGTTCTAATAGGCCTTTCAACCGTTCTGGGTATTGATAGGCAACCTTCATAAAAAAGAAATCCATCTTTAGATTTTTCTTTAATAACAGGATTAACTAAAAATAGTTCTTCATCACCAAATTTAATTAAACATGCTCTTTTTTTAATACCTAATTGAGTAGCTGATATTCCTAAACCCGGGTATTGTTTCATACCTTCTTCTAATTGAGTTCTTAACTCATCAGCTTCTTTTTGCGTAATTTCTGTTTTCGGACATGGTGTTTTTAGATACTCTCTAAATTCCTTTGTTTCAAATCCTCTACTGTCTTTGTCAATAATCAATTTCATTTTTCTTTTTTTAATCCGTATTTTATAAATTTATACCAAAATCTTTCATGTAGAAAGTAAATTATTGGTTTTATTATTAATTCTCCTAAACCAACCATACCCGCCCACTTTATAGGTAGACCTGCGGAAACTGTAAGAATTATAGTAGTTATAGTTCCTATAAAACGATAACTAACACTTTTTACTATATGTCTTTTAATCAACGGCATACTCTATAATATCTCCATCGGTATCCATATACCCTTTTCTAATTTTAGTTCCACTAATTAATTCTATATCAACCGGTGGGTGATGATGTATAACATCATATCCAACACCTCTACCGTAATTCACACTTTCAATATCTGGAATAATTGAAATCATAATTTTATCAGAATTATCAATAAAGAATTTTTCTTTAGATAAATCTATTAAAACTTGTTGTGCTGATTTTGGATTGTTTTCATCAACTTGAACATCTCTAATTGCTACCCATACATTTTTTCCTTTATCTAATTGCTGACTAATCAACCATTCATGTCCTGCGTGCCACGTTTGCCATCTTCCGATGTATAATGCGTATTTTTTCATTTATATAAAGTTTATAATTGCTAAATCTTTTGCTTTTGCCTCAATCTCAACATCAATATCAACACCATATGAATTTGGTAATTCATTGATATAATCGGAGTGAGCTTGGGGTTTTAATTTTGTATTATTTTCGTGTAATGATTTTGATTCCGAATAATGTGTCAATTGTTTGATATTTGCCGGCCATGTTGTAGCTGCTAATTGAAGTGCCTGTTCTTCGGATAAATCACCTGTGCAAAATTTGTGGTGGTGATAATCAAATACAATCGGAATACCCGTATTTTTGTGAATATACATCAAATCTTTAACTGAATACATTGATGCTTTATCATCATTCTCAATTGTAAGCCTATTTTTAACCGAATTAGAACATCTTTGGAAGTTTTTGATAAATCTATCCATCGCAGAGTTTTTATCTCCGTAAACACCATTACAATGAATATTAATTGCGTTATATTGAGTTTGAGATAATCCCATAGCATCCATAATTCTACCATGCACCTCTAAATCCTTAATTGTATTCAAAACTACACTTTCTTTTGGGGAAGTCAATACATTAAACGGACCTGGATGGAATGTTAGGCGTTGTCCATACAACCATGCTTTATCACCACATCTTTTTAGTATGTTTGATATTGCTTTCCAATCTTTTAGTTGTGTAAATTCGTATTCGGTAGCCCATGGGAACATTTCTGAACTCATTCGGTATAATTTAATACCCATTTCTTCATTCCAATCAATGATTCGTTCTAAATCGGCAACATTTTGTAATACCAAATCAGAAACATAATCCAAACCTTTTTCCGTAAAGGTTTTTTTAATCATTGTTCGATTTGTAGTTATTTTTTTACCTAATGAAAGGTTTATACAAGCATATCCTATATTCATAGAATGTAATATAAGAAAAATAAATTAAAATACCAATTATTTCTTTGATTTTTTGTATGCTAACCAATAATTAACTGCGTTTTGGTCATTTATCCAACTGGCTTTATTTGCCCAATTAAAATCTTCTTTTGCGTAGTATGGTATAGAGTTTCTTAAACCTCTTTGTCTTTCTTCATCACCACTTTCTTCCCACTCATCTATCATCCCATCTCCATCCGTATCATACCCATCAATCGTTCCATCACCATCCAAATCAATTGGTATTCTTACTGGTCCAGATGGAATTTTTTCCATTATAACCTCATTTTCTTCTACATTTGTAGAATTTTTTCTACTATCTCCGTAAATTTGGTAATTTTTTTCCACTAATTCGGAATTTTGTAGAATTGATTGATTTAATTTTACATTTTCTGTTAAATTTTCTTCTTCTTTTCGATTTTTTTTACCAACTAATCCATTAAATGCGATGATAAGTGCTACTGCCAGAGGGTCAAACACAATTACAATCAAAAATATGAAGAATTTTACAACATTTTTCAATTCCATACCAAATGCTTCTGCAACAAAACGAAATCCACCAACTTCTTTTTCTAAATCTAAGTTAGCAAGTTTAATTTCATTAATTTTTTCGGTATTTTTTGCATTTTCGGTTTGTAAACCCTCAATTTTTTTGTTAATTTGAGAAGTCTGACGGTCTTTACTGTCAATACTACGCAGTAAACGAGAATTTACTTTACCTTTTTCTAAAATCGTTGATTGCGTTTGGGATAATCCGTTCAATTGTTCGTTTAATTGAGTAATTTGAGCGGTATTTTGGTCGATTTTTGTTTGATAAACTAAAATTTCTCTATCAACTACTTGCAATTTAAGTGATTGTGCCTGAAATGCATTTGAAAGATATCCAAATATGCCGGCGGAAGTAATTAACATAAGAACTCCAACCGAAATAGTTAGATACCATTTGTTAAAACCACTTATTTCATCCCATTTTTGTTTTAAATAAGTTGCCGCTACCAATTTAGCAAGTTCCAACGAAGATGCCATTATCATTACCGATAAAGAAGCACCTGCAAATAAAACACCTAATCCGGTAACAGAAAAATAAGCCGCACATCCTGCAATAATTAGTGCGGAAAATCCCACTAAATATTTAAGCCAATTCATTATCTATTGATTGATACTAATTCAGAAGCACGCTCTACTATTTTCCTAGCATCTTCAATTACCGTATTAATTTCTGATGGTGAAAGTTGTTGTGCACCATTTGCAACATTCTGGATAATTCTCAACTTACCATTCAACGCTTCTAATAAGTTTTGTATTTTTTCGTTATATATCATACTAATAAATATTTTATTAAATAAAAAAAGGTAGAAGTTATAAAACTCCTACCTTCGTAATATACAAAAAATAACTGAATTAACCAACTTTTAAGGTTAATTTTTTTGGTTTGGATTCTTCTTTTCTTTCTACTAAGATTGATAAGATACCATTTTTAATTTCCGCTTTTGCATTTCTACCATCTAAGTCTTTACCCAATGTGATTGTTTCTTTAATGTTTCCAATCAACTGGTCAACTGCGTTTTGTGAATCTTTTTTCTCTTTTGTTGCAGTAACTTCAATTTTATCTTCATAACAATTGATTTCAATGTTTTTAGGGTCATGTCCTATCACTGCTAAAGCAATGTGTGCTTTATCATCTTTTACATCAACTGCAAATTTAGAAGGAACAAATGTTGTTGATTTGTTTTCCCAAACTGGAGAGTTACTTTCAAAAATAGATTCTAATACTTTGTCAAAATTTGTGTAATACATAGTTTTAATTTTTTTGTTAAACAATATACTATTATTATTCAACTATCATACCAAACTTTTTTTAGGAAATAATGTCATTAAATTTTGACATCTTGTCTTTCAATCACAGTAGACATGTGGTCTGCCCAATGCATAATAAATTGTAATTTACCTTTCAATTGTTTTTTAATATCGTGACCGGCTAAATACTTTTGGTTATCTTCATCATACATACCATCTGTAAGTTTGATAGCAAAATACTCATTCTCATTATAAGAAATACCATAATGGTTTAGAGTAAAAAATGTTCTATCGGTAAGTGTCATATAAGAAATCTTATCGTTTCTCTTAAACACATGTCCGTTATTTTTAATCTGCCAATCATTATCGTTTGGAATATAGTGTAATTCACCTTTAATACCCAATTTACCCAAATCGTGATGTAAACAACTGAATACTAATTCTTCATCAGTAAAATCAATTTTACCACCTGCTTCTTCAAATAACTTCTTCATACGAAGCGCATTCTTAGTTACATTAAATATATGGTCAATATAACCACCTATGTATGCATTGTGATAAAATGTTGAGCCGGATGCCGGTGATACCGCTAGATTACTTCCCAATTCATCTTCGGAATACATGTGGAGTAATTTCTCTAACCTTTCGCCTGTGAAATATTTTTTTAGAATTTGAATGAACTTTTCGTAATTTGCTTCTAGTTCTTGTTGCGTTTTCATACTTTTAGAGTTTAATTATTTATTAATACATCTAATATATGAAAAAAATTTAAAATTACCAAATTTAAATTATAGATTTTTTTATTTCTATTAAATCATACATATTATGAAATACATATGGATTGGTGGCTACCTTTTTGAACTCATCTAAAAACAAAGAATGTTCTGGATGTAGCACATTACCCACATCAATCATTTTAAAGGTTTCATCGGAAAATGTTCCCCAATTAGTTATTCTTCCAAAAAATACTTTTGTTTTATTACCAAATATGAAAGTAATTAATCTTAAAAATTCAGACATTTCTGTATAATTAGATTGTTGAACTACAAATGAACATTTTACAGTTTGTATACTTTTTATGGTTGAAATAAAATTAAGATTGGATATTAAATTATCCCAATTACCACCCAATCTTGTTACATTTTCGTATGTAAATTTTGAACCAGCATCAATACTTATTTCACAACTCTTTACATAATCATGTATTTCCGGCATACTATCCCACATTTCCTTATTCCATAAACTGGCATTTGTATGTAAGTGTATTGATTTTAAATTTGGATATTTTTTAGGATTAAATTTTCTTAAAAAATTTCTATATGAAACGGAAGCAAACGGGTCTGCAGTGCCTGAACAATATATCATTTCTATATCGTTTGCATATAGAGATTCCATTTCTTCTATTGTTATATTTATTTTTTGTATTTTATCACTATTTGCAACAATCATTTCTATTCTACAAGATGGGCATTTATAATTACACGTCCTATCAAAACTCATATGTATGGTTTTTGGTCCCTGATACATTTTTCCTGTTTCAAAATTGTAATTATTAAAAAAAGATGGGTCTATTTGAGAATAATGTTTTATAGGACCTAAATTATTGGTTTTTAAATTTATTAATTGAGATAGATACGGACATTGTTTTTTATCACAATAAAGATATGAACCATTCAATACCGATTTTCTAATATCCTTTGCCTCATCACTATTCCACACATCTTTCATAGGTTGATTCTTTGGTAAGTGTTTTTTTAACCAACTTGCACAGCATAAAAAATAAGATTCATCATGTATTTCCAATATTTCAAATGGAACTTTGCATATATAATCTTTTAAATCAATCATTATATTAAATTGTAATTATAATCATCTTTATTTCCTTTTCTCAATCTATTTTTATCATTTAAATCATAGATATCTTCATAATAAGTTATTGGTATATTTGTTTTTTGCGATATATAGTTTAATTCATCATTCCACAACTTTATGTTATAAAATGCTTCATCATAGTTTGGTGTTTTTTCCCAAAGATATTGTGATATAGATGAAAAATTCGATGTTTTCATTTTATAGTTTAGATAAGACCAACTTTCCGCACATGCCTTTAAATCTCTTCTACTTAATAAAATTGTTTTTTCAAATTTTGATATCAAACTTATTAACCAGTCTACTCTATTGGATTCTTTTATAGAATTTGGTTTATGAAATATAATTGTTTTTATAACTACATTATGAATATTATTTTGAGTATTTATTTTATTAAATGGATTAAATGGTTCAAAATTATAAACCAATTTATTATCAATTGCTAATTTTTTACCTAATTCGGTGGAACCTGTTCTTGGTAAGGAAATTATTAAAATATTCATATCAATTTTTTTGATTTATCTAATTGATAATATTTAAAATCTGTATTTGTCATCCATATATTTAATGCATATCTAATACCTGAATAGACTGGCATTACACCGTGATATGTTTTACTACCATCAAATGAAATAGATTCACCAATATTTAGTATGTATTTATTTCCATTTTTTATATCATCCATTTTTTCGGATAATACGAAGCTACCATCACTAAATCCGGCCGATAAAACTATAACTGTTGTAAATTGTGATGTAGTATCTAAATGCAAATCCAACCATCTATTATCATAATACTTTGTCAAACTAATATTTACATCCTTTATATTAAATTTATTCAAATCAAACCATAATTTAAATTCATTTTTATTATATTTTTCTTTGATTTTTTGAATTATATTTGATTTAAATTCATCATCATAAATTCTTTTACAATCCCATACTTCATTTGGATTATATGAAAATTGTATGCCATTATTTTCTGCAAATTCTATTATAGATTGGCATTCTTTTTTATCAAACAAATTGTTTATATAATAATTCATATAATAATATTTTCGATATTGTTCGTCTTATATGTTAATATGTTTTTATTTAATATAAAATCATATAGTTCATTCGCAATTAATTTATATCCATTTTTGTTAGGATGTTTACCCTCTGTTAAATCTTTCCAATGTTGTCCATCTCCCCACACATCCTTTCTATTTGTATTTATTAATAAATCTTTTAAAGTTTTATTTGAAATACCCCAATAATGGTTTTTATCAATTAGATTAGTTTTATCTATGTTTTTTGAAATATCATCTTTTATCATTAAATCAAATGCATCACAAAAAATATATCTTATACCAATTTTTTTAAACATCCATTGTAAATATAAAATATAATTTTGGTTTACGATTTGATAATATTCATCCGTAAATAAATTTGCTAAAAAATATTCTTGATATTCTTTTTTTATTCTATCGTATTTTGTAGTTATATTTGTATTTTTAAATACTTTTTTATACAAATATTCTTTTCGTTTATATCTCTCACCCCAATAGTGCCAGGAATTATTATCAGGAAAAAATGGAACAGAATCTCTTAAAGATGAACTCCACATTATAACAACCAAATCATCTTTTTTAATTAAATCGGTATCTACTGAATTACAAACTGCATCAAATATACTTTTATTAGAACAACCACCTATTCCAAAATTATCAAAAGGAATATTTAAATGTTTTGATAACAATGTAGGCCATGCGTATTTATGACGTATTTTTGTTCTTTCTTCTAAATCTTCGGTTTTTAATTCTTCCTGCCAATCGGAACCAACTCCTTCGGTCCAACTATCACCGAATGTAAATAATTTCATTAAATAATAGATTTAACTCTTTTGTATGAACCATCAATATATGTATCGACAAATTTTATTAATTCATCGGTTTTCAATATTGCAGAATAATCTAATTGCGTTTTATTTTTATGAATTAACTTAAAATCTATATTAAGTTTTTTTGATATATAATCTTCAAATTCATATAATCTATCAAAATGAAATTCTTTTACTTTTACTTTTGATGATGATATCCATTGATATTGCGATACGAATGACATAATGTGTATTGCGTATCTTTTTTTAAATTCATCGGATATATTATAATATTGAATTACACCCGCCGTTTCTAATAATTTTATTAGGAGATTTACTCTAGTTTCATAAGATATATACGCATTTTTGAATTCGTATATGTTGTCTTTAAAAAAAGAAATTATAAAATTATTATCTAAATTTTTAAGGATATTTGAACCCTCTTCGGATATACTTTGAATTATTTCTTGTATAAAAAATTTCCAAGCTGATATAAATCTATCCGTAGAATTTCTTATTATACATACAAATTCAAAATCCATACCAAGCGAATCAATTAAATAATTTATATCCGAATGAATATGTTTTTCTGGATTTTTTACTCCAAATTTAATAGAATTTTCCCATAAAATATTCGGATATGTTAAATCCAACCCGTATTCAATACAAGTATCTTCTACCGACCAAGATGCATTTTTTGGTATTGGTATAAAAACAATACAATTATTTATAACCATTTTAATAAAATTTATGAACCAGTTACATCCGTATAAATTAAGTTTGCGACCTGCTGCATAATAGTTGCAATGGCCTGATTTGTGGTGTTATTGGTTAATACTATTTCCGAAGAAATTATTTTATCTTTCATTTTTAATTATTTTTAAAGTTTTGAAGGAGGTTGGCCACCACAGAAACCACATGCACTACAACACCAAACTGCACACATCCAAGCACCACACCAACCATAACATGTACCGTTGTGTTGTACAAAAGTAAGTCCCAATGTTTCATCTGCTAATGGTAAAAACAAATCATTTGTTTCAACATTTATATCATATATTTTTTTATTAACATATACGATTTCCAAATTTGTTATTTTTGATTTTACTAAAGTATTATTCACATAATCAAAAAATACAATTGAATCATTTATTCTAAATCTATTTGTAAATACAAATGTAGTTTGTAATGTATCGTATTCCTCTACCAACATAGAACTAGCCGGCAAATCTTCATAAACTATACCATTTTCCAATGTTACCCTAATCATTAGGGATTCTTTAGTTTGTGTTCCTAAATCAATTACGGTTGTATTTGATTGAGTAAATGATTCTAAGTCAGAGCTGAAACTTCCTGAATTCAAATCTGGCATATATAATACTTCTCCTGTTTCGGATGTTTCATTTAGTGGAACCCAAGGAAGAGTTATCGTTTTTAATGAATCATTAACTAAAATTTGATTTGGATATTTAAAACTTCCATCTGAATATAATATTGGTGTATCATCATCCAAAATATAAGTTGTACCAAATTTACTTATTAGGGATTTACTCATCCATAATACTCTGGAATTTTGTTCCATTTTACCATTTGTATCATATTCGGTTACCCACGCATCATTTTCAACACCGGCCGTCATAATATACGAACCCAAATGTAATATACTTAATGTTCCACCATATATTATATCCAAACTTCTTATTACGCCTATTTTATTATCAATAAAATTATCCGGGTGTGTGTGGTATTCTTCTATATATTCCAATTCTGTTAATGAATCTTTTAAAGATTGTAAAGATTCCAATGATTGTATTTTGTAAAACTTTGGATAAGTTAAATAATTTGTATTTGGATATCTTGTTTTTACAATATAATTCGGTGCATCGCCGGCTGTAGTATGTAAATTTACTAATTGGTCTATATTAAGATTTGTATCAGTTTCTGAATGATAATACACGTTTGGTGCAAATGTTTCATTTGAAATTACTCTATGAAAATTTACCTTATCTTTTGCATAATTTTCATCTACTAATGCAGTAGTATCATATGATGTTCTCAGTATTAATACATCATCCGCATCTTCTATATATGGAACTGTTATTGAATTTTTAGGAACTTCATAGTGGTTGAATGTGCCTGATAATTCAACCATTATTTCACTCATTTTATCTTTTAAAGATATATTTTCTGTTGTTGTATCAAATACATTTTCTTTTTCCGTATTTATAAAATTACCATCCGTATATATAAAATGCAATTTTGTAATAGAATTATCTATTAAAAATTGCTTAAATGTATTCCAATCCAATTGTGGAACAATTTTGTTATGAACATCCACATTTGTGTTTGTTTCTATTATTCTTAAATTACCGGATGCATCCTTTAAAAAATCCGTTCCAATTATTAATGCTTTCATTTTTTTATTGTCTTATTTATATAAATATATTGGTTTTTTAAATTAAACTACTAATTTTTTTCGCAGATTCAAATCCTACATTACCCGCTATAACAATTCTATTTTTTGTTGAATTGGGTGAATTATTTGGTGAATGTTCTAAATTAGATTTCATAATAACCACTTCACCTTCTTCTGGTAAATAATAATATCTTTTTTTGTTTTTACCTTCTACTATTAAAGTGCCTTCCGTATCTGATAGATTATTTGGCATTTGGGCATAATATACAAAAGTATATTCCGGATAAAAAGAATTTATAATTTTTTGCAAATCTATGTGGTTATGTAATTTAACATCACCACCATATTTAAAATTATTTTGTTTTGGTTTTCCAGTTTTTACAACATTTATCCAAGCATTAATATTAACTTTATTAAAATTCAGTTCATCTTTTATACCTAACTCAACACATTCATTCAAACAAATTTTAATAATTTCTTCAATATAATTCGATGGTATCATTTCTTTTTTAAAATCAAAACTACCCCAATCGTTTAAATATGGATAATTATCTTGGGGAACATAATTGGCGGTAGATAAAAATGATATACAATTTCCTAAAACATCAGATTGTAACTTTGTATTTTCTAATTTTACTATATACAAATCTACACCATCTTCAAACGTAATTTTTTTCATAATTAAATAATTGTTTTAGTTTTAACTTTTAGAGTTTTTATATATTTTTCTTCAACACTATTCCACTTTGATTTTGGACATGTTCCGGCCTGGTCTGTAAATATTTTCTTTTCTAAAGGACATCCACATCCACCACATATTGCAGACCATTTTTTATTGTGTATAATTTCTTTTCTAAACTCACACTTCATACAAATGCTCATACGTTCTTCTGCTAAACTCTTTTGTGTTGAATTAGGGTTGAATGATGTAATCCAAGCATTAATAATTTCTTTAGGATTAAAACTCATTATATTATACTTTTTTTATTATCTATTAAACTGACATTACCCGCAACTGATATCCGTTCTACATCTTTTGTAAAAAATGGACTAACATAATGCATTAAATACGCTGGAAATATAAACATTTCCCCTGTAATCGGTGAATGATTTATCTGTGTTATCGGTGACATATAACTATTTACCGTATTTGAAAATTCTTGTGCATTTGAATCAAATTTTTTTACATTTTGTCCATATAAAAATGATATACTTCCATTTTGAAATCCTCTTTTAATAGTTTTTTCATTTTTAATTTCATCCGGCATATCCACATATATTACAAAGGATATATCATATGCATGAAAATGTGGAGAATTAAAATCTCTACTTTTTTGAAAATTAATCCATAAATCTTCAATATTAATTCCAAATCGAAATGGCTTTAAATTTCTAATTTTGGCAATTTCTTTTATATAATTTTCTATATAAACGGAAATTTTATTTTTAAAATAACTTACATTTTCAAAACTATATTTGTAAGATGTATCAAATGTTATGGAATCGAGCTTATTATCTATTAAAATTTCATTTCTCCCAACGGATAGAAGTTCTTTACATAAATCCAAATCAATATTGGTTTTCATTAATTCGGGCCCGAAATTATATTTTGTAAATTCCATTATATCAATTCTGTTTTATTATTTTCTATTTTTTTTAATTTCAACCAACTAACTAATGAATATCTTTTTCCTGATTCTACGGGTTTTACTCTATGTAATATTGCCGATGGAAATATAAACATATTACCTTTTCCTGGTTTTAATGTTATAGAATTTTCTAACATTAATTGAAAATCACCAGAAGTATACTCATCATTTAATTGTATCACAACTGTATATATTCTATCTTTAAAGATATTATCATTTGAATCAGAATGCCAATCAAAGTAATCGCCTACATTATATTCTGTAAATTGAAAACTTTCAACATATAATTCATAACCTCTTTGTTTCGGTGTTCTTTTTAATATTTCATTTGTAATTTTTGTATTGATGTTATTTAAATCACCCACAAATGCAACTTTTGATTTTCTTGTCTTTTTCTGACTTTCTTTTTTATATGTATTGTATACTTCCGCATCTTTTAAATCCAAATCAGAAAGACATTTATCTATAATCCATTCACATTCTTCATTTGATAGAAACTTTGGAATTACCGATATACCTTTATCTTCTAATATCATAGTTTAGTTTTATGAACAAATATACGAATAATTTTTGAATTTACCAAAAGGGGTGGGGGTTGGGGGAGGTCGTTTTTTAAAAGAAAATTTTTGGTATCTCTATTGATAGACCCTATATTATTTTAATTAAACTCTTATCCTTATTCAATAAAGCATTATAATACTTCATATCACTTTGGGTATATCTAATCAATTTATCCATCAATTCAGGATATAAATCAACGCACTTATCCCAAACTTCTTTTTTTGATTTATAATTTGGTTCAGTATGAAAATCGTATTCATTTTGATTGTATGGTATGGTTTTCAATATTTCTTCCATAAATCCGGAAAGATTGGATAAATCCACTATTCTCAATTCACTATTATACCAAATATAATATATTTTTTCACAAAAATGTGGATGATAGTGTGTTCCACCAAATTGTATATCGGAAAATTTTAATAATATCTTTAGAATTTTATCCGAATCATCCCAACACTCCATCACTTCCGTTTGTAAAGCAGATTCTAAATGTGAAAGTGGATTTCGTATTATAATCACTTCTAATCCCAGTTTGTTTAATTTTTCAAACGGAACTCTATAATTTATATTAATGTGTGAATTAAGTAATAATACGGTTTTAGAAAAATATCGAGAACCACATTTCGCGGGAACTCCCCATTTTCCGTTATATACATCTATAACCATTTATCTCTTCATTTTTCGTGCAACATACCAAAAAGGTAACTTTATACCCCAATACAAAATGGCGCAAGCCAGGCTAATTAAAACAACGGGTAGGAGGATTATAACCGTAAACCAATCGGAAAGTTTATTAATGATTGATACCATTTCCGTAAATTGATGTGTAAATACCTACCAATCCAACAATACACCAAAAAGTGTTTAAGATAACGTATGCTTTATTATCTCTTTCCCATGCGGCATATGTAAGAATGATTGCATCAATAGTATTCCATATCCACATAGCGAGAAAGGGTGTATCAGGTCCCATAATAGAAAGAGTGCCAAATGCTATTATTCGCATGACCACTCCGATATGTTCCATCCACTTTATTACACTTTCGTTTAATAACTTTAATTTATTCATAATATAACAGTTTAAAATAATTATACAGGATCGACAAAATCGTTTCTATCAGCAACACCCCATCCAACAATGGTAGTTTTATCCGATTCATATACAACCCATACCTTTTGCCCATGTTCCCAATCTTTAAAGAAGTATCCCCAAAATGTATCACCTTCTTTGATTAACCTTTTTCTCCCACCCTTATCACCAACGGTCGGGTCATTTCTCCACACCGGTATAGTATTAGAACGCAAATCTCTTTTCTTTCTCATCTTTAATTGGATGATTGGTGGAGTTGGGTTTGTAGCCGGTTGACCAGGTTGTAATGGTGTAGGCTCGGTAGTAGTGGTATTATTGGTTGTATTATCCGCAGACCCGGAGGAAGTAGAAGTAAGTGGTGTTTCTACCACTTGAGCAAGTTGAGTATACTTGAATACTACCGGTGGTTCTTCTTTAGCAGTATCACTTAGACCAGTAGTTGCGACCTTTTCGAAATCAATAGTAACTTGAGAATCAGGGAATGTTCCATTATAGAATACATCCTTAATCATATTAAAATCACTACGGAGTATGATAAGCCTATTTTGTAAGTTTTGAAGAAAGTTTTCTAATTTACTCTTATCTAATGTCCCATCGGACTGTTTTGTTTCTGTATTTAATTTATCAATAGAGTATATAGTATCATCATCCCCTAACTGAAAGGAATGTAATCCATACTTATCTACGGGTCTATCAATAGTAGGGTTAAGTGTATAATTGATTTGTCGAATGAGGTTTACCGGAACACCGTCCTGCGTATCACCTTCAAATATATAATCTACATAAGAAACGGCAGCTTTACGGTTTTGGAAATCTAACCCTTCTGCTTCTTTCTTTAACTTATCTACATCTATCTCTATTATCTTAATACTCTTACCCATCAAAACCTCTTTATCTTTCACTTTGATAGGACCGTTAGATTCTATTGCGTAGTGTGGATTGTTAGAAGTTTGTAAAGCATCTATTGTCTTTTGCGAACACAAATACCAATCATCTGCTTTCACTATAATACCATCCACTTCTAATACGGGTTTAAGGTTTCCGATAGAAATTCCTTTTTCAATAGTGATTGGCGAGATATTGGGAGAAGCCGATATTACCCAACTATTCGTTTGTTGTGTGTATCTTTGTGGATTTTGCGTTATTGGTATTATCTTTGCCATTTATTATATCGAATGCTCTTTTATATATACTTAATTCCGATTTTAATCTTTTGTTTGTTTTCCTTAATCTATATATCTCTCTTTGTAATTCTTTGTAATTACCATCCAAAACGGTTTCTGCTATAATCCAATTAATATCTAATTGTTTTGATAGGTCTTTATAGTTCTCTTGTGAAATTTCTTCAATATGTTCTGATTTCTTTTTATAACCTAATATCTTTGCTACACCAACTGGCGTTCCAAAATCATCTGATGCTTTCTGATATACTCTTTCACTTAACACATTATACGGTTTTCTGTTTTACTTCTAATGTCTTTGATACTTTTAGTAATTCATGGTCGAAATTACAATTCTTCATACTAATTGCCCCCATTGGTTTGTTTGTAGGTAAGAATACATGCTTTGGATAATTACCAATTAACTTATCGGTTGCTTCATAGTATTTAAATCCATTCATTACATCATTTATGTTTAATCCTTTGAATCCTGATTTCTTAACCATTAGATTTCTTTCCAATACTCTTAGTATCTCATTTACTTTCTTTGGGTCTTTCAATCCGTTCTTTTCATCCCAAAATACTAACTTAACCATAACAGGTACAGTTCCTGCTTTAAATACAGTCGTTGCTTCTAATATTGATTTTAATTTCATAATAATAAATATCTGAAAAAGAAAAACCCCACTTTTGGTGGGGTCTCTTTTTTATTTCTTTAAAAACTTCTTTCCGAAATCAATTAGGTAAGGAAGAACTTTCCAACCTACTACTAAACCAACAACGAATTGAAGGTTTAATACGAAATCTAATACTGCCATTTTGTTTCAGTTTAGGGTTAAAAAATAAATAACCATCAGTCAACTGATATTCGAATTCGTATTAATAAGTATAAAGGAAAATAGATTAAAGCGTTATACTGTCTACTGTCTTGCTTTATTTGCTATCTTTGCTGTTTTGCTGCTGCTGTCTTTTATAACTATCGAGGTTTTTTTCTTTTTCCTTCGTATTTAGGTAAATATATTTTTCCACATGAGTGTCAACTCATATATCAAAATTGCGCTCTATAGCGAAAAAATTGCCCCCGGTATTCGCACGTATCCGACCCGCTTTTACAATGCGCTCTCTTTTTGAGCTACACGAAATTCAGTGCGCAGTGGGGTAGAAACGGGAGGGCACAAAGAACCCGCTAGCAAGTTACTGCTAGCGGGGGCGTGAATACATTTTGTTATTCACTTTGTATATGAGTAAGCCTTTTATCTTAAAACCACCTTCGTATAAATTCAGGTAGTCCAGATTGAACTTCGTTGTTCCATTGTTGCATTAGTGCGTTAGCATTATCTATGCCTTCTCTCTTTTGGACCATATAACCTATCTTCATATCCTTACACCATTGTTGAAAGTTAGTGTCTGCCATTGTAGTTTCTCTTTCTTTCTCTATGGTAGTAAGTCTATCTATTGTTATGTTCTCTATTGTATTCATACTATATGTTATCTTTGCTGAATTTATTTTATCTCGGGTGTCCGGCAGGGTTTATGCTTTTGCCTGCGGGGGATGTTGTGTAAATTGTTCTGCAAGAATAGCATCTTCATTCTCTGCCATCATTTCATCCAATGCGTCGTGTGTTTTAAGTATATGAATTGCCATGCGTAATTCACTCAACCTTTCACTTGCTGCATACTTAGGTTTACCGTCCTTCATTGCTTTAATCTTTTTCATAAGGACCACTTCACTATGTTCTAATATCTTTATTGCTTCTTGCATTGTTTGTTTATTTTATGTTTGTATTCATCCCAAAATATCGGGGTGTATTTCTTTTCTCTATATCGAGCTTGCCTCTCGTACGGGTTCCTGCTATATGAGCCAGGGTATTTATAATATTTTGTTGTTATAGGTTGTAATTGATGTGTCCATTCATGTATACAGGTTGCTATGAGCTCTCGCACATCGTCGCAACCATCCCAATAAATAATCACTTCGTTTTCACTATCGTCATACTCACCACACAGGTCAGGCACCGGTGCTTTTTGTATGGTCCAGATTGGTGCATATTTTTTACGATTGTTTACTCCAAACTTTCGTTTGCACCACCTCAATGCCATATTTGCAATACGCACAGTTGGCTCTCTACCCAACCGCTGTATTGGTGTATCTAATTCAATCATAATTTAATACATTAGTTAATAAAAAAGACCAGCGCTCTCGTGCACTGGTCTTATTGTTAGAATGCTTTGTTTGTAAAGTAAAATCGGAGAATAACCATTTGAGTAAGAATCGAGATGCAATCCTAACATAGAGCGTAGGTAGGGAGTCGAACCCATCCTACGCTATAATAACATGGCGGTAGTCAGTAACTCTGTGAAGTTTTTGAGAATAACCACTTATGAAACGGCTAGCCGCCAATAAATTACTTCACGATAGAAGTGTCAGCCTTAGCTGTTGTATCTACTGCTGCTGCAGTTGAATCAACGCTAACTGCTGTAGAGTCAGCTACATTGATAGCTGCTGTGTTATTTGAACCACACGCAACCATACCCATAGTCAACACTAACGCCATTGCACCAATCTTAGCTTTGTTCACAATAGTGCTCAAACGCTTAGCATTATACAATGCTCTTGTTGTGAAGAAATCTCTCTTTTGTTCAGATGTAGCAGTAGCTGCTTCATTTAAATTGCTTACTAACTCTGTTACCTGATACTCAACTTTTGACTTAATTGTCTTAGCCATAAAAAACTGTTTTTTGGTCCTCTAAATTATTACTAATTTGAACTCCGCACCAGCGGGACCTTTACTGGCGTTTCATTCACTATTGTTTTACAATATACGAAACATTTTCGATATTGCCAAATTTATTTTAGAATACATTGTGGTCGAACCATTGACGGATTGACTCTTCAATTTCATCTTCAATGTGGTCAGTGTCGATATCAATGTCCTTTAATTCAACTACATTGCCATCGCCGATTTCAAATCTTGCTGAATCATAATCCACTACTTCGGATGAGTCTACATATGCTAGTCCACCACGAACATGGTCGATTAACTCTTGCATTTCATCTTCGGTGAACTCTGGCTCTGTAACATTCACTTCAATGCGCATCAATAAACGCAAGACATCTTCTTTGCTAAAGATATTACTAATTGAATTACTAACGCCATCAATTGCTTGACTCAGCGTGATGGGCGCTGCTACTGTTTGTTTACTCATATTATTTGTTTTAATTAATTACTTATCGGTATCTTCAGGTCTAGTTGCTTGTGAGTCGCGGATTGCCGCCGGCACAATTGCTTCCAAATCCGGCATCAATTCACCTAACTCCTTTGCAGCCTGCATTTCCTTTCTTTCACTCTTTGATGTAGCACGCTTAACTGCTGACTCAAATGATTTAGTCAATGCAGTTTCAGTTTCATTTGCATTCACAAACATACGCACTGAATCTTCATCAACAAAGAAACGAGGTTTGTCCATTTTAGGACCAGTTAATTCAAACACTTCGTATTTGTGCCTACCTTCACCAAAGTTGAATATCTTTGTTTTAATAGTTGCAACATAACCACGTTTCAACCCTTTCAATGTTTTTGTTTTACTCTTACTCATATTAATGTGTACTATTTAGTTCGTAATTAAATTCTTTTAACAATTCCGTTTCGATTTGGTGAGCTAATGCTTTACCCCTTACTACGTCAACGATAAACAATTCGTAAACTTCAGGATCATTCTCACGCATATCAATATACAATGCCCATTGCTTTTTCTCTTTACGGGCTCTGCTCTGGTGTTTTAAGAAACGCAAGTGAGCAGAATAATGAAACCTACGTCCAATTGCGGCAGTTATACCGATATACGATTTGCCGTTTGATGTATTCACAATTTCGTATATAACGTGGTTTCTATCTGACCTTTTCTTTCTACTCATATAAAATATTTTTACTTAATAATTTCACCATAACCGCCGCAGTTGGTATTTGTTTTAAACCACGACCAATCTTCATCACTATAAAAACGGTCCCAATTAGAACCTTTGATAATAGCACCTTTGTAGTATTCAATTACTTTGATATCCTTTAAGATACGGCGGATAGTTGAATAGTATCCGTTTACATTGATACGATTGATGTTATCATTATGCATAATAAACATATGCTTAATAACACTAGTCCATGTTGGTTTGCCAACCGAATATTCAACGATATACTTTAGGGAGTCGTATACCTTTACTAACATTTTTTTGTTAGCCCAATCATAACCAATTTTTTCCCAAACTAAATCTTGTCTAATCTTACTCATAATATACTATTTACTTTTTTTAATGTAGGTTTCATAAAACGCCTTACCTGCGGCATATCCAATAATACTAACAACTGAAATAACAATCAATTCAAAAATGGTAATGTGTGTACCCATATTATTTATATTTAATTTCGTTCATAATGTTTTTTACTATACTCATAGTCATTTTTGTATCCGTCATTTTATCAATATACGCTTTCGCATCCTTTCTACTACAAAAATACTTTTTAAACTTATTAGGACCAGTTACCTTAAACACTTCATAGGTAGCGGACTCAAAGTTATTATCTTTCATTCTCATAACTTTACGAACTTTCTTAATTTCGTAATTCTTTTTAATATTTACTTTACTCTTACTCATATACTATAATTTAAAGGTGAAACAATTTTGAAATACAAAAGGCTGATATTAATAACCAGCCAATTTGTTAATGAATTTGTAAGTTAAACCAAATTCAACCAATTCACTACGCAATTCACTCATAAACTTTTTAGGGATACGACCATAAGAAATTGGATATTCCGCAATAATATTTTTAATAGTAGCGGCTTCCTTTTTAAACATAGAAAGGAATAACTGAGCTTCAGTCATTTGTTTTCGGTTATTACATTTAATGCGGTGAACATTACCCAACAAATCGGTATATTCAACGATACACATAGTTTTTTTACCTAAACTCATTTTACTCGCGGCAAAATTCTTAAAAGGGTTTTCAATCAATTGACCCAAACGATTACCGCCGGTTTTGATACTTTCTTTAAATTCAATGTTAAACTTACTCATATATTACAAATTTTTTATATACCTTGTCCGATATTGGAACTTTACCCTGTAAAGATACGGCAAATTTTAGGGACCACCAAATAATTTGAAAAAAAAGTTTATTGACAATCAACGAGTTATAAAACCGATATATTTCCGCCGGCATAACTGATTGATTGTCAATAAAGAATTTTTGAAAACATAACTCGTTGACAATCAATTAGTTACGAAATTTCTATTTAACATAATATCAATTATTAGTTTTTTTCGGGTTTTTCTTGCGTAAAGCACTGACAATCAATTACTTCCCTATTTAACATAATATATTATATAGGACACTGGCAACTAACTGATAATCAACAAGTTATGCAACTCATTGAAAATCAATCAATTATATAAAGGTTTTGTTAGATATTATTTAAAAGAGACACGGTGCGAAATAAAAATTATCTAATGAAACGCAGACCAGGCTTATATTTGGCAATGTGGAATATTTTTCGTATCTTCAGGAAACCCGTTACAGGTCTGCGTTTCATCGCACGGACCACAATAGCTAAATTAATTTCACTTTGCGCAACTCACCTAACTAATCGGGACTAACTCTGCGCATCCCCTTTCACCATTTTTGTATTGCCGGGAAAAACATTGCGCAGTGTGAACGCAGGTGGGATATTTCAGTTTATAGTGATACACTTTTATAGTAATTTGTTTTCTTTGTAGTGTGTAAGTATGTAAGTAAATTATTTTGACACATTAAATTTTTACCACTCTTTAACACAATTTACCACTTTTACCCACAAATTAACACTACATTATTTATTTTGACACTGTATTGTTTAATATACACAACTTATGGACTCTATTTCGTTTTATATGTTTTGTTAATTCAGGTTCAGCAATATATGTTCTACTCCAACCAACTAAACTAACTCTATTTTTATATCCTCTTGTTTTATATCCTGTTATCCTTCTCCAACCTTTTGTTATCCACATTGGCATAGTTTTCATTATACCTTCTTTATCATTCCATTCGTTATATTTTCTTATATTCATACCTTATTTATTTTTTATTACTTTATAATTCAAATACATACTAAATCCAATTAGGATAATACCAATACCACCCAAACCAGGCGCATCATCTATTTCACCAAACACTATTGCCATTCCACCTACTGCCGATGCTATATTGGTTGCCCATCCATTTAAATACTTTAACATACTATTTCTTTTTATATTGTTCGCATACAAATTATAATTTTATCCATTGTATCAAATTCGTTTTTATTTAACCAAAGTGTTTTATTCTTATATTCCATTATCCACATTCCGTTTTGGGTTTGTTTTCTATGTAGCAATATAGTTTCGTTTTGTCTACTCATTGTATTCTTTGCTCCCAATGTAAACTCATAAACATTTTCATATTCTTTTACCCCTACTACATCTAATCTACTATCGTATTCCTTGCCTATTATCTTATGGGGATTTTTTATTTTTAATCGCATATAGTATTATTTATTTAATTCTTTTAATACTCTTATTGTTTCGTGTTTAGTTATTAGTATTCGGACTAATTCATTCCAGCTTTCCCCTTTATCCATTACTTCCTTATTGTATTCACTTAGTATATTTTGTTCCTGTTCTTTATTCAGTATTATATTCATATCCTTACTTATACTCTGTATATCTTGTATAGTTACATTTTCTTTTGTTATACTCTTATTCATATATCCTTGCTGAATTTATTTTATTAAGGTTTTCCGGCGTATTATCTTTTTATTTTACATCAATACTAAATTTATAACTCTCAATGCTTCATCCATTGTTTCTAAATGTTTTCGTTCTATCATTAACCTTTCGGGTTTTGCATTATTCATATTACCCGTTTTAAAATCCACTCCCTTCCAACACCACAATTCATATTTAACACCTATCGGCATCCTTTCTAAATTTACTTGATGCCTTTCCCCGTTTGGTTTGCGTAAATGAATAATGTATGTACTAGGTAAGGTTTCAACTCCACTAATTCGCCAACCGCATATATCTTTACGAAATAATTTTTCTATATTTTGTATTGTGAGCATAACAGGTTTAGTTTCGGTAGTTTCTAATTCATTTAAAGCTTGGATAACTTTTTGATACATCGCATTCGGGTTCCAAAGGGTTTGTGCTTGTTTGATTGCAGCGTGCGCATTCTTTACACTCATTGCTCTTAATTGTTTGCTATCCATTTAACCATTTTAAAATTAACCATACCCAAATACCAATGATTGCTCCTGTTATTATTTCTTTTTTCCTTTCTTTAAATGTCCCCATTGTTATTAATAGTTTACGAATTTATTTAATGCTACTAATCTTAATTTATTTATAAACTTATCAATATTACTTATGTCCTCTTTGTTTATATAAATTTTATGTCCTGTGCTACTTTGTAATGTATAATCCCAATTGCCTTCTCGTCCAATTGCTTCTCTATGTAATGTAATTTGTATTGCGTATACTCTATTCGTTATACCAATCACGTATCTATGATTTGATTGTGTTAATAATTTGCCATCCAAATCAAACCTTTCATTTATACTTTCTACATAAAAGTTTCGTTTGTTCAAAGGTCTATTCCTTAACTTATAAAAATTTTCTATTACTAACATTATGTATCTTTTTATTTCGTTTATGGTTTATGTTTTTTATTTTACCTTTGTTATTTGATTTGTCGAATTTATATATTCCGAGCTGTAATACCAAAACTACTATGTATAAGATAAAAAATAAAATAATATCATTCATAATACTATCAAAAAAATTGGGCGAAACGACGGGTTTGTTCCCCCCGGCCCCCCTCGTTATTTACTTAATACTTTCCAAATAGATTTTGCGGACTCCCACAAAAAACGAAATCCCCAAGTCAATACCAATAAAGATACTGCGGTGATAAATACATAACCGATATATTCTAATGCTTTTTCTAATTTTTGTTTCATATTGTTTTATTTATTATGGTTTAATTTTAAATTCCCTATTGTAAATATTTCGTTCCTTTAAAAACTTTACTACATCCATTATTGCGGCTGCTTTGTGATAATTTGAAATATCATTATCTGCTTTTTCAAATAATTCTCTTGCCATATCTTTTAATTCATGCAAATCCGTCCGTTCAATGATTATATATTCTTTGTAACTTCCTAAGATTTCATTTTTCATATTAGTATCTTTTTATTTCCTCAATAAAATAGTTTATCAATGCATCCCTATCTTTTACCGTGTCGACATATACACTACCAAATGTCATTCCGCCGTTTTGATGTATATTCATTTGAACTTTGTTATCGATTATATCAGTATGTAATTCAAATTTTACCATTTTACTGAAAGTTCTATTTTGATATCCTTCAAATTTGTAAATAGTATATGGTATTTTATCCGATGCATTTATTCGTTCTTCTAATCCAATATAAGATATTTCAACAATGGACCCATCAAGACACATATTCTTTGTATTAATGTGATGTGGATTTTCTATTTTTATTTTCACTTCGTTTATTTTTTTGTTTTGGCGTTTCAATGACTTCTTCAATTTCAGGAGTATTTTTTTCGATTTCTTTTATTTTGTTTTCCAAATCCTGCTTTACTATTTCGGTTATTTGTTTTCTAGCTTCATTGGATATTCTACTAAAGTTCAATGCATCAAAGTCAATTTTAATTCGTTCTTGCCTTTCCCTTTCATATTCTTTTCTTGCAGCTGCTGCTTTCAATTTAACTCTTTGAACCTCATCAATATCATCTGTCGTTACAATTGATTGTATTTTTTTAGTTAAATCATCCACTCCTTTATTTCTATCATATTGTTTGATACCTGCTTTAACTAATATTTCCTCATTCTTTGCTTCAATGTATTCCATTAATTGTTTATCACTAAGTGCAGATTTTTCTTCAACCTTTACTTTTCTTTCAGCTTCCCACTCTTTTTGTTTTTCCCAACTTGCTTCTTTAATTCCGGCTATATGTAGTGCTCTTTCTTTATCACCACTTGCCAACCATTCTACTGGTACTTCACTATTAAATGAACTTGTTGGTGGTGACCAATTAACTTCACCAGGTGTGTATGAACCAAGCGACCCTTCATATTGTTCTTTACTCATTTGTTTTGCACCCACAATGTATCCAATAAAGAATACTACTACTACTGCTACAATTGCTAATACTAATTCCATAACTTATTTTGTTTTATTTTATTTATATAATTTTAATAACTCCATTATTTGTTGGCGGTATGTAATAATCAAAATCGTAAAATTCCAAAACACCTTTAATTATTCTTTGCATATGTTCTGAATTTCCTGTAACTACTTCAAGTGGTAATTTGGATTGATTAACCAATAACCAATTTTCAAAATCCTCTTTTACAAAAGAATGTGATTTACCGTGACAATCGTAAGTCATAAATTAATTTTTATCTTCCAATTTGTTTATTTGCCTTAACATATCAATCGTTCCAAATATTGCTACAAAACTTAGAATAGTAATCAAGCCAATAATTAAAATATCATTCACCATTATTTTTATTTTTTAGTTTTTGAATTTTCCTTTCTATAATTGAATACCTTTTGTGCAACCTTTCTAATCTAACACTACGAGCCCACTTACCCAACCAGTTTACTCCCTGATATTTTTCCCAGTAAAGTATTTGTTCTCTGATTTCTTTTAGTTCTTTAAATAATGCCACTTTATTTTTATTTTTCATTATTTGTTTTTTAACTCATCAATTTGTTTTTGTAAATCTTTTATTGCAATTAACATTGAACTTGGTAAATTAGTATTCGGGTCCCATACAACATTGTTTCCATTTGATTGTATCGTGCTAAATAATCCACCGGTATTTGTAACTTTAACAGGTCCATATAATTTAGGATTGATTGTTTTGGTGGCATATGCATTCATATTTATTGAATGACTACTTGCAGTTACACCGGCAGATGTCAACCTCATACTCAATAATTTATCAATCATTTCCTCAAATGTGTTTCTGAAAATTGAAATTGATGCCATCCTTTTTTTATCTACTGAATTTATTGTAGAACGATTTTCGTCATCCCTCACAATAATACTAAAATTGGTATCATGTTTAAATTTATGTGCGGGTGTCAATACAGTCAATTCCCATTTTGGTTTTTGCGGTAAGTTTAAGTTTAATATAGTTGCTTCATATCTAGTTTCGTCCGCATTATGTATTGGATTAACTATTGAATAACCTTTGTATGTATATCCACTTATTTTTTCCCAACCTTTGATTTTCATACTAATATCCTTTTTGCATAGTAAAATAGTAATTCCATTTTAACCAACTAATTGCTATTCCAAATGCGGGTGTTAATACTCCTGTTTCTAAAAAGTAATTTTCACTATACCATAATTTAATAAATGGTAAAATGTTTACAATGTCTTTGTTTTTTTGTGTTCGGTTATTTGCTATAAACCATTTTGTTTTTTTCATTTTGTTTCTTTTTTACACCTTTCAATTAACTCATCATTTTCTTTTTCATGCTTCCAATACATTTGTCTTATTTTATTCCCCAATTCCAAATCGTTTGGCGTTTCGTTAATTACTGATGCTGATATTTTTAAATATTGTTTTGCTTCCTCAGCCCATGCTATCATTTGTTTTGAATATTGTTTATCCATTGTTAAATTCGTTTAATGGTAAAGGTTTTATGTCATCACCTAATATACGAAAAGTTTTTACAATTGCCAAATCGGTTATTGTTATTTTTTCAATTTCAATTCCCCATTTTTCTACAAATTCTTTCACTTCGGCAGTTATTTGTTCATTTACATCAATCAAATCGGCCCAAGTTGTTAATTCAACAATGTCTCTAATCATTCCCATAGTAGTATCTACCAATACATCATTTGCGTGCATCACATTCAAAAGATAATTTTTTACATTCACCACCCTATATCTAATCAAAGCTTTCAATACAATTCCCTGCTCGTCTAATGTAGTTAGTGTTTGCGCCGGCAAATTTACAGTTTGTGTAATTACCGCTGTTTCAATAATCGAATCAAAGAATGGTATTTTAATCCAAATACCTGCCTTCAATGTTCTATGATATTTACCCAATCTTAAATGTATAGCTTCATTCCATTGTTCAACTATAATGAAAGGTAAAATATCATTCCAAAATCTAGTTATTATTTCAATTAGTTTATCAAACATAATTTTTATTTTTTAATTCGTCCTGCTCCTTTATATGCTCTTTTGTAATTTGGCTCTAATAGTGAACTAATCTTTACACCTTCATATCGGTTTGCTGCATGTATAAACATTGTTTCGCCAATGTATGTTCCACAATGCCAACCCGAAGGCGATTGTTTGCTCCTGAAAAATACCAAATCCCCTATTTGTAAACTATCTTGCTTTATCCTTTCAGTCTGGTCCCACTGTCTATAACAAACATTTTCTAATTGTATTTTGTACACGTCCATTGCCAACCTCTTATTGAATTGTGAACAATCAATACCTCGTTCGGTTTTGCCACCTAACTTATATGGTTTACCCAACCAATGATAAACGAAATTATTGAATGTAGTATCAGGTGTCAAAACAGGAATACTATCCACTGCACCTAAAGGTTTTTTTGTTTGTGAGTATAAATTAACACTCACAAATAATAAAATTATTGTTATTAGTTTTTTCATTATTTACCATTTTATTGATTGTGAAACAGGCATATTAAAGTTTGTGTTTCCTGATATTGTTTTTGCTTTTCTTTTACTTCTAATTTCATCTTGCATCATACCGAGCAAAGAACAATATGTTTTAATAACTTGATTTTTGTTAATCGAATCACAAGCGATATGAATAAAGTTTTGTAAAGATTTTATTTCGTTTGGTCTTATTATTCTTCTAATTTTTGAACTTAAAATATTCTTTGTATCTTCTATTTCCAAATTAAATTCACCAACCATTTTAGTTAGTTTGACACGAAATACAATATCGTTATCAGCGGTTTCGATTATTTCAGTGAAGTAGGCCTGACTATTTTCATAAACTCTACCAAAACAAAACGATGCACCCATCAATTCAAATCGTTCACCTTGTATTTTTTTCCAATTTATTATTTGCATTTGTTCTGCTTTCTGTTCTGCTGCCAATGCACAACTCAAATGATTATATCCTACAAGGTATTCAATATCGACATGATAAGTATCTTGTCCACAATATGCGCATATTTTTTTCATTCATTAAATATACAAAAAATATTCGATATTACAAAATAAAAGGGACACTTTTTAGGGTGTCCCTTTTGGGTTACATGGCATGCAAGATTTTTATGTGTGCTTTTGATGAATACCTTTTTTGATATTAATCTTTCTACTTTGTTTTTGCATTTTCTTTCGGTTTTTGGATGCTCTTTCTCTGTTGGTCATAAATGTTATTTTAAAATATAAATATACATCTATTAAACAAATTTAATTTTTCTCAAAATACCTTCTGCTAATCTATTATGTCCTAACTGATTAAAATGAAAATCCAAAACTCCATTACTTTCTTTTTTTGAAATTGTATCCGCAATTCTTAATTTATTAGATGCTGCGTATGGATAAAATGCAAATTCTTTATTATCAAAAATAGCAAAATTGTTTCTTTCAAAAAAACTTTTATCCAATTTAGATAACATCCCATCCATTCCAATAAAAATAAATTGAATATTATTTGATTTTAACCAATTGGCCAGTAAATCTATTTCTTTTTCAAATTCTAAATACTGATTATTGTTTGAATAAAAATATTTTATCCAATCATTGTAAAAATTTATCTTTACACCATCAACTTGTGAATCCGGACTCTCTATTTTACACATTGAAATAAATTCATTTTCCAAATCACAATACATTCCTAATCTATCTAAAAATGTAGTTTGAATAACGAATATCGAATCACTTACATTTTCTGTTTTTGATAATTTATAAACTTTATCGAATATGTGCTGATTAGCCATTCCATTTTCCGAATGATTTGTTGAATTACAATTTATTTTTTCTTCAATTAACTTTCTAAAATTTATAAATTCATATCCCGTTTTACTATGTTCGGAATTTGTAAAAGAACATCCAAAATAATGTATATGTATATTACTCATAATCCAATTCAGGTATTAAATTTACAAAAAGATATTCATTCGTTTGAGAATTTCTTAATATTTTTTCTGCACCAAACCATTGTTTAAGTATATCGGCTTTATCGCCTGTTATATCCGTTGAAAATTTAAATGCTGAAACTTTATATATGACCTCATATAAATCTTCACCCGCTCTAACTAATTCCGGCTTTCTCATTTCCAAAATATTTGAATTAATAATATACTTGCAGCAAGTAATAAACAAATTATAGTCTTTAAACTAAATGGTTCTTTAAATAATAACCAACTCAATAATACGAATACAACAATACCAATACCAAATCCAATAAGACGAGATGGCCACAATTGTCCGTTTCCCCAACTTACTAAATTTTCTACCGATTTAATGTAAAACCATGCAGCTGGTATTGAACTTAATAAAACTATAATTGGATATTTTTGAAACCAACCATATTTTACACTGCCTTGCAATTGCATAAAGGACATAACTTGTCCGAATATTCCAAACAAAATACCCATCAATAACCTATTCATATAAATTTATTTAATAATCTTCATCCGTAAAATCAAATCCTTCTAAATCTTCATCGCTGTATATTTCATCTTCGATTAAAGCTAGTTGGTCATAAATATCATCGTGGAGTGGGTGATAAACACCATCATCATCAATTGATTTTAGATTGTCTTTTATTTGATTTACTATTTTTAATATCTTTTGACTCATTTTTTAAGTTTTCAATAAGTATATTCAAATCACGAATTTCAGCACATTTTTCGTATTCCTCAATACCCATAAAAAAATTGAATGCTTTTTCTAAAACATTTTCTAAATTTTCTTTTTTTAATATGAATACTATATTGTCCTGATAATTTGATATCATTATTGCTTGTATCGTATCTAAATTTTGTTCGATTAATATTTTTGAAAATCGTAACAGCTCTGAAAAAATAACATACTTATTATTTCTTAACCAATTTGATATTGGATAACTACCTAAATCAATATGTAATATTACAGGCTCCATTATTAATATTTATCAAAAAATTCTTGATTATATTCTAATTGATAATTTTTCAAATCAAAATGAACTCCATTTATTTCTTTTAACAAAGAATAATCAACTAACAAATCTAATTCGTTACTATTAAATATGCCGGTTTCTTTAAACATTTCAAATATTTTTTTCTTTGAAAGGCAATAACTTCTATGCCAACCAAATGTAGTTTCATAATATTTTGTATCTTCAAAAAAACAAAATTTATTCAAAACATTTTCTTCAGGCCATTTAAACTTAAAAGGTGTTGCATATTCCTGTGTAAATTCGTTATCAAAAAAGGTAGAATAAAATGCATCTTCCGAACCTTTATTATAAGTTTCATTTATTTTGGATATATCTTGCATTACTTTCGTATTGCGTAAACTAAATCCACCATTTATCAAAGAATGACCTCCACCCAAATACGGATAATTAAAAAATTCATTATCAAAATAAAAATTATGAAATCTAGGAAACCCATCCCATTGAATTATTAAATACCAATCCGTTTTTATTAAATGTGGTAATTGTTTTATTAGAAAGTTGTTATACCAAGCTATTCCGCCAGAATTTTCCCAATCGAATGGCCAAAGTGTTTCAAACTTCTGTTCGATTAATTCTTTATTTTTATTAAAAGGATTGACCATTAAAACATCACCGAAATTAATGTGTTTACAAATTTCAGGAACCAATCTACTAACCGCCGCCAATCTAATATTGGATTTATTTGGATTATCTTTAACCGAATCTATTGAAACTAATGTAACATTTTCTAAATTAATCATTCTTTTTATTTAATCGTTTGCCAAAGTAAATGTAGCATCCAAAAAAAGATACCGCAATACAATACATAACGAAGTTCGCTCTCCATAAACTTCCCGTTAGTAATATTAGGGAATATTGAACGGCATCGAATCCAAAGGGATTGAAAAATAGTGCTAGGAACAAACTCATGTCTTTGTATAGCATTAACCTCTGGCTTTTTTCCGAGTATTTTTCTTTTATTCTGTTTATCACCGTCGTCCATGTGTTGTTTATTTAGTGAACAATCAGTAACCTTTAGAATAAGTATTCCAATCCTTTAGTATTTGCTCTTTTTAATTGAATATCTTGAATTGATTGTGGGTTTTTCACTTTAGAATTTTTACGATACCACTCATACAAATCCTCAAGCGTTCCTTTACCTCTTTGTCTTTCCATTGCTTTATCCCAAAGGTCTTTACCAAATTCTTTTTCTAACTCTTTACGAAGTTTCCATAGAATTTGATTTTCATCTTTATCTGCTTCTAATTCCAGTTTGAGAGCTTTCACTCTTTTCATCCTACTAGCCTCCAATGCTGCTTCCTTTCTATTCTTTTCATCAGTTCCGCCGTAGTTAGTATAAGTTTGTTCATAAACCGTTTGAGCCGATTGTCGCATCTCTAATGCTTCACCAAACATATATGAATAATCGAAATCACCATTGCGTATCTTTAATAACAAAGGTGCATCTGCTTTAAGTGGTTTGTTTGTTCTCCCCTTTGTCCACCACCTGTATTTGTTGTAACTCATAATATTCTTTTACTTTGTTTTCTAAAAAATTCATAGATTCACTACTACCCGTCCAACAATCATATTTTCTAAATCGTTTGACAAATACTTCTAATGTTACTGAATTGTAATATTTAATCAGTTCATCATATTCCGGTAGGTAGCAGTTATTAAATCCCATATTATTCGTGACCTCCCAAATCAATTTCGTTTTCCCAATCTTCCACCGTTTTCTTCTTTCTTTTTTTAGGTGCAGCTTTCATTGTTTTATTATATTGGTCAGCTGCTTTTTTTAATTCCTCATTTGGTGCGGGTGGATTTTCCAATGCATCTGAAAATATTTCTGCATCCATTTTACTTTTAATAAAACTTCTAACTGCTTCTTCTTCATCTCTTTTGAAATCATCTATTGTGTATGGTTTAACTCCAAAACCACCATCTTCATCCCATTTTTCATTTTCCTCTTCTTGGTATTCGTTTGCTCTATCCAATATCCACTCCTTCCAAGCATCGTTATGATAACCTAACCCAATTACCAATGTTTCAAATGCATCCATTAATTCATCCAAAGATGTATCACTATGGTCTAATTCGACTGATACCTTTGTGCCATATTGTTGTGCCGTAATGATAGTTGGTTTATTAAAACCTGTTTTAAAATTTTCGTAGTTCATAACTATTTGTTTTTATCATTTATAAATTTTTCAAATCCTAATTGCTCGTTTTCTTTTGCAATCTTTTTTACACTATCATAATCAAATTCCGTATTAGATATTGCAGAACTTATACTTGCAAATCTTTTGGTGTGATAACTACTTAGTGGCGATGTGTGTTGTTTTAAGTGTAATGCTTTTGCATCCAAGTATTCAAACAATTCATCATCTGTCATTTGTTTTAATTCTTCATCCGTTTTATTAAACTCCATTATATTAAAGTTTGTTTTGCTAATGAATTTATTATATTTTTACAATCATCTTTATATGCTTCTTTGGAATAATCTAAAAATAATTGCTGATTGTGTTTAACAATATCTTTTACATTAAGTAAAAATTCATCCTTTTCTTCTTTTGATTTTTTAGTAAACTTTTCTATTTGTTCAAAAATCATTTCCAATCTTTTAAAATCATCGGTTTCTATATCATAACTTTCATCAATGTATGGATGAAAGGTTTTATATCCTAAACTTTGTAAGTATTGTAAAGATTTAGCAGGACCGGCTAATATGAATGGTTGTGCGTGTCCTATTGGTTTCCAAATCTTTTCACTTAGATATCCTGTTGGAAATTCTACATATACATCTTCATCATCTCTAACTTGAAAAAATATAGATTCCGAAACTAAACTGATATAAGAATTTAAATATATTGATTTATTTTCAAAACCATATCCTGCTATTTTAGTCAAATCCGATACATCTAAATTTTTAGAAACCGTTTTAACTATTTCTGCCAATTCTAAATTTTCATCATGTTTTAAAAATTCAGTAATTACATCTTCGTGATAAAACTTTTTATCCCAAGATGTATTATTGTAAAATAGTTTTCCAAGTTTATGTAATTTTGAAAGTATAAGTAATCTATGCAACTTCCAATGTCTACATAAAAATAAAAAATCCTTTTTTTGATTTCCTATACTATTTTCAAATTCTTCAAATGTTAAAACACTATTTGCAGTATGTTCGGTTTGTCCAAATTGTGGTTCAAATGAATTATCACCCCAAAATTTAAAATCAGGATTATTAATTATGTTATTAAACTCCTGTGATTTAGATAGTTGTGCTAAATTAAAATCAAATACATTGTAATTAACACCCATCTTTTTAAGATTTGATTGTAGTTTAAAATCCTGAAATATCAGGTAAACCTTTTCATCGGGTATTTCGTTTTCTCTTGTAAAATCAACTAACTTTTTGAAATTCGATTTTGTAATTCCTAATCCACCATCAATGATATAGTTAATTAATAAATTACCATTACCACTTTTGATTTCATTCAATGCTACTGATGAAATTTGTTTTAAACATAATTCATTAAAGGTAGGATGGTTTCCAAAAAAACTTTCAATACTTCCAAACGGTTCTACCGGATAAAACCATTTTGTGTTTTTGTGATTATTTATAATTTCATATACTGATTTTTTATCAACATAGTTATTCCAAAAATTGGAATTATATAAATGCCAACCGATATTCCATCTATTTTGAAAATGCTCTCCTGAGAATGCATAATTAAAATCGGAAGCTTGATATATTGTATTCAAAAATTTTGGATGCAGACAATTTGGCATTTCACCATTGTAAGTCATAATATCATATCCAAATAATACTTTCATTTTAAATTAAACTTTTTTGTATTTTAAATGGTTTTGTTTTTTCTTTTTCATCCTCAATAATCAAATCATTAAAATTATTATCAACATGTGGTAGTTGATGTATTCTTTTTAACTCTTTCATAAAATCGGAAAACAATGGATGGTCTTTTTCAAATACACATAAATCTTTTAATTCTTCGGGTGTAAATGTTCCCCACTGCACCAATCTTCTATAATTTATAACCAATACTTTTTTATGTTCGAACAAAGGTTTTAATAACTCCCAAAACATATACATTTCTTTGTAGTTATTTTTACTAACAGTCATAGAAAATACAACTCTTTCTACACTTTCTAATTTTGAAAGAAATAGTAAATTTTGTATAAGCGTTTCCCAAACTCCACCCAATCTAACTTTGGTTTCATATGTTAATTTAGTTGCAGCATCTATACTTATTTCGATACACTTAACATATTGATGTATATTTGGCATGGTATCCCACATCTGCTTATTTAATAAAGAGCCATTCGTAACCAATTGTATTTCTCTTAACTTTGGATATTTTTTAGGGTCAAAATTTTGTAAATATTCTCTAAATATTTTTGAATAAAACGGGTCACCAGAACCTGTTATTATAATTTTTCTTAAATTCCAAGAATATTGTTCATCTATTTTATCAATAATGATTTTTTTTCTTTTATATTCTATCGAATCAACATCATCATTTGGTATTAAATGTGTTCTGCAAGATGGGCATTTGTAATTACAACTTCTATCAAATCCAAAAAGTATTTCCTCAGGTGTAATATCAAAGTTTTCAATATCTTCTATCGAGCTGATATTTAATTCTTTCATCAGTTCTTCTTTCAATTGAAAGTTATATGGAATAACCTCTTTACCTTCAATTTGACTCTTACTTAATATTTGAGATAAACACGGACAAACAACTTTATCACAAGACTCATATGAACCATCTAAAATATCCCTTCTAACTTTTTTGGCTTGTGGTGAAGTCCAATTTCTTAATAAATCTTCATCTTCATCAACTGCAAACCAAGGATTTGGTTCACCTTCTTTATTAACTCTTAAATTAGTTTTATTCCAAAAAGGACAACAAACGAAATTACCAAGCGGTTGAACATCTATATATTTAAATGGAGAATTGCAGGCATACTTATTAAGTATTTCTTTTTCAAAATTGTTTTCCTTATTATCTATCATAAATCATCAAAGTTAAAATCTTTATTTGCCGAATAAACTATCTCACCATCCGACCCTATACTCATATTCAATGCACCTTTTTGCACTAAACTTTCAATTGTATCACCAACCGAATCCGATAGAGTTTCTTGCATTATTTTTTCAACTTCTAAATCGGTCAAATGCATTTCAAATTCTTGTTCCCACTTTCTTTGCATTGCAATTTGCAATTTTCTTTTAAGTGGTAATCGTTCAATAAAGGGATTACCTTCAAAGAACTGAGCTTCATCTAACAAATCAATCATCTCATTTGATAGTGTTATTATTTCAGGAAGTATATCCATTTTCTCTTAGTGTTTGTTTAAAGTTTTCATCTTCCTCTTGTGGTGTTGGTAAATATGCTGATTTGTAATATTCATCATCATATTCCATTCCATCAGGAAAGATTGAGCCACTATTGACTCCATTCCAATATTCCTCATTTAATTTTTCTTCTTTCAGATATTGTTCATAGATGTAATCTTCATCATGTTGAATATCATTTGGTAAGTTATTTTGTTGTTGCATATACCATTCTTTTGTTTTACTCATAACTATTCGTTTTGTCAAATATACACAAAATATTCCTTATTTCAAAATAATTTTTTCTACTTTCACTACACCATTTGAACGAGCAACTATTGTCATTGTATCACCTCTCATATTCCACATTGGTGCTATGACTGTATTGATACTACCATCTGCGGAATTGTATGTTGCCGAATTGATTGTTGGTACCTGTGATTGTTTTAAGTTTACTACTTTGATACTATCTACAATTTGCCAACCTAATCCTCTCCATGTCCTACGATAGATTGTTCCGATTGTATCACCAACTTTCAGTGTCCAATAATGTGAACTTTCCCATTCAACTTTCTCACGAGGTTCATTTGGTATTCGTCCGTTCACTCTAATAGATCCAGATATTGTATGTATGTTTTGTGTTTGTGTTGAATACAAATTGAATACTGAATATCCGTTTACATCCTTTGGTAATCGAGTATCAATATTCAATTCAATATTTTTACTAAATACATCTTTACTACAAGCTGAAAAGAATGTCATTATTATCAATCCCAATAAGTATAACATCATTAAGATTGATTTTTCTGATATTTGTTTTTTCATAAACTATGATGTTTGATAATATGTTTGTGTTTTTATTAAAACATTTCTAATTGCTACACAAAAGTCTGTTGGTAAATTAAAAGATTTCATATCGACTTCTATTTCGGTTGCCCTTTGTAATCCCATATTGAACATACGATATTTTCCATTTGGACCTTTTTCTTTGGTCAAAACTATATCATGCTCTTTATTGTAATCTACACCATTTCCTTGCTTTTCGATTTTGAAAAAATAATATACATGTCCAAGCTTTCGTAATGTATCACTATAATCGCCGGCTTCTACTATTAATCTACCGTTAGCATACATATTAACAATTTTTCCTATGTTTTCTATTTTTAACATAACTAACGATATAAAGTTACAAATTCTCCAAAATGTTTATCAAATACTTTGAGTAGGTTTTCATAATCACCACTCATCATTTCCTCTCTGATTTTCTTTTTATCCAAATCCAATTGCTTTGCTAAATTACCAGCAATTCCGATTAGATTAAATGCGTTACCATCCGGTCCGGTCAAATCTATTTCAACGGGACCTGTTTTCATTTTCTTATACTTTATCATACCTTTAATGATTTAATATGTTTACACTCTTTACCGCCTGTATATGTGAACGAAGGACAATCACACTCCCATGTTCCATTATCTTCAATTACATTATACTTTACATTTGGGTCTTTTGATGAAACCACTTGATGTTTTTTCACTTTGGTTAATCCTTTCTCTTTTAATTTTCTTTCAATCAAAGAGTCAACTTGACTATCCGATATCCAACCCGCTCTATTCTTTCTAAACTCCGAAAAGAAATATTGGTCATCAAATAATGCATCCAATACTTTTATGGATATATCCTCACCTTCACTTACGGCTACATGATAAAGATTTTGGTCGGCATCCTTTACAAATTTACCGTCATCGGCGTAATCACCGGCAACAACAATGTTATCACCTGCCCAACTACCAACGATTTCGTTTTCACTATTAAGGTCACCACCACCTCTACCATTTCCGTCAGCAAGTAGAATTGCCAAACCTGCCAACACACCATTTGCTGACATACTAAATTCCATTAACTTTGCACCATCACCAAATGTATGTGGGGTGATATACTGCTTTTTCTTTACATTTACTATTTTGTAATACTGACCCATAATTAAAATGTTTTAATTGTTCCCATAGCGATACCCAATGCTAATTCGTATCTACTATAAAATTTTACTTTATCTTTCACTTCGGCAAAACTGATTTTACAATCGTCACTTTCACCTTCATCATCACAACCCATAATCAATCCGTTACCTGCGAATGGTTGATGTGCTCCTTCAAATGTAAAGAATACATCCGTTCCATTCATTAACCCTTCATCATCTACAAAGATAGCATCTTCTTTATCTAAGTAAGATGCGACCGTAAAACATTCGCATTGAAGAAACTTATACATTTCATCAATACCTTTACCGATTTCAACTTCTTTTACCTCTTTGTTGATAGAGTCAATTAAGATTGCTTTCATATTACATTTGCTTTTGTGTAGTTACTAAAATTTTGTTTCCATTATCGGGAATGAGAATGGTGCCATCGACCTGAACGATTGAAGCACCATTTTTAATTTCATTCTCCAATAGTTCGATAAGTTCAACTATTGTAAATGTTTTCATTATTTTTCTTTTTCGATTACTTGAATGTAATTTTTATTTTTATTACTCTTATCAATTGATATAGGATAATAACTTACATCTTCCAATTTAATTGAATGGACCATAAATCCATTATCTAAGTTTTTTACTTTAATTGCTTTATCTGCTCGGTTATCCCAAATCAAACCATCAGCTGCAATTCGGTTTTCATCTAATCTTTTCATTGTGTTTTGTTCCATAATTAATCTATATTTGTTGTTAATAATTCACCTATTTCATAATACAATTCTGCGGTTGCTTCTCCACCATTTTCACCCGGTTCTATATATTCTTCTACATTCAATCCTTCCTGATAATCAAATGTTTCACCACACATATTGTCGTGGAAAGATTCAATCATTTCTTTCTTTGCATCTTCTAACGAGTCTGCTTCTACTTCGTGATACTCTCTTACCCAATCCGTTATCTTACGGTCAATATAAAACCGATAAGTTTTTTTGGGAACATGCTCCATATTTTCGTTATGTTTCCCATCTCCATAAATTGCCATATAATTAATTTTTAAAAGTTCCGTATTCAATTTCTTTTTCAATGATTTGTTTGATATAATCCGAAAACTCATCTTTTGTTTTTAGAAAATCTTTATTAAGATGTTTGTCTTGAAATATCCAATCACCAGCATCACCTGCACCCAATACACATTTTTTCATACTATAACAATTGTGTTCCCATTTTAATTCAAACAAAACACAATAATCACCCAAAATAGGTCCGTTACAAAATATCCAAATCCAATTTCTATCTTTATAGTTTTGCATATTGTCAAAATCAAAATAAAAAGAATGCCCTTCCATTTCGAAATCAGTTCTATCTATTTTTTCAAAGTTTATAGGTTTATTCATATCAATTAATTTTCATCTTCATCAAAAAAATCATCATCCACTTCACTATCATAAAAGAAACCCTGGTCTTCACAACTATCAGGTCCCATAGGTTCATATCGCCAACCATCGGCCATTTCGACTAGATTAGGATATAACACACCTTCCGTTCCTACACCCGACCCGTTACCTTTACTAAATGCTAAATCAATTCCCTTACCTCTTAATTCATCGGGATTGTCTGCCGTTAATCCATTCATTTCGGCAAGTAACTCATAGTAATCCTTACCACCAAAATCACCATAACCATCGTAACTATCTTCAGTCCAAACATTACCTTTATTATCCATCATTTGAACTCTAAATGTATCTCTTGTTGACCATTTGTTAGCAATACTCTTATCAGTATCCTGCGTTCTCCAACTAAAAAATCCCATAACTTTTGTTTTAATTTTATAAATGACAATTTGCGTTACACATTGTTAATATGAAAATGTTTTTACGGCAATCACTATCTGCTCTACTCAAAGCCAAATACAAATTGTTATCAACAACCGCTTGAACAAATCCACCACCTGCGTATGAACTTTTATCTCTGGTTGCCATAATAGAAACCATAATATCAATGATGTGTTCACTTACATTTTCATTCCACTCTTTAACGAATTGAATAGCTCGTTCTCTATATTGTTCTCTTATATCCATAACTTATATTTTATTATCTATTTTTTGTCGGTGTTCTAATTCCTACCAAACTCTTTGGTGCATCTTTGAATAGATGTTTATTACTTAACATTTTGTTACATTCTGAACATTTGATTTTCTTTTTATCTAAATCACTATCCCAAACGAACTCTTTTGTTAATACACCACACTCACATTGATAAGTTCTTTGTTTAAATGTGTTTCCCATCCTTAATTTGTTTTATGTGTTTACAATCTTTACCTCTACCAAAACCATGTGCTGGACAACTACAACTCCAAAATCCTTCATCATTTACTACTTTATACACATTGTCTTTACTTCCCTTAACTTTCCATTCTTTTTTCACTTTGACTTTTTGAAACTCTTTTGGTTTGTTGTATGTTATTTTATCCCACATACTTTCCAATTCATTCCAACTATACCATCTATTTACTTCAATCCACCCACTACTTTCCTTACCACCAGTACATACGATATAAGTTTTGCCGGAAAGTGGTGATTCAAAACAAATTGGTGGATGTGTTGATTTAATTCTCATAACTTATATTTTACATTATTAATATTTACAGGCCTCCATTTGCATCTGTCTTATTCTTACTAATTGTTTACAAAACATTTGCAAATCTTTAATATAATCAATTGGTAAATTCAATTCTACTTTTGAACAATGTAATGTATACCAATTTCGATCGTGGGGATTTTTATCTAATTCCATATGCCAATCACTACCATACATTCTAAATCCAAATCTATATTGTGAATCCTCTTCTCTTATAGATGCCGCCCAAACCTTTTCACCCAATGCATTGGTCATTGTATCCTGAAATTTATTTTTTACTTCCGGTGAAAGATTAAATTTTAATTTCATAACTTATAATTTTTTATTCGTAACTATTTCTATCTATATTTGTTACAAAAGGAAAGCGAGGAATACCATCCGGCGTTAAATTGAAATACTTAACCGTTGCTTCCTTACCGATTAGTTTCTTTTTATTCTTTAACATCTCAGCTGTTTCTTCCCATGTTCCCTTTACATTTGATTTGAAAGGTTTTCCATCTGCGGTTTCAAATACCATATAACCGGCAGTTCCAGTTCTATTACCTTCACCCTCACAAATATCTTTAATGATATATTCTTCGTCCACAAATGATTTATGTTTCAATAAAGATTTGCTTCTCTTATTCTCATACTTGCTATCCAATCGTAACATCTGTCCTTCGTAACCTGCTTCTACATACTCACCATATCGTTCCATCAGTATATCTTCACTTTTAACTATATGTGTTTTTACAACGATACATTGTTTTGGCAATCTTAATGAACATAATGTTGAATATCTAACTCTAAATGTATCATCAACACTTGGTAAATCGTAAATGTGATAATCAATATTCTTTTTACTTTCTACTAAGTCCGTATCCGTTGGTTTTGTTTTCTTAACCAATGATACAATCTTATTGAAATCATTAGCGAACTTATCAGCGTACAACTCACCATCCAATATCAAATCAGGATTCTCATCAAATAGTGGTTTAAGTGAATCGTAAATATGTGGTGCTGAAATTATTGGTTTACCATTTCTACTCCACATACCATCTTTGTTTACGATACAACGAATACCATCCAATTTAGGTTGACAGAAAATAGGATATTCAACTTTATCTTTGTAATCTTCCCACTTTGCCGCCAACATAGGTTCAAAGTATTGAGTTTTGTTGATGTGTTTGATATTCTCAAAGTAACCACGCTCTAACTTTAACTTTCGTTTAGCAATTGCTTCTAACATTGCTTGCTCCTTATCGGTAGTTTCATTCACTTTACCGATATTTTTACCATACACTACCGTCCATTCGTTAGTCACTTTTTTACCATCCGTTTGACCCGATATAGTTCGGTATTTATTACCCATTACTTCAATTGTCCACTCTTGCACCTTACCACCCTTTGTTGATTTGTATATCGTTTCTAATTTCATAACTTATTTTTTAATTATTAAAATGGGCCTAAACCCGATGCTCTACCTCTAACTCTTACATGAATATCTTTATCAGCTTCACTCCAAATTTTAGATTGTAAGTCATCTAACTCACCCTCAACATACAACTCCTCACCATCAATGAATTTAGCAACACACCATTTATCAGGTGTTAATCCATGAAGTTCTATATAACCACCTCTAATTTCTTTAATCATTGACACATTGATAAGTTGTGGTAGAAATTTACCACCATGCGATGATACATTTAATTTTATAAACATAGGTTTTAATTTTAATAATTTGTAATATTGTTTTTTTGTTTTACTTTCTTCGGAGCTGTATGAGTTTGAACTTCTTAATATTTGTTGTTGTATCAACCCTGCTCCCAATAATACTCCTATCATAGTGTTTTAATTTTACCACCAACTTGTGTAATAAACTTTGTAACCTTCACTTATTGCTTGCCTAGCATTTTTAATAAATTCCAAATCACCATCCACTTCATCACCATCGGATTGTCCAAAAAAGAAACCCGATGTTTGTGGTAGATTACCATTCTTAATATCTTCTTCTAACACATCTAAATCTTCATTATCTAATACCACACACGAACCATTGAACGAATCATCCTTGCCACCTTTCTCATAATAAAGACCTTCCATCCATCCGTGTAGGTTTGGGTGTTTACGCCAATAAGCTACTTCTTCTGTGTCTACATTCTTTGTTGAAAAATCAACTTCCATTTCTTGCAAATCTGCCTTCGTTTTAACGGCATACATATCTAATCCCATAGTTTATTAATTTAAGTTAAAGTTAATGTTGTTTAATATATCATCCCCCTCTTTCACTCTACTTTCTCTTTCTTCAATCACTTTGTTTGCGTTTTGAATGATACCCTTTAATGTAGTTCTCAAATCATCAACACCATGCTCTTTAGCCTCATCAACTACATAATCAATTCCCTCATTAATCAATCTAACCAATCCTTCATCTTCTTCAATCATATTCTTATCCAACATATCCATAAAGGATGCTGCGATAGATGTTCTTAAACTCAATGAAGCTGATTCACTTTGTTTCATAATAGTAACTAACACCATAGCCATTGTAGCTCTTTGTGCATTTGTCTTTTCAATTCTCTTAAAAATTTCACTTAACATATTATCGTTTTTTAAATATTTTTGTAATAAATTCCATTGTTACTAAAAAGTAATAATAAGGAACATAAATCATTGATTGCCCTATTAGGATAATCTGAAAAAGAAATTCATTCCTTTCCGGTCTACCCTGTTCTTCCATATGTTTCAATGTTGCTCTAACCATAGGAAAGGTTGCCAACATCCATATTAATATTATTGTCCAAATCATAATTAAAATTTACTTACAAAATACTTTTTATCATTCATATCCTTAACTAACAATCGGTTACATCTTCTATTCTTTGCATTAGTAACCTTTCTCAATGCCTGTAAATGATGAATAAATGACCCACCATTTTCCATTTTAGGTTTACCTCTCAATATCACATCATAGTATTCTTTCAATTCACTAAACGTCAGTTTACCATGCCTTTCAGTATAATCCAAAAGAGATTGTGTTATATATCCCCAATCACCCGGCTGTAATTTACGAGCTTTGTTCATATATTTTTCTAATCTCAACTTTCGTTGTTTCTTTTCATTATGTTGTGCCTTTATCGTTAGTTTATTGATATGGGAATCATAAAATCCCAAACCAGCTTTACCCAACGCAATAACACCTACACTAAAAGTTTGTAAGTTCTGACGGTGAATACCTTTACCTTTACCTACCGATTTGTAATTCGGATTTTCAGGGTGAAGATAAATGTCAATATATTCAGCTTTACGCCACGGTATATCGTTTTGTTTACCGACATACCAACTATCACCTAACGCTTTTTTCCTATCACTATGGCGACCTCTCAATACAACCCATCCAAAGATTTGTTCCAAAGTTTTTTTCACTTCGATGACTTGCTCAATATTTTTCATTGGAATAGTTGCAATGTAAGTTGATGTTCGTTTCATTATATTCATATTGTTTGTATTAAAGATATTCGGGACCATATACTCCATAACGAGCCGTCCCATCAATTATATTTCCTCTTGCGTGTTTTGCTGGTGCTTTCCACGTTGCACATTTTAATAAATCACCTTTCTTAATTGGTGAACCTTTTAAGTCACCATCCACTCTACTAATAAAACCCCAACAACCGGTTCCTACCCATAAACGAATATACTTTTGTCCAACCTCAACAACTATGTCTTGATATTGATTTCGCATATCTGCTTTTATATAATATGCCAATCGTTTTAGATTAACTTCATGTATAAAGTTGGCAACAATAGGATTGCCTTTAAGATACTCTATTGCTTTTTTATCAGTTACTCTCATATTGTTTATATTAAATGTTACCTAATCTTCTATCTTCACTTTGCGCGTCATTCATACTATCTACGCACTCTTTGAATGCAAAGTAATCGTCAATTACATCATCTATACGATTTGCTTCATTATATAAAGCAGTTTGTATTTTATTCAACAACTGAATTGACTTATCTAATTCTTCATCAAAATACCCTCTTAATTCAGGCGTATCTTCTTTAGCCGTTTCAACTATTTCTCTATGTTTTTCTACTCCTTTACTAACCACATAATAAAGGTTATTTAATTCCAACAATGTTAATTCTATATTCATATTATTCAAAATTAGGTTTTACAAAAATGTTATCCACATTTTCTACATAAGGTTTAAACCAATTGCGGATAGTTTTATGTGTTAATCCGTTGGTATATTGTTCTTCTCTTTCATACAAACAATCTTCCAATAGACGTTCTGCATCTACTCTTGCTACACTTACCAACGCATGTATCAATTCTTGAATACGTTTTTCACTACTATCGCCTGATAGATACCAACGATTATCATCCGAATACATATACGAATAATCGTGTCTAACTACACTATCCATTAATTCGTTAATCATACTATTTTCATTGTAAACATCCGTATCATTATTCGGGTCATTCATAAAATACTTTTGATAAAATTCTTTGTTAAACATATACTTTTATTTTAATTGTGTTTCATCCCTTTACATACACCATAACCACTTCTTGCGGCCAATCGGTTAATATTGTTAGCTACTTCCATTGGAACGATTTGTATTTCGTTACCTGTTTTGTGATTAGCGATAGCTACACCACCCATCTTTTCCGTAGTAGAACAATTTACACAAAAATTGTAACCATATTTCACTTTGCGTAAAACAGGCATATCATTACCACATTTGATACATGGCATCATTTCCAATTTAACTTTTACTTTACTCATATTATTTACAAATTTTATTATTAACAAACTCTTGCATAAAGTTAATGTAAGATATTTGACACTGTATTCTTCTTTGTTTTTTGTGGTCTCTTTTAAAGGTTGGTGTTACCAATCTATCACCCCACAATTCTTTGTAATAATTCATTTCTTCTTTCCATTGATTATCGTAACTATATGAATTTGATACTTTGTTTTTAATCCAATCTTTCACTTCATCAAACTTATCCCATTGAAACAATTTATTCCATTTCTTATGGTTGATATCTAATACAACAACATCCACTATATTCGTTTTCTTACCTTCCCAAAATCCAACCACTAAGGTAAAATCTTCTTCTTTGTTTGAATTACGAAATATATCACCCAACTCAATTGCATTATTTAAACCAATACATTTTAACTGAACTGGTTTACCTTTGTAATTTACTCCTTTCACATTTTCATTTATAGCATCCCACTTAGACGTGTAATTAGAACCTTTTTGTTTACCATACTTTTTTTCGTATTGTTTCCAAGTAGTAATGTTATTTTCCTTACACCATTTGGTTTCAAACTTAAAACCATGCGATTGTCTTTCTGCCATATTATTTATTTTTACGAGCCCAATTACGAGCGTTCTTTTTCTTTTTATCTACTACTACTCTTTGACGGTATCTACCATCAAAAAGACCAGCATCTAGCTGGTCTTTTCTTTTAGAACTATTTGGACTTAACCTTTTCACTTTGTTTTTCATAAACACTAAATTTACTATCCATTGGAATAATGAATTTGTTATTAGCCGTATCAATTTTGTTACGAACTTTCTTAAACTTTAATCCTACAATTACACCTTGCGCATCATAGTATCTCATATCATACGCATCACCATCAATTACATCATATCCCATAAATGTTTTTGGTAATACTTTACCTTCAAACACCATAGCCACACGACCTTTTCTTTCGTTTAATAATTCTAAACATTGAAACATATTATGTCCGCTGAATGAATATGTTAAATCGTAGTTATCATACTTATCTAACATTTTGAAACGATTAGCAACTTTCGTATAATCATAGAAAGGAATAAGTGGGAAGAACTCTAATATATTCATACCTTTCACTTTGAAACTTTCTAAACTAATATCGGATGTTCCGTTGATACGAACTGAAAATTGATAACCTTTGGTATCTGCATCAATCTTAGCTTTTTGTATTTCGGTAATCAACCAAGCCATAAAGAAATCACGTTGTTCAAAGAATAACTTTGTTTTTTTGATACGAGCTTTATTGATTGCGTTCTTTTTAACATCAATACGATTGTGACCCGACTCTGTTAAACACGCCGTTCTACATTCTTCCGTTGACATTGGACACACATTGTAACCACTTTGTTCAGCAGGTGCAAGATATAATATATAAGTCATTTCGTTATATTTTAAACCTTTAGCAATTTTTGAACTACTCGCCACACTACCTAAATACGATAGGCCGGTTTGTTTTTTAGCACTAGAAATTGTTGTGAATTGTAACTTACTCATATTAATAAAATTTTATATATATCTCCAATATTGGAAACTTTACCCTGTAAAGATACGAAATTTTCCCGAACTGGCCAAATAATTTGAAAAAATTGTTCATTGACAATCAACGAGTTATGAAATACCCTATAAAACCAAAAGCATAAGTCATTGATTGTCAATAAAGAATTTTCTCATTGATAATCAACGACTTATGCGTAACCCATTGAGGGTCAATTAGTTATGAAATAGGGTATTTTTACCTTATATTAACAAAATTTATAATATATTCACTTATATAAACGGATTATGTTCTTGCGGATAAAAATCTTCATCATCTATCACTTCATTTGTATCAACATAACGATACCTTTCTAATTCACTATCGTATGTAACCAATCTATCCGTATCTTCATCTTTCCATTCTAAATCACCTTCCATTAAATCTTCAAAATCTTCACCACCATTTATCACTTCGTAACAACCACAAAATCCCATACCCGGTTCTTCATAACTTAATTTGAAATGTAGATTAGGAAATTGTTTAGATGCGTAATGAATAAACATAGAATTAGGTCCCCAAGCAGTTGTGTAATTAATAGAAAGCGACTCGCCATCTCTTTCATCTACATAACTATCACTAACATCCCACTTCGTTCCCCAATTTGCAATTCTCCAATTATACCAATCTTCGTGTCCGAATTTTTCTTTTAAAGATTTGATATGTTCTTCAAACGCCTTTTGCCCTTCTTCATCATGCAACTCACCTCTCCACATTACTGGCGATGTTTGTTCTAACAATTCAGGCGGAGTAGGATATAACCCTTCCATTGTGAAATCCAAATCACCTTTTATGGTTTCACTTGGAACTAATACTTTCTTTTTGAAATCTACTAATTCGTTCAAGTCTCCTTCAACGATTAATGTGTTACTGCACCAATTTGGCATATACTTTGTTTTAAATGTTTTGAATGTATGTTTGTATTTTTGAAATAAATTTATGCATATCTCCAATTTCCGAACCTTTTAAATATGCATCTTTGAAAGGTTTTAATTCTTCATCCGATTTGATATTTAAAATGTATCCATCTGTATCTGAATTTTTAATCAGTTTCAATGTTAAATGTTTAGGAACTGCAAATGCCGATTTCTGGTCAAATTCAAAATTAATGTTACCAACCCAATGCCCGTTATCACCTTCCTCTGTCCAAACATTACGAACATTATAAGTTGCTTGCGACCTGTATATTGGTATCATTATTAAATACCCATCTATTTTATTAAAATTTTTTATCATAATTAATTTATTTAACTAATTCAATTCTTATACTACCATCTTCATTAAACCAACCCTTTAATTTAAAACGGGGGTCATTAGGATGTCCGCTCGATAAATACCCTTCCATATGCGGTCTTACTCCATCTCTATCACTATGTTGGTATGCATTAAATTGTAAATTATGTTGTATAAGGGTGTTTTTATTCATATTCAAAGCTTGCCCCAATGGACTAGTATCAACTACCGTTTTAATATCCAAATGATTAAATCCCATTATTGATAAATGACCGGCACCAATTAAATCACCCAAACAATATTGATATAGGTCATTAGTTACACCATCAACTTTAGCTTTTTTCATTTTTCTTTCACTACGCATTTTTCTTACTCTTTCGGAAGAATATTCATTTCGTTTTGTTCCATTAAATCTTGCCATAATTTACTTATTAATTTATTTATTGTTTAATATATCCCAATCGTGACATGTATTGTTAAGAAAATCTAAAAAATTAAATGGACCCAATACATCATCTCTATAAATTGGATAATCATAACTTTTGCTATGCGAATCATCCGGTCTTAAATGTAAAGACCAACCCATTTGAAATGGTTGTAATTTATCTCTTTTTAAAGTAGCTTCAAAAGAACCATAATCTTTATGCCAAAAAAATATAACATAACGATTTTGTTCTACTTCAACATCATTTATACTAATCCGTTCGTGGTTATCAATTTTCTTTATTGAACTGATGTTTTTAATTGTTAATCTCATATTAAAAGTATATTTTTCGTATTGTAAAGAAATCGTTGGGGTTATTTTTCCAAATGTAATTTTGCACCAAATCACTTTCAGCTTCACTTAGTGTTTGATAACATTTTATGTTTTGGTAATTTTTTGTAGTATCATTATCCTCTATCCACATATTACTCCAATTCAACCAACAATTGTTTCTATGATTGTAGATTGTATAGTATCCTTTCATATCTTAAAAATTTCTAAATGCTTTTACTAAATTATCTGGTGATTTAAAATCTTCTTTGGTTAAAAAGAACCACTCATTTCTATATCTTGCTAACCACTTACCACCATCATTCCGTCTCCTAACTATTTCAATAATTGTTTCATCTTTTTGTTCACTTTCAAATAAAAAAATATAACGGTCAATTTCTTCTTTCACTTCTGAAATTTTCCATCTATTATTGTAAAATATTCCATTTAATTTTTGATAATTTTCTATTGTTAGCAATTTCATATTATTCTATTTTGAAGATAGTAGGGGAATCGAACCCCTACCAAGTTCCAAACTATCTTATTGAATATTCTTAAACAATGTAGGTATTTGACCATAAACTGGCAACTTACCATCCCACTTATTAACATATTCCATTTGAATAAGTAATGGTGTCAATGTTTGTTGTTTCATTCTATTTGCTTCAGCTTCTGCTTTAGCAGATGTAAGTAATGCTTGTGCGTTACCCTCTGCGGTTGCTACTTTAATCTTCGCTTGTGCTTCTGCCGTTTTAACTTCGTTCTCTGCTCTTAATGCAGCTTGAACTGCGTTGTTCTTAGCGTTGATTGCTTCTTTGAATGAATCTGGATAAATCAAATTAGATGTAAACTGATTAACCATAAATCCTTCGTTTAACAATTGTCCTTCCAATAACTTACGAACTTCAATCTCAAATTGAGCACGATTACTAATCAATTCATCAGCCGTATATTTGTTAGTTGCTAAACGAAACGCATCATATACTGCGGTCTTTAAGAAACCTTCTTCAATTTGTTCTAAACTTCTACGATACTTAGCAAAGATGTAAGGAACTTTTTCTCTCTTTACTGAATAGTTTACGATAGGTGATACATGGAACTCACTACCATCTTTTGAGTTTACTACAAATGAATTATCACCTGTATATTCTTTGTGTTGAATAAAGGTAGGAAACTCATAAATACGATGCGTAATTGGGTTAAAGAATACAATACCCGTTACTTCCGTTACATCAGCTACACCTTTGTTATCACCATAAAGGTTCACTTTAACACCTACGTGTCCTGCATCAATTCTTTCACATGCTGCAAATAATACCATTAATGTAATAAATCCAATAATGGATGCTCCGATTGTTTTAAACATTTTACTTTGTTTTTGTTTTTGTTCTAAATTAAATTGCGTTTCTAGTTCATCTATTTGTTCATCCGTTCTACGATTACCATAATCATCATAACGATAATTATACCTTTGAAATGTTGCCATATTATTTTGTTTTATTTGTTTTCTTTCTTGTTTTTACAAATGGGTTATCACTTTCAACACCATCAAATTGTTTTGGATTTTTTTTCTTTGTTGGAGTTTCATTTTGTTTCTGCATATTATCCATTTGTTTCTGAACATGCTCTTTCCATTGTCTTTCCGCTTCGGATAATTCTTTTTTATCAATGAAGCCACCTTTATCGGATGTTACATAATTGTAAAGAGCCAATCCACCCCAAACAATCAATAACAACAAACCAATACCAGCCATTATATTGGCAAATGTATTAGCGGCACTGAGACCTGGGAAAATTACAAATTCTAAAATCAAAAATATTGTTATCAAATTAATGATTTGAGTTTTATACTTTAATAAGTTTTTCATTTAAATTAATTTATTTGTTATTCGTAAAATTGTTTCTTCATCTTCTTTGGATAGTTTCCAACTATTGCCAATTAACTTTTTGACTTGTTCATCAAATTCCGAACTCTTATTATCAGGATCAGCTAAAGTTCCTTGAATTTGTTTAGGAACATAACCCGCTTCATAAAGTTCATCCGCTAATTCTTGCTTTTCATATCCCATTAAACCATATATGATATCATCAATATCAATGTCTATACTTGCCATAATTTTTATTTTTAGAAAGTTTGAAATACTTTTTTATATTGTTTGTTCCATTGTTTACATAATTCATCAGGAACTTTATCCGAAAAGTTTTTGTAATTATGTCCAAATGTTAAATACGCCTGAATTTCATCATCTACTACACCATCGGTATAACCCATTCGGATTAAATTATTTCTGAAATTCAATTTGTGTTCTACCGAAATAGTATCGGTAATTTCATTCACTAATTGATTGTAAGTTTTATCGGTATAATACAAACCATGACAAACTTCATGTTTAAATGTATCACCTTTGGTATCAGCTGCACCTATAACATAGGCTCTACCATTTGCTTTCATTGTTCGGATATGCCAATAAATTTTATACATCACCGCATCATACGGCGTTTCAAATTCTTTCATATTTCGGAAACACTTATCCATAACTTCAAACGGAATGTTAAACCCACTCCAATCGTTTGGATAACTAAATCCACGATCATATTCTTTACTATACCACTTCATATAATCCCACATGCTAAAGTGTTTACCTCTAAATTGTGGATTAGGTGACTCGTAGAATTCCTGAACTCTACAAAAAGTCATAGCTCTATCAAACCCATTCGGAATTATCACTGCGAATATGTTTGGTTTCACTTCGGTTATTTTATATTCTATTTCCATATTATTGTTGTGTGCAATCTTCATAAGCAAAATGATAAGCATCAACAGGTGCGTGCCCATCCTTTATATATTTTTCAGCTTTTTGAATAACTTCTTTACGAACATTCCAAGCTGAAGCTTCTTCTAATACAAGTTCAATTTCCTGTTTTTCTTCGATTGTCAATTTTGTAGACATTTTTTAAAATTTAAATTACCATTAGTATAAAAAGAAATAGGGTGACAAATGCCACCCTATTTTCTCAATCACCATTAAAACTACTACCAAACGATAGTTTCTTCATCACCTTGTTCATCTTTCACTTCATTGAAAAGTGCTTCATCTGTTGATTTAACATATTTTTGAACAAGTTGTTTAATAAATACTCTTTCACTATCCAACCCACCATCATTACTGAAATATGGTAAGATAGCGATTTCAGCCGCTTCCATTAAGGTAAACCCATCATAGATAAGACCGGCAGCTTCCACATTCACACGTGTCGAAATGATTGTTGAGATTTTACTCATATCAGTTTTGATTAACTGACGAGTTGTATCAGCAATCTCGGATAAAGCTTGTAATGCATATTCATCAGCTTCAGGGAATTTGAATTTCAACAATGCCAATTCACTATCCTTATCCAACAAATCCATTTCAATAGTTACGAAACGGTCCATAATCGCACGGTCCATAATACGTGTAGACGTATATTCGTTACCAATGTTTGCCGTTGCGATGAATGTAACACCATTTGCTACTTTAACAATTGGTGAACCTTCAGCCTCGTCCAATCGTAAATAACGCTGTCCGGCATCCAACACAGTCATTAAGATATTCCAAGCTTCTGGGTGAGCACGGCTAATCTCGTCCAATAGGATGATTGCGTTTGGAGTGCTGATTGCTTTTACGAAAGCGGATTCAGCAAAGAATGTTCCGTTTTCTTTATTAAAGTGTGTGTTACCGATAAGAGTAGCACGTGGGTCTTGCGTTGCACCTAAGTTGAAATAAAAGTCAGGACGCTTCAATGAACGAACTAACGATTGAGATGCCAAAGTTTTACCACAACCAGTAGGACCAGTCATCATAATATTCTTACCACGAACTGCTGAACGAAGAAGATACTTCCACTTAAGCGGTTCAATGAATAATCCTTCAGGTTTCAATTCACCACCTTTCTCGTGGATAAATTGTTTCAAATGTTCGTGTGTTTCAAATGCTTCACTTACACTATCACATGCAGCATCTTCAATAACATTTGCTAATTTTTTAAATTCATCCATCTCAACAAGTTTGTAAGAAAGATTACCACTTTTGTTTACAAAACCACGGATTGCTTTATTCTCCGTATGTGCTTGTTTCATTTTTTGTTTCGAAATACCATCGACTTTTGTATCAATGATATCACTCTTTGTGGTCATAAGTGCGAAACTTCTACCCACTTGCACAATTTTGTAACATTCATTTGTGAAACCTACATTGGTATCCACTGTCTTTTGAGTTGTTTTGCGTCCACTCACACGCTTTGCCGTTTTACGAGCCATAGTTTTCGATTTAGTAGTTTTTGTAACATTTTTCTTACGCATAGAAATATCCATTTAATTGGTGATTGATTTATCAAATATACGAAAAATTTCCCGTTTCACCAAATTTATTTTTAATTAATTGATTATCAATGATTTATGTAATAAAAAAAGGGGTAATATATACCCCTTTGATTATCAATGAGTTATGAAATAACCCTTTATTTTACTGCTTTACGATTTTTTCAAAAACAATTCATTCATTGTTTTCGCAACTTCAAACATATTTTCAACATTTACATATTTGGCATCATTACCATAACATTTTTTGAATATACTCCAATCGGATGAATGTTCAAATCTATCTTTACTATATTCAGTAATAAAGTAAGATAAAACATTTATGCCAGTTTGTTGCATTTTTTTCACTTGTCTACGAGTATGTTCTGCCGCATTTTCTCCGCCGTAATGTATTTCATCACCACCACTATTGATACTATATGTTGGTTGACCATCGGAGAAATTTAAGAAATAACTATCCGTATCATTTGTTGATGGGATAAGTTGTTTCAATATTGCTTCAAAACACAAACCTTCAGGTGTTGTATTGGTTACATCTAGTTTACTCATATAATCGCAGAATTGTTTGAAACTATCTCTACGACTATCATATACCATTGCAACATATGGTAGAGAACGTCCACCACTTTCGGTAGAACGAATTGATACCTGTATGTTAATGTTTCTAGCCATTATACATGCTTTAACAATTGCAACGGTTGATGTAACCGCTTTCTTAATCTTTTCACCACTCATAGAGCCAGAGTAGTCGATTGAGATATGTAAGTTTGCTTTTTTGTATTGGTCTACTTCTTTTGAATAGAATACATTTTCATTATCATATCCCAAAGATGCAACCAATCTACCATCAATTTTACCTTTCTTCAATCGGTTAAAGATAGTATCTCTACTTTCACTACGAATTTGTAGCTTCTTACCTAACAAAGTTCCTAACATAACACCTCTTTTAACTTCATCTAAGTAAGGAGTAGATAATCCTTCACTTCTCCAACTTTTGCGTGTGAATGGAAAATCATCACTTTCCAATAATGATGTAGTAAGTTTCTTTACAACAATACAATCCACACCTTTACCAATTCTATCACCATGTTGGTTTTGATAATCGTTACCAACACGAACCAATTCGGTGCCAGAATCCTGTATGTTTTCCAACTTATCAACTTCTTGCTTAGATATTTTTTTCTTCTTAATATCACCATTCAAGAAATCTTTCTGCTTTTGGAATTTCTTCTTAAGCTGGTCCAATGCAGATTTGGATAATGAACTTGCATTAGCATTACCACTTTGGTCACTACTTTCTTTAGCGTTTGTAGGATTTACATCTGCTGAACCACTTGCACCACCCATATCGTTGTTCTCACCATCGCCGGTTTCATTCACATCAGCGGTTGGGTCATTATTTGGTTGACCGGATTGTGAGTTACCATTACCCTTACCACCACTTTGTTGTTGCTGTGAAGCATCTACATAACCCAATATATCTGTCATAATATCAATGGATAATTGCAGTGAGTCTTTGGATGATTTCAATCTACTGATATTTTTCAAATCCAATTTACGATAAATACCACGCAATCCTTTGAGTTTACTCAAGTCAGTATTCTCATTCATAATGTTAATGATACGAAACATATAACTCTCAATTGTTTCATCCGTAAATTCATCGGACTTCACACCTTTCGTTACCGCTTTATCATTGAAATAATGGTCATACATAGTTACATAATAATCACGATAGCCAGGTGCTGAATTGTATATGTAATGGTCAATACGTCTATCTTCAATCCAATTTGTCAAACCTTGTAGAGTGTCTAATACCATATCATTTGGAAAACCAAACTTACCAATTTTACCTGTATTAAGGTATATTTGTTTAAGTTGTTCTACATAGTTTTTACCATTACTTTCAATGAGTGAGTTATTATTCTTCTCAATAGCCGCTTCATCAAACAAAATAGGTTGCCCATTATCCGTAGATAATTTATTTTGATATGCAGCGTGGTTTATATTTCTTACCAATGTATCACGCATATTTGAAAGCGTTTCTAACATTTCAAAATCGGATAAAATGATATGAGAACCTTCGTGCAATGCCAAACCTACCGAAACGTCAAAGTTATCTTCTACATCTGCAGAAAGAATAACTTTTTTACCATCCGTCATACTCTCACTTTTAGTAGCGAAAGAAACAGGAATTGATTTGTTAGTTACAATTTGAACGAAATTTGAAATCGCTCTACGCACTGATGCTAATTTGTAAAGGTTGTGCGTTTTCTTATATGCATCTAAATCTTTCTTTTGATAATTTCCATACGTCTCAAGATAGTCAAAAGACGTATCATAATCATCATACCAAAAGGATGAAGCATAATTTTTCACCTTTCCAATTGTGGATTTGTACCAACTCATAGTAATAAATTTTTGTGTGATTTCATTAAATATACGAAAAATTTTTGAATTTACCAAATATTTATGAAAGTTTTTTTTAATATGTTGAAAATCAATCAGTTATGCAATAAAAAAAGGCTTAATATATAAGCCTTTGATTATCAATTAGTTATAAAATGCCCATTTTATAGGGTAAAATCTTCATTATTTTTTAAACCTTTCGCATTTTGTGTTTTATTTCCAACGACTGTTATTTTTGTTTGCGGTTGAATTGTTTGCTGTTTTTCTAATATTTCATTTTGCTTTTTTAGAAGGTCTCTAATTTCCTGTAAAACAACCAACATATCAAATTCATGTGCCATATTATTCATTTAATAGTTTTGTAAATATTTTTTCACTTTGAGAATAATCATTCAAATATTCAAAAAGTATTTTTCTATTGTTTATAGATTTATTTAAAAATTCATTATATTTGTTTTCAATTTCATCTTCACTTGCAGATTGAATCCAATCCGTAAAATTTTTAATGGATTGTTTTACATCTTGATATGATGTAATTGTATCTTTAAATTCAAAATTCAATAAATAATATCCTCTATTTTTCAAATAGTTTAATATAACTTCGGATGTTACCAATAAAAATGGTTTTCCAAAAAATAAACCTTTAAATGTTTTTTCTGTTATAAAACATTCGGTAGTATTAGCAGGATTTAGTGTTTCAAATATCAAATTAAAATTACAATACAAATAATCATTTATTGCTTCAAAATGTTTATACTTTGGATATAACAAATCATATGCATCATTTGCTGAATCCTTTTTTGATAATAATAATTCTAATCCATTTATTCCTTTTATAAAGTCCGTTCTCCAAGAACTATTTGCATGTGCTCTAACATATGAAAATAGTTTTGATACATTTTTATTATATTTTGGTATTTCCATATTTTTTAATAACCCTTCCAACCAAACATAACCAATGTAATACCTAAAATATCTAAATGGCAATTCCAAATCTAAAATAAAATTATCATTTATTTCCAATTCAGGTCTTTTTGATCCAGAATATATTAAATCATAATTTATATTTTCAATATCCTTTATAAATCCTTTTTCAAAAACTTCGGCATAATGCCAAATAAACATTTTTTTACAATTAATTAATTCATTTGTTCTTTTGATTGTATGAAATGCTTTTATATTTTCAATGATAACAATTATCTTTTCAAACGCACTAAAAAAGGAATCAGATTCATTTAAGTAATCCGATTCCGTTCTATAAAATACAAACTTTGTATTTAAATTTTTGTGAAAATAAAATTGCTTTGAATTTGAATCAAAATCAGATGCATCAAACTTTGATTCATATATCAAATTTTCTTTTCCAAATAATCCTAAAAATATTGGTATTTGATTTGAATACCCTACAAATATACAAAGATTCATTATTCTGTTTCTTGTGAAATAATCGTTCCGTATTGTTCCGCTGCTTTTTTATTCCTTTCTAAGAATATTTGATATGCCATTTGATATCTACCCAATTCTATTTGACATGGATAGTTTTCAGTATACAAAGAATCATTTGCTTTTTCCAACGAGTCTATTCTATTTCTTAGTGAATCAATAATCATACCACGTTGAATATCTCCGCCTGTATAAACTTCTATTTTTGGTTCACTTCGCAATTTTGCTAATTCTTTTTGTTGTAAATAACAAATCAACAATACTGCCACAGCGCCAGTTCCTACGATTGCTTTCTGATACTTTTGAATGAATTCTTTCATAACTTTTTATTTTAAAATTTAAAAATCACCTTCAGAGTTGATAAGGTTATCATCCCACCCATCTCTTCCGGCAGTATTTGGGACATCATCCCAGTTCAAAAAATCTTCACCTTTGTAATCGGGATGATTTTCTTTCATATAATCAATTCCTTTTACCCATGACCAAGATAAAAGTGCGGTTCCTAAAACCATAAACAAAATAACAAACAACATAAAATATATAATAAAGGGTTAATAAACTCTTTTAATCCCACCAAGCTCTCATATCCGTTCCATCATATGCCCATCCATACTTCTTTGAACGTTTAGTTCCTTTGAATATTTCCCAAAGTTCTTTCCATTCTTTTTCTTCCAACTCTCTAGCCGTTTCAAAGACCAATCTATTATGTGCTTTTTCTTCTTCCGTTTCCTTATCCACCAATCGCATATTACCATTCTCTACTGGTTCAAACTCCCAATCATGCATAATCAATTCACCCAATTCGGATTCAGCTCTATCTATATAATCATCATCCAATTTATGCTTTAGTAGTTCCAATGCCCTACGCATACTTTGAATTTTTGGTTCTCTGGTTTCCGATACTTCAATACCTTTAAGACTCAGTTCTTTTTCCATAATCTGGATCGAGCGATAAAGCATTTCAAGTGTGAATCTATAATCCCACCAACGATGCGACCATAATTCTTTTCTGAACTTCCAAATATTTCCAATAAATTGTGGAATATCGTAACGGAATAAAGCGTAAAATCTATATACCTTACTTTGATGCCACATTAACCTTTTTATAGATTTTGTGAAAGTATCTGTGATATGAACATCCATAACTATTTGTTTTTTGTTTTTTTAAATAAGTTTTTTAATTATTTATTGATTAACTTCCCAAACGTGCCAAACAAATGGGCCATCGAATAATGAATCAATGTAGGTATGCGTTAAATAATCGAATTCAAAATTATGACCCGTACCAATTATTTCAAAATTACGATAGGATGTTTGCTTTTGATTTGGGTCTACTAATACCCACATTTGCATAATACCATTTTGAATTCCAACTTTTAAAACTTGCGAGTCAATTGGTAATGAAACTGTTCTCGCTAATTCGTATTTGTAAATCGTTCTCATATTATTTTCTTTTAAATAAATCTTTTAAACTTTTTCCTTTTTTTATTATATTTCCGTTTTCATCCATCATTGGTGCAGTATATATCTCATATGCTAACCAAATTCCTGTGCCTATTAACCCGATTGCAATATATTCCATATTATTTATTTTTCATTATATTATATCTACGATGTCTTTCTTCTTCAGAAAGTATTTGTTCAGGTGCGTAGGTATGTGCTATGTTTACTTTAACACATACTTCTGGTAATTTATTATTTCTAAAATAGTTGTTTACATAACCGATAATGTTAGCTGCTCCTATTGGATTAGCTGAGTGAACATATACGGTTGGCAATGGAATTTTCTTATTCATTGCTTCCGCAACTAAGTATCTTGCACAATCCATACCTGTTTTTTCAGGTATACGATTATAATCTAATTCGTAGTTTGGTTTAACATTAGTATAATATTCAACCATTGCACCTTCACCCAAATCGTGGTCTAAAGAAATAACTTCGTAATTTTCCAAACCATTCATTTTGATATGAGCAATGAATTCATCATAATTTCTAACCACTTGCCACTCACCTTCGGTTGGTATCCTCACATCATCCAAATACAACCATATCTTATTCTTTTTCATTTTCTAAATTTTTAATGTGTTTAATCAACATATCCGCAACTAATCTATGCCCTTCAATACATGCATGCTCTTCTTTGTAATTATATTTGTAATTACCATTCCACGCCTTTGCTTTATTCCAAATTTGTAATTGTTTTGTTTGTAAAAACCCATTTATTGCACCGGGAGTAGGAACATCTATAAACCAATCTTTAACTTGTTCATATAATTCGGTTCTTTTTAAAAAGTCGTGTTGATTTCCGGTCCAAGGAACTAATATTACTTTTATTTCGGGAAACAACTCCTGAAATTTAACTATTTTTGTAAATGTTTGTTCCCAAAATGATTTTTCATCATAATTGGAAATCCATCTAATTGCAGCCTCTACTACCAACTGATTTGCATCTTTTAATTTTAAATAATTTTCAATTTCTATTGGTGTGTTCGGTAGATATTCACCATTTAATTTTCCATGTAAATTATCATCCCACCAACGAATGTATCCAATTTCTAAAACTACATATTTTGTTTTATCAATCAATTGTTTGATATCGGTTTCATTTCTTCTTTCGAATAAATGCCATAAAGTTTCGGCTGCACCACTACCTAAAACAGGTTTGTTTTCAAAATCATGTACATTAAATTCAGTATATCCTAAATCCTTACAAACCAAACTAGCCCATCTATATTTTTTCCAATATAATTTTTCATATGGACGTCTTGTTTCTACAGGTAAAGGTAAGTGAACACCTTTATTAAGGTATTCATCACTATTCAGTTCGGGATCGAGTTCCCACTCTAATCCCAAACCAAAAGTGTTAGATTGACCTGCAAAAATTATAGTATCTCTCATTAAAGAAAATTTAATTCTTTACTAATAAAATCATAATCAAAAGTAATAGGTGAATTTAAAGCTTCATACCTTAAATTACAAGTACATCCGTTAAAGGAGTAACCACCCCAAGTAGTTTGCTTATATCCATATCCCTCATGAATGTGTCCTGTAAAATGTAAAGGAGTTTTTAATTCATTCAATCTATGATATAAATCCGCACAACCTACATTTTCATTTGTATTTGCTGTTCTATCACCATATCCATAAACAGGTCCGTGAGTAATTACAATATCAGTATCTTCGGGTATAGTATTCCACAATTGTGCAGAATCATGTCCTCTATCCACATTGAATCCCCAACCATAACCAAAAGTTGCTGAGTATGGTGAACCCCATATTTTTATTTGGTCTATTTCTATAAAAGAATTTTCCAAATAAAATACATTAGAATTAAGTCCTGTTTCTAATAAAGTAATCAACCATTCAGGCTTACCTTCTGCACAAGGAGTATCCCAATTGTTTCTACCACCATCAAAATAATCTAATTTTCTTCTCATTAGAACTTCTTTATCAAAGGTCATATCGTGATTACCTGCAATAAAAACTTTAGTAGTATATCCTTCTATTCCATTGAACCATTTGATAAATTCTTCAATTTCGTGCTTTCTACCAATAGATGTAATATCTCCACTATGGATTAACAAATCTCCTCCTGGCAATTTACCATTTAGTTGTTTGTGTTTATTATGTGTATCGCTAATGTGTGTTATTCTAAATTTCATTTTATTTTTTTTAAATATTTTACAATATCTTTTATCTTGTCTGCATCTTTTGGACTTACTAAAAATTCATCAAATGCACCATACATACATTTATATCCAAATATGTATTTAATACCATACTTTAATCTTTGCCAAAAAGGTCTTTTATTTAAATGAACATGAGCATATACAATTGGACATTTTTGTCCAGATGGCATTTCATCTTCACTATAACAAATAACCATTTGATGTTCAGTTGAATGGCAATCACAAATTAAAATATCATGTGTTTTGTAAGGTATCTTTTTCATAATTTTAAATATAATAAAAAAACCTCAAATTACCAAAAGTAATTGAGGTTTTGCTGTAAGGGAAGGAATCGAACCTTCATGCTGTGATTCAGTAAAGAACAAAATAGCCGGCTTTGTGGTCAACCCATATTCATTTACCTATTTCATATTCAGCGCCCACGAGACGAGTGGGTGTGTCTGCCGATGTGTGCACAATTTCACCACCTTACAATGTGCGGAGAGACAGGGATTCGAACCCCAGAACCTGTTACAGTTGCCGGTTTTCAAGACCGGTGCATTCAACCACTCTGCCATCTCTCCTTAATAATTAGAATACTTTTTCATCTCTGCTTTTACCGTCTAAACTATTATCAGTATCAGCGTGTTTTCTTCTTGCTTCTTCTGCTTCTTTATACAATCGCATCCATGTTAAAAATATATCAATTGGTGCTAATATTGGAGCCATAATAATAATCATTATAGAGTCCAATCCAGGTGTTATACCTAAACCACCGGCCATTACATTTTTATTCCATTTTTTTATCAATTGATAAATGCAATAAACAAAGCAAAGTAAATAATAAGTTCCAAAACCCATAACATTTGTTTTTAATTTTTTAATAATTTGAGTTTGTGAGGAATGAATCCAATTAAAAAGGTTATCCGAGTTTCAAAGAGGTTTGAGTGTTTTGAAATTACGCGACAAGTGACCCTAATATTGTTGAAGTTTGTTAATTATTCATTATCTTATTCGTTCATCCGCTATTTGGTATCATAGTAGAATTGTAAGAATAAACTAATCAATCAGTTTCAAACCCCACTCACTCAATATTTTTAGATTTGTGTGTTTGCGTTGTGAATATCTAATTCGTTTTGCAACTCTTCAATTCTTTCACTTAACGCATCCACTTTGTTTTGAATATCCACCACATTCAATTCCACTTCTTTTACTGAAATAACGCTTCCGTATCTTTCAGCTATTTTACCTTCTTCGGTTGGAACTTTTTTTAATTCCTTTACCAATCCTTTCAACTCTGCTAATTCAAATATTTTAGCATATACCGGTTGGTTTGCTTTATGGATTTTTGCTTTCAATTCAACTAACTCAAATTGAATTGTTTCAATTACCGTCAATGTAACGGACATTGAATATCTACGTGGGTTTCCTTCTTCAATTGAGTTATACTTTTTCAAAATCTCATATTGAGCTTTCAAATCGGTAACCAATTTGTTTTTTTGTTTTAACGCTTGTTTTACATTCATTGTTTATGTTTTAAATTTTAACTATGTAAATATAAGAAAGTTTTTTCAAACTTCCAAATTTATTTTTAGTGACTATCACCTACATTATGCTTTTCACTATAAATTAGATAATCTGGGTTGATAACTTTAGCTACCTTTTGTCTTTCCCCCGTATGAATTTTAATCACAATTCCTTCTTCAGGTATTTTCGTTCCTTTGATAAAATTATTGAATGTGTATTTGTCTTGCACATCTTGCGACCATTCACCAAAATACAATTGTTCAACATATGGTAACTTTAGAAGTTCTTTGATAAGTAACTTTGAATTGATTGTATCTAAATACTCACCATTCTCTTTTACATCGAATCCTACGAACTCAATCTCTTTCAATCCATAATCATATCCCTTTTGAATTCCAGCTCCGTAAATCTCACCATATAAGGTAATACCATCGCCTATGTTAGTAGGGCTGAACAATTTCACATACTCCCACAACTTCTTTTTAATATCATATTTCTTTTCAATATCATACCAAACATTAGTATCGTAGAAACCTTGTGATTCACTTCCTTTTTCCACATTGTGAGAGCCAACCACAAATTCGTAATCAATCCATCTATCTGCCACTCCAAAGAATTTCTTCACTTTATCCCACAATGATAATTTGTTTTTCTTAACAATACCATAACGAGCATTAGTTCCGTGAATCTTACGAGTGATTTCGACTGTGTCCTCTTCGGTAAACATTCCAGGTACATTCTTTAAGTTAGGGAACTTATAGTAAATGTGGAAATTCGGATTGTCTTGATAACGAATCTTTCTACCACTTGCTAATTGAACGGTCTTAACAGGTGGTTCATATTTGTAAATATTCATTACATACATCATATCCTTACCCTCATAGTAATTTTCCATAAAAGGAATATAAGTAATTGGAATAATCAAACATTCCGAGTATACACCTCTTAATTTCACCGTCCTAACTCTACCACCTTTTCGTAAGTAATTAGTAACACTCATCTTTTCTGAAAGTTCTAAAGGAATAATAGCATCGGTTGTAGCAATCATTACTAAATCACCAACCTTTTGTTCTCCTTTTTTGGTAATACAATTCCACCCACCAACAACTGCTAATTCAATATTATCAGCACCTTCGATTGGTTTAATCTCATTTATTGTTGCTATGTAGCAAACTGAATTTAAGTTTTCCATATTATAACTTTACTTCAAATCTATTTTTCATTTGTTCTAATTTCTCTTCAGGTACATTGTGTATATTTTTAGAACCATGCCTATTCTCTACAATAACTGAATGAACTATATAACCCGCTTCCTTAGCCAATGTATAGTAATAATCCATTTCCCATTCTTGAGTAAATGTGTTTGATACTACAATTAGTTCTTCACCCTCATCCATCCAAGCTTCAACTACATTTTGGCACCATTCATGTGCGTATCTTAATTTAGTAGCATCAAACTTATATTCTCCATCTTTCATAAAGAACATATCAGCCTCAATATGCATTCCACCAAATGATTTTGCCAATGAACTTTTACCACTACCTGGTAACCCTCTCAATAATATTAACTCTTTCATTACTTATAATTTTCTACAATTTCGTGATGGTCAAAACTGAACATACTTTTAATTGGTTGGTTTCTCATCAAACTTAATACAGTCCTCATTTCAATTGGATACAATGCGTTACCATCACATCCTACATCCATCATCTTACCCAAACCAATTCTAGTTGCCGGCGGAAAATGAACATGTCCGTGTAAATGAATCGCACCTCTTGCCATATTATCCCAACTTGCGATTGGAAAGTGCATTAGAGCAAATCGTTGTTCATCATTTCCAGCGTGTCCATTTGACCATTTCACATTTAAGTTTAGGTATTTGTTTACTGAACTAAAAAGTGATTGACAACCTTCTCTATCGTTTTCAATGTGATGATCGTGATTACCTGTGATGATGTGAACATTCTTACATACGATTTGATTTCTGAATATCTCAATTTGTTCAAATCCACCAAATGACCAATCTCCCAAATGGAATAGAATATCATCTTGTCCTACAAACTCATTGATATTACCTACTAATGTTGCGTTCATATGTTCTAATGATTTAAACTCTCTACAAGTCACCGGTTCTATCCATCTAGTTGTAGCGGAACAAATGTTAGCATGGTTGTAATGCGTGTCACTTGTAAACCACAACCGCTGTCCTTTATTTAATGTTAATTTCATTTTTCCAATTTTAGTATGATGCCCCTTTAGGATTCGAACCTAAACTAATTGGACCAAAACCAATTGTGCTACCGTTACACCAAAGGGCAATTTGTGGAGCGGGAAGCCGGAATCGAACCGGCATATCCAACTTGGAAGGATGGCATAATAACCGTTATACTATTCCCGCAATTTGTAGGTGGGACTAACCTACTTCAGTTGTGTACATCAACCATTTAAGTCCTTTTGAGCGGAAGACCAGGCTCGAACTGGCCACCCCAACCTTGGCAAGGTTGTGCTCTACCGAATGAGCTACTTCCGCAAGTGTGGACCAAACAGGACTCGAACCTGTGACCTTGGCATTATGAGTGCCCTGCTCTAACCAACTGAGCTATAGGTCCAAATAAAGGTGCCGGAGGAGAGATTGGTTACTCACACGCAGGCCATTTCGGCTAATACTGCACCTTTCTAGAATTACGGGACGTCTCAAATGTGGCCACATTCTTTCCGCCACTCCGGCATATGTGGAGGATATCGGAGTCGAACCGATGACCCCCTGCGTGCAAAGCAGGTGCTCTAGCCAACTGAGCTAACCCCCCATTATGTAACGGCTGTGCTGTTAAACTGTCTTTTCACTACCTTTATCGTAGTGTTACGTTTTCTTCATACATAGCGTCCGTCCAGCCATTCTTACGAATCGTTACATTGTGCCCCAGGCCGGAATCGAACCGGCACTCACATTTACGGTGAACAAGATTTTAAGTCTTGCGCGTCTACCAATTTCGCCACCAGGGCAGTTTGTGATTCGGAAAGGATTCGAACCTTTGACCCACAGCTTAGAAGGCTGTTGCTCTATCCAACTGAGCTACCGAACCATTGCGGATTGGACGGGATTCGAACCCGCGACCTCTGCCGTGACAGGGCAGCATTCTAACCAACTGAACTACCAATCCTTTTTGAGCCTAGTGATGGAATCGAACCTCCGACCTACTGATTACAAATCAGTTGCTCTACCAGCTGAGCTAACCAGGCAATTTGCGATAAGAGAACGTCCCAGCCGCCTCATTCTCTTATCTAACATACACTAACAGCGAAATACGGCTTGACTGAGTGTGATGTATGTCTTGTACTCGGTACGGGATTCGAACCCGTGCTACATCCGTGAAAGGGATGTGACCTAACCCCTAGTCCAACCGAGCGTTTGTTTGATAAATTAAATATACGAAAATATATCTAATCTACCAAAACATTTTATAATTTAACTAAATGGTCAGCCGCATAAGTTGCGATTGGACCAAGTGTTTTATATCTAACTTCATATCCCATTCCTTCTACTAAACCAACTGCTTGTCTGAACACTTCATTTGATTTGTATTTTGGGTCAGGGTTAATATCAATATCAATCCATTTCACTTTTGGTAAACCAGCTTCTCTCATTTTTTCAGCAACTTCAACCGCATACCATACTTCACTCAACAATCTTACTGAACGTGTTGGTTCTCTTTGGGTTTTCCATTTACTATAAAGAACATGTGCTCCTTTACCTTTATGATACAAAGCTACAACGATTGCGTAAATAGTTTTATCGGAAAAGTTTTGTGAATCACAACCAATTAGTATTTCTACATTTTCTTTTCCACTTAAATACTCTCTGACATATTCAATCATGTCAATTTTTACTCCATCATATAGCCGTTTGTATTCCATAATATTACATATTGATAATTTATTTTTTGTACCCGTAGAAAGACTCGAACTTTCACAAACTGGTTTCTAAGACCAGTGCGGTTGCCAATTACGCCATACGGGCATTTTAACAGTTTGTTCTATATTTTTTCACTCCACCATTCCATCTTCTCACACATATTAAACAAGCTCCATTTTCTCTAATAATTTTTCTTATTCTAACAATACGATTTACTCTTTTGTTAGTTTCAAATTTATCATTTTTCATGCGGAAAGAGTGAGATTCGAACTCACGGACCTTTTGAATCGGCAGTTTAGTAAACTGCTGGTTTAAACCACTCACCCATCTTTCCTTTTTGGTAGTTTTTTCATTTATATCGGGAAAAAGAGATACCAGCTCCAAAACCCGGGGTGGTGTGACCGAAGAGAATCGAACTCTTACATAAAGTGCCACAAACTTTCGCCCTACCATTAGGCTACGGCCACCATGTTGTTGCGGGACCAGGAATCGAACCTGAATATCTGGCTTATGAGACCAAACGGGTTACCTAACCTTCCCACAATATAGTTGAGGCGGATGTAGGATTCAAACCTACCTAAAAGCTTTTGCAGAGCTTCACCTCACTTCCCTCGGCCAATCCGCCTCAACTATTTTATCTATTTAGTTTGATGATACATTCATCAATCTTATCTCTTAATCTACCACCTACTCCAAAATCACCATCAACCTGAACATGTCTCCATTGTGGAACTTTCATCCATTTGAATTGTTTATTCAACTGCATATCATCAATTGAAATCCAATTACTAATTTTATTATCCTTTACCCACTTTTTGATTTCAGCTGCTCTCTCCCACTCAATTGCAGGTCTACTCAACTTCATCCATAGGTCCTGATGTGTAGTTATATCAATCAAATTGTGTCCTGCAATTCCGTAGTATTCAAATATTCTTTTCATTTGTAAGAAACTAAAATGTTTTCTCCAATCTGAACTTAATACCATCTTTGCATTACTCTCATCCAAAATCTTTTTAAGAGCCTGACAATCTTCTTCAACCCAAGCGTATGGTATTTTAAATGTTGATGATGAACCTAAACTCATTTCAACTCTACCATCACCCCACGTTCCCCACGCCAACGGGCCATCTACATCTATGAATATTATCTTACGTCTCATAACTTTAATTTTTTAACTATTTCATTCCACTCTTGTCTTTCAATCTTATCTGCGTTATATAATTCAAACTCATCTCTATCTTTGTCATTACGAATTACAATTATATGATACTCATTATTCATATCGGATTTGTATATCGTTTCACAAGTTTGTCTCGCATCTTCATCACTCATTGAATTACTAAACCTCATTACGAATATTGGTTTGGGTTTAATTTGTGTTACCGATGGAGTGGAATTATTTGGTATTAAATGTGCCATATCTTATTTTCCACTTTTATTCCTAATCCAATTATACATAAAATCAGGATCATTTTTTATTTCATTTTCTTTTTCAAATTTCTGAATTATTAACATTGCATCGGTTACATCTTCTGGTCTTAAATAACCAACAACATCACCTTTAGCAATTGGATTATCATAATGAATATGACCATCTTTGAATACTGCTAATTCGTATAATCCTTTATCACCACCATATGTATATGGACTTTTCACTACACTCACTCCATACCCATTATCAAAATCCATACGAGCTTGAACTCCACCCAACATATGAGTTGGATGTGCATTAAATTCCAAATCTTTAAATGTTTTCATATCATTTTGTTTTAGTAGCTCCTAAAGGATTCGAACCCTTACTCTAACATCCGTAGTGTTATGTGCTAATCCATTACACCAAAGAGCCAATTGCACCCACACCAAGATTCGAACTCGGAACAGCGGTTTTGGAGACCGTTATGATACCATTTCACCATGCGGATGTATGTTGGAATAGTGGGACTCGAACCTACAACCTTTCGCGTATCAGGCGAATGCTCTAACCAATTGAGCTATATTCCAATTTTGCACTTCCTATTTTCACGCATTGTCTAGTGCGAACCATATCTGTCGGAATAGCAGGATTCGAACCTGCGTGCTCTTCGTCCCAAACGAAGCGAGATAGACCGGACTCCTCTATATTCCGTTATTCAAAGTGACCCCTTTGAGACTCGAACTCAAAACCCCTACATTAAAAGTGTAGTGCTCTAACCAATTGAGCTAAGAAGTCATTTTGTGGTGATAAACAGACTTGAACTGCTGACACCCGCATCTTCAGTGCGGTGCTCTACCAACTGAGCTACATCACCTATTGTTTGTTGGGGTAGACGGACTCGAACCGCCGAACTCAAATGAGAGCTGATTTACAGTCAGCCGCAATTGCCACTATGCGATACCCCAGTTTGTGGGAAATACTGGATTCGAACCAATGACCCTCTCGGTGTAAACGAGATGCTCTAAACCAACTGAGCTAATTTCCCTATTTGGCGGGGATAAAAGGATTCGAACCTATGACCTAGTCATTAACAGTGACCCGCTCTACCGCTGAGCTATATCCCCAAAACAAAAAACCCCTAACTTTGTGAGTTAGAGGTTTCAAATATTGTTCTAAAATTTTTACATTTTATCCTACATCAGTGTCCTCTAACATCTTGCTAATATAATCCACCTTGCCTAAATTAAGCGTTGCCGGATTTGATATAGCATTAAACATACTAATCCCCTGCCACTCATTTCTCAATGATTGGTTAGAACAATTTGTATGTAATGTTAAAGTTTTCATCTCTAATATATATAATATTTTTTTAAATAAAAGTAATTCGATTTCAAAATACGCCACGTCAAGTCATGCTCCGGTTAATACTAGCCTCATCAAATTACCATTTAGCCTTTAATAAAGAGAGTAATAAGGGGAACGAATACTCTCAATGTAGCGGCCTACTACTTTTATTCGGTAATCATATCGTGTTAGATTACGTTTGTTTATAGTAAAAAACTTCCCCCACAAAAACTGACAGTCTTACAACTTTTAGGTTTGATATTTAAAGTCCTAACCTACTTGTCCACTCACCTGCCAGAACAACATTGGAAAAAGACTACGAAAATCGTAATTGAGCGGGGCCATAGAATCGAACTACATCTTCCCCCCTGGAAGAGGGGTGTGCTAACCCGTGGGCGAACCCGCGTGGACCATTACACTAACTCCGCTTATAAAATGCTGAGATTACACATTTGGGAAGAACGTCCTTTAGAAAGATTATTTTTTTCCTTTCTTATCCACACCCTTTTGAGATGTATCCGTTCAGTGTCGGTTAGTAATGCTAACCACTCATTGAGTTACTGACTACTCTCTCATTACTCTATTTCTTCTACCCTGCCGAGCAAATTCATTCTTGCGGAACTAGAAACTTTTCGTAAGAATCACAGACCACTTGCGGTGGTATCGTGGCAATGGACAACCCATTACTATGTAGACACCTTTCGTCCGTAACTGGCAAGCACTTAAGCTTAAAATTGATTTATAGTTTGCACCTAAAGCAAATTTGAGTTTGGTTTGTAGATTGTTCAGGTAGTGGCTTGCCAACCAGCTCCCCCATCTTTTGAACGAGAGAATACTAAACTACCCAATGTGTTATCGTCAACACCATTTTTTAAGTCATCTTCATTAATAGGGATTGGTGTCCCACATTAAAGGTTAATAACAACACCACTTGTACATTAACATACCTTACGTCCTTTCGGATAGCTTGGTTTTAAGACCACTTTGAAATTGAATACCGCAATGATATATAGTGATTAGCCACATACTTCTTACTGATATTCTATGGGTTATTCTTATTGTTCTTCCGAACTCAACTAGAGATTCTACATATCCCCAGTCACCCAAACCCTTCCGATATAGTGTTACCCTTTCGTACAAGGCTCAGATGATATCCCACTTGCCTACTCAAGCACCATTGCTGATGCCGCAAGAATACTAAACCAAGCATTCTCACTTTATCCTACTTTCGTAGTTTATTTAACCACCATAGGCGGCGGTTGTTTACTATGTAGGACGAGCCTACTATGTAAAATATTTTCAATCTTTTAAAGAACTAATCGGGGAATCTTTACAACTTACATTAGTAAGAATATTTACAACCCCAATGTTTAATAAATATAGTAAAAAAAAATTAATCTACCAAATTTATTTATTTTTTATTCAAAATCAACTACCCGAGTATCTTTCATCGCCTATAAGGTCATATATCATTTGAACATTGTAAATATAAGGAAAGTTTTTTAAACTACCAAATATTTTTTAAAATAAGTTATTAAGGTATCCGGCTTTATTTTTTTCACATAGTCGGTTTTATTACTATTGGCTTCAACCTTAATTACTTTGTTGCGGGGGATGGATTCGAACCACCGACCTTTAGGTTATGAGCCTAACGAGCTACCGCTGCTACTACCCCACGATATAATAATATAAATAAAGAACTAAACTAAATATGTTTTTCACATTTGAATATCAAATATACGAAAAGTTTTTTAAACTACCAAATATTTTTTAAAAAATGTGGATAACTTTCTTAAGTCATTGAAAATCAATAAGTTATAACTCATTGATAATCAACGCCTTATTGACAATCAATACTTTACATATTAGCGTTTTTGTGGAGATGACGGGAGTCGAACCCGTGTCTTACCGAGTAATCATAATACCAACGTCTCACAAGTTTATTCAGTTATTCACAACTGACAAATATATGAGTTTTTACATTTTATCATAATCAATGTTTTGACTCGATTTTGGGTTCAGTCAATTTTCCACCTTTATAGATACTTCTGTTCCTAGGTTATATGTATTCCGACCCGAGTAGGATTAGGCTGCTACAGCGTAATCCATACCTACGAATGCCATAAGGTCATCGTAAGTCATTGTTGACTTTTCGTCATTTATTGTTTCGATACGATATTAAGAGATAGTATCATTTCTCTACTTGTGATATTATCATTCGCATGGCAATCAATACCAAACATCCCCATATTTTAAAGAACTAAAATCAGTATTACCGATTTGAATATCAAATATACGAAGAATTTTTGAAATCGCCAAATTTATTTATAACTCATTGATTATCAACAAATTATAAATAGAATAAATTTAGATGTGAAATTATTCAGCCGTTAAAGGAACACGAATATATTTTGCAGTATCGCCTGACTCATTCGGTTCTTCGAAATATTCTTGATTTTCATTCAACCATGCAGTAGCTTGTTCATCTGTCATAGATTCGCAACCTTCTACAGGAGTTTCATTTCCAGAAAATGTTATTTTGTATAATATTTCTTCCATTTTAATTGTTTTAATTATTACCTATATAAATATAAGTTTTTTTAAATAGACGTATCGTAGTTCCAATTTTCATCCGAAGGTCGCCATTTTCCGTAATCTTCACATGACCATATCTTTGTAGAATGTCTAAAATAAGGTATCTCATTTATATCAGCAGTTCTACTTGGTTGATAAAATTTAGTTCTATTATTTGGTTGTGCACAAAATTGACCGTTTTCTAACTTCGATATATTATAACACTTATGTTCGTTTGGTGTTTCACTCCACCCACAATCTATTTCATTTGGGTCAGAATGTGTTGTATCAATTGTAAAGAGATAATCACCACCGACAACGGTATGGTCTTTCATTGTGGTATAGGTTTTAACACCCCTTAAAACCCTTTTTTCGATAACCGATATATTGTATGATAAACAATCCCAAAGTTGTAGAAAATCCAAAGGAAACACCCTATCATTTGCGTCCAGAGGTCTCCAACGAAATGCATGAATAGGTAGTTTATCATATACCGCGCCGAATTTATCAATGTGGGTTTCAAATAAGAGTGCACGATTAGGAATTGATTTAACACTTACCCAATGCCCTTTTTCCCATTCCCCTTCTCCCAATAGGTTTCCTTTCTCATCTTTTTGAAAATCGTATAGAAATCGTTTATCTATGAGCACTTCGATTGGTGGTATGTTCGCAACTAAATAACTCATGCTATCAAAAATTTTTGGGTTTACGACGTGGTTACCCCAGCCCCTTCCCATTTTCCGGATACAATAGAATCAAAATCATCACCATTTCTATCTAACATTATCCAATTTGCTGATTCTAATCCAAACCAATTATCTAATTCTTCTAATACTTCTTCTGCTGTAAATTCCGAACAACTATATAAATCAAATTGGAACATTGCAGGTCTTTCCGCATCCCAAACGTGAATACTAGCATGCGATGTTGCTAATGTCACCGTTCCTGTTATTCCTTCATTACCCGGTTCATTAACATAAACGGATGTTGGTCCGGCAACTACTACCATTCTTACTTTCTCTACTAATTTCTTAAAAAATTCATTCAAATGAGCTTCTTCTTTTGGTGGGGTGCTCATATATCCCTTCACTAATAAGTGTAAATGATTTGGTTTAAACACTACTTAAATTTTTGTTTTATTTATGGTCAGATGGTGGGCAAATCATTTCTAATTCTTCCCACTTATATTTAGGTCTTTCATTTAAAAATACATAACACTTCCATTTCTTTTGGTTTTCAAAATAAATATGCTTTTGTAAAACAATTGGTATTGCAGCATTTGTTGGTATTCTTTTAACAGGCTTATCAAATAAAACTTTAATTACTACTGTTAAATTTTCAGTATCATCCCACTTTCTTTCTTGTTCCTCTAACAATCTCCACTCACCTCTATTAAGATATTGGTCTTGTAGAATACAATTCAAATACGAAAATGTTTGTTTAAGATTTTCGATATTATCAGAGAATGTTGCAGCGGGTGCACCATGTCCTTTATCATATATGTTTGCTTTGTAATCATCAGCATCGGATGTTTTGATATTTGGTTCTTTGTAAAAATCCATAGCACCTCTATTAACCTTTGTAGGTCTATTTGTTGAATGATATTTAATCATCAATGGTTGTTCCAATGATTGTGAATAAAGAACTTCGAATACATTGTTTTTAACTCTAACGGTATCTTGTGCGAATGTTATAACACCAATAACTAAAAGTGTAAATAACGTAAATAATTTTTTCATCTATAATTTTAAAATAAATATAAGTTATAATATTAATCTGCTTCCAATTAATACATTATGTAATATAGGAGATCCAGGCATAGTGTTTCCTGCTATCTTATAGTTTATGCTGAATCCAAATCTTTTACTGATTTTATAGTCAAATGAACTTCCTACTAAAAATCCCATATGTCTATTTACCAATGTGTTTCCTGTTGTAGAATTATAACTAATTGGTGATAGTAAAATAAATGTTTGTGGTGATATTGTCAATTTTTTACTATATGCGTATGGTTTAGTCCAAAATGCTACACCCGATGAAATCATATTATATTCCCATCTATCTTTTTCTGGATTTTTAATAAATAAATTCACAACACCCAAATTATAACCATATGTTCCGTGTTTTGGATGTGGTTTAATATAAGTGTAACTCATTAAATTCATATAGTTACCATCCAAATATGCGACAGTAGTTCCATATGAATGGATTGCTTTTAATTGTCCTTCATCAAATTCCATTTTAGTATAACCACCACCTAATGCAAATTGTTTTAAATTACTCCATATCATTGCATTTGCAGAGAATGATTCATCACCGGCCATACTTGCTCTACTCCAACCCAATCCCAAAATTGCATTCATTTTTTTATCAGGATTTTGTGCCGCTGTTAAATCTGATGCCAATATCATTGGGTTTAATCCACCTGATTTTTTCTTTTCTTCTTTTTTGGATTCTTTCTTCTCTTCCTTTTTTTCCTCTTTCTTTTCTTCTTTGGATTCGGATTTAGATTCTTCTTTCTTTTCTTCACTCTTACTTTCGGATTTTGATTCTTCCGATTTGCTTTCCGATTTACTCTCACTCTTTGACTCGGATGATGAAGAACTACCCTCACTCTTTGTTTCAGTTTTACTTTCCGAAGATGATGAAGAAGATGAACTGCTTGAGCTAGATGAAGATGAGCTACTAGATGAACTACTACTTGCCGGCGGTGTTGATGAAGAAGCCGATGCCCCACTACTTGCTGCAGAACTACCTGCCGAACTTGCAGATGATGATGCCGCAGATGATGCTGAACTACTTGCTGCCGAACTTGCCGATGAAGATGCCGCTGAACTTGCAGCTGCACTTGCTGCAGAAGATGCGGCTTGTGAAGCAGCTTGTGTAACTGTATTTTGAACAGTCTGTGTTACTACCTGATTCGTTGGGCATGCCATCGAATTATATTGTGCATAAACTGAGTTTAACCACCCCTGAACTACACCGGTTGCAACTTCCGATGGTGTGAATATCTTTACTTGATTATAAAAAGAAACTATTGCATTACCATTTACATAGGATGTTGTAACTATCTTAATTTCTCCGGTACACTTATCAACATAAGTTTGGGTATAGGTTTGTCCATTGGCTTTTAAAGCAAATAATAAAACAACAATAAGACCTATTAACCACTTTTTCATTATCTTTTACGTGGTTCAAATTTTCTTATAGGTGCTGATTGTTTATATCTAACCGGTGGTTGAGGAACTCTAATTGGTTGTTGTATAATAATAGGTGTTCTATAATGTGGTGTTATCCAATAATTATAAAACAATGGAGATTGCATATAATAATCATCATATACAATTCTCTTTCTAACCTCTACCAATTTTGTAGAATCTTTAGGGTCAATCATTACATATTTAACCGGAGTGCAACTTGCTATTCCTAATAACAATATTGCTGCTAATAGTAAGTTTTTCATATTTGACACATTTTTAAAAATTCATCTTTATCAAATATAACATCTTCATTTCTGAATTTTGCCATCATTGAAACTGCTATATCTTTTCTATTGTCTAAATCTTTTACCATTTTAATTATTTCCGTAACTCCTACCACCATATCCCTATCGTTAGAATGGTCTGCACTTGTTTCTTTAATTAAATTACTTAATCTTATCATTATTTAGTAAAGATTTGTTTTTTAATCATTCTATCTAAAATTCTAGCACAAGCAATATCCAATGCTTTCTTTGTTGCGATAGAAATAGTAGATTGGTTAAACTTAACAGGATCAATGGTTGCATCTGATAATAAAGTTAATTCTCTTGTAGTTTTGGCCTCACCCAAACCACTTGCTCCGAATACTACACCTGTTTCTGCATCGGTAAATCTAACCTGTAAACCGATACGAGTCACCATTAGGTTTTTAACACCATCTTTTAAATTCACTGTCTCATCTTCTGATACCGAATAATCATAACATTCGATTGTTACGAAGTATTTTGCTAAATTGATTTTACCTCTACCTTCAATTTTGTTTTCAGAAATACCAGCGTTTGATGCTTTGAATTGTTGCACCATTCTGTTTTTAATTTCAGTTTTATCTTCGGTAAATTTGAAACGATTAAGGTTTTCCAAATATTCCATTGAAATATTTGCTACACCCAATCCTACTCTTTTCTCTTTTAGTTCAGGATACATTTCATACATCTCATCGGAAATACCACACTTTAAGATTTGGATTGGAATTTGTGGTCCATCATAATCTAAAAAGTTAGAAATATCAATTGCGGTTTCAAATGATGCTTTATATTGTTCAGTTTTTGTGCTTCCCACAGTTTGGGCAACTACAACATTGCTTAACAAAAAGCCAACGAATAATACGAATAATTTTTTCATACATACTATTTTTTATATAAATATAGAGTTTCCTCTTTATCTATACAAATAGCAGTCATATTTTCAACCCAATCTCCTGAATTAAGATAATGATGTCCATTTATCATTCTATCTTCTGGTTGATGAATATGTCCACACATAACCCCATCACATCTTTTTTTAGATGCCATTGATAGAGCAGTTGTTTCAAAATCGTTTATGTAATTTGTGGCAGCTTTTACTCCACTTTTAATTTTTTGTGATATTGATTGGTATGGTAAGTTTCTCCATTTTCTATAACGATTATACCATCTATTTAACCAAAGTGCAAAATCATATCCTACTGAACCTATTTTTGCTAACCATTTATATTTTGTTATAAAAACATCAATAACATCTCCGTGGAAAATATAATAACTTTTGTTAGAATTAGGTAAGTCGATAATATAATCTTCTCTAATTTCAATTCCGCCAAAATGGTTTCCCATAAATTCTTGTATAAATTCGTCATGGTTTCCTCTTATCCAAATGATTTGTGTTTTATTTGAAAGTTTAAGTAATTTACCTATTACTTTTGTGTGTTGTTTTTTCCACTTACTTCCTCTATTGATTGCCCAACCATCAATTATATCACCATTTAACACCAATAGTTCGGTTGGATGTTCTTCTAAAAATTCAATAAACTCTTCTGCTTTACTATCTTTTGTTCCTAAATGTAAGTCGGATACTATAATTGCTTTGTATTTTATAGAGTGCATAGTTTAATAAGGATTATCATTAAAATGGTTGTTCCAATTAAAATTTCTTTAAAATAAATCTTTTTTTTCATATCCAATAATTGTGATGTTGTTTAAAAAATTCCGAATTATTTCTATTAAAATAACATTTTATACTCAACCAAAACATATAAAAGAAACCTTTATTTTTAAATCTTCTAGCCGATGTCCAAATACCTTTTGTATTGTGTATTTTCATCACTTCTGTTTTTTGTGAAACCCAATAATCTTCTGCAAATAAATGGGTTTCATCATATCCTCCAGTTTTCCAATATGATTCGGTTTTCCACAATTGAAACCCACCAATAGCAAATGGAGTTCCTAACCAATTACTCATTCTTTGTTGAATATCAAATAATCGGAATATCCAATTGAATCCTTTTTCGGTTTGAAATGGGACAGTTACTAAATCTGTATTATATGCTAAACATTCACCCAATACAAATTTATCTTGTAACATTATATCTGCATCTAAGAATAGAATATAAGGTGTTTCTACTAATTTACTACCTTCCAATCTTGCTTTTGCTGGAAATCCACCTTGTATAAATTGAATATCTAAAGAATATTTAAAATCTCTCTGAACATAATATAAAAAATCTAAACTATCACCTTCATCGGAATTATCTGCAATAATAATTTTAAGTCCTGTGCTTCCCACTTGTTTTGCAATAAATGAAATACACTCATATATGTTATCTTTTTCATTTTTACAAGGAATTACAATTGTTAATAAATCTTTCATACCTATAAATAAAAAACCCCCACTAAAAGTGAGGGTTTTCAATATTACCAAATTATTATCCTTCTTCTACACCGGCGTCCAGTTTGTTTTTATCATGCTCCGCTTTTCTGTTGATGTATTTATCAACCGATGCGATACCAAATGCACCCAATGTGATTACTAAAAATCCGTTAAAAATATATTCGTTAATTAATAATTCTTTACCCATCCAACCTGTTACCAAGTCTACGAATAATGCAATTACCATACATGCGAATGATAAGAAACCAACTACTGATTTTTCGTTGATATCATTGTTGTCTTTAAATAATTCTTTCCAAAATCCCATAGTTTTTGTTTTTAATTGTTATTAATTAAATAACCCATTTTATCCTGCCATTTCAGCATCTTCATCTTTTATCTTTCCACATTTCTGACATTCTTCTTCACCATTATGGTCAGTATCACCCCAAATGTGTTCACATTGTCTATGTGCGAAATACATATCAATCTTACCATCACCATCAAAATCAATACCATCCATTACACCATCACCATCTTCATCAACTTCAACACCTGTTCTTGGTTGTGATTTTGGAGTTTCTACCGGTTTTGGTTGACTTGCTTCGATTTTAGCCAATTCAAAATTTTGTTTGTTTTCTACTACTGCTAATTCTCTTGCTGCAGCTGCTCCTGCTACAAATGCATCTGGAATGATTGGAGTTACTGGTTTATTAGTTTCTTTCATATCGTTTGTATGCGACATCGAAACACCATCTTCTTCATCCATTTTCTGAACTAACATCTTATCCTTATCGGTATCACTAAACCAGTAATCTATGATTTTACCATAGCTACCAATAAACGCACCTAATAACAATAATAGAAGTTCCTTCCACTCTGCTGCCATTTTTGTTCCTATACCGATAGCGGCGAACATTCCGGCCATTATAAACATAAATCCACCCAATACCAACGCAGTAATATACCATCTACGTTTCATCATTGCGTTTAATAAATCCCTAAATCCGCTTGGCGGTTGTTGATTACTCATCTTTTTTCTTTATTTTAAATGACCAATTAATTAATAACGAAAGTCCTACTATAAAAAATAGAACTGTCCCTATTTGATACCATATTACCATTCTGCCGGTTTCTCTTTGAACTCATCACCTTCTTTCTTCTTAACTGGAGCTGCCGGTTTTTCTACTGTTTTTTCTTTAACGATTACAGTTTTTCCACCACCTGCCGCTTGAGATTGTTGATTGGTGTTTTGGATGTTAATTACAGGAGCTGCTTGTTGAACTGGAGCTGCTTCTTTTTCATCTCCACCTGTTAATTTAGTTGTGAACCAACCACCAACACCTAAAGTTATAGTCGATACCAATCCCAAAATAATGTTTTTCAATGAAGTTCCACCTGATTCTTTTTGTTCTTCTGACATAAATTTTTGTTTTTATAGTTTGTTAAAATCTGTGATTCCTAATAAATTTCCGTTTTTATCATATAATCCTATTCTATATGCCGATGCTGGTAAAGCGGTGGTATATACTTTTAAGATGTTATCTCCGGAATTTAAATACATTTCTTCTTTTGATACTACTCTGTTTGCAATATCAATGATTTTTACAGTAACAGTTTGTGAGGTTTCTACTTTCACATTCATTGCAACTTCTGAAGTCACAAATGGTGATTGCAATTTGATACCTGCAACTTTTTCAATTTTTAAAGAATTGTCAACTTGTGGTGGCAATGGTGCTATTGGTGTTTTTGTACAACCAACCATTACAATTGTAAATAATACAAATAAAAGTTTTTTCATTGTTACTGGATTTTAATTAAAGTTCTGCCTATTTCTTGGTTATTCTCATTAACTATGTATAAATATAAACTTTTTTGTGATAATGATTTAGTATATATTTTTTTTGTGTTATTACCTACAATTCCGTTAATTTTTTCTTTAGTTACAACCTGTTGGGTGGTTGAATCAAATAATGTAATTATATGAACTCCACCACTTTTTAAAGTAAAATTAAAATCTTGTCCGTTTGTAAGAGTTACTTCATTTACTGAAAAAATATCAATAGGTGTTGGTTCTGGTTGTGGTATAACTTCTACCTTTTTACAAGCTACCAACGATAAAAATAATATAAATAATATCTTCTTCATTATTGCATTCTAATTTTTAATGTTGTTCCTGCTTTATTTACCGCATCCATAAATCCAATTGAAATTAATCCTAATACATTATTCAATTTTGATTTTGTTGTGAATGATACTTTATATTCCGTAGTATTATCCAAAGTTCCACCATCCGTAATTAAAGAACCCAAATTTACATATGTTGATTTATCGGTTCCATAGTTAGTTGGTGAACCTTTTGTTTTATAGGATACATTTCCAAATTTCAATAAAGTATTATCGTAATTTATTTGAAATTGTGTTCCTACTAATTCTTGTTGTAATGGGTCTATTGTGATATATGCATAAACACTATCACCAACCATTTCGGTTATAATTGATGCGTTTATTTGATTTGATGTAGGAATACTCATTGTTCTAATACTCATACCTGTAATTGAATTAGGTGTGGTATTAACTACAGGTATTGCCGAATGTGAAAGATTTACATCACCTTTCCAACTTACACTAACATTATATGTGTTGTTAAGTGTTCCGGTATTTAAACTGAATGGATATAAACTCCTCGTTGAGTTAAATTGTGTATTCCAATTTGATTTTGTAATCCCATCATATTCCGATTTACCATATAACTTCATCAAATATGTTAATGTTTGATATTCGTTTATTGATTGTATACCTGTTAAATGTTGTAATAATTTGTAAGTATCTGCTTCATTAAATACACCATTACCATCTACATCAGCATTCATAAATTGTATACCATATCCAAATTCATTACCTGTTTCGTTTCCAAATATCCCACCATTAGCCAATTCCTTAAATGCTAAATACACATCTGATACGGTCACAATACTATTATACAAAGTATTTAAATCAGTTTGGTTGATGTATGATAAATCTACTCCATGTTGTTTGTATATTTGAATGGGCGTAAATGTAAATTCTGCACTTAATCCCCAAAAAAATCCAGCTCGTCTTATATTAGATGTAAATGATGAACCTGCAAAATTAAATTCTGTTGGTGTATAAATCCAATAAGCAGCCCATGTTCCATCATCCCATTGATACGTCACGGGTCCATTCCACAAATCAAATAATTGTAAAGTTGTAACACCACTTGCTGAAATGCCTTGTGGAAATTCTCTTTTATCTATTAAAATTTGGTATCTTTGATTTGATGGTTCATAATCATATACTACACACCATTCTACTTGTCCTCCCGTTGTTGTTGCTCTAACACCATTACCATTTACTTTTATCGTATCTAAATCATTTGTTAAATCTGCTTTACCCAACCCACTTAATACTCTCGATGTGTTTGTTGTTACACCCCACACATTATTTACAAAAGTGTTTGCTTTTGCTGAAAATTTAGTTTCATCTACATTATTACCAAAATCAATATTGAATCTTGCGGTTAGAACTTCTCCGTTTGTATGTGTTACTGAATTGGTGTAAAACTCTGTAAATGTTGCATTATCAGGGTTAGTCCAAGTTCCAAATTCAATTACATAAGGATTTGAAAAATGGTTTGGTAAATCATTCCATTGAGAACCACCACCCCATTTAGTTACTGCATAATCTTCATTACCACTATTGTTTGGTTCACCGGGTGCCCAGTTGTTGTATTGACCTGGTATGTTTCCATTTAATTGTCCATTATTGATTTTAATTAAAGTTCCTGCTTCAGGTCCCGCATCAATTGTCCATCTTGCTTCACTTACTTCATCTGTTAATGCAAACCAAATATTACCTTGTGGTACATTATTAAAAATGAAAGCATCTTCATCGGCTGAAGTTATTGTTACTAAATATCCTTGTTGTCCTTTGAATGTTTGTTGTGATGCTAATGTTCTAGCATTTATATAAGTTGCAGTTGTTGATATTGGTCTATAAAAATGTCCGTTTACACCATTGTAATAGTATCCGGTTGGATTTACAGTTGCTGCTACGGATAATGCAACATTACCTCTTACCGAACCAGTATTTACTTTAAGAGATGCTAATGCCGTATTGATATTAGCCATTGTACCCGTTACCACTAAACGAGTCTTATTACCTGCTAAAGTGAATCCACTTGCTGCGGTTAAACCTGCTGTTGTATTGAGATAAAAGGTTGTACCCGATGGTGGGTTTACTAAACTGATTGATGCTAAAAGGGTTGCTGTTGAACTAAAACCACTCAAACTAAATCCACTAGCATCCTGTCCTGCTGTAGATGGTAAAAATGATTTAGAGTCCGGAGCAGATACACTCTGTCCGAACCCTAAAAATGATGTTAATAAAAGTAATAAAGTAACTAATAATCTTTTCATATTATTCTATGGTTAATTCAACTTTTTTACCGGCACCATCTACTGCATCTGCCAATACAAAGAAGAATAAACCAGCCGTATTTGTTAATTCTCCCTTTGGTGCAAATACTAATTTATATGGTATACCCGTTTTGATTCTAGCCGTTTTTAATTGGTCAATTGAACCAAATGTCAATCTACCATTTTCTTTTGTTGAGAAGTTGGTAATTGTTGAACCCGCATCAAATATTACATTTTCTAATTCTAATTTCGTAGAATCATAATTCATTACAACCTGTAAACCCGCCAATCCTTCTTTTGTCAATGCACCGGTTAATACAACCTTACCACCCTCTAATTTAGAAACGATAGATAATTTTGCAGTCTCCGCTGTTTTATTTTCATAAACATTAGTAGAATATGAAGTCATTGCCATAGTTTTAATAGTAGCAACATCAGATGATCCAGGATTAGCTGCATTTGTGTAAATACCACTTGCTATTCTAGCTGCTACCGTATCAGGATGAGATGAATGTGACCAATCTAAATCACCACCCCATGCAAATACAGCATTTACAGTCTGTGCAGGTTGTGTTACATATACTCTATATTTAGAAGTTCCATCTAACCAACTCTGGTTTAACAAACCACTATGCCATCTCCACGAAGTTGCTGTTGATGTTGGAACAAATGCATTTGCCGATACGTCTTGCCCCATCACATATGCAAATGAATAGTATGCATCTGCTTCGGTAAATGTCATATCATTTTTTGTAATATTACCTATTTTCTTTTCAAAATTTGGACGAGTGAAAAATGTAGGAACACCACTTAAATCAGTTTGAGAAACACCCAAAAATGATTTATATGCATCCGATACGGTTATTACATTATTCATCCAAGTCTTTTGTGAAGCGGGTGATACAAATACACCCAACGAATCACCAACTTTAATACCCGAAGTGAATAGAGCTTCGCCACTTGCATCCAATGCTCTTTGTGCAATCGGTTGTTGTGACCAATCAATATCACCGGTTCCATCATTTTTCAATCTCATTAATTGAACATTGTGGTCTGTAATTGTATATCCATTTGGAAATAAAACTCTCACCTTAAAGAAAGAAGTATTACCCGTAACCCCTGTAATGGATAATGGTCCAGATGTTGTTTTTACAAACGGAATGTTATTACCCGTTGCACTATCTAATGCGTATGATAAATCTAATTTGTGAAAATTTTCATAAACATTTTGGTCTTTAAGAATATATTTTTGGGTTGCTATTACACCATTCACACTTTGGTCTGCTCTTTGAATTGCCAATTGGCCAACATTCCAATCTGCATTTACTGCATATCCCCAAGGAGTTGCACTATATTGTGCATATAATGAAGTATCTGATATGTTTGCAGCTGCAGTAAACTTATAGTTATTCCAACTTGTATAATATGTTTGAGATTGATTACCTTGTGAAAATGTGGTAGAAAGGTAAGTCAACGCCTTATTATTATATTGATATCTCAACCAAAAATAACGTGGTTTAGTTGTTCCTTTATCTACATTATAAGTTACTGTGATGGTATCACCAACTTTATAAGGTCCAGTAGAAATTGATTGATTAACTATGATTTGTCCAAAAGACGAAAGGGATACCATCAATAATACCCCTAAAATACTTAATAATTTTTTCATATTATTTTTTTTCAAAAAGTTTTGTTATTAGTTTATCTGCTGCTTTTTTAAGTGCGTTTGATAACGAAGTTTGATTGAATTTACCACCCTGGTCAACAATAAGTGTAGACATGGAAATTTCTGATGATGATTCTTCAACCATTACCTCTTTTTCTTTTTTGCCATCTTTATAAAGGATACCCTTCATTCTGATAACAACTTCTTCTTCCCCTTTATGAAATACTGAAATGTTTGTCTTTGTAGTTAAGACATCTAAATATACAATTTCTACTTTAAGTTTTTGCGTAGCATCAGGAGATAAATTATAATTTTTATCCTGTAAATATTCTTCTAATACATTCTTAACACCAAATTCCAAATTACGGTTTCCCGCCAATTTACCAATCTTTACTTTGTTTTCTACACTTTCAACCCAAATGTGTTCATCTGCGTTATACCAAATGTTTTCTGGTGAATTTTTAAATGTTCCATCAATTCTCCATGAAATTTCATTTGCAATATCTGTTGCAAGATTTTCATTTCCACTAAATTGAAGGATTACAAAAAAGACTTGGAATAAAAACGCAAGTCCAATGAATGCTAAAAATGGAGCTAGTATAAAATATATAGCTCTTTCCTTAAGGCCTAATGCCAGTGCTGTTACTTTTTGTCTCATAAATGGTTATTCTCTTACATAAATATAAGATTATAACCAAAACCTATGATTAAAGTTAGTTTTCTTTTCTAGTAAAAGTATGGTGTATAGGTGTCCACAAACAATAAACCCCAACTGCTTCTAAAAAATTCAGTTTAAATGGTAAGTTTATTAATTGTGTTACATATGATATCGCCAATCCAACAATACAAGTAACTAATAAAATGTTTAATAATATTTTAAATTTTTCCATAAATCTAATATAAGAATATTTTTTGAATAAACCAAATAAAAAAGGGAGTATTTAACTCCCTTTCTTTTATGCTAATAAATGATAGTATTCTTTAAAGTGTTTGATACGGTCTGCTAATCCAATAGTTCCACCATTTACTCTCTTAGTAATAGATGTTACTACTACATCACTTGCACCACCATCAGCCATTTTGTTCAATCCATTTTTAGACCAGAACCATGCTGCCGATAATAATGCGTGCTTTCCACTAACTATATCAGGGTTATTTGCAATATCTTCTCCGATTGCTTTACCAAATTCAGTATAGTTTGCTCTACCTGTTAATTGGATATATCCTCTACCACGAAACTTAAAGCCATCCCCACTAGCCTCATCACCATTACTCATACGATTTGCATATACTTTGTTTGCAATCTTTTGTGGTTGTCTAGCGTAGGATGCTGCTGCAGCTTCAGTTGGGAAATATTTCTTAAATATACCATTCAAACCTTTTGCTGAATAGTTTAAATTCTCTTGTGTTACTCTAAATCCACCACTTTCATGTCCACATTGTGCTAAGAAGTGTGCTAATCTTAATGGAGTGTTGATTTGGAATTTGGCCGCTGTATCGGGAATCATTTGGATAACTGCATCAGGAACATGTCCTTTTAATGCATCCAATTTCAAACCACCAACAGGTACAATCGGTGCAGGTGGTGGCGGTGGTGGAGTATTCTCTCCCATAATCATCGCCCACGTTTTATCACCAACAATACCATCGGCAGTTAATCCGTGCTTTGCTTGAAATTCTTTTACTGCTGCTTCGGTTTTTGGACCAAAGTTAGTTACTGCAGGAGAAATTCCTAACTTCTCTTGCATTAATTTTACGTTCTCGTTGTTATCTCCTTTTTTAAGTAGCATGATTATATAGTTTCTTATAAATATAAAACTATTTAGTAATCGGTTGTGGTCCTCCACCTGCTCCAGTATCTGCTTTTTTAGCTCTAATACCGATTGCTTCTGCGAATGCATTTGAGCGTTTTACCAATGGTTCAATTGGTTCATCAATTACTCTAACATTCATTGGGATTTGATTATCTGGGTTTGCTGCATTATGTGCTACAACTGCCGCCCATCTGTGGTGACCATCTAATACATATCCATCATTGGAAACATATATAGGTGCTGTAATTTTTTCATATGCAGGATGATTAGGGTCTGCTAATACTTTACTCATTCCTGCTACCTTAACGCCGACAAGCTCACTTTGTGTTGCTTTTAAACGGTCTGGTGGAACTGCTGCTGGTTCTGAAACTTTGATACCTTGTTTATTCAACATTTCTTTAAAAAATTCTTCGGTATCTGCTTCACCATTTTCATCCTTTGGTAGTTTATCCGCAGGTGATCCTGGTTCAGGTGTTCCTTTGAATTGTGGCATATCCTCTCTTGGAATTCCTTTGTTTCCATCACAATATAGGTTAGTACCTGGAACAGTTACTTGACACAAATTAAAGTTAGGTGCTTTTTCACCTTTCTCTTTTGCTTGCTTACCTAAATCGGCAAGTTTATCTATAATAGTGGAAATTTGTTGTCTTTCAATAGGTGCAACGGCTGATAATGGTTTTCTGTTAAAGTCTGCGTTTGGCATTAAATCCTTTAACATTGGAATATCGGTTTTTCCATTCGTAGGTTTTTCAGCTGCTGTTTTGAAATCCGATGCTGCTACCTTTTGCCCTTTTTGTGGTTGCCCTTGTGGTTGTTGTGGGGTAGGTTTTTGAGATGGTTGTTCACCTTTTGGAAGTTTTCCACCATTTGCTGCTTTGGCTTTATCAACTTCGGCAGGAGTAGGTTTGTCATGTTTAGATGGGTCAAAATTCTTAACCACATAAACATTACCTGTTTTTTTGTTTTTTACAACAACCTCTTCCTTTAAAAGGTCTCTTAACTTTATCATATTATCTACCCTGTCCTCTATATTGTTTTGGTTTTGGAGTATGTTTGTTATAACTCTTTGTACCAGAACCTGGACCAGTTTTTCTCTTGCCAAATGTTGTTTTTTGAGAAGAGTTTCCGCCTTTTGCTTTTGCCATAATTGGTTATTTCTCCGATTTTACTTTACTTACTTTGCTGATTTCTTACTTTCTGCTTTTTTAGTTGCTGGCTTTTTAACCTTTACTTCTTTTGCAACTTCTTCAACAACCTTTGCTACTTTTTTAGCTTTTGCTGCTGTTTTTTTAACAACCTCTTTTACTTCCTCAATTGGTTTTTCAACCACGTCAGGAATGTTGTTGTTGTTTGCGTCTTGAATTTTTCCTTTTTTCATTAAAAGGTAAGTAACCCCACCGGCAACGGCCAATACAATTACTACTAATGCTACTGTGCTCATTTGTTTTTTGTTTTAGTGAACGTTTTAGTTAAATATAAATATAAAAAATTTTTAGTTAAATTTAAGTCCGAAGAATTCATAATTTTTATGCACGGAGTCAATATCTCCCAATTCAATTGCTTCTTTTTCTGTTCTATATATTGCATCTACAGGACATTCGGATATACAGGCACCACAATTTATACAATCATTTGGATTTATATACAATTGCTTCCCTTGCTTTTCTTCTTCTAATAAGTTTTTTGCACCTAAACCATTATCATCATTTTTTATTGGGCCATGTATACAATCGACAGGACATACCTTTAAACATCCCATATCAATACAACCAACACACTCTTTTCCTATAATATAACTCATAGTTTATTTAATAACCACGATGATGATTGAATTTTATCTCCTAAACCGAAAATCATTTCTATACCTAGTTTTTCACAAATTGATTTTTCACCAATTGTTTCGGCTGTTTGGTCTCCACCATTTGTAAATAAAATTCTATCATATTTGTGAGACTCGTGTCTATGTATAAATTCTATTGTTTTATCTACAAATTTATTTTTATCAATTGATATAATTACATCATCAACTGCTTTTATATTTTTTACAATTATTCTTCTTTGTTGTTCTGTTAAGAATGGTTTTGAACCTTTCAATTCTCTTTGTAAATCATTATTAACTATTACATATAGAAAATCCCCAAGTGCTTTAGAACGATTAAGATATTCCAAATGTCCTTCATGTATTGGATTAAAATAACCACTCACTATTACTAAAGTTTTAATCTTCCCCATATAATGAAAATCTCTTAACAGGTATTTCTACTTCTTCTTGCTTAATAATTTCAACCGTTCCTTTTCTTGCTTCGATATAAAAATTAGTATCGCCTGTGTTTTGATACCAAGCTTCCAATGCATCGGTTAGAGATGAATAAATTGTTCCCTTTGGAGTTGTAGCAAACACCCATCTGTCTCCCGGTGGAACTCTTTTTAATACAAGCTCTTTTTGTTCTTTAATTTCTTTTTCCATTTTTTATTAAATTTAAAACCTCATCTTTTTTGTAATAACAATCCAACATTTTATAAAACAAATCTACATTGTTTTTTAATTTATGCCCATAATTTTCTTTTAGATAATCATAAACCGCATTGTTATTTCCTAATTCTATTTTTAATTTTTTCAACTCATTTGATGCATCATATACGGATTGTATTATGTCTCCTTTATAAAATTCCGAATTATAAAACCAAAATCCCATATCCATCAAATATTCATAAATATCTTGTGGACCATACCAAATGAAAAATATTTCTTCCTGACCGTAAATTAAAGCTTTTGTGGTTTTTTCTGTAATATATCTTCTATCAAACATTCTGGTATCATGTTCTTCATTATTACCATTGTGTTGCATTGTTTCAAATATAAGATTGCAAGATGCCATTTTATAATCTATATATCCTGATATATGATTTAATCCCCACAAATTAAATCCTATTTCATATTCATTCGAATATGGTTGATATAAATTTTTATAGTTGTAATCTCTATTTTGAAAACTAATTAAATCATTTTGTAAATCATTTTTAATAGTATTAAAAATTTCATCTCTCCACGATTTTCCACCGCCTTTATGATAACAACCAATTAAACCTAACTTATCAGTTTTTATTTTGTAATAATTTAAATAATTAAATCCATAAAAATAATAAAAATAGTTTATGTTGAAAAGCGGTTCATAATAAAAATTAGGATGTTTAAAAGAAATAGATGCAGAAGATAATGCTATATTTCCTGCATCTAAAAATTCTTTTAAATCATTATTGTAAATATGATAATTTTCAACAATTTGTGATTGAATTAATAAATCATATCCAATCATATTTTTCCATTCCTGAAATGTGTGATATGCTCTAATTTTGATATCACAATTTTGAATTGTATCTGATGGTCTATCGGTTGTATTTTGCACAAAAATAAATTCATCATTTGAATCATTCAAAATAAATTCTTTTTTATCTTGAATTTTTTGAAGATTTAGATTTTTTATACACCATAGTATATTACTAATATCTTCCAGAGAACCAAAATCAATTCCAATTTTCATTAAAATACTTCGATGATTTTTGTTTCTGATACTTTTACTACTTCATATTCCAACTTAACAGCATCTTTAGTAAATTTATTTACCAACTTAGCTTCTGCTTCTGTGCAAGACATTGCATCTACCAAATACTGCTCTTTGTTTTTCTTAATTTTACCTTTTGCATCTTCTACTTCTACTGCAACTAATACTGAATAATACTTTGCCATAACTTTTGTTTTTAATTGTTAATAAATAAATATACGAAATATTTTTGACATTACCAAAAAATCCCCCACTTTTAGGGTGAGGGATTGTGAGTATATTTGACTGCGTAAATTTTAATTACTACTTTTAGTCTCTTCTACCGATGCTTGACGATAATCTGTAACTACTTTTTTTAAGTCGCCGATTAAGGTTCTTGCATTTTTTTGTGATACCTTTGTTGTCTTGTTGTGTTCTTCTTCAAATTTATTCCACAATTCTTTCATTGTTTGGAATAATTCTTCTTTTTTACTAGCCATAATTGCTGTTTTTTGTTTGTTAAGTAAATATAAGGAAAAAATTTGATACAACCAAATTATCTTCCTCTTTTTCTTTTTAATTCTAATTCTTTTAGATAATGTGCTTTCCAATGATATTCAACCGAAACGGGCCCATTCGGGAATTTCTTCAAGTCATATTTCCAAATAGATTTAGATTCATCATCTTCAAATATGTATTCGAATTTTTGCGATTTTTCCGTTTTACTAAGGTTTTCTTTAGAACTCTTTATACTCATAAGTTAAAAAATTGTGGAAATTTAGCAATAAGATAATCTGCGAATAATTTATTCATTTTTTTAGACCAATGAAAATCGTGAATTGATCCAGATTCACCATTTGTTTCAATGTAATCCATATGCTGCGTATGCCATTCTTTTAAAGAATTTTCCAAATGCTTTCTACCCTCAACTATATTTTCATCATATTCGTTTGTCCAACTTATTATATAAAGTTCAAATGGAAAATATTTTTTAAATGAATTTAATATTTCATTCATATTTTTGAGATTTGCATTTGAAGCAGAAATCATTGAATTTACATCACCGATTGATAAGTTGGATATATTTTTTTTAATCTTATCAAATTCACTAGCATCTAAATTATCCAACAAATCTGCATAATTTTTTGTTGGTTCAAATATAGTATATGGTAGTAAAGATAGTGGTTCTTCCAGTTCTCTCTCACTTTGTGTGGGAGCCGCAGCGTATCCTAAACTTCCTATAAAATAATCCAATAAAGATTGTTTTTCGTAATCTTCACTTTTTAACAAATCGGAACTCCATTCAACATCCCATACAGGATTTTTTAATGGTAATCTCCATCTACACATTGTTGGTAAAAATAATATAACTAAATCGGTAGCTTTTATTTTGTGTAAGTTTCTTAAGAAAATATCAATTATAGTTTGTGTATCTCTACTACCTCTGGAACTTATGTATATTTTTTTTCCTACAAATTTTTGATATAAAATCCATTGCCAAGAATTTTCTAAAAAATATTGGCCTGTGAATGAATCACCAAATATCCACAGCTTTTGCTCACTACCATTTTCTTTTGCTCTTAGTGTAGACATAATTATTTTAAATCATAATGTGATTCTCTGTAAATTCTATATGAATCACTATCAAAGTGTTCCGTAGATACTTCAAATACTACCGAATTATCTTCCATTGCGACCAATTGGTGTGGTTTACCTTTTTCAATATAAACAACATCGCCCGTTTTAAGTATATTTCTAACACGTTTTCCATGTTCGGTATCAATGTAATGAAATTCAAAACTTCCACTTTGGATATACCAAGTTTCGTTTTTAATCATGTGATAATGCATTGAAAAATGATTACCCGATTGTGGGAATACTAATAGTTTTCCACAATATTGAGGGTCATTGTGAATCCATAATTCGTAACCCCATTTTTTTTCTACTCTTACTGGTTTAGTTATCATACTGCAAAACTTTCCCCACATCCACAAGTTCGGCTAGCGTTGGGGTTTATAAATTGAAAACCCTTACCATTTAAACCATCTGAAAATTCCAATTCAGTGCCGAATAAGTATAGTAACGATTTATTATCTACTAAAATTTTTACACCTTTATCTTCTGCAAGGGTATCGTTTGGTTGTTGTTCGGTATCAAATGAAAGGTCATAAGATAATCCACTACACCCACCACCCCTAACGGATACTCTTAAATAAGGTGTTTTAAAACCACTTTCTTCAATTAATGATTTTACTTTTTTTGCTGCTGTTTCTGTGACTGTAATCATATGTGTGATTCTTCAAAAACTAATTCTTCTAATCCTTGTTTTTTTCTATAATCATTGATTGCAGATTTGATTGCATCTTCTGCCAATACCGAACAATGTATCTTAACTGGTGGTAGGTTTAATTCTTCTACCAAATCCATATTATCAATCGTTACGGCTTCATCCAAACTTTTTCCTTTCAACCATTCGGTTGCTAAAGAACTTGCTGCAATTGCTGAACCACAACCAAATGTTTTAAATTTTGCATCGGTTATGATATTATTGTTTACTTCAATTTGTAATCTCATTACATCACCACACTCTGGAGCACCTACCAATCCTGTTCCTACATTATTTTTAGATTTGTCCAAAGTTCCTACATTTTTAGGATTTGAATAGTGGTCTAAAACTTTGTCACTATATGCCATATTATCTTATTTACTTTTATAAATATAAGTAAAATTATCCAATTTGCCAAGTTCTTAATCCAAATTTATTCCAAGTAAATGGTTGATGATAACCCATTTTTAATTTATCCAATGCTTTTATTACATCATATTTTGTATTATTAGGACAATAGAAAAACATAAATCCACCACCGCCGGCACCACTTATTTTCCCACCGGTTGCACCTGCTTTTAGTGCAGTTTCATATAATAATTCTATTTCAGGAGTGCTTATTCCTTTTGCCAACATTTTCTTTTGCTGAAATCCGTAATCCAATATTTCACCCAAGTCATCTATGTTTCCTTTGATTAAGCAATCTTTTATCAACTTTGCTTGCTCTACCAATGCATGTAATGATAATGTTGATGTTTTGTTTTGTTCTTTCATTTTCTTTACTTGCTCTTCCAACACATCCGAACTTTTCCTTGTAAAGTTTGTAAAATAAAGAACAACATTGTTTTCTAATTCATCTTGTACACTATCTTTGATACGAAGTGGATTTACGATAACATCATCTCCTTTGAATTCCATATAATTGAATCCGCCAAATGCAGCTGCGTATTGGTCTTGCTTACCACCATTTTCTTTTAATTCAACTCTTTCAATTTGAATTGCCATTTCAGCAATATCATATTCTCCCAATGGTAGATTGAATAATTCCATATACACTCCAATAAGAGAAACAATTAGAGTAGATGATGTTCCCAATCCACTACCAGTTGGAACATCTTGATTGGTCACTATATCGTAACCAATTGGGTCTAATTGAAAGCGTGTAAATATGTGATTGTGAGTTGCTTTAAAGAGTTTTAATCCATAAGAACAATCCAACCAACTACTAAACTCATGCTCCTCATATTCATCCTTATTTACCCATTTAAATGTAACTTTATTATCATCTCGTAATTGTAGAGATGTATGTGTAAATAAACGAATGGTAGTATTGATTACTGCACCCGTATGATATTTACAATAATCGGGCATGTCTGTTCCACCACCACCGAAACTAATCCTGAATGGAACTTTGCTCCTGTATATTTTCTTCTTCATCTGGCATTCCGTTTTCTTCATACCAATTTTTTACATTTCTTTCACCTACTAATAGGAAAAAACAATTGTAACAAAGTGGTCTAATATTATCTAATTTTCTATTATTTAAATTACCATCTAAAAAATCTATAAGTAATGGCATTTTACCATCTGTAATTCTTTCTTCACTAAATCCACAACTTCCACAAACTTTTGGAACATATCCACTATCAAATAGTTTATTTTTAAATTTGTGAAGAGGATATCTTAAATGCTTTCCTGCAATTAAATCATCAATGTGATATTTTTTATTTTTTATCTTTTTTGCTTTATGAATTCCAATTCCATATGGATTTTTTAAATCTTCAAAAATACCATATAATTTCGCATATTTTTTATAAGTGTTATATGATACACCCAATAATCTTGCTGCTTCAAATGCTGATTGTGATTTTTCTTGTGCTGCTTTTATTTGAGATTCTAGTAGTGGTTTTGCACCGACACCACGTTTCCCCTTTGGTTTATCTTCCAGATTTGGAAAAAAACTTTCTTCTATTTGTTCCATACTATTAACATTTAATTATACTAATAAGTATATCAAACTAATATTTTTATTAGCTTATTAAATGTGTTTTCTGGATTATCAGATGTATCTAAATTTACAAAAAATTCAATAGGTGGTTCGTAATCTAATGCAAATTTATCTTCTCTACCTCTCATCTTTTTTGTGTGACAGTAGATTTCTTGCACCTTGCATTCCGATTTGAATTTTTCTCTTAACTCTCTATATGGTGAAACTAAACTAATAACAACATCATTACCACAACTATCCAAATATTTTGCAATATCAAATGCTTTATTGATGTTTTTATATCTACCTTCCTTTGAATAATCTGTATTTGGAAACAATTCTCTTAATTGGTCTCCGTCAATATGAAATACGGATTTTCTCCAATTCTTCTTATCGGTTTGTAACCACGTTTGTAATTTTTTTGCCAATGTAGTTTTACCACTTCCTGGCTGACCTGTAAAAAGGTATATCATAACTTATTTTTATTTTATATTATCCGGTACTATCTACAAATTTAATTTCTTTATGTGTGAAACCAGCTGGATTTGTTCTTGATTTACTTCTTGCTCTATGCGTATGTATATAATATCCATTTTTATCTACACCCATACTAAATCCGGATGGTAATCCTTCTTCTTCAATTTTCTTTTGTAAATCTGGATGTATTTTTAATCCACTAACTCTACCACTACCAACATCATGTTTCCAATCACTATGATTTTCCATAGCATATTTTCTGCATTCATCGGATAATCCTCTAACATATTTTATTTTCTTTTGAATATTTTCAGTACTATTATCATCATCTAAATTTTTCCATTCTTCTTCTGGCATTATTCCTTTTTTTTCCTTTTCAGAAAAAAGGTCTGATAATAATTCTTTTAATAAAATATGTGACATAACTTATTTCTTTTTTAATGCGAATTGCGCTGCTTTAAATGCTTTTGTATTTTTATCGTATTTTAATGCTGAACTTATTTTAATCATTTTATCAGTATCTGGATTTTTAATCTTTTTATCCAAATCTTTTGGTAATAACGATTTTAAACTCATATCATTTCCTTTTGGTTCTGATTTTTTGGTTGGCATTGGAGTATCTTTTTCTGATTTTTTAAATGTATTTTTTGGAAGTTCAGGTGTTTCGTGCTTTACGTGCTGAACTTTCATTTTTATATTAGGATATTTTTCTTTTAATTTACTCACAGCTGTTACGTTTTTGTGAGAATCATCAATGAAGAAAACATCATCATATCCTTTTTTAATTTTATCCTCTATCCAATCTGCTTTCTTTTGTGGGTCAGAATCGCCCAATGCTATAACATATATTCCTTCCAATCCAATATCTTTTAAGTAATCTTTAACTGGTTTATATGCACTTCTTGCAGTAAGTATTACAACCTTTCTTTCTCCTTCGGATTTTGCTACCGTCTTTAATAATTTGGTAATTCCTTTTATTTCTTGTGGTTGTTTTACTTTTTCAAAATCAGAAAAATCAAACTTATCATCTGATTTTGGTTCATAAACGGCATATTCACCCGGTGTTAATTTTGATTCTTTACCATCACCATGTTTAACATATATGTGAGATTTTGTTTTTACCAAAGTATCATCAAAATCAAATACTCTTAATTTTTTGCTTTCCGCTTCTTGTATTGGTTTAAAGGCATTAACAAATGGATTGTTGTAAATTTTTCCAAATTCAACTTTCATTCCATTCCATAATCCTTCTATAAATCCGTTCTTAACCATTCAATAATGTCTTTTTTGGTTTAGCTTTTTTAGAAAGTTCTTCATTTTCTCTTGTAAGAAATTCTACTTTAACAGTCAAAGCTGCTACTTGCTTTGTTAAATCTAAAATCATATTTCTCATTTCATCCTTTTCTTTAGATGATTGAGCTAATAATGCTTCTAACTTTGCGATACGGTCTTTACAATCATGTCTGATGAATTCATCATCTCTTTCTTTACGCATTGCTCTCTTTTCATAAAAACGAAAAGCGGTTGTTCCACCTAATACCGAAATTGCCGTAATTAATACTGAATATATATTTTCCATTATTTTTCTCCCTTATCACCTAATTCGTGATAGCCGGTGTTAGCTTGATTAATAAATTGCATTGCCTGTGAAATATGGTCTGTAATCCAACCTGGAAGATTTTTCTCTTGTGTTCCGATTTTACCTTTAAGTTCGGTTGCGTTTTTCATTATATCTTCTAATTGACCCATAGCCATACCAACTTCGTGGTCACCACCAGAATTTTCTTCGTTTGCTTTGTGTTTAAGCAATTCGGTCATTTTATTGAATACTTGCTCTCCACCATTTTCTCCCAAACGATATGCTCCACCAAGTTTTTCGTAAATTTTGAGTTTATTTTTCATTGGCATTTGTTTTTCTGCCAATTTTTTCCAAATTTTCGGATGAGTTACTTCAAATTTCATATTATATTTTGTTGTATATACTGATATAAATATTGAAAATTTTATTTAAACTCATCTTCTTTTTTTCTCACAAAAGATAATATTGCATATCTACCAATTCCACCCACTACTTCCGTAACCATATGTGGTATATCGAATGATTGTAAATCAATAATAGCAACGGTTCCAAATGTTGGAATCACTTTATCCGTATTGTTTAATATTAAAATTCCACCATCTTCTTCACTATATGTTTCATTTAAATAAATAAGTAATGCACATATTCTACCGGTACCCGTTCCATCAGAATGATTTTCTAACAAACAATTATTATTATAATATGTTATACTACTTGGTGATGAATATTCTTGCATAGGATTCATATCAAAATAAAAATCAATTATCTTTTTTACCAATGAATCATATTCGTTTAAAGAATATTTAAGATTTGCATCTTCTAATACTCTACTCAATCCTCTAAAAAACCATAATTGTGCAAACTTTTTACTATTTACTATTATTTCATTTTTTTTAAGATTTGCATTTTCAAATGTTGTAAAATCATCATTTACACAAATTGAATTTTTACCATCAGGTTTTGAATTATATAACGCATCACCTCTAAAAGATGTCATATGTTTTTGAAAATTGGTAGTATCATTACATTTTAATACTTCCAATTTCTGATATTCGTTTTCATCAAAATCTTTTAAATTAAAATAAGTAAAACCACTTTTTTTTAATTTTTCCTTTGATTGTTCTATTGTCATTTTTGAATAAATTTATTAATTTCCGATTCCCAATTTGAATGAGCTATTTTTTTAAACTCATCTTTTCTATCCCTTAATGATAAATATTGTTTTATAGATTGATTTGGTCTGTTCTTATGATTTTCACCTACAATTAAATTTTCCATTACAAATTGACCTACATTTTCTCCGTTTTGCGCCATAACCATACCACATGCCATAACAAATGTATCTTCCAATCCATAGTGTCCAAATGATTCGGGTATACCAATTCTATCCAATAAAGGTTTTGATATTAATGTAAACCAACCACCGGCAAATTTTAATTGATTTATTTGTGTGATTTCCACTTCTTCTAATTGTGGTAATCCTTCTTGATATATGTCGCATTCTAAATGATAATTAATTGGTTTATTCCAATAATTTTTATTAGTAATTATGTCCCAAGTATTATCCCATTGTTTTACAAATTGTGGAGTCACTATAAACATATCCATTCCAGAACTCTTTATCATTTGATATGCGGATGTTATGTAATATAATGTAGTATCTTTAAATACAATATCCGTATCTAACCAAATAAAAAAATCGGCATCTGAATAGTTTTTCAAGCTCATTCTTCTTTGAGAAACACATCCTAATATTGTTGAGTTGTTATCAAATCTCAATACATATTCACCCCAATCTAAATACTTATCACACAATTCCGTTGCTCTATCTCTAAAATACTCTTTCGGTAATTTAGAATTTTCCCAATCGGTTAATTCATCCGATAAAGATAGTGTTAAATCTATTTTGTATTCTACGGATTTATCTATGTAAGCCGAATTTCTTTTTAATCTTTCCAATGTTAATGCCAAATCTTCCAATTCTTGTGGAAGTGCAAATATACTAATTATACCTTTCATAAATTTCTTTTTTAATTTGTGGGTCTCTATCGTATTGATGAACTATTGTAAATTCATCACCTTTTTGATTGTAGAATTTACCATCTTTAAACATTGGTGTTGGTTCGGTTAATGAAAACTTATCTTTATTTATCCAAACCGTTCCTAATTGTGTTGCAAATCCTCTTTCTTGTTCTACAAACTCTACACTATGTTTATAATGGTCTAATCTCAATAAAACATTATATGCAGCTTGGTCAGAAAGTTGTTCTGGGTTTGCAGTTGTTTTACTCCATCTATAAATGTCAATAAACAAATCTCTCATTGCTTCTCTTTTACCAACAATAGTTCCTGCACAATAGCTGATTTCTTCTTTTATTCCATATTCCCATTCCATTGGAAATGTTGTTCCACTATTTACACAAGCCCATGGGTCATCTTTTAATCTAACACATTCACTAAATGCAAGTATATCTCGTCTCATCCATTTATTCAACCATTCCGTTGGGTCTTTTTGAAATATAACATCTTTCACATCAGTCCAAATTATTACATCCGTTCTCGATGCGTGTAAAAGTGCATACATATCTCTAAATCTTTGTAGAATGATATGTTCTTGTAATTGTCCCTGTGCAATTAACCAATCATTTTCCATTAAGTAATCTAATACTTCTCCAGAAACATCATAAACCAACATTATCTTATCACCATTGAATCCACTTTGTTTAATCGACTCAACATATGGTTTGATATCATCTACTCCATATTTTGTTATACAACCTACTATTGTGTATTTCATTATAATCCTTTTATTATTTCAATATCTTTTACATAATCTGCAATCTCATAATCTCTCCAATGTGTATAGTTTGGATATAAATCCGGTCTTTCGTGATACCAAGCTTGTACATGATTTGGATTTTGTAAAACTTCATATCCACCTACCATTATAGTAAGTTGTGCCAAACAATCCGACCATCCTATCAATTTTTCATAAGATGAAATCATATCGTAATTTAATTCTAATACAGGTCTAAATTTTTCCCAACTCTTACACCACTTATCACAATCTATAATAAATCCTCCACCTGCACCATATCCTTTTCTACCAAATATATTTAACGGTATATCGGTATTACCACCCAATTGATTAACTATATCCATTAAATATTGTGGAATAACATTTGTATTATATTCAAATCCAGCAATACCAAATTCACATTGTTTGATAATACTGATTGGTTTAAGAATAAAACTATCTTCTTCCAATACTATTAGAAATTTTGAGTCCGATTTTTTACAAGTCCAATATATGTTGTCGCACCATAAAAATGCATTATCTTTTGGCCAACAATCTCTACCAACATTATGTTGTTGATGATTTCCAGGATAACCTATTTGAAATGGATTTTTTGAAATATCAGCATTCCACTTTTCTGCAACCTTTTTATAGTTTTCAAAATCACCACCATCATCTACTTTAATGAATATATCGCCTTCTGGATAAAATTCTTTAAATTTACGAAAAGCATGGTCAGCAGCTTCCCAATTTTTATATCCCCACAAATATGCGTTTAACCAATTAGCCATGTCTTGTTAATTTATAAAATGGATTTTCTAAACTAGAATAATATTCATCACAAACATATTTAACTTTATCTTCTCCAACTATTTTTTGTATAGGTCTCAACATATTATGCATTGCAATATTTACACCTTGATATGGGTTTGTTTCCATATCTATAATTGCTTGTATAAAATCATTTGTCATTGAATGTGGAAAAACATAAAATGTATCACATACTAATGGCAATGTTTTCATTATAGGTTCTCTAAATAGAAAATTGAATTTATCAATTTCAAAATTAAATTCTTTAAATGGATTTATATTAAATGAAATATCAAATCTAGTTGAAATAACTAAATCCAACTTTTCATCAACTAATTCATTTAATGCATTGATGTATGTTAAAGATATTATTTTCATTTGATTTTCAATAACATCGCCGCCACCCATTTTATTATAATTTGGGTCTAAAAATGTTGATTTAACTGGATTGTAAGTTTTTATAATATCTTCTCTTTTTGGAGAATCATATGTGTATAGATATGAAAATAGTTCATGTCCTTCTTCTATCAACGGATTTACAACATTGGTCATAAATCCTTCCAATGCATCTTCATAATTTCTATATCTACCAACCTTTCCATCGTTATACGAAACTCCAACTAAATTAATTCCTATTCTCATATAACTTCTATATTTGGAAATAAAACAATAAACTGACCTTTATACCCATCATTTCTTAAACTTTCGATAATAACATCTTTAAAGTTGTGTGCCAATATTAGAATAGCATCGACATGATTGTTTTTTAAATATTCTCTACTATGAATTTGAATACCTGTTCCAGGAACAAATTTACCTTGCTTTAAATCGGTATCATCTATTATTGCATCCAATATATTATGGTCTATCTTTGCACTATTTAAGAATATACATCCCTTTGCAGCTGCCCCAAATCCTACGATTTTTCCACCAATTGATTTTGTAATTCCTAAATATTCTCTACAAGTTTGAATATGCCATTCAATTTCTTTACCCCAATTTTTATAATATTCTTCCGTTATTTCTTGTTCTTCCGAAATGAACTTTTCTACATATGAACATGGTTGCCATGCTTCTCCCAATTTTCCAATATGAGATATTAATAATCTTAAACTACCACCATGTATGGATTGCGGAGTTACCTTTATAATTCTTAAACCAAATTTTGCAAATAGTTCTGCCAATGGTTCTAATAAATAAAAATAAACATGTTCGTGATATATTTGGTCATATTGTTTTGTTTCCATATTTGTTTTCCAATATGGGAATTCCAAACACCAAATACCATATGGTTCTAAACTCATTGATATAGCTTCTACAAAATCCACAATAGGTGGGGTATGTTGAAATACATTTGTAGAGGTAATCAATTTAAACTTTTTATTTAACTTTTTTGCCGTTTCAGTTCCCCAAAATGCATTATGAGTTGGAACACCCTTTTGTTCACTTAACTTTGTAAGATTTTCTGATGCATCCACATTTAATACATTTAAATATGGTTTTAGTTTTAGAAATGATTTTAACAAAGTTCCATCATTTCCACCAACATCCAATACATTATCATTTTCTGTTAAATTCAAATATGTATCAACAAATTTAAACATTTCTTCGCAATGGTCTGCATATACTTTTACTACACCCGATTTATATGAGTATTGTGAAAACATTAAGTTCGGGTCTACATTTTCAGTTAAACACGATAATTTACTCTTTTTAAAATATTGAACTGATAATGGATATTTTTTACAATTCAATGATTCTTCTTTTGTATCACATAAATTGTTTACCAAAGGCATATCGCCTAAATCTATATAAGTAAATCTTTCCGAATCATTTGTAATCGGACAATTTGTAATCTGTTTAACTTCTTTCATTTATTTGTATAATTCTTTATATTTTAAAATTTCATCCGTGCAAATTCCATAACAAATTGATAAATCACCATTATAACCCCATTCTGGCATACAATATATTGAATTTTTCAATGCTTGTTTTCCTGGATATACCCAAACCATCCCATTTGAAACTAAAGTATAATCATCATTTGCATGCCAAAAATATTTTACATTATTCCATTTATTTAATTTTTCTAACGCTGCGGCGTTTTTACAATGCATCCACAATTTTTGATTAAAAAGATATTCCGTTTTTATTTTATATTGTGGTTCATCGTGTCCTAAATACCAACCATCCGATGTAAACCAAACATCAATTTCAACTTCATATCCATCTTTTATTGCTTCTGCTATGTAATCAGGATGATTTTCTCTACTTGGAATTCTTCCGTCAATATTTCCTCTATGTGATATTAATACCATAATTTATTATCTCTTAATAAATGAAAATTAATATTTGGGTCTTTATATGATAAGTGATGTAATCCTTTTCTTTTTAAGAAATCTGTCCAATTATCTTCTGCACAACCTATTTGGCCTGTTACTTTATGATGTGCAACTATATTATCGAATATATTTGGAAATATTAAATCTGCAGTTTCTTTGTTTGTTACACATAAATTATCATCATTTTTATCCCAACCATTCCAATGATTTACAGCTACATTTATTTTTGTTAAATCCAATTTAGATAAATTTAATGGTAACCCACCCAAATCATATCTACTTCTAATTACACAATCATATTTTGTATCTGAATTTAAAATTTGCTGATATGTTGATTGCCAACCATAATACATAGGAAAACTTCTAAAATTACCTGCTACATCAAAATCTTCCAAAGGTCTGGAATTATCATTTCCAGGATTGTCAATTCCTTTTCTATATTCTGTAAATTTGAATGGTTTTTCTATAAAAAGATATTTGTGATTTGGATATACTTTAGAAACTATATCACTATCTTCGTGATTTGTTAGTTCATCTGGTTTACTATACCATGCATGCAAATAAAGGTCTACATCATTATTATTTAAAATATATTTCCAATAACTATCATAACCTTTTTCAACTTTTCTGGCCAAGCCAGTCAACATCAACGCTACTTTCATTATTTATGATTTTCTAAGTAATATGTTAAATCTTCAGGTGTTCCCAATCCCCACATCTTATCAATGTTAAATGTTTTGATTTTTTTATCATCACCAATTGCTTCATTGAAAACAGGACAAACATAAAACTCATTGTTTACTCTGATATTCTTTTCAATCATTTGTTCTGCATATTTTACATAATCAGAACCTTTAGCCCAATAATAAACACCAACAGTTGCTATATCTGAAATTGGATTCTTTTCAGCTACTTCCGTAACATACCCATACTCATCCACTTTAGCGAATGACCACTTTGGATGTGTTGCTGTAAATGTAACAATCCCACCATCAACTTTTTGTTCAATCATCTTATACATAAACTCATTGGAATCCCACTCTAAAAATTGGTCAGAGTTTGCCATAACTAATGGTGCATCGTTATCAATATATTCTTTTGCTAATAAAGTTGTGCATGCAGCACCTTCTGTAATTCCATCAACTTCTACAATCTTACAATTTGGAGTGATTAAGTTTAATAGAGTATCTAAATTATATTTTGCTCTATGTTCTTTCTGAACTACATAAATGAAAGTTGCATCAATGTTCAAATTATCAACAACAACTTGAATCATTGGTTTACCTTCAACATCAATTAGGGGTTTTGGAAATGTATATCCTGCTTGTTGAAATCTACTTCCTGCTCCTGCCATTGGGATAAGAACATTCATCTTACCACCTTGCCATTTTGGTATTTTCATATTTGTCCTTTGTTCTAATTTACTAATAATTTTCGATAATACCAAATCTTTTGGATTATCTACTCTTAATACATTTGCTCTACTTCTACTCGCAGCTAACAAACCATGTGGTGAATCTTCTACGATTAGAGTTTGTTCTGGCAAAACACCCATCATACTCATTGCCTTCCAATACATTTCAGGATGTGGTTTAGAGTTCTTTACATCCTCATTAGAGATGATTAAATCCATATACTCAATAATACCAATCTTCGCCAACATTACCAATACTGACCTTCTAATTGAGTTTGATGCAACTGCTAATTTATAACCTCTATTACGAAGCTCTTTAAACAATTCAATTTTATCTAAATCAGGTTGTAATTCCGATATTGCATCAATCGTAAGATGTTGCTTTCTATTCCAAACGGTTTCGTATGTATTTGGGTGTAATCCTTTATTTTGTGTAAGTAATTCTAATTTTTGATTCGTTTTTAATCCATCATATATTGAAAGGTGTTCTGCTTCTGAAATTACATACTTATCACTTTTACCAATTTCCCAAAGAGCTTGGTTTAGTGTTTTAAAGTGTATATCTTTGGCCTCAACCAATACACCATCTAAATCAAATATAATTAATTTTATCATTATCTTCCGTATTTTTGCCAATCGTTGTGCATAAATAAACCTTCATTGTGACCAACTTTATAATTCTGCTGTGCCCACCACTTACTTATATTTCCTTCTAATCCGATACCTTCTCCTGCAAATGGTCTAACCACATCTAAGTAAAATTGTTTTTTATAAAGACATGGATTGTTTGTCCAATTACCATATCGAGATGTGGTATGAAACATATCTTCACTCTTTTTAATGTGTTCCGGAAACTTTTCAGCCGGTTCACACCAATGAACTGAATCCAATAAATGCGGCGATGTGCATTCAATTTCTTTATCATAATATTCCAATTCTCTTCCTTGGTATTGAAAAGAAAAATGTGGGTGGCCTGGATTTTTCCTATGTCTTAATCTAACAACATCCAATCCCATTTCAATTGCTTGATAACTTCTCTTTAATGTGTTATATGTGGTTTCTCTATCCTCTATCAGATTCCAATCATGCTCCAATACTAAAACATAATCGGATTGTGCATTTTCAGTTAATCTAATGAATGCTTGTCCGATTCCAATGTTCTTTTGTAATCCTATAAAATCTAATCCAAAATGAGTTGCAATTTGAATATCTTGTGGTGTTACTTCCTGAAATAGAATAGTAACATCATTTACCATATCAAACAAACCATTTTCATAATATGTGGTTAATGTATCTACTAATACTTGTCCACTATGCCAGGATAATATTCCTATACTTATCGGTAACCTTTCCATTTTTCTATTAATTTATCTACTCTTTGTATTTGTGTATGATTTGCTATAACCTTTGCCATTCCATTATATGCAATTCTTTCTCTTTCTTCTTCGTTTTCATTGTAATAATTAATCTTTTCAATACAATCAAACATATCATTATATAATACGATATCTTGTCCATCAATGAATAATTCTTCTAACCCCCTACTCACATCCAATCTATCGGTTAATACCATTTTACCACAAGCCATTCCTTCAAATATTCTTCTTGTAATTTCACCCCATCTACTATTTTGAATAATCATTAAACCTTTATTCAAAAATTCAGTATGCTCCTTTGCTTCCATTCCGTTTTTATTTCCAATTACACCTTCTGCCCAATTGGTGAGATAATCTAAAAATTGAGAACCACCAGGTCCTCTGCTCGTTACCGCAACATATTCGGGTTCTAAATTCATTGGAAATTGAACTGCAGTATCTGCCCAATGTGGTATCCATTCTGCATCTATACCTCTTTCTCTGTATTCGGCTGCCGATACTCTATCCGGTGTAATTGTATAATGAAAACGACTTGCTTTTGGATAGTTTCTTTCAAAATTTTGTGGGTCATCACCACTTTCCTGTATCCAACATGCCGATGGTTTTAAACTTTTATCCAAATATGGTGAATCAATTCTACCCCAATCCATAAACAATACTATATCGGTTGGTGTATCTTGTTGAATCCACAATTGTAATACAGAATCATCATCTGCAGTAATTGGAACTATTTCAGTTTCCCAACCTCTTTCTTTAAATTCATTCAATAAAGATAGTGGAGTTGACCAGGTTTCGTTTGGTTTGTGATTATATATAAATGTTATTTTATTTTGCATACTCTTCTTTTTTAAATTCTATATCATAATGATTTTCACCTGTTCTATTGTATGGTGAGTATGGATTCCAATTTTCACCCATACTTACAAATTGAGTTTCTGCATAAAATCTATTATTTCTTTTTACAGAGTCCAATGAAATTGTTTTTGCATAACTACCTTTCATCCACCAAAAATTTCCTGAATATAATTTCCAATTTGCTAATTCACTATATAAAACACCATATGTGTTAAAATCACTTTTTTCAAATATTTTAATAACACTTTTTACCTTTTCTATATTAAAATAGTTCATCAACTCTCTCCAAGTTTTTATGTTTTTATAAACAGCTTCTTTTTGTTTAGATGCACCCTTTGTATGAATATACAAAATATAATCAGAATCTTTGAAAATATTTTTATCTTCTTCTATTAAATCTAATGTAACAAATTCATTACCTTTACATCTAATATCTCTTATTTTATAATTTGGTTTATTAAATTTATAAAATTTTTCAATAATTTCCTTTGATGATACATTTTCATTTGCAATTGATATTCCAACATTAAGTATAAATGGAAAATTAAAATGAGTTTGTATCAGTTTTAGTTGTTCATCTATTATAGATTCAACACCATCAATAGCATATATGTGATAATAAATGTATACCATTATAAAGTTTCGTAATAGTTGTTTTGTTTTTCTTGTCTTTCTATTGTCTTTGGATGTTTAATACAATACACTTCATCCGTTGGAAATGCAGTATATGATTCAAATCCTACAATTCTTTCGTGCACCTTTCCACTCCATCCAATCTTATCTGAATTTTTATAGATACGGGTTTGAACATCTGGAAAATTTACCCAACCTTTTTCATTTACATTCCAACCCCATTTTTGAATATGTGTTTCGGTTAATCCTTCAACAGTATTAATTCTAGGAACTAATATCAAATCTTTATCAGTATTAGTATCTAATATTTCTTCTAAATTTACAATAAGATTTGGGTCTAAGTATTCATCAGCATCTAACTGAAATATCCATTCACCTTTACATTGTGAATTTAAAAGATTTTTCCATTGTGCAAAATCATTATCAAATTCCGATTCAATTAGGTTAATGTGATTTGCTTCACCTTGTAATTCCAAATATTCTAATAATTCGGTAGGTGCTTTTGGTGTATCTAATAAAACTACAACTTCTGAATTTTCTCCTTTGTAGTTTAATAACTGTGTAACCAATCTAAGGGTTTCTTCGACTTCGTTACAAGCCGTTATTGCGTAACTTAATTTCATTTATGTAACTTTTTAATTTATCAGTAGGTTGCCATCCTAATCTTTCGATAGCATCATTATTAATTCTCAATGTTTCTCTATAATTTCCTTTTTGGTCAAAAATGTTTAATTTAGTGCAATTAAATTTTTTAACAAACATATCTGCAACTTCATTTATAGAATAGTTTTTACCCGTTCCTAATTCCCAAGCATCTTCGTGTTTTTCATCACTTTCTGCTATTCTAATTAAACCATCTACTATATCATCAATATGCGTAAAATCTCTTCGTTGTTCACCGTCACCAACTATTGATATTGGATAATTTTTTTCAATTTGACTTCTCCACTTTCCAATCACCGCTGCCATATGTGAATCCACTAACTCACCAGGTCCATACACATTATAAAATCTAACTATCTCCGCATTCAATCCATATACCCCCTTAAACATCTTTATCCATTCTTCTCCCATATGTTTACTCATAGCGTAAGGTGATAGTATTGGATTATGATGTCTAGAAGATGAACCAGCATAAATCAATTTAGATTTGTTATGATAAACGTATTCAATTACTTGCTTTGTTCCATCTACATTTATTGAAAATGTCAAATTTGGATTTTGAAATGATGGTTGTATTCTACTCAATGCTGCTAAATGAAATATATAAAGATATGGTTTATCATCTATGTTATCCATTGCTCTAATATCACCACCCAAGAAATTACATGCTTCGGGTATCTTTGCTTCTTTACCAATTGAAAGATTATCTATAACATCAACTTCATAACCTCTTTTAATTAATTCCAAAGTTAATGCGTATCCTATAAAACCACAACCACCTGTAACTAATACTTTTTTCATTCTAATCTTTTATATCGTTTCCACCATTTGTATAATGCCATGCAGAACCACTTGGGTATCCGTATGCGGTTGATGTTACTCCGAATCCAAATGGTGGATTATTTGTTGTAATCGAACCACTGCCCCACGATACTAAATTTGGATTTGCTATCGTAACAAATCCAGTACCAGGTGTTGTTGTAATTGTAGTTCCAGTTGGCGTTTCTTCTCCTTTACAAGTTACTTTGTATGGATTATATGGGTCTACATAATGTGGATATTGCCATTTTGGAAACGGGTCTATCACTGGGTTTATTGGAGTTGTGTCTAGCGGATATGGTGTAGTGTTTGGTGTTCCAAAAGGAAATGATGGAGCTGAAGTATCATCCTTTACGTTTTCCAATTCTTCTTTAATTATATCCCATTGTTTTGGTGTAGGAGAATACTCATTACATGCTGTAATAAATCCTTTTAACCAAATTGTAAACTCTTTTGATGTCATAAATTATGTATTTCTTTTTTGTGATTTTACATCTATTCCTATTACATTTTTATTTTTTGGAGTAATTTCATTTACATCCATATTTAATTCAATCACCTTTCTTAATCCACTTATTTTATAAGTTCTATATGAATCTTTTGTAATTGTTGGCATTTTAACTATTGTTTTTTCGTAAATTTGTTTTGCATTTCCTCTCATTTGCAATCTTTCAGTTTCTTCATTTACAAATTTACCAAAAAATCTTTTAATTAAATTTGGATTTACATTTGATACCTTTATACAATGGATTATATCTTTTGCTTTTGATACAAAAAGCGTAAATACAATTGGGGCGGTTGTTTCTGTAAATCTACCCTTATCACCGTCGACATATTCGTATTCTTTTATTAAATAGAATTTACCCCTAGTCATTTTATTAGGCGCAACATTATTTCTATCATCTACAAATTTACGATATATTGGATTGTAATTGCTCATTATTTATTTAACATTTTCAATTTAGGTAGTTGAAGTTGTTGAAACTTCGGTTGTATCTTAGTATAAATACCATACTGATTTAAAATACTATCGAACAATTTAGTCATTTTTTCTAAACCAAAGTTTTGTTTGTTTTGCTTGCCTAATTGAAAAGATGCTACTTTGTATTTATCATAGTTTTTATAAACATCTTTAATACTTTGTAATGCTTTTGAAATGTTTACATTAAACCATTGTGATTCTTTTAATAAGAATTGGTCTGCTGCCGATTCATGCACATTTTTTAATTCACCATCTAATAATACTGCTCCCTCTTTTAAGAAATCCAAATGGCCACTCCAATTAGAAACGATTACTGGTTTACCCGTTAAACTAAATTCTAACAAAGGTCTACCAAATCCTTCACCTTTTGTGAAGTTTAACATTGCTTTTACTTTTGGATGTTCATACAATCCATTCATTTCCGATACACTCATATCACCATGTATAAGATATACTGGAACTTTACCATAATCTTTTCCCAATGCAGCTCTAATTTTAGCAATAGTATTTTCTCTGTCTATTACACTAAATGTTGCTGATGATGTTTTTAATACTAATGCAGGCTTTACTTTTTCATCTTTGAATGCCATAGCAAATGTTTTAATCATCATACCAACATTCTTTCTATCTTCTCCTAAATCACCCTTCAACCAATGTCCTACAAATAGAAAAACAAAATCTTCTTTAATTTCATCTAATTCTTTAATATTTGTAACAACATTAGTTCCAAAGTCATTTTCATCAAAACCCTCAAATAAAACTTCAACTGGTTTCTCAATTTTGTGTTGACGAATTAATTGCCCCTGTTGGTTTGCTTCATTATAAACTGTTCCAACTAAACTAAGTTTTGCATGCTCAGATGGTGTAATAATTAAATCCATTCTATTACATCCCTGTATCCAATCTAATGCACATGCTGTTGTTTCTATACCTGCAGTGATTCCAATATTGTAATGCCCCAATTGTTGAAATTCATTTGGAACAGTTACTTGCATATAAATGTCAGGTTTTTCTGTTATTTTTGGAATGATATTATCCACAATCCATTTGTGAAATTCATTATTATAATTTAATGCATCCATTGGTGTTTGTCCCCAACGAGTGCTTATTACTTTGATATTAAATTTATCTAATTTATAAAGAGAGTGTAAAAGGTCTCTCGCGTGGTCACCATATCCACTTCTTGTTGCTATTGGTGCTTGAAATATTAATGTTGGTTTCATATTATAACTTAATTAGATTGTATTTTTTAATTGGTTTCCAATTTGCGAATGCACCTTCCATACCCTCAACCAATGCATTACACATTGCTTCTCTACTCAACTTACCTTCACTCATAAAATGTTTTCTACCTTTTAATCCCATTTTCTTTCTTTCTTCTCTACCCATATCATACCATCCTCTAATTAATGGTGCTACATCCTGAAAATCAACTCTATCATCAAAGATATATGGAGTAGGAACTGAACCTGTTGTTGAACGAACTGGCCACGTTGGTGTTACCCAATCACCCCAAACGTGTGTATTCTTTTTATACTTATCATGTAGAGAACCAATTTCAACATAATCATCTGCGGTTAATAACTTACCACTTCCTTTCTCTCTAAATCCACATTGGTCTTGCAAACCACCCGTTACCGTTACAATAATTGGTGTTCCAGCCATTACCGATTCTGCAGTTGCTAATCCAAACCCTTCGTTTGATGCTAAGTTAATCGTAACATCTGCTAAATTATAAAGATAGTTTAATTCCGTTTCTGTGTATCTATTTGGTGCAAAAATGATATTTGCATCAGGCATTAAATGTTCTGCGACTTTAGGTAAATCAGTTCCATTTTCATCAACAGGAGTAGTATGCATTAACATACAAACTTTATCTTGTTGTTCTGGTCTTAATGTTTGTCTAAACTCCTCAAATGCCAGCATTGCATCAATTGGTTGTTTTCTTCTGATATTACGATTTGACCAATACAATACAAAATCGTAATCTTTATCTCCAAAAATACTTTTCTTAAAATCTTCAGGAACTTCTACAGGTTTATAATCTTCCGAATTTATACCGTGTGGAACATAACTTACTTGCCAATCTTGTAATTTATTCCAATATGGTTCTTTATCCCACGTACCGACTCTCTTTACGATGCCATATGTTTGTTTGGAAATACACCCCAACCAATCACAACTTTCATAATAATCTCTATTGTATTTTGGGTCTGGTAAATCATCCCAAATGTGATAAAAGAATAGTGGTGTAGTTTGTCTAATCTCATGTGCCATTTCATATAACCAAATCCAATATCTCGGGTCTGTAAAGTGTAAGATAGCATCCGGTTTTTCAACCATCAATAACTGTCTGATTGCATCTGGATTACCATACCCGTCTGATGGATATATTTTCACATTTGCATCTTCTACGCCTGTTCTTTTTCTAACATCTTCATTTAAGTCTAAAACCTTTCCAGCTTCTGGATGTTTGATTGCAGCTCCTAGTTGAACCCAATCATACTTATCAACCGTTCCTAATACCAATTGTTTGGATACATTGGCAATACCACTTGCCATTCTTAAATCATCCGAAAGTAACAGAATTTTCTTTTTTGCCATAACTAATTTTAAATATATATTGCTTTTAATTTAAATTTTTTAATCCTCTATCACATATTCCTCTTTCAAAGAATTCGCACCATTCGCAAAGTTTGGTTGCTTTTTTGGGATATTCTATGTTTAGATTATAATTACCATCTTTATCAAAAATAGTATCCACAAACTCTTTAAATCCTTTCCACGCTTTATTTACCGATACTTTACCATTTGCAGGAACATGCTTGCTCATTCTATGTGTTGGGATATCCTCTCTTACTTCTACCTTTCTTTTTAATATGATAAATTCAACATCAATTACATCTTCGGAAATGTTTAGTAATTCTGCATAGAATTTTTTGTATAGTAATATTTGTGCATTTTTAACTGGGTCTGATTTTTGATATTTACTCCAACCTCTTGTGGAAGTTTTAAAGTCAATGATTCTATATCTACCATTAAATGTATCTCTGATAATCAAATCTATAAAACCCATAAAGTTTACATTCTCTGAAATCTTTGTGTTTATGGGTTGTTCAATTGCTACCAACTCATCGTGTTTTAACGAAAAGAATTTGTTAAAGTTTTTGGGTTTTTGAAACCAATCTAATAATACTTGTCCATCGTATAAAAATTCTATCATTTCTTCCTTAGTGCAAATATTAGAACCGATTTCACCACCAGTTTCTTTTAAGTAAGTCTCTCTCATTCTTTCTTTTAAGAACTCACCCAAATCAATCATCTTATCCGCTTGTGATTTTGAAATCCTTAAACACTTTTCTAAATAGTGTTGTAAAGTTTCGTGCATTGCTGTTCCAAATATTGAATGTATATTTGAAGATGATTCTGATAAACCATCTATGTATGCTAACTTATATTGTTGTGGACACGAACTCCACATGCTGTATTGTGAAAATGATACTCTTGCCATAATACTTTTAAGATACTAAAATTATTCGTAAACACCAAATAATTTTTCAATATTATGTTGAATGTATTCTACCCATTCTTTACACCCATCTGAATTTGGATGTCCTTGATTTCCTTCAAAGAAAAAATTAGGATTTTTATATTTTTCTTGTCCTAAATTTTCTAAATAAATTTTAAGAGTTTTATCTTTTGAAATATAATTCGGAATTGAATTTATATAATCTATAATAGATTTATGTATAACAGGTTTTGCTTCTTTTTTATAAAAAATCCAATCAGGAGATTGTTCCTCTATAACATCAACATCCCAACAGTCGTTATTTTGATTTGGATTTATTAATTGCCACTTATCATTTACTTTTTCAGGTATAACTTTTGTAATTCCATCAAATATAAAAAATGGATAATTATTTTTATTAAAAAAATCCACCAAAGATATAATTGCATTTATTGATATTAAAACCGAATTGGTTACATTCATATAAAATGGTGCCAATGCAAATTTGTTATCATAAATAAATTTAGTATGAAATGATGATAAATCCCACCCATTAAATCCATTTTCTCTTATAAATTGTGCGGGCGTTATATGCCAATATTTTGGAAAACCATTTACATCTGGAAAATCCAAACAAACCAAAGTTCTTAAACACTCACTTAATTGAATTCCAAAAATAGCATTTTCTGCTATATCTCTATTCACAGTTGCGTATTGTATTAAATTTGAACTTAAAAATTGATTTCCTGCACCACCGACTCCCAAATTAATACATTCTAAATTATTTCTTTTTGAAAAATAAGTAGCCCAAGAACCCTCCTCTTGTAATAAATGCCCATCTGTAAATGAACAACCTGTAGCTACCAAATATTTTTTATTAAGCATTATATTTTCAACTTCAGTTTTGTAATTTGTTTTTTATCAGTTCCGTATTTTTCGCAAATATATTTTATATTTTCTCTACCTTCTCTTGTTGAGTATAGAACTTCGATATATTCCAATGCTTCTTTTTCTGAACATTGAAAATCTTTTTTGATTAAATCAATTAAAAATTCTTCGTATTTATCTTCGGATTTTCCTTTTGTATATTTAAGATATTGTTTACCTTTTGGTATAACGCTGATATATAACTTATACATTTCCTTTGGTTGTAATGTTTGTGTCAAAGGAAGTAAAGTTGCAATCAATTCTACCCATTCTGGTTTCATTGAAAGAAATCTATTAATCATAAAGTTACTCCACGATTTTAAATCTTCTTCCGAAAGTTTATCAAAATACTTAGGGTCTTGCTCCGCAGTTATTGCATTTAAATGGTCAAATAACTTTTTTGCAGCCATTATTCTATGATTTTAGATTCTTGTAATTCTTGTGGTAACAATTCTTGTAGTGGTTTTCCACAAGCTGCACACACATACAATTCAATAGGCATAACCGAATCTTTTGGTGCACCTGTTAATAATCTACTAATCTTTTTGAATCTATAACCTGGTAGGAAAATTTTTCCACCACATTCACAATCCATATCTCTCGCATCATTTAAATTAAAATTCGGCGGTAATTGGTTCATTCCTTGTTCCATTATTTTATAATATTTAAAATTTGAATAATTGTGCTCATAAACACTATTTCTTTATCTACTACTAATGCATCTTTTGATAATCCATCTGCAATAGTTAAGATTACATTTGCGGTATTTCCTGCCGCATATTCATCTACTTTATCATATAACATTGAATACATTTCTGAATAATCGTTTAGATGATTATCCGCAACTGCCTGTCTAATTGATAAAAATAAATTTCTTTTATCATTTGATGATTTTAATAAATCAATCAATTTAGTTTGAAAGTTTGATTCAACCATTACTTTATGGTCTACTTTCAATTCACCTTTAGCTGATTGTAGTTGACAGGTGTTTAAGATTCTACGAATGTCCGGATAGTATGAATTAATAATATCTGCCACATTCTTAATATCGTATTTAATCTTTTCAGTATCTAATATTTTTGATACTTGCACTGCCACATCTTTTTTAGTTGGTGGAGTGATTGCAAACGATTGACATCTACTTTGAATAGGGTCAATAATTTTCTCAATGTAATTACAAGTCAAAATGAATCTACAATGTTTAGAAAATGTTTCCATTAAGTTTCTTAGGATTGCCTGTGCGTTTGGAGTCATATAATCAAACTCATCCAATATAATTACCTTAAATCCTGCGAAACCTACCGAAGATGCAAAGTTCTTTACCTTTGTTCTCACAGTATCAACATTGTTTTCATCCGATGCGTTGATAATCATATGGTCACACTTAATCGTATTTACAATAAGTTTTGCAAGTGTAGTTTTACCCGTACCCGCTTTACCATAAAATAATAAATGTGGAATATCATTAGTATCCAAATATTGTTGGATTGTTTCTTTTACTTGCTCATTTCCTACATAATCTGCAAGAGTTTGTGGGCGGTATTTCTCCACCCATAAACTATGTTCTCTTTTGCTTATATCGTTTGCGAAAAAACTCATATTACTTTCCTGTTGAACCGAATCCGCCTTCGCCTCTTTCGGTGTTAGATAATTCTTCTACTTCTTCAAATTCAATATCGGGATAAGGTAAAATTATAATTTGTGCACCTCTATCTCCTACTTCATATTTGTGTAGACCTGTTTTTTTAAATGTCGCCTGTAATTCACCTCTATATCCACTATCAATTACACCCACTGCGTTTGACAAAATTAAATCATATTTTCTAATAGATGAACGAGGGAATACCAATCCTAAAAATCCTTCAGGTATTTCCATAGATATTCCAAATCCATAAGATATATCTTCTTTATTTTCACCAATAATTGATGTAATAACTAAATCCATACCGGCATCACCGGCTTTTGCATAATTAGGAATTACTGCTTTCGGATGTAACTTCTTGATTTTTACTTTCATTTTCTTGTTCTTTTCTTAGTTTTTTAGTTTCTTCACTAATTGCTCTTGGGAAAATTTTAAATTCCATACCATTTTGTTTAAATGTTAAAACATCATTTTGGTTTGGTTGAATTTGTAATATCAATGGAGATGGTTCCGCACCTTCTGTACTCCAACCAAAAACAATTGGTTCATTATTGAAGAATTGAAAACACCACTCTGCATCCTTAATTGGTTGTGGTTCTGGCATTATAACACTACCTTGTGGTTGTAATACTTCTTGTGCCATTTTATCTATTTCTGGACCTAATGTTGATTCTAACATTTCTTTTGTTTGTTCGTCTGTCATTTTATTAATTTGAAATTTCTACTAAATAGTATTTACATACAAAATCATCAATTTGAAATTCAACATTTGATAAACCATCTGTTGAAACTTTTAATTTTGCATTTGTTGCTTCTTTGTTTGCTGTCAAAATTTCTTTCAAATATTTTGATGAGAAAGAAATTGGTTTTACATCACCATCGAATCCCTTAATTGCAGTAAATGTAACTCTGTTTGTAGAGATTGAAGAATAACCAATTGCCATCTTCAAATCACCACCTTCGGTAAATACTGTGAAAGTGTCTACATCACTCAATGCACCCTTTGCTTTAATGAAACGGTCTACCATCTGAGATGTCATATCAATTGTAATTCCGAAATCAGGCAATGCTTTCAAATCTGGAACCGGAGGAATAACACCCAAGTCGGCCAATTGATAAGATGTTTCAGTATCATCCGAACTCAACTTAAGAGTAACTGCTTTATCACCTGCTTTATCAACTTTTAATGCGATATCATTATCCAATACACCAATCATATTTTTCAATAATGATGTTGTATAGATACCTACATTAAAACCAGTTGATGTAAATGCGTTAAATTCTACTTCACCTAAAAGAGTTTTATCATCTGATATAAATCTAACTGATAATTTCGTTCCTTCTGCATTCCATGCTACTGATTCAATCAATCCACCTAATGAATACTTTTGAATAAATTTTAATAAATTTGCTTTGTTCATAATTTTGTTTTTTTAAGTTTTATGTTTTTTAAATATACGAAAAATATTTCTAAAATTCAAATTTTTCTTTTATATGTTTAAATAATTTTGCAACATAGATTTCATTTTCACCGCCTGTTGCATGTAAATTTTCATCTGGAAAATTAGGATAATCACCATCAAATCTATTTTCATCGGTGTAATCAGTTCCTACAAAAGTTCCATTCCAAATAAAAGGAATATCTTTTGATTTTAAATAATATGTTATTAATTGGTGGTTTTTATACCAATTTATAAAATCTTCTTCTTCATTTTGTAATTCTATCATCTTTGCCCAATCACGTCTACCAAATGTATCTTCATCAAAATATCCCCAAGGAGTTGGATGATATGGTTCAATACTACCATCTGATTTGTAAAACTCTCTTCTATATGGGTATGTATACATAACCAAAACTAAAGATGGTTTTAAAGTATCCGACCATGTCAATATTGTTCTTGCTATATAATCATTACTTCTACCACTTATTCCTAAATTTAAATCCACACCATTTGGAATTTTTTTTGATATAAGATGTGGCCAAGTTTGATGATTGTGCACATTTATACCTTCGGTATGTGAACATCCAACGGACATTATTCGTATACCTTTCTTTTTTGGAGAATCTCCTCTAAATCCTAATTCGTTAAATGTATAATAACAATTTCCTTCATCAGAACCGTTTCCCAATATTTCTTTGTCTACTCTTTCTTTTATTGACCATTTGTAGGATGCAATATCAAATTCTTCTGGATTCCAAAATTTAAGTGCCTTCATAATTAAAATGCGAAAAATTTCTGTGCTGTTTTTGTTTCATTTGATACTTTCTCCCACTTCAATGCGTTGTAAAAGTCATCAATCTTATTTTCTAATTCTGCTTTGTAAATTTCATCTCTATCAATATAAGTTTCGATAAAATCCATAACCTCTTTAGGGTCATTATAATCTTTAAATGCCAATCCTTCCAATCCCAATGGGTTTGTTTTAAGATATACCCACTTTACTTTATCACCATCTCTGATTGGTTCGTGTTTGTATGGACAGTTGAAGAATTTTAATAATCTATTGTATGCTATTCCGGCTTTAACGTGTGCAGGTGTTCCTTTCTCAAAGTCTGCTATTGCTTTACCTTTAACCCAACTACCGTTGTCATACTTACTCAATTCTTTAATTGCTCCACCCTTTGCAATTTTGTTTACAGGCAATCCTGCCATACTCTTTTTGAAAGTAAGTAATGAATCATCTATAAATGCGTTATCCTTACCCATTAAAATATCTTTTAGAGTTCTTGCCATAAACTCCTGAAATGCTTTTGGAAACGAAGAACGAACTACATCCAATCCTTTCACATCCAACTTATCACACGGAATACCATTCTTCAAAATCATCCATTGTGCGTATCTTTTCTTTGCTACCCAAAATCCTGCTTTACTGATATATTCTTTTTTAATTTCAAATCTATGCTTCTCTTTTGGTATGAAGAAAAATCTCTCTGCCAACATATCATAGAATTTGTTTAAGAATGTTTGGGTTTCCTCTGCAATAGTGTTTACCTCTTGTGCCATTCTTTCTTCATCAAAGTTTTTATAATCAGGGTATCTATGCTTTACCAAAGGTTCTGCCATCATATAAATTGAGTCGGTATCTATATAAACATTGTAATCTTCTTTTGTTCCTAGCTCTTTCCAATATTTGATGTTTGCCATTTCAGCTGTCTTTTTAATTACAACTTGTCCTGTCAGAGTTACTGCTTCTGCATTATCTACATCATAGAAACGAAACGCCGGCAAACCTAATACACCATACATTGAGTTTAGTAGAATTTTTTGAACGTGTTGTCTTTTACCATAAAACTCATATTGTTCGGTATTTTTTTCCTCACCATATTTCTTTTCTAACTTACGATATTCCACACGTTTTTGAAACCAATCGTTTAGAATATCTGCAATCAAACCCGGCTTATCTTGGTTATATAAAACTCCATTTGCTGCAACACCCAAATTACTATCTTTAATTACATCTGCCAATTCCTCTTTTGTATATTCGTATGTATCATCTTTTCCAACGATTGTATAAGTTCCTACATCTTCACCTTTAATCCATCTTTCTGCATCCCAATTTTGTATCTTACCAATCTTTGTTTCAGGACTGATATTCAAAGTCATAATGATTGATGGGTATAGAGATGTTAAGTCCAAGTCATAAATCCAATCATACTTTCCAACGATAGGTTCTTTTACATATGCACCAATGAATTTTTCTTCATCATTATCTCGTAGTGCTTGCATTCTCTCCTTTCTATCTTTTGGTTTATTGGTTGCTACTAATCCTTTGTTTTTAAGATAAGATAAACACGCTCCTTCTAACCACTTTGATGAATAGATGTAATCTTCATACGGAACATAACCGGCGTGACAAATTGCCCTACATAACTCAATGAATTTCAGTTTTGCATCCATTGCCACAACAAGGTCAACGTCCACAATGTTATACTCAATAAACTTTTCTAAATCGTTTTCGAATAAATCATCCAAACTACCTTCATATTCTACTTTACCTCTACCCAACTCTTTTGTTGCTATGTGGTTTAGGGTGTAACTACTTTCCAAACCAAAGTTGTATTGTTTATACAAATTGATATAATCTAAAATAGATACACCACCGAAAGTCCACTTGTCTCTGTAAGGTGAGTAAAAACATTGTCCGATACGGGATAATCTTTTCGCATGTCCTTCACCACAAACATTTTTAATTCTATTATACAAATATGGAATATCAAAAAAGTCTATATTCCATCCCGTAAGAATAGTTGCATTAACTTCTTCGTAGTAATTAAGGAAAGCAAATAGGAGATTTTTCTCGTTATCGAAAATGTGAACACTAACTTCTCTACCATCTTTGGTAAACTTGTTCTCATTTTTCTTAATTTTTCTTTGTTTATCTAATACGAAAACATCAAATAAATTTGTTGCACTATCATGTGCAGCAATTGCTGTGATTTCGTTTTGAGCTTCTTTTGTGTTTGGTAGACCTGATATCATTTCCACCTCAATGTCAAACGTCATTATTCTATGACCTGTGGATGGGATATCACTATCATACATATCAACCAATACTCTTGTAGTTTCCGGCACATCACTTTCAAAAAGGTCATCTGCCTCATCCTTTTCCCACTTTGAAATTCGTGTCAGTTTATCACCATTCATAGAACGATACTGTCCGTATGGGTCTTTTTTGTATGCATACTTTCGATATGGCATTGTAAAGTAACCACGGGCATCATCCCAAATGTGAATTGTGTTTTTTGTTCTTTCGTAATAAATGTTTTGATACATATTTTATCTTCCTACGTCTGCTAAAAATTTGTCTTTCATTTGTTCCCAAGTCAATCCGATTGCATCCGCGTAAAACAGAGTTTCTGGTTTTAATCTACCTTCTTCGTGCAATTTTGAATATCGTTTGATTGCTTGTTTTTTCCACCAACGGATTGTATAATCATCACCTTCTACAAACTTATCCTTCATTACTAATTTATCTTCAGTAATTTTATCACAAAGGAATTCATTTCCATTTTCATACATCATTGCGAAGTATACACCTCTTTGAAATCCGTGATGATATTGGTCTGCTTTAATACCCAATTCTTTGAATATTTTTGTAATTATCTTTTGTTTAATACCACTTACAGGTCCGTTTCTATCATAACCCATATTTGCACCATTTCTTGCTCTTTCTTCGGTGATTTCTTCTGCATACCAATCTGCTCTATTCACCTTCAACCATTGATGCCAAGGGTCATAAAACTTATCATCAGGTTTAATACTAATCTTACCCGCTGTTTCACCTAATGTTTTGAAATGTGGAATAGCATTGTATTGTGAGTGAATACCATAGAGCGATGTTGTTCCAACTGCGATTAGAACATTCTCATATTTTTGTTTCCAATGCTCTCTAAATGCGGGGGATGTTGTTAATGCTGATACCAATTTACCACCTAAAAAGTTGTAACCCAAAGGTTGAGTTGCGATAATAGATGTTCCGATTGCGGTATTGTTTAACTTACCTTTTTCGAATTTATCTTCTTTAGTCCACCCAATATACTTATCTCTTACACCCATTGAAGTAACGTCCGAACCCAATGATATTACACCCAATACTTTACCACTTACTCTATCCTTTACGAATGCTTTTACATTTCTACCCGGATTTGGTGTGAACTCCATTGAACTAATTAACTTTCTCATATAAGTCCACTTAGTTGCTTCTTCACCTTCTTCAACGATTTCTACATAAGGTTGCATGTTTTGAATTTCTGCAATAGTTCCTTCTTTATCGTTTATATCTTTCGGTTTCCAAATCTTATCGTATTGTGCATGAAGTGCAGGAAGTAGTTTCATACTACCATGCAAATCTTCATTCCACTCTAACCATTTTTTGTATAGAGTTTGTTCCTGAACGGACATTGCAAATAGGTAATCTAAATTATCTATCAATGCTTTTTTCTCTCTTTCGAAATCAAATGTTTCGGTATTTGTTTCTTCGCCTGTGTCCCAAAATTTCATATTATCGTATTTCTTTTTCTGTATACATTTCTAATTCAACATATTCAACATGCGTTCCATTTTCTTTACGTTGAATTTTTTCAAATCTATTTTTTAATTTAGGCCATGTTTTATTTTTAACGGTTTCGCTTGGATGTGTTATATAAACTCTTATAGATTTTTGTTTTTTTAATTTATTTATTTCTCTATCTTCTTGAGTATCCCAATAACTTATTAATATACGGTCTAATGCTGGTGCTCCACTTGAGTAATGACATGCAAAAATATCATTTGGAGTATTTTTAATTAATTCATCAACAATATATTTGTGGTCACCCTCATAATCCATAACAATCATATTTGATTTTCTCATTTTAATATTAATAATTTCTTGGTCTATTCTATCCCAAACATTGTATACATTTGCTGGTGTAAGTCCACGTCTTATCCATTGTGCATAAACTTCTTTAGTTTTCCAAGAATTGCCTTCTTCATGTAAAAATAAACCTTCACGAAAAGCATCATCTTTTGAAAACGGTTTTGATGCACGTTTTTCAGAATTTAATTCATTTCCTAATATATGCAATTCTATATCTGAAAACTTTTGGTGTATTTCTTCTGGTATAAAGATACAATTTATTTCTGCTTCATCAAATGGAGTCCCAAGTTCCCAATATGAAGTTATTGTGTGGTTTCCACTTATTAATAAATAATTATAAAACACACCTTTATATGTTCTATTTTTTAGAAAAATTGGCGGAGATGTAAATTCGGAATTACCCTGTATTGATAATCTACCTTTAATTTTATCCATATTTTCTCTATCAAGAGTTTCCGCTCTTACTTGTAGTTTTGGATGATTATATAAATCACTAATTGAATTTTTTTCTAAAAGAAAATTAAATCCAAAGATTATATTGTTTAAATTATCTGTATATTTTAAAATTTGAAAATCATTGATAGTTTTATCATTTCTATCATCTCTTATCCAATCTAACTCTAATGCAATTTGATTTATTAATTTATAATTAATTTCTTTTGTACCAGGTTTACCATTTGATAAATTATAATAATCTTTATTATCCCTAGCATTTACTTTGGAAAGTAATTCATGCTCTAACTGATACATTTCTTGCACAGACCCCCATTTAATAATCGTTAAAATTAGTTGAGAATTATGGTTTGTTAAAATTTTTTTAAATTCTTTGTTTGTAGTAGATGTCCAATAAACTTTTCCGGTATCTAAATGCATACCAATATACCATTTTTTGTTTATAACATCATAATATTGGTAAACGCAACTTGTTAATCCGCTTTGTGGTATTATATCACCATCTATTTTTATAATTTGTTTAGGTCTTAATAAATCGTGTTGTAATAATTCAATAAATTTAATTTTAGAATTTTTTTTCATATTTCAGATTTTATTTTTGTTATAATCTAATATACGGAAAATATACCACATTACCAAAACTTACTTGCTAATTCTGTTTCGGGTGCTATTGTTAGGTGATGTTCTATATCCTTATTAAATTCTTTTGCGTTCTTTGGATATTCTCTTACTGCGTGTTTTAGTGATTTTAAGATTGCTTTCTTTTCTTTTTTATCACCTGTAATTACTTGCACATATCTATGCTTTGGTGGTTCTTCCCTTCTCCAAAACTCTTTATATCCTTGCTTTCCGATTTCTCTACGAAGGTGTTCTAAATTACCACTACCCCACATTGAGAATACTGTCCTACTATGAATCCAATCGTATGGGTTGTTTGATAAAGATATTCCGTAATTGGGCATTAAAGCAATTTCTGTGTTCATTCCCTGATATATCCAGTTCGTTGCTTGGTATATACCACCCAAATGTTCCTGTCCGTTATCTGCGTAGGAAATCAATACCTTAATTGCTTTATCGTTTTCTCTAAACCATTTGAATGATTGTCCGATTGCATAACTTTCTATGTTAGCACCATACCCATCATCACAATAAAGACGAGTAAGTTCTAATACATTATCTTTTGTAAGTAATTCGGAAATAGAATTTGCTGCTCTTGCACCTACTGGAAATCCGTAAACTAAACATCCGATTAACTTTTCGTTATCTCCTAATGCGTTTGATTCATCGGTTCTATAAAATATACCCAAAGAGTATCTACAAGCCGTCCATGCATGCGTATAGTGTTTTTTAACTATAATTTCTTTTGCAATTGATGGACTTATTTCTCTAATTGTAACTCTGGATACATCACAATATTGTTTGTTTGCTTCTTTCATTATTTAATAACCTTTCTTTCCAATTTTTTACTAATGGTTTTACAAAAACTTTTTTTATAGGCGATTCGGTAACAACATAGTGTTCTCTCCCCACTGCATACTTTGCTATAGCTGCTTCTGGATTAGTTCTAGCCAATTCACCTCTTGCAGAATTTTCTTTTTGCCATAACAATAGTGGTGCCTTTTTTATAGAATTTCCTAATGTTTCACCAATCATTACCCAATTATCGGCCAGATATACTGCACCATTTCTTTTATTTTCAGAACCTTCAATAAGCGGTTGGACAAATGTTTCTAATAATACTAATTCATCACCATATTTTTCCTGCCATCTTTTAGCACCATCTTCTCTTAATAGTTTAAGTGCCATTGTTCCTACATTTTTAATACCATTATCAGGCACTAAACAAAATCTATAATTATTTGCTACCTTATTTGAATTTATTAATCTAATTTCTTTATCCCAACCAATCCACCTATCCCTTACACCGATTGCTAAAACGCAAGAAGATATTCCTATTGCGCCGATGGGTTTACTATCTGATGTTCTATAAATTAAATAATTAATTCTTCTCTGTGGAACATCTTTATATTTTACATAAGAATGATGTGTATCTATTATGTTTCTAAAAATAGAATTTTGTTCTTTATTTAAACATTCTTGTAAAAATATTGGATAATCATATGTTTTACTAAAATCAAAAAATGACATTTTAAGCTTTTTCATACGGCCACTTTAGCATATGTTGCCATGTTTGGTTTGTAACTATTTTTTTAATATTAGCAGGTGATACACCATTATTTCTAGCCAATACTTTTATATTACGATGTCCAACTTTCCATAGTTCTCTAATCGTTTCAACTTGCTTTTCAGTAAGTTTGTGCATCGGATGCGCTTCACCTTTTAACATAACCCTAATATACGGAATTTTTTTCATTATAACAAATTCAATTTTTCTTTTAATTCATCATAGATAAATTGAGCAATATGTTTATACCCTTCTAAATTTGGATGTTGATTTCCTTCTATATTTAAAGGAGAATACCAACAATTATTTTCAAAAAGAGGTTTTTGAATTGCTTTTTCAACATTTTGTAAATATGATGCAAAACTATAATCAGGTCTTATAAATCTACTAAAATCTATATTAATTGGTTCTTCATCATTAAACGTTGGATAGAATGCATTAAAATAATATCTGTTGTGATTTTTTAATATTTCATCTATTTTTTTATAATCATCATTTGGACTAGTTGTATTTCTATATGGAAATGAAAATGCTACAATTATTAAATCATCATCCAAAATTTCATCAACATTCTCTTTTATTATTTCATATATTTCTTTATTTCCTATCGCACATTGTCCCATATTGATAAATGGTATATCTAATTTTTCTGCCAAATATCTTGGCCAAGAGTTCATTCTTCTATAAAAATCTTCAAATTTATTTGGATGCGCTGAACCTTTCCATTTTATACTATCACTAACACCATAACCATGTGTAAATGAATCGCCAAATGCTACTAATCTCATACTATTTTATAGCTTCATTAATTGCATTTTGATATGCTATCTTTGATTGTAAACCAGTAAATCTTTCTAACAATTCACCATTCTTTTCAATGATTACGGTCGGAACTGATGTTACTCCGTATTTTTCTACTTCAGATGTATATTCATCTATATCAATATCTTCAAACTTTACATTTGGATATTTACCTTTGATTTCATTCATTACAGGTGCTAACATTCTACAAGGTCCACACCATACTGCGCTAAATTTTTTGACAGTTACCATTTCCGTTTATTTTTGATTTTAAAATATCATATTCTTCCAACAATGAATCTACTATTGGATGTCTATGATTTGTTAATAATGTTTGTGATGTCATATCTTTTACTTTACTTGCTACTGATATGAGAAATTTAAATCCACTTTCTCCCCTGTTTTTCAAATCCACTTGTTGCGTATCGCCACATACTACCATTTTACTTCTCAATCCCAATCTACTTACTATCATTTCCATCTGGTCTGTTGTGCAGTTTTGTGCCTCATCTACGATTACAAATGAATCCAAAAACGTTCTACCTCTCATAAATGCAACAGGAACAATTTCAACTTGTCCGTTTTCTATAATTTCATCAATCTTTTCTTTGTTGTAAAGTTGATAAAAGTTTGCATATATTGGTTGCATCCAGGGTTCCATTTTTTCTCTCAAGTCACCTGGTAGAAATCCAATCTCTTCTTTGCTAACGGTGGGTCTTGTGATGATTATTTTTTGTATTGTTTTTTTAAATAACATATCCAATGCAACCTGACAAGCTAAAAGTGTTTTACCACTACCCGCTTTACCACTAAGAATTGTTATTGCGTTATTTAAAATTTTTTCTTTTGCTAATTTTTGTTCTTCATTAAGTTGTAACTGAAACTTTATTGGTCCTTTTGGTTTTTGTTTCTCTTCTCTTATCTTTTCAGTCATTTCTCTGTGTTTTGCTGATTGATTTTCTCCCATACCTCATCAAGTTTTTGATTTCCTTTTAAGTATTTTGGTTCATATGGACAATGGCGGCAACCACTACCACAGCAGTTGCCTCGTTGAATATGATATTCAGGAGTGAATACCACTCTACCATTTTCCAAATAATATAATGTCTTATCATCTTTATTTAACTTCACACGCACCTCCTGCACAAGCTAATTCACCACTTAAGTCCGTATTATCTGCTAATTCAACTACTTTTGATAAATCAACATCGTGTAAAGATTTCATTAATTCTTCATATTTCTCTTTTGTACAATCTTCAAAAGGAGCTTGGATATAAGTTCCACCATCGTAAGGTAATACCGAAAGTCCATTGTAGAAATCTTTATTTTCCCACATCCATTCACCAACCGCATCCCATTCATGCTCTCTAATCGAAACGGTTGCAGATACGTTGTGTGTATTGTTTCCACTTCTATGACCTGGTTTAATCCACTCACTATGCACTCTCTTAACTCTTTCCAATAATTGAATTGGTGATTCGGTTCTAAAGATTGCAGTTTCAGGTGCTTTTTGTGGAATACCAATTACTGCCGTATCATGCGGTCTAAAGTATTCATCTTCTACTAATTCGGGATGATTTAACATAAGATATTGGTAAATACTTTCATTCTTACCTACTCTTACTCTACGAATGTAATAATCGTTGTGCCAAGCGTGAATACCTGATGATGTTCCTAAAGTTAAAGATGTTGTTCCTGCAGGTTTAACAGTCGTTGTTCTTGCTGAGTGATTGATACCTAACATATCTGCAACTCTTTTATTTTCTTCTTTAACAACTTTTGCTGCTTCTTTCATATTCATTTTCAATACCGCACCACTTCCGATACCTGTCATAGATACGCCAATAAGTGCATCCTTTTCAGTTGTTCTTTGCCAGATTGGTCTTAAATAATGAAAATCAGTATAACCTGCTTGTAATGTTCCAATGAATGATGCTGCTTTAACTCTTGCATTCAAATCGTTTTGGTCAACTACATCACTTACATTAACTTCACATAAATTACAGAATTGGAAAGGTCTTAATGCAATCTCACAACATGGATTAGTTCCCCAATCTTTGTCGTTTGATAAGTAGATACCAGGTTCACCTGCTCCACTTGCTTCAATTCTTTTCCACAAGTCCATAAAGTAAGGTTTGTCAATTTTATGTCTCATCAATACTGCTGAGTTATTTGCTCTACCTCTTTGTGGATTTTGTTCCCACCATGCACCACTCTTACAACTAATCATTTGTTCATCAGTTGCAGAGAATAAACAAATTAATGCTGCTCTACGAATACCACCTGCCAATACTGCATCCGCAATGTGGCAAACCATATCATGCACTTCTATTGGAGTTAATTTATCTCCATCTTGCTTTGCATCTAATATACCTTCTAATTTAATCAAACACTCTTTAAGTGGTTGAGGACCCGGTGCTTTACCACCTGATGTAATCAATCTTGCACCTTTTGGTCTAATATCTCTAAAATCAAATACTGGTTTACTTCCGCCAAAGAAGTATGCTTTTACCATTACTGAAATAGCATCTGCCCAACCTTCGATAGAATCACCAATCAAAAATCTTCTTGTCTTATCTACGTTTGGTTTTCTAATTTCAGGCAATGCATCAACATGATGTTTTTGAACCGAATACCCAACACCAGTTCCACCTAATAAAAGGAACATAATTTCTGCAAATACTCTGTAATCATCAATAGGTGCAAATGCACAATTGTAAATTCTATTTGGTGAAATCTCAATTGGTTTACCAGCAAACTGCATAGAACGCATTGAAGGTAATACCTTCTTGTCATACACGAATTTGTAATTTTCTCTAATTTCGTTTTCTAATTTTGGAAACTTCTTAATATGCATATCCATATTACGAGTTACCAATTCTTCCCATGTTTCTCTTCTTTGTAGTTCCGGCTGATACTTAGCGTATTTCATATACACCGTAATATCAGATAAAATTCGTGTCGAAATGTCCATTGTTTTGTAAATTTTTTTTATTTTTATTAATAATAATTTTTTCGGAAAAACCCGAAAATGTAAAGATAAATATGGACTCTAACGGACAATAGTTCCATTTTCTTTAGTAAATTTTAGGTTTTTTTCAAAAAATATTTTTTTATTTTTTAATACTTATTACCCCATATTTTCTACATATTTCTTATGTAAAAGTTTCTTTTCCAATCCTTCACCATTCTTACTTTCTTTTGTAGCTGCCATACCATCTACTGATGTTGCTGCAAATACATCCATAACACCATGAAAAGTATCTATCTTAGCAGGAAATGTCATACCATCGGGACCAAATCTATTCTTTACAATGTGGATACGGCCTGTGTTTGATAACTTATCTTTGGTCTTTCTACTCACACTCATAATGAAATCGGCAGTTTGAACTTTTTTATATGAATCCCCAACTGAATCGGCTTGGATAACTTCGTGGTCAATTGCTGCTCTATTAGTTTGTGTTGCTGTCCAAACAGGAATACCTGTCATACCACTCAATCCTCTCAATTCTTCATAAATACCACCTAATTCTGCGTATAAACCATCACTAGCTCTATTACCACTCTTTAACAAATCGGCGTAATCTATAATGATTAATTGTGGATTGAAACCACTTGCTTTAACTTTATCAATATGTGCTGATAATGTTTTTGCCGATGCGAATTGTGGTGGATAGTATTTGATTTTTACTCTACCCGGTGTTTGTTTTACTTTACGAACAATATCATCTTTTCTTAACTTTTGGTCTGCGGTAGCAATGTTTGTAAGAATTGTAATGTATCTTTGTCCTACATATGATTCCGATAATTCCAAAGTGTAATGAAGAACATTAACACCTCTCTTTAAAGCCTCACATGCAATTTTGGATAGAAACCAACTCTTACCAATACCAGAAGGTGCCATAACTACTCCTAACTCACCTGGTCCTAAACCACCATCCATTAGTTCATCAATAACATCCCATCCGGTTCCTACCGAATCTCTTTTAACTTCCTCTAAGATATTTTCAAAGTCATCAATGAAATCTAAACCCAAATCATTTTCTACACCTACTTTAGATGCAGCTGTCATTGTGTCTATAATCTTATCATATTGACCTGATTTTAGTAAATCAACAGATTTTAAGAGGGCTTCCTTAACCTTTTGATTTTTGGCGAAGGTAAGATACTCTTTCTTAACATAAGGTAAATCATCGGTTCCTATTTGCTGATAAACACCCTTTAACTGCTCAATGACAGTTTGTTTCAAAACCTTATCTTCAATCTCTCCCACTTTGATTTTGAAAACCTCCATGGTCGGTGTTGCACGAAACTCATCAAAGTAATTTTGAGTTTCTTTTACAATCCATTGGTTTGCTTGAGATTCGAAGAATTCCGGTTTAGTAATTTCGTTTACCTGCTCTAAGAATTTTTCATCTGAAATAAATGAAGCAACAACTTTAGATTGATACGATTGACCATATTTCACCAATGTATCTACTGCTTCCATTATTCTTTAATTTTTTCTTTTCTTAATTGCTTTTTTGATTTAACCTTCTCAACTACTTCGGTTGATATAACCTCTTCGGTTTTTGGTTTTCTAGTTGCAAGTTTCCATTCTGATTTTGAAATAAACATCCAAACACCACTTGCTACTTTTTCTTCCGCATCTTGATTTTCCGTTCTACGGATTTCGTTTAAATCGTAATTTTTAGTTTGTTTAATACATTTAATACACTTCATAGTTTGTTTCCTCCATGTTTTTTTATTATCTAATAACCATTAATATTTCCGATTCTCTAATTAAGATATATTTGTTTCCACCTATCTTAACTTCTTGTCCTTGATGATATCCAGGTAGAATAACTTCATCACCAACTTTTAAACTCATTGGGATTGGAACGCCCGCTTGTGTAAATAATCCATCACCAACCGCTTCTACTTTTGCTCTTTTAACATCTTCTTGTCTTGCCGAATCCGGTATAATAATACCACCTACTGTCTTTTCCGATGGTGCATCCGTTTCTGTTAAAAGAACTCTATCACCCAACGGTTTTGCTAATTTGTCTGCCATAACTTTTTATTTTTAAAATTTTGAAATATGTCCAAATGTGGATTGTAACCAATCATTAATATCTTTAAATGCATCCACAACACCATGTCTTAATCCTGTTTTTAAGAAACCTTGTTTATCAAATTTAGGAGTTGGTTCATCGTATCTATCCATAATTTTCATACGAAGATTACCACTAAATTCAGGTTCCGCTAACTGCATTAATCTACGATTTCTTTCGCAAATTGCCAAACCATTTTCAAATAATTCGTGTGCTTTTACTCTTTTATCTACATTCTTACAATATTCCAACATACTTTCAGTTGTATGATAAGTTTCTTCTGCAAGAATTGGAAATGCTTTGATAATTGATTTGATACCCAATCCATTGATACCTTCAATACTATCGGATTTATCACCATCAATCATTCTGAAATTGATAAAATTGTGTGGATGAATACCAAATTCTTCTAATACTACATCAGGTGTATATATTTTCTTTTTGGTAGGTGAGTAAACACTTACATCCTTATTTACTAATTGTAAGAAATCTTTATCTGAGGACATTAACACTACTTTCTCACCTTCTTGTCTTAATTGGGTAGCGATATAACCCATAACATCATCTGCCTCAATTCCATCATATAACATAATGGTAACAGGTAAATAAGTTAATAAGTCTGCCAATCCCACCATCTGCCTTCTCATTGAGATTTGTTCATCCTCAGGATTCATATCTCCACCAGTGATAGCACGATTAAGACGGATTTTGTTTTTAGCTCTATCCGCCTTATATCCTGCGTAAATATTTTGTCTGCTTTTGGAACCACCCTTACCATCAAATGTAATAATAACTCTGGTAGGGTTAATTAAACGGATTGCGTAACCGATACTTTTTAAAGTGCCGACTATTCCTCCAATATGGTCACCATTATCTGAAAGATTTGGTGCTGTTGACCAAGAACGAATGAAGGTATTAAGACCATCAATAACTAAGGTTTTTGAGTTTTTATGTAAATCTCCAAAACCTCTATGTTCTTCATCTATTTGTTTTAGTATATCTAAATACTTTTTATTAATCTGACTCATTTGCTACATCCGTTGTTTCATCAAC